TACTGATTTTTTTGATGTCTTCTTCAGTAGCGGCTTCCCTTGACGCTATGGTGGTCTTCTGAACTTCGAGCTGGCTGATCTCACCCTGCAAGAAGGCGACCTTCTCCTTGCGCTTCTGGATCTTCTCCGGGATGGGCGGAGGGCCTACCCGCCCCTTCGCGATGCGCGCACCCACGATGAGCGCGACGACCACCGCCAGGCCGGCGACGACCCACTTCCAGTGGGCTTTCACCCACGCCCAGATCTTCCCCAGGGTCTTCATTTCACTTCGCCCTCAGGGCCTGCCGGGGGCTCCATAGCCTCTACCGAAGTGGATGCCGCGTTGCCGGTCTTCATCTCGATCTTCTGCCGCAAGGTGTTGTTGCTCACGAACGTGCGTGTGATGGCACCGTAGATCACCGAGGACAACGTCCCCAACGCGCCACCGACCATCAGCTTCGAAGCGAGAGTCTCCTGCGGGAGAAGAAGCCCACCGATCATGCCCAGCATCAGCGGGAGAAACGGCAGGATCCTCATCCCGAGAGGCATCTGAAGAAAGAACTTCTTGAAGGCGAGCTTCAAGGACTGCACGATTCCGGCGACGATGACCGCCAGCGCGACGTAAGGACCGTACTCGATCAAGAGGTTGAGAATGTCTTCCATGGAACCCTCCTTAGGTGGCCTCGTTCAGCTCCTCGGAGTCGAACATGACCTTGCAGCGCAAAGTACCGCCGCCGCCTGTGTTGTTGTACAGATGCAGTGCCCTCGCGAGGTTCGCATCCTCGCGAACCGTAGTGCCATCCCTCCACCTGTCCGGAGGAAGGATGTTCGCGTCCGTGAAAATGCGCCGCGGAAGGGCAGAGCCCCCGGCGAGATTCACGATACCACCCTGCTGTACACCTGTCTCGTAGTTCGGACCGAACACCACGGCCGGCTGTCCGTAGCCGCCGCCGTAGAAGATCTTGCACACGACGTTACCGCCCGCGGGGAGGAGGGGGCCATCGTACAGAGGTACCACCGTGATGGTCAGGTTCCTCAACGAGTCGCTGTTGGGAGCATCCGCAACCCGGATCTCCTGCCCGTCGGGCAACGTAACCTCGACCACCCTATGCCGCATTCTGCCCATGAATCACCTCTTTGAATACACGAATCCGTCTGCCTCAGAGTAGCACGAAACGACTTCGATTTTTTAAAGTGTGAAGAGGGCCGAAGAACTAGCTCCAGCGCTCTGCGTGGGTCGTCAACGCCCAGTTCTTGACGCTCTTGTAGAAGCCGTGGCCCTGGATGTACTCCAAGTCCGCCCGCGTGAGCGGCTGCCCGGCGTCGAGGTCCTTGATCTCCTCCAGCATGGGGCCCGCCGCGAGACGATCCTTCTCGGAGACGTCGTCGCCGACCGAGTTACAGATGCCCACGATACGCGCGGTAACCTTGTCCTGCGGGTCCGCCGGCTCGTCCTTCCGATCCTCGGCCGTGTCCTCCAGAGTCTTCCGACCGCGGGGCTCGGGCGCTGTGAAGACGCGCTTGTCCTGGAGGTCCCTCTGGTACTGCTGAGCCTCCGCGATGACCTTGTCGATGGGGGCATTGTCCGCCTGCGCGATCAGCTGGTAGTACGCGAGGTACTCTTCCTCGGTGAGGAGGACGAGAACCGGCGGCTGCCGGTTCACCATCTTGCGCAGATCGACCGACTCCTTGATGGCCTTGAACGGCACCATCTGCGTGAGGTTCAGCGGCTTCTTGTCGCGCGGGATCAGCAGCGAATCGACACGCCCCGGCGACGTCTCGAACTGGAGCGACACCTGCGTGTTGCTCTTGTTCTGGACGTACACGTCCCGCTCCTCACGGAAATACTCCGTGAAGTTGGTGATGACTGGAACTCTCGATGTTGCTTCCATGTTAGCCTCCCTGGGATCTCTCGCCAGTTTGATTATGAAAGGGTCGCGGTTTGCCACTCGCGCCCTTCCTGAGTCCACCAATTTTCTTGCTCTGGCGGGATGCGTGTACGACAGGATCTCGTCGTTACGACCCAGAACGGGGACTGATCCTGTTGTACGGTACATCCATGAACTCTCAGGTGTGCCAGAGCTTTCGCTCCATCTCCCGCCGCAGCGGGGTTAAGTGGTTTGGGCCCCGGGAAAGGTGATTCCCCGGGGCCCTCTCCACGGATGAACTACTTCATCCCCTTCGCGCAGGCGCGAGCGTTCGCGATGCCGAAGCCGACCATCTCGATGAACGCCCAGCCCTTCACCGTCTCCTGGTGGCTGTACTTGTTGTACGGCTCGGAGAACAGCTCGATGCGGATGCCCATCTCGCCCATGTAGTCAGCGCCGGTCGTCGCGTAGAAGGTCCCCGGAGGGATGACTTCCTCGACGCCCGTGCCGGCCGCGGTCAGGATCTGCGCGTTGAGCACGTTGCCGATGTAGCCGGCGAGGATCAGCTCGCGCTCGGTCACCGGGTCGACTGCCGCCGACATCGTCTTCACGATGTCGCTCAGCTCGGACCTGGAGATCAGGAAGTTCTCGACCATCAAGCGGTGCCGCTCGACCTGGAAGCGAACGTCCTCGAACGCGCCGATGCCCAGCGTGGCGAACGTGGTCACGGCGTTGATCGTCTGCGCCGCCTCGTCGATGAGGCCGACGGCGGCCTGGTCCTCTTTCAGCTCGATCTCCTGCCGCGCGGTGTCCTGGGCCCTGTCGAGGACATCGAAGTTCATCTGGTAGATGTCCATGATGTCGACCGACGGGAACGAAGTGACCTTCCACTCCGGCGGAGTGATCCACTTCGTCTTGATCCGGGACTCGTTGCTCTGGCCGTCCTGACCGACCACCCAGGCCGTCGAACGGATGTCCACCGGGATGCGGAACAGCTCGGCCTGCGCCAGCTTCCGCACGCGGTACACCTTCCGCGCGAACCCTTCGTAGTCGAGGATGACCTTGATCGGGAGCGCCAGCTCCTGGCCGACCAGGTGGAACCCCTGGTTGGTCGGGTCGGTGAGAGCCGCCGCGAGGATGTCGCGCCGGGCCTCTTTGGAGATGTTCGACTCGGTCTCGGGCTTGTAGAACGACAGGGCCTTCGCGTTGCGCTTGGTCACGCCGTTCATCAGCTCGTTGATCTGGGTGAGGACGTCCCGGCGATCCCAGGCGTTGACCTCACCCTTCTTGTCGAACATGCGCCGGTCGGTGCGATCCTTCGTCGCGTGCCGCGACGAGTGGGCATCGTGCCGCTGCGGGTTGAACGCGCCGTTGCCTTCGAACAGGCGCTCGTCCTGGCGGGAGGCGAACCTCCCCTTCGGCCGAACCGCCATGCCCTTGGGCTGCGGCTGCGGGGTGTTGCCTTCCGCTCTCCGGGCCGGCTGCGCGGAGACGGGACGGCGATCCGAACTGATCGAACGATATGGATTCGTCATTTTTCCGCTCCTTTCTTTACGGCGCAGTCCTGCCGCCAGCGTACTGCATACCCATGAACGGGTCCGCGGCGGTCGGGAGTTGGAAGACACGACCAACGTACGGAGTGCCGAGCGCGCCGTCGTTGGACACGAAGCCCTGGAGGAGGTTCGCAGAGTCACCCGCGTACAGAGGCTGATTCACGGTGTAGGTCCGCGAGGCATCGTACTGGGTGGTGAAGATCAGCGACCAGTCGTTGATGACCGTGATCTTGTTGTCCTGGATGGAGACGTCGTCGGTGAAGTTCCAGAAGTTGCGCCCCTCGAACTTCATCTCGCTCTGGGTCACCTCGTACTGGTAGGTGACGCCGACGTACGCGCCCGCCGGGATGGTGGAGCCGGCCGTCCGCTGGACCTGGCCGTTGATGTAGGTGACGGTGTAGTCGTTGAGCGCGCCTTCGATGTAGGCCGCGCCCGTGCTCAGGTTGAACACGCGAACGCCGCCGACACCGCCCGCCGCCGACCAGAGGTTGGCGTGGGCCAGGTTGGTCGGCAGGACACCGACCAGCTGGATCTGCTCTCCGACGACGGCCGCCCACAGCGTGCTCGTCTTGTTGTACTTCGCAAACCCGAACGGGTTCGTCGCGCCGCCGTTCCCACAGATCTCGATCTCCTGGGATGCGTTCAGCTGAACGAGCATCCCGGCTCGGAACGTGGTACCGACCGCGGCAACGTACGTGCCCAGGTTGCGAGTGTAGACCGAACGCATCAGGTCGATACCCATCGCGCGGGTACTGACTCTGAAGGCGTCCATCCGAGGTGAAAATACCATTTTCTAACCCTCTTTCTCGCTCTGTTGCTTCCCTGCGCTACCCACGGCCCAATCTCTCCAGCCTACGACCCAGGAGAGTGCCGCCGCCGAGGGCTCCGCGCAGATCAGCTGTTTTTGAAATTTCAGGACCGGTTGCAGGGGTCCCATGCGTGACTTCGAAATTCCCCTCCACTGCCGCCCGCCTCTTCGAAACGGAGCGGTTGCGGAAAGAAGACGTTTTGGAGCCCGCGAGGCCGGCCGAAACCGAAACCGGCGCGAGCTTGGCGAGATCGGACTCGGCATCCGCCAGGTACCGATCATCCTTCCCCATGAGGTCGGCCGCCTTCGTGAGCAGCGCATCGAGGAACGCCTTGTGGCCCTCGGAAGCGATCAGCTCCGTCAGCTCCACCGCGGCGGCGACGTCCATGCCCGTGTAGCGCTGGCCGTCCGAGAACTCGATGCTGCCGCTGTTGTCCGCGAGGACGTCGACCGCGGCGGCCTTGAACGGGTGCTCCTCGTGGTTGAGCAGCATCCGAGTCGCGGAGAGGCGCATCGCCCGGGTGAACCGGCGGATGAACGCCTCCTTCTCCGCGGCGACCTTCTTCGCCATCCGCGTGGCGTACAACTTCTGGAAGTGCGTCTGCGCGTTGCGGATCACGTTGTCCCCGCCGTCGATGACGCGACCCTCCGGAGCACCGTGCTGCTCCGTCGCGTTGGTCTCGGCGTCGTCGCCCGTGTTGAAGGTAGGCTTGGACGGCTTGTGATCCTTCGTGACGTTCTCCGCCTGGTCCAGGATGTCCCCGCCCTGCCGGCGCTTCATCTTGAGGAGCGCAGCGCGGGCGAGCGCCTTGCGGCGACCCGCCAGAACATCCGGCTGCTCGATGGAGGGCTTCTCGCGCGTGACGACCTCGGGATCCTTGGTCAGAGAGTCCAGCTCGCCCTCGGGCTTCTCGCGGTTCACGTTCTCCGCGCCGTCGGTGATGCCCTTGGTCTTCGGCTCGACCGTCTCGACGTGGTTCAGCTCGACGCCGTCATCGATGCCGGCCGAACGGATGATCTTCGCGTTGCAGAACTTCGCGGCCTTCATGAACCCCTCGTACACGATCTTGCCGTAGACGCGGTTCGCGAGGCGGCGCAGCTCTTCCGCGTTGCCCCGGATCGCTTCCGACGGAACGGCGTGGAAGATCGGACCGAAGTCGATGTGGCTGGCGACGATGGTGCCGGACGGCGTCGTGTGGACGCGCACCTTCTTCGCGCGGACGTTCGTCTGCTCCTGAGGCATTGGGTTGGACATCGGCATACCCTCCGTCGCTTCGAGTCCCATCTCGTCGGAAGTGATTTCCTTGCCGAAGTCCTTCTTCTCCTTCTGGAGATTCTTGATCCTCGACTGCTCGGCCTGCTCCTGGGCACGACGGCGCAGGGCCTCACGCTCCTTCTTGGGAGCCTCGCCCTTGTCGTCCTTCTTCTCGGGCTTCTTCTCGCCCTTGTCCTCGCCCTTGTCGTCCTTCTTCTCGGGCTTCTCGCCGCCCTTGTCGTCGTCCTTGTCCTCACCACCCTCGGACTTCTCGGACTTCTCGCCACCACCGAAGCTCTCGGGCTTCTCGCCGGGGGTAGACTCGGGCTTCGGGGCCGGGCCACCTTCGGGCTTCGGAGCCGGCTTACCGTGCTCCATACCCTCCTCCATCGGGGATTCCTTCTTCTCGTGCATCGGACCTTCGGAGGGTTTGCCCTTCATGATCCCGGGCTCGCCGCCGAGTCCCTCCGGAACGTGATCCGGGCTCTTCCCCATGTCGAGGCCGGGCTTCCCCGGACCGCCGCCCATGCCGCCGCCCATCTCCGGACCCTTGCCCATGCCCATGCCCGGACCCTTGTCCATGTCGAGACCGGGGCCTGGGCCCGGACCCTTGTCCATGCCCATGCCCGGACCCTTGTCCATGCCGGGCAGGCCGGGCTTCGGCTCGGGAGCCCCACCGAGGTCCCCCTGGGACTTCAGGTACTCCACGATGATGCCGTAGGCGGAATCCGCATCGGGAGCCTTCGACAGCTGCTGAAGCACGCTCTCGAATCCGGGAGGAGCCTTCTCGGCGGTCCGATTCAGCATCGACTTCCGAATGAGGTCCATCGACTCACGCTCGATCAGCCGCTGCTCCTCATTCGAGAGCTTGACCCTGCCCTGGCTGTGGAGATCGGCAACCGTCTTGAAAAGCTGAAACCGCTGAGTCAGTCCCGACATTACCGTTCTCCTAACTCCTGGAAAGGGCTGAGTTAATCAGCCCCGCCAGAGCCTCTGGAATCTGATTTGCGTGCCGAGCCACAAACGAACTGATTTCATAAAGATCGCGCTCTGTCAATGAAAGATCGTTGGAGGCAATCCGCAGAAGGCCTTCCTGGATCTCAGCATCCTTGTCCGCGGGGTCGTCCACCGCCGACAGCTCGGCGAAGATCGTACCCCTGCACCACTCCGACGCTTTGCGCTGCCCGCCACCCTTGAGGGGGTAGGCCCTGCGGGAGTGCTTCCCACGAACGTGCTCGCAGAACTGGAGGGTGTTCGTTGCGACCTTTTCGCAAATCGAACACTCCGTGTCCGTCACGTCGCAACCCATCGAGAATCGGTAGACCGAGCCGCTCTTGTAGGCCTCAGCCAAGTACGGGTCCTTGGACATGTCGGCGGCGATCAGGGTCTCGATGAACTCGTCCTGGGAGGCGTCCTTGCCGGTAGCGTCGAAAACCGCGCGCTTCACCGCGTCGGAAGCCGGGTTCTGGTCGTTGTAGTGTGAGTCGAGAAGAACACCCCGCGACAGAGAGAAGTTCGCGGAGTTGTGATTCACGAAATGAGGCTTCAACGTGAAAGTCGAGTAGACCCGCCGGCCGATCTTTGGATCGAACCTCAGCAGCTCTTCACGCTTCCAGCCGTCCATGTTCTCGTTGGGGCGATCCGCACTGCACGCGCGACAGGGAATCAGGAGGTAGTCTCGGGGATCTCGCGAGATCCGGTAGGTGTCGGCCACCGTGTCCAGGATCGCTTCGAGGTTCAGCTGGAGCCCGTCCTCCATGAAGTGCGACGAGGTCTTCCCAGCAGCAGCAACCCGCTGCCACGAGGAGTCAGATCGTACACCAAGGACGTCGACCGCAGCTGTTTTCGGAAATCCCATGTTAGATACAGTAATCCTGTTGTTCTGTTGGATATTATAGAACGGTGGGCTATCGGATTTTTAAAAACGACGTTCGGCCGGAAAATCAGATCAGATACTTGCGGATCGTGGCGTCAATACTGGATTCTGTGCCTATCACAGTACCCAGATCTTTGGAGGTCCAGAAGCCCTCGCAGAGCTGATCAATCACTGATCGGGCCCAATCGTACTCCCGAGGGCTGGAGCTGACGGCGCGGAGGATCTCCCCTTTGGAGCCCTCTTTCTTGAAGGTGATGGCGTGCTTGGAGCACTCGGCATCGAACGCCGCCGCAAAGGACCTGACCACTGAACGGCAGTACAGATCCCCCGTCCCATGGTCGTGGAACACGAGCGCGATGGGGATCTCCCCCTGAGATATGAGGAAGGCTCTCACTTCTTCTCCGCCCCGCCAGGTTTCTCAGAGGCGTCCGGCGTCTTCGGCGTCTCGGTGGTCATGGTGTCGTTGCGGGTCTTCCCCGTGTCAACGTCCTTCGGCTGGAACGGCTTCCCGCTCATCGACGCATCTCCGGTCTTCTTGAACCCCATGGAACCTCCTACAGGAGACGCTCGCCAGTGGCAGCGTCCCAGAACGATCCCTCACGTCTCACCGCGGCGCGACCCCGAACGAAGAAGGCCTCCTCGTTCGCATCTCCGACCTCGATCTTGTCCAACGCGACCTGAGCGGTCTGGAACCCCTGGATGAACTGCGCCGGCCCACGCATCCCCACGTAGCTGTTGTGCACGATCAGCCGGTCTCCCTTGCAGTACACCACGACCCCGGACGTATCTTCGAGATCGTCGATGTCGTTGAGCCCGTACTCGGCCATGTTCACGAAGTCGACGATCTTGAACGGCAGCTCGGAAACCGCCTTCAGGATCTCCTCGTGCATCTCCACGGGCACCTTCCGCAGCATCCGGCAGTCCGGATCCATGACCTCTTCCAGGTCCAAGGAACCTTTCAGAGGGCCCACGTAACCCTCGCGACCGATGATGGGGAACCACTCGACGTCGCAGCTCGGGTGCACCAGATCGGATCCGGAGCCCAGCAGGTCGAGCAGGTGGGACACCCCGTAGAACAACCCGTCATGAGCCTTGCACAGAGGGCAGGAGTCCCGCTTCTGGAACCGGACCAGCTCGATGCCCATCTCCCGGTACGCCATCAACGTGGCGATCTGCTGAACCCGGAAGTAGTCCTTCGTCGAGCCCCTCAGGAATTCGAGCACATAGTAGTCCTCTTCCTCCAGGATGAGATCGCTCTCGCTCAGAGGCACATCACCCTTGAAGGAAGACTTGATCGAGAGGAAGTTGAACGTCTTGAAAGCCGCCTTCTTGGCAGCGAAGAAGAGCTGCGTGTACTGCTCCTCCGTCAACAGCTCCACCGCGGTCTGCGCGAACTGCGCAAGGTCGTTCCGAGTCTGGATCTCGGGCTCGACCTCAGGAGGGTTCACGAGATCCTGCGCGGTCTTCACGCCGCTGATCTGGCGGTTGAACATGCCCCTGTCTTGAACGGCCAAGGGTGCCATCGCCCCACCCGTGAGGAAGTCGTCGAAGGGCATCAGAGGCTCATCCTCCGGCCACTCGTCGTAGATCTTCTGAAGCTCTTCTGGGGTCATCCCGGCAACCCACCGCCGCCAGGACCCTCGATCCCTCCGCCAAGAGCGCCCGGAACCGCAGGCTCGGCGCTACCTGGCGGATTCGAGGCATCGTTCATACCGCCTGGAGGTGCGCCAGGAGCGCCCATCGCGCCCGGAGGCTTCCCAGTAGCCGCTGGAGGCTTCGCCCCCGCTCCAGGCCCGCCGGGAGCACCCGGAGGGGCTCCACCGGGCGTCTGGCTGGCCTTCCCGTGCTCGGCCTCGTACAGAGCCAACTCCGTCTGACCGAGAGTCTGCTCCTTCTTCTCCTTCTCGGTCTTGAACTCCTTGAGCGACTTCTCCAGCTCGTCCTCCCAGTCGATTCCCACCGCGGAAGACACGGTCGCCTTCGACAGCTTGATCCCGAACTTCTCCAGGATCTGGTACGCCGCGAGCACGTCGGTGTCGACGGTCGGATCGAGCTTGTTCTTCCACTTCAACGTGGGAACCATGACCATGTTCCGCTCTTGGATCTCCTGAGCGGTCCGCTTGACGCGGTAGTTGTGGTTCACCTCGCTCTTGGAAGCCGTCGTCCAGTCGTTGATCTCGGAAATCGGTCGGAAGAACTTCGGGTAGATCCAGAGGTTCTCCAGGAGCTGTCGGAGAGACAGTAGACGGCGAAGGAAGACCTGTAGACCGGATTTGGCCGAGTTGTAAGAGGCGATGTTGTCCAGCGTGTAGCTCTCGGTGTTCTCGACCGTGAGGCTGTAGACGAAGGGATCCCTCTCCTTGTCGACCTCGACGATCTCAACCTTCGTCACCGGCAGGTACAGGAAGTCATCGTCCTTGAAGCACTCGAAGCGCTCTCCCTGGGAGCCCTTATCGAAGTCGTCGAAATTGAACTGATCCCACACGGCCGGAACCTCACCCCACACGAACTGGGCAAGAGGCATGGCCTGCTTTCCGAAAATGGAAATATTCCAGCAGGGCTTATGTACATAGCCCTTCTTGTCCACGCGCTCTTCGCTCTGATGCACTGAGCTGGCGTACCCCAGTTGAGCAAGGATCAACTCCACCTGGAAAGAGAGTTGCTGAGACGTCGTGACGTACACGATGTCGAGTCGGTTCTTGGTCGTCTTGCCGTTCCCCCCCTTGAAGATGTACCCATCTCCGCGGAACATGCCCTTGATGAGTTCCTTCTTCAGATCCAGGTTCCAGTGCATGACCTCGGAAGAAAGATACTTCGTCTGGCTGTAACGATGGGCGCTCACATCCAACCAGTCCGTGAGAGATCGAGAAGAAGTAGGAACGTAAGCAGTGTAACAAAGATCGGCTTCTTTGCGCACAGTGACATCAAAACCCAAAGAAGCTGCACAAGACTTTACATCCTCCGCGTAAAGCAGCTCCTTCTCTTCGTTGCCAAAAGAAAAGGTGGCGCTCGGGTTGGCACCAGGAGTCGCCCCATCCCGCACGCTGCCTTCGGCAACGTAGTATCCGAGCAACCGAGCCTTCTTGAGGTTCTCTTCCGTGGCCGGCGTGTCGGACACCTCGAACTTCCGAGGGATCATCAGCCAGTCACCCTTGATGACCTCGGCAGCCATGAGCTTCTGGTGAGGGTCATGCTTCTCGGGGAACCGGACGATCACCTTGTCGTCGTGCTTGTACTCTTTCCAGACCCGGTCCCGGCCCCCACGTTCGCTGAGCTTGTGGTGACCAGGAACGAACGACCGCCAGAACATGTGGCCCTGGGCGACGTAGCGCTCATCACCGAGCAGCGTACCACAGCCACACAGACAAGTCCTCGGGCGCATGAAGACGGGAAGGAAGTGGTTGTCGGTGAGCGTCAAGCTGCGGTTGCCGTACACCGAGATCTTCACCATCTTGTCTGGCGAAGGGTACTTCAGAACATTGGTGACTTTCTGGGTGTCACCGAACCGATCCTTAACGAGATCTCCAACTAGCACCTCACCAAGAAAAACAGTCGAATCATCCGAAGATCTAACGAAAGAATCGTATAACGATGAGGCGTACGTGACCTCGCCTGTCATAAAACTCTTGGACAACCCAAGTGCCAAAAGTTTCACACGTTCTATCACATCATGCTCTTTGCCAATTGTGACACTCTTGTCCGTCGTGCCCCACTGCTCAAAGTTAATCCCATAATGATAAATCAACCAGCTGTGTGGATCCACCTCAGCTCGGTTAAGCATCTCAAGTAGCTTAGTTTCCGCACCTGGCGCAGGTATCCAGCCCGTCGCAGGATCCCCAAGTTTCAACACTTTAACAGGTGACGCATGTCTCCTGAATGTCGCAATTGTGGAATTATATACCGCATCCTCGACCATGAAGATTCGCCACATTCTGCTCGCCAACGAAGTCCCGCGCGTCTGGTACGGATGGAGCTTTCGCGGAATGAACGTACAGTTCAGCGGCGACAGGCGAATCTTCTGTCGAGCGAGGATCCTGGAGACGAAATCCGGCGGCAATCGCGCACGGAACTCGCGAGCCTCTGGCGTACCTGCGGACATCATCGACCTGAGGGACTCGTCGGGGATGAAGCTGATGATCGGGTCCATGTTCACGATGGGGGAATCCAGGACCTCGATGAAGTCCGGGTTGTGCATCGCGATGTAGGTCCAGATCCCCAGGCTGTCGTCGAAGAAGCAGTTGTGGCTAACGATGCCGCCCACAACGTAGCTGTGGTCTTCCTCCACTTCGAGGTTGTACACAGAGCCTTCGTACTCTTCACGCTCGATGGAACGAACTCGATAGAAGAGAGTGTCGTGACGGATCTGCGCATGCTTCCTGACTATGAGAGCAGGCTCGACATACTCTTCAAAGATCTCTTCCGCGAGGGCAGAGTACACGCCGGCATTGAAAGAGCACTTCCAGTAACTGCCATACCGGGCTCTGCTGAAGATGTTGAAGGACGCGGCAACGTCCATCCGCAAGAGCATCTGCCAAGCTAGATGGGTAACACCTTCATGAGCCAGCTGCACCTGAGCGGTCGTGAACTTACTCACCTTGCTGTAGTAGATGTTTCCGTCCCCGCGGAAGAGCCCTATCAGAAAGCTCTTCTGCTTGTGGATAGGCAACTTCCGAAGCCAGGAAGGGACTAGCTTGTCCCTGCAACCCGTCCCAAATAGGTTGAGGAAAAAGCTCGCAATGATCTTGGAATCAATATGTATCTGGCAGGTGTGGGTGTCGGGCTTCATGTCAAAGCGACACTCCACTCCGAACTTGGCCTTGACGATCCGAGCCACATCTTCGTGATAGGGGGCCTCGTCTATGTGGAAAGAGAAAGTCAGCCGGCCCTTCCGGCTGGTCACGAAGGCGTTGCCCTCCGAGTAGTAGTACCCGACCAGCCGCATGAAGTCTTCGTCGACCTTGACGATGTCCGGAATGGGCTCCCGCCCCGTATGCTCATTGTGCTTGTCGTTCTCGGCCAACAAATCAAAATACTCGGGAACGACATCAGAGACGTCAAAATCTTCGATGTCTTCGACGTCCTTATCGACCCCCACTGCGATGTGGTCCAGAATGGTCACGTCCTTCGCACGCTTCCAAACCGGACCGTCTTCAGTCCACACGTAGAGAGGGTGCTCCGGAGTACACCTGCACGGAAGCGCAGAGATCCCTTCAATGCCGAAATTCAAGACATCGCCAGAATATTCCCTGACGTGCACCTCCGTGACAGGTCGGAATCGACGCTCATGGGTGAGCACCAGATCACCCTCAGCGACGGTATCGATCCTCTTGAACCCATCAGGAGTCAGAACGCTCTGCTCAGGCGTCCAGCAGTGAGGGATCGCCTCTCCGAGCACCAGGTACTCGCGGATGATATAGCGGAGTCTGTCCATCAGGTTGGTCGTCTGGCACATGTACTCCAAGGTGTTCCGAATCTCGGAGGACTTGTCGTCGCCGACGATGACGTCGAAATCGGAGACGAGCATCTCGGCGTACATGTCCATGGCTGTACCGAAGATCGGGTCGGTCTCATGGAACAGTCGCCAAGCCCGGTTGGCTTCCTCTCGGGTTCTTGGGTACTGGACTCGGTCGGGGGACTCCACCCCGGGCATGTAGGGCCGCTGCATATGGTACATGGAGCTGCCGCCACCGCCGCCCGAGCCGAAGGGGGAGACCCCCATCGGCATGTTGCCTCCGAAGAAGCCGGAAGCAGTCCTCTGGTGGAACGAGGACGGAACCGCCAGTGAGGCACCCTTGGGGAGAACGCTCGACGCGATCTCCTGCCTCATGGAAGAGGAATCCGAGGAGATGATCCTCGGCTTGAACACGGACGACTGGCGGTTCGGGATGAAGCTACTCATTCCTGCCTTTCACGAACGACTCACCCTTCGGAGGCAGAACCACGAGGTTCTCCACATCGACGATGTTGTCGTCGGACAGGTCCAGCTCCTGGAGAATCTTGGCCTGAGCCTCCAGAGCCTGGGACCTGGCCGACATCGTCGAGCTTCGAGCCACGTTGGCGGCTTCCGTCGCGGCCTTGAACCGCGTCTCCGCCTCCGTGATGGTCATGAAAGCCAAGCGCACCTCGGCGCGCTGGGCCCGGTTCAGCTTCACATGGGAGCGCTTCGGAGACCCCACAGTGGGCAGCTCCTGAGCTGCCGGTGCGGGGGCTGCCGGCGGAACCGGAAGGGTGGTCACGTTGTCCTCCCGCGGGGATTCGGTCTCGGGGGTGTTCTGCTCGTTCATTGGAGGTTACTCCTTCTCCGCCGTAGCGGGTATTTTCTCGACATCAGGGACCGCTTTGAGACTGGACTTCTGTCCAGGTTCCTCGGCCATCCACGGGGGTTCGCCGTCCATCATGCCGTTGGACATGAGCACGTACATCTGCTCCCCGGTGATCCCCTTGAAGTCCCCGGTCGTCTCGTCCAAGTCGACGAAGCTCCACTTGATCTTGTAGGGGAAGTCGCTGATGTCGACCTCCTCGTCGAGGATGCGGACGTAGTCCTGCTCGCGCTTGAGGTGGAACTCGTGGACATCGGAGAAGTCCTTGACCTTGGTCGAGTCCAGGAGCGCCTGGAAGGAGTTCTTGTTCGCGAACTGGTAGCCGTCGGAGAAGACGATGGGAGAGCCCTTGTCGTCCTTGAGGCAGTGCTCCAGGATCAGCTGGTCCTTGGCCGCGTTCCACTCGGACTCGCGCTCGGCCGGCTCCTTCTGGGTCTTCTCCAGGACAGCCACGGGCCGCTCGATCAGCGAGCGGTTCATGTTGGCCGCGTACTTCAGGCGCGCGTTCACCGGGGACGCCGCGATGGCCTGGAGCGTGTTCCAGATTACAGCCAATTTGGAATTCTTCTTCAACATCCTCATCTCCTCCTAGCTGGCAGGTTCACCGGGGCTACTATATATAAAATGCCAGCCGGAGTCAACTCCTCTTACTGGTTGCTCGCGATCATCTGAGCGCCACCGGAGATCCAGTCCCCCACCGTGAAAGCCCCTATGATACTCCGGCCGTTCCCTACGGCCGTCCAGTTTAACGCACCGTTGGCAGCAGCCGTTCCTATACAGTTGCTGACGTTACCACTGGCATGGAACTTGTTGGTGTCCACCATACCGTTCACCGGACGGAAGGCAGCGGTCGAGTTCACCCAGACTCCATACCCCCCACCAGCGGTAATCCCGTCGATGTTATAGAAGTAGTTGTTGCTGATGAAAACGCCTAGCATCGCAGCACCCGCTGCAACGTTTCCAGTTTTCAGAACTACGATGGCCTCCTGGGCGGATCCTCCCAGGTCGAACAGGTTTCCGACAATCGAACAGTGGTGCGCAAGAATGTAGATGGCAGCGCGATCCAGATTGGTATCGGGGAGGCCCCCATGGATCCTATTGAAAGTTGTGATGATGTTGGAGTCGAACCGACAATTCTGTTGGGCCACATAGACCACAGAGGCCCTGTTGGTAAGGGCAGAGGCGGCTTCCCAGATGTTGTTATGTGTGATTAAATGATAGCCTCCAGTGTCCGAAGACGTGAATGTGAAGACTCGACCAGCAGACGCCGCTGTTATGTTCCAATTACATTTTGAAACTATACAGCTAGACGTCCCCGCCTCAAATGTGATCCGAGCGAGACCTAGAACGTTCGCACACAAGAAGCTGCAAGAATCTATAATGACTTCCGTAGTCGACGCCGCCAGAAGAATGGATCCTGTCTGGCAGAAACCGCAAGTGAAGCGGCTCCTAGTCACCTTGCTCCTAAGGGAGTTCGCCGAGAAGTACAAACTGTAATCCACCACGGCGGCGGCTGCAACGGCAGCAGTAGTAAGCTGGCACTGATCCACTAGGACGTTTGCAGCATCCACGTAGAGAAGGTAGGAGGTGCCGGCACCAACAGGACCCCCGTTGAAGTTACAACCTACGATCTCAGAGAAGTCCCCTTGCACACGCACCATCTGGGGAGCGAGCCAGCCGGGGTTCGGCCCGGTGAAATTGATATTACTGAGGATGCACTTGGAGGAGAAAATGAGGCAGCAGTCCGCATCGGTGCTGGAGAAATTGATCGTAGCCCCACTACCGATGATAGTGACTTCTTGGTTTACGGTCGTCGCAGCAGTCCAGCTGATCGTGTGGGTGCCGTACCCCAGGACGATGGTCCCCGGAGTCTCTGTCGTCGCGATGATGGCCGTGAGCAACGTCTGGAGGGCCGTACCTCCTGCTGGGACAAAGTAGGTGTTGTTGTTCTTGATCCAGCCCCCCACGTCGGTCGTCATGGCAACCCTGGCCGACACACCTAAGTAAGTGCTCGTCGTGATGCTGATGTTCCCGGTGGACGTGACGGTGATACCTGTGCCGGCAGCACCGCCACCACCTTGAAGGGTGAGCGATGAGGTCGTATTCGTGCTGCCGACCGTGGTACTCTTCACCCCCGCTCCCGTAGCAATGGCGACCGTCGTAGCCGCGGCATCCGCGCTGATGCTGATCGTGCCTGTACCCGTGTACATGTTGATCTTCGCGTTGGCCGACGTGTAAATGTTGCAGTCGGCAGCGCCTGAGCTGGAGATGGAGAAGAAGCCGGTGCTCGTGATGTTGGTGCCCGCAGTTCCACTCTGTACGGTGGTGATCGAAGTGGTGTTGACACTCCCGACGGTGACAGTTTTGACAGCAGCACCCGTAGCAATGGCGACCGTCGTAGCCGCGACATCCGCGCTGATGCTGATCGTGCCTGTACCCGTGTACATGTTGATCTTCGCGTTGGCCGACGTGTAGATGTTGCAGTCGGCAGCGCCTGAGCTGGAGATGGAGAAGAAGCCGGTGCTCGTGATGTTGGTGCCCGCAGTTCCACTCTGTACGGTGGTGATCGAAGTGGTGTTGACACTCCCGACGATGACAGTTTTGACAGCGGCACCCGTACCCAGACTGATGAGGTTGGCAGCGGCATCGGCCCCCAAGTACAGCCTACCCGTACCTGCGTAAATATCCAGATCCACGTTGGTCGTATAGATGGAGCTGGCAGCTGCCCCTGTCACAGTGAAGGCCCCAGTGCTCGTGACGAACGTACCGTTGGTACCACTCTGAACCGTAGTGCGGGAAGTCGTGTTCGTGCTCCCCAGCGTGAGGCCCTTCGCTCCGGCACCGGTAGCAAGATTAACGGTCGTCGTCGTGGCATCAGAGCTAATGCCCAGAACACCTGTACCGGAGTAGATCATCAGGTTGGCGTTGGTCGTGTAGATCGAGCTGGCAGCAGCACCCGAGATATTAAATGCGTCCGCAGATGTCAGCGTGATCTGACCGGACCCCGCAGTGGTCACCGTGAAGTTGTTATTGGTTCGTGGCGTAACCCCTACAGCATCCCCCACGGATATTCGCGAAGCCGACCCAGAAACCAGAGCGAAGGTGTTCACTCCGGAGAGGTAGATGCCGGTATCGGTATCAGAGGCAAACGCGAACGAAGGGGTGGCAAGAAGACCCGCTGGGATATGAAGACCGTTCTTTACGACGAACTCGTTAGACATTTTTCAGCCCCTTCACTTTCCAGAGCTAGAACGATACCACACGCCTCACTGCCCTGAAGTCGTAGACGTTCACCCCGGCGTTGGCTGCGCTAAGTCTCATGAGAGCACCGTTATGCACAACCGTGAACGTGATGTCCGTCGTCACACCCATGTCCGTAGTGACAGTCTCGTAGAGTTTCGCATCTGGAACGCTTTGATCCCAAGACGCCAGGATGGTGCCCCCGCGGATGTTGCCATTGAACCGGATGATGTAGAGCCACTCCGCTACCCCATCTTGGACAGACGCGAAGGAATCCGTAGTGGAAGCGCCAGCTGGAATCGTCGTCGAGATGAACGCAGCACCCCCACCGGTCAACTTCAGCTCGTTCAGGGCACCGATGATGGAGGTCGCCGTGAACCCCACCAGGGCGGTGTCTGAGGCCTGGTTCAGGGTGATCGTCGCAGCTCTCGCCCCGAGGGTCAGATCCGCAGCAGCGCCGGACACCGTGAAGCTCGAAGCCGTCGCCGCGGTCAAGCTGATGGCTGCGGTCGCGTCCAGTGTGCAGTCCGCACAGTCAATGTTCAACGTGCTCTTGCAGTCAAGAGTCAAGTTCCCCGCGCCGGCACCACCGTTCGTGCATCTCAACGTGAGTGTAACCGCACCGCCGCTGGTCGCCGCAACCGTGAAGTTCGAGCTGCTGACCGTGTCCAGGCTGATGTCCAGGGACGTGTCGAGTGTGAACTGTCGACAGTCCATATCGATAATGCCGGGTGCCGTAGAGACGATAGTGAGTGTATCCTCACAGCTGACGGTAAGGTTACCCGCTCCGGCACCCGCGTTCGTGCAGCTCAACGTAAGAGTCTGAGCACCACCGTTGTTCGCGATGATAGAGAAGTTCGAGCTGCTGACCGTGTCCAGGCTGATGTCCAGGGACGTGTCGAGTGTGAACTGTCGACAGTCCATATCGATAATGCCGGGTGCCGTAGAGACGATAGTGAGTGTATCCTCACAGCTGACGGTAAGGTTACCCGCTCCGGCACCCGCGTTCGTGCAGCTGATCGTCAGGGTCTGAGCACCGCCGCTGGTCGCCCCCAAGGTGATGTTCGAAGTAGTGGCTGCGTCGATGCTGAGGGCCCCTGTGGCATCCAGATCACACTGCACGCAGTCTATGTTCAAACCAGAGATACTGTTGATAACAATGGAGCTAGGAGCACCGCCTATAGTGGAAAGGGTTAAGACATCCTTACAAGTGACAGTGACGTTTCCTGTACCTGCCCCACCGTTCGTGCAGCTCAACGTAAGAGTCTGAGCAAGTGGACTGGCAGCCGTAACAGTAAGGTTCGACGAAAGAGCCGAATCTAGGGTGATAGCTCCCGTCGCGTTTACATCGAACGTTATGGCTGCTACGGAGGCTGTATTCTTACACGAAATTGCTACGTCTGCTGTGCCACCACCTACGGCGTTGGTGGCGCTCAGAGTAAGGATAACCGCACCCAGTACGTTTCCTGACACCGTAAAATTCGAAGAGATCACCGAGTTCAGAGTGATGGCCCCTGTCGTAGCGCCAAGCGTGATGCTCCGGGTCGCAGAGAGGGTGATGTCCGAGTTCGCACCGGTCGTCTGGAAGCTCAGAGGGGTCGCAGCAGTGGACTGAACCATGCCGCCTGCCGCAACACGGTCGGTATCCAGAACCAGGCGAGGGTCGATGCTCAACCCCGAGCTGGTGCTGAAACGAGAGAGGGCTCGAAGGTCCGCCATTCAATCCTCCGATCATTCCCCCGTGCGCCACCAGACGCACGGGGGAACTCGGTTTCAATCGACCGTCGCGACTACACGTACGTCGGGATGGTCAGGTGGATCCACATCTGATGTGTTCCAGCCGGGGCGAGATCCGTCGCCGCCGCGTACCCAACGCACTGCACCGTGTTGCCCGCACCGGACGGAGCCGTCTTGGTCACTCGGCCCGCGGTCGTGCTCAGGTAGATCATCTCGCCGCGCGCCCAGGTCTCGTTCGCCGGAGAGGTCACGATGATCCGGCCGCTCGTCCGTACCAGGACCGTACCGGCCGCACCGACCGTTGCGTTCGCGAAGCCGAAGCACTTCGCGATGGGCAGGGTCGCGCTGTCCGCGTCCGCATCCGCGATCTCGTTGTCCGTGGCCGAACCGCCGATGGCGTAGCCCGCGGTCGTGCCGGCCGTGGTGACGGCTTCGAAGCCGCCGCCCGTCGAGTAGGCCTCGTTGACCGCCGCGATCAGAGAGGTGCCGTCACCGAAGTTCGCCACGAACGACGTCCACTCGGCCTGGGCATTCGCGAACGGCATCGCCGCGGAGTAGCCCGAGGCCGCCCGCCAGCTGTCGCTGAAGGTCAGCTCGCCGCCGGTCGCGGTCAGAGCCAGATCCGTGAAGCCCGTGAGGGACAGCGCGCCCGCCAGCGTCGACCAGGTGGCCGCAGCCGCCGAGGTCAGGGTCAGAGCGCCGGCCGCCGTCGACCAGGTCGAACCCGCCGCCGCGGTGATCGTCAGGATGCCGGCCGAGGTCGTGATGTTCGAGTTGCCGGCCGCATCGAGATGGAAGCCGTTGGCCCCCGCGTTGATGTCGATCAGAACTGCATCGACCTCGACCTCGACAACAGCCGCGCTGCCGAGCTGAACCAAGGTTCGAGCACCACCGGTACCGATGTAGATGTTCTGAACAATCGCATCATCGCCGATGTTGATCACACCCGCGGACGAGTTGATCGACAGCACACCCGCCGCATCGAGGTCCATCGTAGTGGACGCCGAAGCCGCGAACGAGGTGACATCCGCCTGGAGGCTCATCGCGTTCGCACCGGACATGTGCAACGTCAGCCCGTCGGTGCCTGCATTCACGATGAAATCATCACCAGCAGGTGCCGCAGCCGTAGCCAGGTTGATGATGAAGTCGCCGGAAGCATCGAGGGTGATCGTGCCGGTGCCGGCGTCGTACGACTGCTGCAACGTGTTGCCGGCCGCGGCTCCCGCGGCGACCCACGCAGCACCGTTCCACCACTCGAACGCACCGCCCGCGGTGGTCCGGATCGCGCCGGCCTCACCCGCCGACGTGCTCGGCAGGACCATGACGCCCGTACCGGTGACACGGCTGAACCGGAGGTCCTTCGTGTCGGCGATGGTCATGTCGACCCGAAGACTGACAATCGTGTCTGTAGCTCCGGCCGTACCGATGTTCACGATGTCGCCCGCCGAGACAAACGCCCCGCCGAGAGTGATGGTATCACCATCACCCCCACCCAGGGTGACGTTACCGTCACCCGTGAGAACACTGCCGTCGATCAGATGCAGCGTACCGGGGATGTTGATCGTTGTGCCCGCAGCACCGAAATTGATCGTAGTGGCATTGACAGTGCCAATGTCCATCGTCCCGGCAGGAGCGGCGTTGTCGATGTACCGAGCGTTCAGAACGTCGGTAGCCTCGACAAAGTTTCGAACTATGCCTGAGGGTCTTACGAGTGCCAAAACCATGATCTACCTCCCTTTCGAATCGTTTCTGCCCACCTACAGCTCGATGTGGTGGGTCAGGTTGTTTGCGACGACCGCGAACGGGTTGAAGTCCGCGTAGTCTTCGTGGTTGTACGTCTTGACCGTTGCCTCCAGATCACCCTTGGGCTGCCTCGTGATCTTCGGGATCTTCGGAGGCCGGTAGCCTTCCAGCTGGATCTTCACGAGCTGGTCCTCGGTCTTGATGATCTCGCCCTCGCGGAGCACGACCTCCCGAGGGCCGTACTGCGTCGTGATGCGCAGCTTGATGACCGAGTCGCCCTCGAACTGGCTGATGAGCTGTGCCGGGACGCCCGCCAGTGAAATCCTGTACTTCTTGATCGCCATGCTCTCCTCCTGCTAGACCCTTGTCGGCAGGGTCGGGTTCATTACCAAGGTCGCCGCGCTGCGGGCGGTACCTACCATCTGCTTCACAGTCGCCGTCACGGGAATGAGCAGCTCGGTGACGAAAGCGCCACCATCCCCGAGGTAGTAGTCCGCGCCGGGGACCAGGCCACCGAACCCGGAGACCTCAGCCCTGTAGGCGACGTCGCACACGAGACCACCCCCGTAGACGCTGATCACCAGACCGTCCGCCTTGTTCCCGGGGGTCGCCCCCGCCAAGGCTACCGAGTTCGCTGCGTCGATGTAGGCGAGCTGCCCAGCCACAACGCCCAAGGGGCAAGCAAACCCGTACCCGATGAACCCGGCAGACGCCGCGTACCTCAGGTCGTAGTCGTTCCCCAGCTCGTCCGTGTAGATGATGGCGTAGCTCGGAGCTGTCGTCGTGTCGATCCACAAGGAGGGGACCCCGGGAGGGGCTGGGTTCGCAACGTGACCGACCGGATCGAACGCCAGCCCGCCCGTGCTCTGAACCAGGGCGTTGTCCGTGTTCAGCTTGGCTTGGAGGGCCATCACCGCGGAGGCCAAGGAGTTCGGGTGGTTGGCCCATACGATGTCCACCCCGTCGATTTGTGAGACGAGGAAGTTATCGAGAACCACAGGGTATCCACTGGGAAAGGGCCAAAACGCCATGAAAATACCTCGTTGCCTTCAGCACGAGGAGTATAACCCGGACACCCGTAGGGATTTTTAAATTGAAAGGGTACCTGGAGGAGCTAACGTGGTCTCTTCGAACCGACGTACTGGGTCGCAGGGTTGCTTTCCTGGTACTGCTCGGGCTGCTGAGCACCGGGAATCTGGTCGGGCATCACGACCTGCTTGAAGTGATCCCACCAAGAAGTCGGCTGCCAGGCCTGTTGCTGCGGCTGCTGCGGCTGTTTCGGCTGCCGCTTCTTTCGAGGTGCCGGCGCGGCAGGTTGCCCACCAGCGCCAGCCCCGGGAGCGGCCCCTCCGGACTGCTGAAGCTCCTGCACTTGAGCTTGCAGATCGGCGATGCCCGTTCCCAGGATCTGAAGCTCCTGCATCTGGGCTTGCAGGTTGCCCAGCCCATCCTCCAGAGCCTTCAGCCGGCCTTCCGTGTCCGCCGTGGGAACGCCCGAAGGTCCCTCGGGCATGATGAAGTCGCCCGAGGCAGGGTCCATGGCGTAGTCTTGCGCAAGAACCACTCTTCCGATCCTGCGAATCGCCTGTTCCGACAAACCAAGACCTTTGCGCATGGGACCTCCTGAAGGCTCCAGTATACCAGCGGCAGTCTTGGATTTTTAAAACAGAGGTCTAGAGGCCGTACGCGCCCGGATCGATGGGACCTGTGTACGGTTTCGTGTTCCGAATGTATTGATGGAAGTATTTTCCCTGGGAGTCGGCGGTGAGCAGGTCATCGAACTCCGACTGGGAGACGTTGCTGTACCTGTAGAGGGTCCGCGGGGTCGAGCGCTTCTCCGCGAAGATGATGTAGAGCAGCTCCTCCTCTGGAATGTACCCCACAGCCTCCAGGTTGCTCGACTTGACGGGGATCATCTCCGGCATGTCCCGCTTGTCTTCGAAGCCCGGAGGAGGCGGTGGGGGCTCCTCGGTCACGGGGATCCCCACGGGCTCAACCGGCGGGCCCGGCATCTCCTCCGGAGGCGGCGGGATGTTCGGCTCAGGTCCAGGACCGTACCCCGGCGGCGCGGGCTCGGCCATCGGCTCAATGACTTCCTTCGGTTCCATGCTGTACATGTCTTCAGTACCTGGTTCCCTCTCGGGGAACGGCTCACCGAACTCCTCTTGGTACTCGTCCTCGGGACCTTGGCTCCACCAGTTCTTGAACCGGTCCTTCAGGTTCTGCCACCACTGCGCGTCCCGGTGCATCGCGGCCTTAACGAGCCGGTTCTCGATGGCCCGATCATCCAGCCCCGTGTTCTGGCGCAGGACGTCCCGCACAGCCCCGGAGCGCAGGAACTCGGCCACCGCGGCGGAGGCCGCAACGTTGCCGGTCCGAGGGCCGATGTCCAGCTCGGCGAGCGCCATCGTGAAGGTGAACCGCTCCTCCTCGGGGAGCTGGTTGAGGAGGTCCGAGTAGTGCTGCTGCCGAAGGATTCGCTCCTTGCCGGCGGACAGCTTGGCGGACTCTATCGCTTCATCGAGGGTGATCGCCATCAGGAAGCTCCTTGCAGGTGGTGAACCACTCGCCGCAAACCTCAGGGCGGCAGTACGAACAACGGGCATGGTAGCACGGAGGAGGTGTCAAAGTCTTAACCTCGCGAGAGGCAGCGTCGACCTTGATGACCTCGACCGGTTTACGCTTTGGCATGACCTATCAGATCCTCCTCCCAGTAGCGACAGTTCCGGTGATGACTCCGTCAGCTAAAGCAGACGGCTTCTTGGGCAACGGGGCTCTCCCCGTTGACGCCCACAGGCCCCATCCGGGCCTGGAGAGCGCGAGTCAGGATGTTCCTGGCCGCGTTCTCATCTCGGTGCAGGGACAGGCCACAGTGCGGGCAGACGTGTTGACGCACACGAAGCTCCTTGTGTACGTCTTCGCCGCAACCGCTGCACTCCTGGCTTGTGCCCCACGCATTTACAGCCATCACAGTGACACCGGCTCTTTCAGCCTTGTGTCCCAGGACCGTCAGGAAGCCGCCCCATGCGGCGTCCGCGATTGCTTGGCTGAGCCGGTGGTTCCTGACCATTCCGAGAATGTTCAGGCTCTCCACCGCGATCAAGCCGTAGCAACGGATCAAGTTCAGAGCAGTTTTATGATGATGCTCGCGCCGCTGGTTGGCGACGTGCGCATGAATAACACGAACGCCCTTGACGGCCTTTCGTCGATTCGCTCCACCCTTCTTCTTGCGAGAGACGGCACGCTGAGCACGGCGCAGGGCGGGGAGTTCCTTCTTGAGGAAGCGTGGGTTCTCGACGACCTCACCGTCAGAAGTGGTGAGGAAGTTTTCGAGACCCACGTCGATGCCAACGGCGGGAAGAGTGCTCGGCTCAACCCAAATGTCTCCGAGATCGCAGGACAGAATCACGAACCACTTGCCACCCTCGCGCTTGAGCGTGGCCGTCTTGACTGCACCCTCGACGGGACGGTGAACCTTACAGCGAATCACACCAACGTGCTGAACTCGAAGCCGATTGCCGTTCAGGCGGATGCCGTCGCCGTAGTTCGGGAACTCGATGCTGTCGAAACGGTCGCTGGCCTTGAAACGCGGATAGCCGGGCGTCTGTCCGGCCTTCACGCGACGGAAAAACGCGACGAACGACTTGTCGAGACGGCGCATCGTGGCCTGAGCCGAAGAGAAGTTGATCCGCGCGAAGTAGGCGTTGTCGCTGCGCAGGTCTTTGAACTCCGCAGACTGGTCGATGTACCGGACGGAATGTCCGTGCTGGCGGTAGAGGTCACGCCGTTGCTCCAAACAGAGGTTGTAGAGTCGGCGGTGCGTTTCGAGCATGACGCCGAGTTCGCGCTCTTGATTGGAGTTCGTAAAGAGTCGGAATTTGAAGGCACGGTGCATTTACTACCAGGAACCTCTCCCCGAGACAACAGAGCCTAGAGCGCTTGTATCCGTGGCAGCCATTCTCTTTCGTATATTCATCTTTCTCTTCATATTTGCCTGAGAATCCACAATAGAATCCTGGATGAGATGGTGGACGCCGACGTAGCAGCGCGCGAGATCGTCCGAGTCTCGACCCCGGACGGTCCCCTTCTTCGGGTTGAAGAACTTCTTCAGGTCCGGAGACCGCGTGAGCTTGAGCAGCTCGACCAGCGCGACGGACTGCCCTTGCATCTGCTCCTGCGGGGTCGCGATCACGAGGGCCCCCGTGTCCGTGATGCCCACGGTGTCCTCCGCATGTGGCGGAAGGAGCTTCACCCGGCCGTTGTAGGTCATCCGCAGGAAGTTCATGAAGTGGACCGGCCCGAGCTGGACCTTCGTCGTGATGATGCCCATCGTCCGGAGCTGCTGGATCGTGGACTCGGCGTTCCAGTGGTCGAACGCCACCCCGGCGATCCGGACCTTCTTCTGGACCTCGGCGATGATGTTCACGACCGAGTTGAACCAGATGTCCCGCTCCCGGGTCGGAACGATGCGCACGGAGAAGTCGATCACCGTGCACAGCATCTCGTTCATGTGATCGAACGGACGAGCGCCGGCCTTGTTCGAGGCGGTGAAGTAGTTCGCCATGCGGCGGCGGTTCTTCTGAGCCTCCATGATCATGTCGCCGTCGGCACCGACCGGCATGTTCGCGCCGAGGAACGTCCCCAGGTCCTCGGAGAAGACGACCCCGTACTCGTCGACAGGCTCCATCCTGCCGCGGCCCACAGGAGCCCTCTGGCGAATGAGGGGCTCTCCGTCGGGGCCAGTCTCGTCGGACTCGAAGTCGTCCACGTTGAGCCACTCGGAGTGCGCCATGACGAGCCCGAACGAGTCCCAGTTGAGCCCGGCGTCACCGAACAGGTAGTAGGGGTTGACGTGGTTCAGCTTGCACTCCTCGACCTCCATGCCGATGTACTTCTTGCCCGTCGTGTCCTCGAAGAACGAGGGCCGGAAGCGGGCGATGGGGTCGCGGTCGAAGTCGATGCTCTTCCAGAAACGCTTCGGGTCGTCCACGTAGGGGCTCTCGGCGTTCGGCGGGTTCGCCCCGAAGTCACGCTCCGCGCCCATGGCGTCCTTCACGTAGTCGTCGTCGAAGACGTGCCGCGGCATCTGCGGGTTGAAGTCCCAGGTCGCGCCCTTCCAGTAGTACGTCCTCGGCAGGATCCCCTCGGCCGCCTTGTTGTAGTGCTCCATCGCCGGGTCGTCCTGCGAGATCGGCGAGGTCACGTTCAGCATCATCCCCAGGAAAGACGGAAGCTCGTTCTGCATCACCGCGGCGCGGACCGTGGCGAGGGACTGGTTCAGCACGCGGTACAGCTCCTTCGCGGAGCGGCTGCCCTCGGTGTCCGCGAGACGAGCCCACTCGTCGATGGACGCCATGATGCGCGTCTTGCCGGCGACACCGGCCGAGTCGCTAGCGATGCGGTTGTAGCGCACGCGCGCCCAGCCATCCAGGATGGCGTCGGCGTTGGTGTTGTACATCCAGCGGTCGACTTCCGAGGGTTGCTGAGACTCGAAGGCCTGGACCCACGAGGAGTAGCGCTGAATCCACGGAGAGTTCTTCCGCATCTCGCGGTACTTGGCGTAGATGGTCTGCTGCGCCTGGGTCGCGGTCGACGCGGAGAAGGTGACCTCGAACCACTCGCTCTTCTCCTGCTTCAGCATCCTCTGGAGGTGGCCCTGGCCGAACATCGCCCGGCTCGATATGAAGTTCTCGAAGTACCCTCCGATGTGAGCGCCCAGGTACGATTTCCCCGAGCGCATGCCGGCCAGGATGATCGTCTCGTTGTAGGCCTGGAGGATGCCGTCGTGGAGCAGCTCGCGCTGCGTGCTGCCGCACCGCGGGCACACGAAGTCCTGCTCGCTCTCGACCCAGCAGAGCAGCACCTCGGACTCCAGGTACATCCGGCTCTTGCCCCAGCAGTCGACCGCCTCGGGCTTCATCGAGTTGCAGATCGGACAGCGCACCCCGAACAGGTCGCGCATGATCTGGTACTGGCGGGTGTGGTCGAACGTCGTGGGCACGTTCCAGTAGTCGAGCCCGGTCACCCACTCGCAGATGTTCGGAGCCGGCCGGCGGAGGTACTCGACCTCGGGACCGGTCAAGCCGCTCGACGTCCTCGACTCCAGCGCAGTGTCGATCCTCTTGCCGATGTTGTCGAGAAAACCGGTCTCCATTACGGGTTCACTTTCTGGAGCACAACGTGGTTGACCTTGTGCATGCCCTCTGAGAGCAGTATCCGCCCTTGAGGCGTGTCCTGCGGGATCCTGTACGCGATGCCGTCGATGTAGAACACGAAGCTCCGGATGTTCTTCGTCGCGGTCACCGGGACGAGCAGGACCGCCACCGGAAGCGGGGCTCCCTCGGTGTAGCCCTTGTCGTTGAGTAGGATCGCGCGGCCGACCGGTTTCCCCGCAGGGTCGCGGACGACGTGATCATGGGTGAAGGTCTTTGTGACTGGGCTCATCGTATTTTGTACTTCTTGTAGACCTCGTCCAAAATCGAGGGGATCGACGCCTTCAAGGGCTCCCCGATCTTGTAGGCCACCATCCTCGCCAGCTTCTCGCCCCACTCCGGGTTCGCGTACTGCTGGTGCAGGTTCGACCGCAATTCTACCATGGAATCCTGAATTGCGTTCATAACAACTTCAACGACCCGCTCCAGAGCGTCCCGGAGGGCGGTGCCGGCGACCGCCTGCTTGGCCTGAAGGACCGCCAGCTCCTTCTTCATCGCCATCTGCTCCCGGATCAGCTTCTGGAAAATCTTCACCTCCTCCAGGTTCACGATGGGCGGCGACTTGCCGTCACCCTGGTTCTTCCTGGCCGCCGCGGACAAGGTCTTCTCGTAGCTTTCGAGCTGCACCACCGAGGCGGAGATCAGGGACTCCAGGCGGAGATAGTCGTCCATCTCCGATGCCGCCGAGGCCTGGAGCGCCATCTTCGCGGGGTTCGCCCGAGCCTCGGGAGAGAACATGTTCTGAGCCGCGATGTACGCCTCGACCTGGGTGAAGTCCGTGATGTGCATCTTGAAGTGCTTGACGATGCCGTTGGTGGAAAACGTCGGCAACAGCTCCCAGTTGTTCTCCTCCCGGGTGATGTTCAGGATCTCCGCCCGCTGGTTGAGCCACGTCAGCGCCTTCGCCCGGCTGACCCGCTCGATGATGACCTTGCGGTGCAGCTCCTTCCACAGGTTGCTGTCCAACCGCATCAGGATGCAAATCTTGCAAGCCGGCTGGAGAGTGGTCAGTTCCACGGATCCTCCCTTTGGGCGAAAAATGCCCTCTATCTTAAGTTACGAGATTGCTCTGGAGATGATCGGCAAAAACGAAGGTGCTAATCACAGCTCACGGTGCCGCAAGGGTCCTCACCACGTTGTAAATGCTTGAGATTTAGCTCGTAGAGGCGGTCGTACGATTCTTCACGCTCAATTCGATTTTGTATTTTTTCGGTGAGCCGGCGAGCTTCTGTACGGGCAACGTCCCTCTGCTGCGTCGTCTGGACGGAGGAGACCACCTTGCTGATACCCTCGATCCTGTCGTCCTGCGCTTTCGCACGCGAGTCTTGAGAATCGAGAGCCGAGTCGATGTGCAGGTGCGCAGAGCCCTGCTCGGACTTGAAAGTGCTGAAGTCGTCGGCAACGCTGGTGCCGACGTTGAACATCGCAGCCACGCCGGCAAAGCTGCCCCCGCACAGCAGGAAGCCGAGAACAGAGACGATGAACTTCCAGCGAACTCGAATCTTGAGTCCTTCTGGGGCCAGCTCGACGGGAGAGTCCGAAGGGGTTGTGGCTTTGGTCATTGTTGAGTCTCCTGAATCCAGTATTCTGCCCACAACCGCAGCGTACTACAAGACCTGTTGAATTTTTAAACCCTACGGGTTGTAGGCATACCTTGCCAATACATCACCAAATGATGTAAAAATCGCCCCGGGGGTTTTCCCAAGTTGAATGCTCTTCGAGCCCCTTAAAGGTAAGTCGTACAGACGATCCCAGTCTAATTTTGATGAATAAACTTACAAAGCTGGATCAATAGGATCGGACGATCCTGATCCCAAGTGGTTCTTGTACATAGCTATAGAGTTCCTGTAGATCATCTGGGGGTATTCTGAAGATCCTGAAGAACTCTGAAGGAACTGAAGAGTTCTGAAGGATCTGAGGAATACCCTCGGCAAAAAACGCAAAAACAGGGTTGAAAAGGTTGAAAACCGAGTTAGAAAGATAGAAATACTGTAAAAACGGACACCAGCTGCAATACCCAGTTGAAAAGCGCAAGAATACCAGTGGCGCACGGCGCGCGGCCTTGAGCGGCTAGGCCTTCTAACACCCTTCAAAAGGCCTTGACATCTTGTTTACCAGCGGTTGCAACCCAAGACCCTTCCCGGGAGGGTTGAATTTGAGGCCCATCTTCCCCTTGACTTCCAACCCTATGAAGGTATGCCACTAACCGTCGGCAAGGTATAGTCAAGAGGCTAGTTCGCTATAAATCATTGAATAATTTTGACAGTATTTCGGGTTATGAAACGTATAACTTCTAATAAAATAGTAACCATCGATGCAACCGCCAGGAAGGTATAGTCAAGACCTCTTTGAAGGGTTCAAACCTATGGTATTTTCAGCTCCCAGAAGGGGTACCAAGGGGGTCTTGACTATACCTTGGTGGTGGTTAAAACAAAGGTTCAAGGTAGGGTTGAAGGTTTTCAAAGTAGGGTTGAAGGCTAGGGTAAGGTAGGGTTGAAGGTACCTTGAAGGTCTTAAAGGTAGGGTTGAACTCTAGGTGGAGGTCGAGATGCCGAAGTAGTGCTCGCCGGGGGAGACCTCAGGGATCTCTTCCCGGGTCTCGCAGCAGCCGTACTCCATCTTGAGGTCGTCGGTCATCCACCGCTCGACGTACTCGATGGCGTCTTCCTTGATCAGCTCTCCTGAGGAGCTGAAGCAGTCGGCGGGGATGGGGATCTGGGCTTCGATTCTCCCGAGTCCGGGGAATCGGACCCAGACCCAGGTGGCTCTGGTCTCTTCCATGAGTCCTCCTGCTCCTTTCGGAGCTTCTCCTGGACATCCACGATGCCGTTCAGCAAGGCGACCAGCTGCCGGCCATCGGCGATGTGCAGGGTTGCAGAGCGGATCTCGGGCCCGCATGTGCCTTGGTAGGCAGCCACGCCGGCCGCAAGCTCCGCGATGACGATGTCTCTGAGCTGCTGGAGGATCCAGTCCTCCCCGATCTTGTGGAGCCGGAGGGCCTCGACGATGGCCTCGTAGGTGACGCCGACGGGCTGGCCGTCCTCGCCGACCGGGCACTCCCTCTGGAGCTTCGCGAGGACCTCGGAGAGGCGGGACATCAGCCGTCCCTCATCGGGCTCCAGAAGCGCTCGGGGACCTCCTCGCCGCAGATGTACTTGCAGGCGAGGTGACGCGGGAAGCGGTTCAAGGAGTCCGGCTCGGCGAGCGGTCCGCAGACCTTGCAGATGCCCTGCGGAGGGAAGTTCACGAAGAGCACGAAGTGGTCGCACCCCTCGTCGCAGAACGCCTTGCCGTGCTGCTCGCTGGTCTTGATCTCGACGATGACGCGGTCTGGGTTCATAGCACCTTCCTCCAAAGTGGGTTGTTCAGGGAGCAGGTCATCTTGGGCAGAGGAACGCTCCAGCGCTTCTCGATCCGGGCACCTTGCTTGGGGTCGCTCCACACGAAGAGGTCCCTTCGTCGGAGCGCCGGCCGGGCGTAAAGGACTTCATGCTCGACGAGCACCACCTCACCCCTTCGATACCCTTTCGGAAGGATGAGCACCGGGTAGTAACCCTCGGCGTTCGGGGGCTCGGGCACGTATTCGCCGTTGAGGAACTCCTCCCAACCCACCAGGTCATCCGGAAGGGTGAGCTTGCAGCCGCCGCAGATCTCTTGGCCCTCGGTACCACCTGGATTTTTGTCCAGTAGGACGTGGATGTAGTTACCCGTCATGAGACCCTCCTGTGGCGGCGGCGAAGTTCTTCACGAGGACGTTCTCCAGGGTGGTCAAGCGCTGGTCGTGCTCTTCGAGGATGTTGCTGACCTCGGCGTTGAGCCGGGCGTTCTCCTCGACGAGGGCCTGGTTGACCTCCAAGGCCTGCTTCAGCAGCTCGGGGAGCTGCTTCACAGAGTCGAGCCCGCGGAGCGCCTGGACGGCGTCCTTGCGCTTCAGCTTGTCCTTAATCCGCTTTTGGCTCACCGGCAGGGCTCCTCATCAGGTCCAGCTGGCTCCAGAGCGAATCCCGGAGGGCGAGCTGCCGGCCCGCGTCGACCTGGTTGGCGATCTGGAGAACCCGGCCGATGCAGGTCAGGGCCGCGGTCTCGTACATGATGGCCTCGGAGTGGAGCTTCTCCTGCTCCGTCAGGTTCGGAGCCTGCTCGGTGATGAGCCCCATGGCCCGGAGGACGGACGCCTCCAGGTGGTCCAGGACGGGCTTCGTGACGATGTCGATGGAGTTCCGAAGAACGTCCCCGCCGATGACCTCCTCGGTCTCAGCGGCGTTTTTCAGTTCGGGCATGTTGGCACCTCGTTGTGTAGGACAGACGAGGCCCTACCATACAACAAAGGGTACCTGGATGCTAGCGCGAAGTGGGTCCTAGCCGACGAAAGTGCCCTCGACCACGACCTTCGCGGTGCCGGACGTGCCGGTGTCCGCCGCTGCGAGACGGCAGTAGAGGGTCGCGTTGTCCGCGACCGCCGGAATCGCCGTCGTCGTGGCGTCGATGACCTTCTCGATAGCCATGTTCGTGTTGTTGAGGCCGGTGAGCGCCACGCCGTTGAGGTACTGGGTGCCGGCCGGAGCCGTGCCGATGCTCAGGGTCGCGTCCGCCGCCAGGGTGTCGTCCTCGGTGCACAGCACGAGGGCGCGCTTCGGGATGAACCGCTTGGAGCCGTCGCCCGGGAGGACCATCGACCACTCGGTCACGCCGTCCACCAGATCGATGGTGAACTCGACGCCCGCGAGGTGCTCGGCCTCGTCGACCATGCCGTCCTCGTCGAGATCGAACAGCGTGCCGTTCTTCACGGCTTCCATCTCCGCCGCCGTCAGGATGCGGCCGGTGGCCGTGCCGACGCGGACTTCGAGGTGGGCCTTCGTGATGAGGCTCGCGCACGAGTCGCAGAACACGACGTTGCCCATGGCCTGGGACGCCAGCACCGTCTCCGTCTCGCCCTTGGTGAGAGAGACGTTCGGGACGTTGTTGTCGCCCGTGACCGTCACGTTCGTGGAGCCCAGACATCTGAGGTACAGGTACATGTTGCTTCTCCTTGCAAACTTGTGACGAAGGGACCAGCCCTCCGAATGTTCTCGGTTGCGCCCAGTATACTATGGCGGGTTTCGGATTTCTAAAACACCGGGCCCCGCCGGGCGCAAGATCAGAACCCTTTCTCTCATCGGCCGCACTTTAATCCAGGCGGCCTCCCCATCGGCCGCACTCGAATCCAGGCGGCCTTCAGTCGGTCGCACTTTAAGCCAGGCGACCTACTTGAATGTCAACATGGTTATTTCACCATGAAGAACAACCTCCGGTACCGGGTGTTCATGACCGGTACGATGCTCGCGTTCGAGAAAGCCCCCACCCGGTTCGTGAGGGTGTCACGAAGACGGAACTTCAACCTCCAGGCTTCGATGCTTCCCGCACCCATCAGGCTCCCCTGCTTCGGCAGCCAGCTAGCCTTCGGGATCCTGAAAGCATTCCTCCACTCACTGTAGTCGCCAGGGGAGCCACTGAACTGCTTCAACAGCTTCGGAGTGCGGTCCTTGCGAACCCCAACGACCTCCAGCATGTAGCGTGAGGTGTCGTAACGGTCCACATGGACACTGTCGATCCCAAGGGCCTTTACCAACAAGGCCTTGCGGTTCGGATTAGCAAAATCGTACAGAGGGTATACAAGGCACTGCGGATAGATAAAGGCCATTCTTGTATTTTCCTGCTGGTAGTAGAGGTACCACCACCACGTATCATAAGACACCCAGGAACAGATGACTGGGGATCCGATGGTCATCTCAATACCAAAGCAGTCGTTGTAGGTATTCGCAATATCGTCGTAGTAGTAACGCTCCCCGGGAAGATACCCTTGGGTGACCATTCCGGCCTTCGGAGCACCAAAGCGCTTCCGACTATCAGAACCCGTCCACAGGGTTCGGAAACCACCGTTGGCGTCCGAAGGGACGGTGGTTGGGATCATACCCCAGCACGCCTGGAACGCTGCGGGGATGAAATCATAGAGGGCAGGCCACCGCTGGCCTCCTGCGGAGTAGGGACGCGCAACGGCGGTCCTATGGTCGCGGCCGTGCCGCCGCCCCCGAATCTGGTACATGGGGGTGTTGATACCGTAGACCTTCTCGATCCGCGGAATCGAGTAGTCGACCTTGTCGTACACGGTGACGACAGCGTTTTGGGTGTAAACACCACCGCCGTTCGGCGTCACTGCCATCACGGCGGCTGCCAGAGCCCCGAGGTTCGCCGGAAGGGTGAGCCCTTCTATCTGGTTCAGAACAGCGCCTCCGATGCGGAAGGTGATGTCGTAGAACGCATGACCGAAAAGGCGCGTCTCATCATCTTCGAGAGTCGGAGCAGTTCGTCGCATCCTGCCGTACCAAAGAGCTGCGCCGACAGGATCATCCACTGCAACGCAGAGGAAGGAGTCGTACATGACCTTCTTGTACGATTTGTCTTTGAAGCTCATGGTGTCCTCACACTATCCACCAGTACGACAGGTTCGTGTCGTAGACCATGCGAAGGGTTTCCATGAGAGGCGTGATCGGATAAGACGCCTGCCCGTCGATCAAGGTCCCACCTCCATTCACCAGCGTCAATGGGTACGTGCCCCGGACCTTCTTGAAGCAGATTTCCAAGCCCTCGGGAGAAAAGCTACTGTCGATGGTGATCGTGACCGGGTTGTTCCAGCAGTCCACGAGGTAAAGGTACGGCCGGACGGGAGTGATGGCGATGTTGCTGTTCACCGGCTGAATGGTCTGGCGCGCGGAAACGTACTCCCAGTAGTGGTTCGTGATGAGGTCCGTCAGGAAGTTGGCCCCTGCGGTGTTGTTGAACATGCAGACAAACAGCTCTTGATTTTCGGCGATCACAAAATCGCCCATCTTGTACTGCTGCCCGGTGACCCATTTTTCTATGCCGCGTGCCATCAGTTCACTCTGAACCGGATCCCGTCCAAGCAGATCCGAGTGGGGTCGCCCGCCAGCGCGGTCACCTGCCCAGCCGTGTTGACCTCCACGAGCCCGTAGCCGCCGTTGCTCTCAACGACGAAGCGCCTGGGGTAGTCCGGGGGTCTGTGGTTGGGAGGCAACGTGAAGATCACCGTACCGATGGAGCCACCCGTCACGTTCCCTCTGAGGAGGACCTCGTGGCTGTCATCCACGACGAACGCAGCGCCGTTCGCAGACGCCGTTACGAACGTCCAAGAGTTCAGGTACGCCGGCTGGTTGGGATCTCCTACGATCCTCCACAGCTCGTTCTGCCAGTTTCCTCCGAGGTAGAAGACGGCGTCCACATCCAAGCTGGTATAGTCGATGTCCACGTTAAGTGCGGTAGCACCATGGTTGTAGTTGTTACTCACATGATGCCGTGTGTTGTCGTTGCGACAGAACCGGATGTTCACGTCGGTACCGTCAAAGACGTTCCCGTTGATGATGATCTCGTGGCAGTTATGATCGAACTGACAGGCAAGGGGGACATTCTTGAAGACATTGAACGACACCGCGTGCTTGAGGTTGAGCGAGCTGCCGGCCTGGCCGTTAAAAAACAGCGCCCCGCTAATACTGGCAACCGGCGAGTTCAGGTTCTCGAAGTGGTTGAAGGAGATGACCCAGAACTTGCAGCCAACGTACGTGTCGAGACCGAAGTTCCCACTTCCGTCCGTAAACGTGTTGTTGATGATCTTGATGTAGTTGCAAGCCCGCGCCGGGGAGCCGTCATACAGCGTCATCCCCGAGTAAGCCAACCGGTCGAACCTGCACCAGTCAATATTCCAATAGGTCTTCGCACCGTTCATAGAATAGATCCCGCGCTCTACGAAACCCGGAGCCGCGCGGGGGCTGTCCCCAGAGAACCAGCAGCGGCGGAAGTTGATGCGGTGGCATGCACCTACGGTGTAGACGATGGCGTCCTTCCCACCAGTCAGTGGAAGAGCGAACTCGAACTTAATGTTCTCGAAGGACATGTCACTGCAACTGAACATCTCGACGACATGGTTCAAGGAGTCATCGGACTGAATGATGGTCGACGACCACTCCTCTCCGATGAGACGGACGTTGTTCAAGCCGTTGAAAGTGAGCGCTGCTCCGACGTTGAGGTAGGTGCCCTTGCGGATGTAGATCGTCTTCGCGCCCGAGCTGACAGCCGACTGGACGTCGTTGAAATCGCAATCTACGCCGGGAGTGCCTATGGCGCTCACCACCGCATCGTACAGGCGGTAGGCAGCCGAGGCACCCCCGGCGAGCGGGGTCCACACCCCTGGGGTCTTGCAGTAGTGCACAGTGTCATCCGTCGTGCGGACCTGGATGTCGTCCTGCGTTGGGGCCGGAAGTAGAGTTGCGCCGCACGGGAACTTCATAGCGACTACTGCCTATGTGAAGCCCTCATCACGAGGGCATCCGTTGAGTGGCCCGACTGACGCTTCGCGGGCCTATTGTGGTCTGACTGACACTTCGCAGACCTTAGGTGGTCCGACTGACGCTTCGCGGACCTGCATAAACTTGTCATCTTCGCACCTCGTACTTGAAGGGCGCGTTGTAGTGCCTCTGAGAACGAACAACGCGAGCTACAGAGACGCGAGATATTTTTTTGGTCGTTTTGTCCCTCAGGAAAAACTGTGTAGTCCAGGGCTGCAAGCCCACCATGTTTTTCGATAAGCGAGCCTGAGGGCCGAGGGCAACCACGTCCCAGCCGGGACGGTTGACCCACACGAAGTCACGAGAGGCGGTCTCCTGGGCAATGCCAGCAAGCTGCCGTATGATAGGAGACGTATTTTTTCTGGTATAGAGGCCGTACAGATCGTAAATACTGCAGTCGAACCAATTAAAACCAAGGCGGTCTATTCCGAGCGGTTTCAAGAACAAAGACCGATGGTTGGGGTCAGCTGAAGACTCCATGGCATATAAGACCACCGTGCTCGATGTAGTACGGGAGGTATTATACATGAACAGATAATTGGTAACAGGATCCCACCTCCAACTAACGGTGTTGACGTCGAGGTGGCAGTACATGAGCGGTAGCCCCCAAGAGGGTGTATTTACATAAGCAACCGGTACCGGAAGCGGGTCAAAACTAGAGGAACCCCAGTCCCAGATGCGCCGATCTCCAGCGGAGGTTATAAATGAAGTGAACCCTGCACGAGGCAGGCCGTACATCTTCTTTTCGTTACGGGACACCCAGATCGCTTTTTCATCATTAGGGTTGTATGTGTGTCCCGGTCCGAACCCTACGTTCTGGTTACAGAGGTCCTCGAACCAGAGAGCAAGCCTATTCCAGCGGATGCACTCCGGGGTGAGGCAGTAAATGGAATCCCGGTAGTGCTCCCGGCCGCGCAGCATGGAGTAGAACTTGTTGATCCCCCAGATCTTGGAAATCTGTGTATAGGTGTCGTCGATTTCATCGTACCACTTGATGAGGGCCCAGTTCGCTACCCTTCCTGGACCACTCCCCGGAATAAAGTTAGCGAGTATGAAGGCATACAGAGCTGCAATATTGGCAAAACTTTGACCGAGCCAGGAGTTTACAATGCTAGCTGGTGTCCCCCCTGTAATTTCAAAGACATCAAACTTACATTTACCGAAATACTCACCCGGATGATTGTACATGTCGGCCGCGTGCCTGTTCACTTCAGGGGGGAAATCAATTCTTATACAATTGGTAGAATCCCCCTGGACTACAACCGCAGTGCCATACTCCAGCCGAGAAGTCCCGCCCGCGGGACTGAACTGCAACCCGGTCTCGCCCGGGTTGACCGAAACGACGTTCCCCGCTTGTCCGACGTAGGACGCCGGAGCATCCGTGAGGTCCGTGAACGCAGAGGCCCCGCCGCTGATCTGAGTCCAGACTCCATCTGTGTAGCAGAAGTGCAGAGTCCCATCGTCACGGAAGCAGGAGTCCCCCCTGGTGGGGGCTGCCGGTAGCGCGTTTCCGTATGGCTGCTTCATCGATGCACCTCAGATTGTCCCTACCATAACACGGCCAGCCTTCGCAGTAGCCCATGTTATTGTCACATTGTTCAGATTTCTCTGCACGGTAGCCGCCATGGAGTACATGTCCACGCCGACGAGGGCCCCGATGCCCTGGACGCTCAGGAACACCTCCCGCCGGCCGAGGTTGTGCTGCACGACCCAGGTCGTCGAGCTGGGGAACGTCTGCATGTACCGGCGCGGCATCCCTGCGACCAGCCAGAACTCCGCATCCCGAGCCGCCACCCAGCTCGACAGGTCCTGGTAGGCCCCGTTGAAGGTGTACGCCGACAGGGCGTACCTGTAGTCGTCGAAGGTCACCGGGTCGTACGTGTTGTACCCGTGGTTCTGGTTGAACGCATGCTCGTGCACCAGGTTCACCGCGGAGGCGTAGTCCCCGTAGAACGTCTCGCCGTCGAAGCTGCCCACGACGACCACCCCCGAGGTCGGGGTCGCGAAGGTGATGTCGATGTTGTTGTCGTCCGTGTACCGCCAGGTCGCCGCCACCCCGGTGATCTCGAAATCGTTGGTGCCGTCGTCGTGGATGTAGGACAGCAGCCGCTTCGTCCCCAGGTTGTGGGGCACCGTGATCGCCATCTGCGCCGTGAAGGGGTACGTGAAGATCTTCGCCGTGCTGGCGACGACACCCGTGGGGCCAACGTATTGAAATCCTTGAATATATACCTGGTTGACGTCGGTGATGAGTGCCGCCACTGCGTTCGAGGCGATGACGATAGCGCCGGCACCGTACGAGAAGGTCCAAGCGGTAAAAGCATCGATTTTTCCAGTAGTTGGAAAGATCTCGACACCACCGGCATTCGGATCACCGTTCCACAGCCGCACCTGGTACCCGAACGAGGGGGTTCCGTCCGCCAAGGGGTAGTGCTGGGGGAGCAACCAGTTTTGCATTCTTGTCGTCCAGTCACCGAAGGTGCTCAGAGCGAAGAACGCAGTCTGGTTGACCGTTGGCGTGAGCCGAATAGCGGTTGTCGCCAGGGAGTAGTCCGCGATCCTCGATGGGGCCGCCGCGGCGTTCGCCTGCGCGGTCACGAGATCCGGGGCAATCGGGATCTGGTCGAACTCGACGAGGATCTGAAGGGGCTTCACCTCGACGTCGGCAGGGTAGAATTCTTCGTACCACGCTAGATTGTTGGGCGATGTATTTCTATTAGCCGTGCCCAGAAGGGCGTTCCACCCCTTAAATGAGAAATTAACTAATTCTTCCGAGAGGAAAGCCATGACTATGAAACCTCTTTCTTGAGGTTTTCAGACTGCATAGATTTGCAAGATTCGTGCATACCTATTCGTCCCTACTTCCCGATCAACCTCTTGAAGAACCCCTTCTTCTCCTCGGTCTTCTCCACGACCTCGACCTTCGTCAGCTCCTTCAGAGCACCGCGCTTCTTCAGTTCGGTCTCCAGCAGGCCGACCTTCTCGGTCCAGGACTTCGCCTTCTCGTCCAGCTGCGTCACCAGCTCGAAGACCTCCGCAGGAGCGTCCTGCAAGGCCTTCATGAGGGTGGTCAACAGCTCCCGGACCTTGACCGCCTGGCTCTCGCAGATGTTCAGCTTGGCCTTCAGCTCCTCGACCTCCACGGACTCCCGGTCGATGGCCTTCTGGAGGTCGGAGAAGTGGTCCTCCTTCAGGAGACTCTCGACCAGCTCGGCCGGCAGCTGGAAGCCCTCACCCAGGCGTGCCTTCTGCACGGCGAGGGTCTCTTTGATGGCCCCGAGCTTCTCCTCGATCTTCTTCTGGAAGGAGTCGAACTGCCGCTGCGCGATGCCGGCCTTCTCGGCTTCGACCGCGGTGCGGCGGATCAGCTCGTTCTCCAGGTACGAATTCTTGTACATGTCGATCTGCTGCATCCGCAGCATCTCGGTCTTGTCGTCCAGGGCGGCCCGGTGCTGCGCGATGAGGCGCTCGGCGTCCGAGACGACACCCTTGATCATGATGTCCTTGTCGGTCTGGAGCCTCTGCAACATGCCGTCGAAGGAGTTCATCTTCGCCGTCAACGCAACGTTCATGTCGGTGAGCTGCTTCTCGGTCTTGGCCTTGAACTCGGCCAGAGCCGCGTTGCTCAGCTCGACCTCGCGCTGCACGCGGCGGGCGTTGTCCCAGGTCCACTCCTTCCGGGTCTCCAGGTCGGACATGATGGCCCGGATCGTCTGGTCGCGGCCGATGATGGTGTCCAAGGCCTTGTTCTGGGCTTCCTTGGACTGCTCCAGCAGCATGGCGACAGAGGCGAGGCTCTTGCCTGTACTGTCGTTCAGGCCCGAAGCGAGCTTCTCACGCTGGACGAGGGTCGTCGTGATGAAGTCCTTCAGGGAGTCGTAACTCGCCTGCAAGAGTGAGCCGCGCTTCTTCAGGTCCTCCAGGACCTCCTGCCGGAAGTTCGCCAGCTCCTGGAGCGTGTCGATCTCCGGATCGTCCTTCGCCGGGTCGACGGAGATGGACTCCTTGTTCTTGTTGAACAGGGAGAGCATGCCGAACTGCCGCTCGAACTCCGACAGCTGAAGCCGGCGGACCGTCGAGGTGGTATCGCTCTCGCGATAGGTCAAGATGACCTCGTCCCCATCCTGCACAATGCTTTCCAACCGTCCTTCGAGCGACATGTTCTCCTCCTACCAGCTGACCTGAATGGAACTGACGGCCGTCGACAGTGCGGTCAGCTCCAGGTGCATTTCGAAATAGTTGATCGGCATGTACGCGCCGCCCAGACCGAAGGATCCGAACGACACGTCCAAGGTGTTGCCGGCGCTCGCCGTGTAGATCGGCACGTCGAGTACGTTGTCGTACACGCCACCATTCTGAACGACCAGGTTGAAGGTCGCCGCCCACAGCACTCCGCTGTGGGCCCGGCCGCGGATGCGCCAGACGCCGTTCGGGATGAAGACCCAGAGGCGGGTTCGGCTCGCGAGCAAGTCCGCCACGACGGCTGCGTTGTTGAACGTGAACCGGCAGCTCCCATGGTAGGTCCCGTCGCTGGCCTGGTAGCGGCGGTAGAACGTCTGCGTGGCGGGCTGAGCGCCACTGTAGTCCGCGTTCGCCCCCAGGCCCGGTCGGTGACCCGTCCAGTTCGTGACGCGCCTCTGGAGCTGTCCTGACTGCACCATGGCCCCGGCGTTGTCGTCGTAGGCCTGCATGTCCTGGGTGCTGACCCAAGCCACGCCCGGGTTGTACGCACCGACCAGGTTGAACGCGGTCCGGCGGCGAGCCTCGTCCGTGTAGTATTCGTTCAGCCCGTCACTGTCGGGCAGGAACGTGTCGATGCAGACCGCGTTCCCGCCGTCGTTCACCCACGCGCCAGAAACCCAGTCCTCGGGACGGGAGTAGACGAAGGCGTTCGCCGGGCTGATGAAGCGGTAGTTCACCCGGGTGATCGTGTAGGTCGCCGAGTGGGACGCGCCCGTGTTGTTCCAGGCGGTTGTCCAGCCGATCAGGTCCGCGCTGTTCAGCGTGAGCCAGCCGAGACCACCACCGCTCCCGATCCCCCAGTCCGTGGCGTTGAGCGTCACGAACGGCTGCGGGTAGGACTCGCAGTTGATGTTGTCGATCCCGGTGATGCCGATGGTGAACGTGTCGTTCCGGATGTAGTAGCGGATGCCGCTCAGCCACTTCCCGACGATGACGTTGTCGACGATGGTGATCGGGGGAGGGCCACCCGAGATCACCGCGGGGTTCGTGTTCGGATCGTGGAACAGGTTGCCGCTGCTGTAGGTGAAGATGCCCTCGGCCCCATCGTCGTGCACCAGGGTGATGCTGTACTTGCCGCCCAGGGGGATGATGTTGTCGATGAGGACCGACACGGACAGGCTCGCCTGGAACTTGTACGAGTCCCCCGCCAGCGCGCCGATGTTGATCGTGATGTTGTTGACCGTCGCGCTGTAGCCGACCGCGGGGATGCCGACCGGGCCGTGGTCCGCAAGGATCGCTCCGCTCGCACTCGTCACGAAGACGCGGAACGTCGAGCTGCCGTCGTTCAGCAGGATCGAGAAGTTCCCCGCCAGGGTGTAGGGGATCGGGCCGCCGACGCCCGGAGGTGTCTGATGGAAGCCGGCGTAGGTGTTTCCGGCCACCCAACCGGTGATGTCGAACGCGCCCGGGTTCGAGAGGTACCTGTTGAAGGTCGCATACGCCGGCACCAGGGCGTTCGTCGTCCCGTCCATCGTGTTGAAGTGCGACACGAAGGCCGGCGGGTGGATGAAGGCGTTGACCTGGGTCGGATCGGAGTCCAGCTGCGCGAGCACACCGTCGTACGCAGCCGGATCCTGTCCGTTGACGAAGTTCAGCTTCGTGACCCCAGGTCCGAGAGGGGCACCGTTGAACAAGATGTTGATGGAACCTGCCGCGGGGCCAAACTCCAAGCCGTCTTCGGTCGGGTTGACTATGACCTGCTCCCCTGCATGGCTGGAATAGTCGGCAGGGACGTCCTGGAGATCTGTGAAGAAGTTCGCCCCCGGGACACTGGCCCCTCCGTACTTGTAGGTGCTCACCTGGGCCGAGGTCTGGAGGAACCCATCGAGGCGCACCTCGACCATGCCTTGATCGATCCACTCGCTCAAGGTGTTCGCAAAGTCGGCATCGAATTGGACTTCGTGGAGGTCCAGCACGATGTACGACTGAACCGGGACCGTGAGCTTCACGGTCTTCCGCGCACCACCTGTGATGTCTCCGCCGACGAGAGACAAGGGGTGTCCCTGACCCGTAAGGTGGGTCAAGTTAGAGATCTTGAGTGTGTGCCTGACCTGCGGCATTCTACGCTCGGGTCCTACCTCTGCTGTCCGCGAACTGCGCCACGGCCTCCACGACCAGGCCCTCGATCAAGGTGCGAAGCTCGGCCTCCTTGGTCGGATCGAAGCCTTCGAGGTTCACCGAGACCGGCGGCGGGGTTGCGCCACTGACCGAAGCGACCGATCCGTTCTTCGCGGTGACGATCAGCTGGTGCTCCCCGCCGAGGTTCAAGGCCTGGGTGATGACGTCGGAGACGTACTCTTCGAGGTCGTTGACACCCCGCTCGCTCCCGGCCATCGGGATGTTCAAGGACGCCGAGATCGACACCGGGGCCTGGGGGCCCTCGGAGTCCTCGACGTAGAAGTTCCGGATGTCGTAGGCCCTCTTCAGGAGGGCAAGAAACCTCTGAGCGGACCGGAGAGTCCAGTCCTTCTTCAGGGGGCTCTTCGGCATGCCCTTCGGGCGCTTCGGGGACAGCCCGGGGGTGATCCCTGGGCCCTTCCGCATGTCCTTGAGGGTGTCGTCCAGGAGCTTGCTGCTCTGCTCCGCCATGGGATCCTTGGCCTCCTCGTTGAGGACGGTCATGAAGATGTCCCGGTCGGAGTCGGGCTCCTTGTACTCCCAGGCCTGGCGGGCGGGAACCGGAGGGGCCTTCTGGACCTGAGCTTGCCGAGGCTTCTGGCGAACCGGCTGCGGCTTCGGCAGGGACGCGACCACCTCGTCCAGGTTCATCCCGCCCACCTTCTCGGCCGTGAGCCGGCGAAGATGATCCCTAGTGCCGCTAGTCAGCCCGGATTTACGCATAGAGGTCCTCCTTGGACAGGGGACACTATACCACGCGCGGATGTCGAATCTTTAAACCGAGGTCAGCCGACGATTTCCGACCACATCTGGTCCAGATGCCGGATCGAGCGGGCCGAGCGGATGTCGACGTGGTTCATGGAGCGTCCCTGGCGGACGATGAGGATCGCCAGGTCATCAGGGTGCAGCTCGACGATGGAGCCGTCGTCCATCTCGACGCTTTGCTCGGGCTGGCCGGACTTGTACAGCGCGCGAGCGACCCGGTACAGGTCGTCGTCCGCGATGCCGTCGAAGTTCGCCTCGACCTGCCGGCCACCACCGCCTCCGCCCCCACCATAGCCCCTCTCGTCGGGGTAGCCCGGGTCGCCGTCGAAGACCTCGCTGTTCCCGTACTCCAGACCCATCTGCGCAGCCCGCTGAGCCGCGAGCTGGAAGGCGGCCTCCGGGAGGGAGTTCGCGATGCGGTTCAACGAGTCTTCACTCGAAATGCCCACGTCCTCCGGTTTTTCAACCGGGGGCATCCAGAATCCGGGGCGTCCTTTCATGAGGTCCTCCTTAGCCCGGCCACTATATCACAGTACCACGCCGGTTTCTTGTCGAGATTTTACCCTATCTCGCTAGTTTTTCTTAAAGGTCCTCTTGCAGTCGGGGCAAAGCATGGTCTGCTGGATCTTGGAGGACGTGACCAGCCCGCAAGACGGGCAGACCTGGACCGGCCTGTCGGCGTGCAGCATCCTGAAGTTGTTGAGGGCCTTGGCGAGCACCTTGCGGTGGACGACCTCGGCCTCCCAGAGGTGGATCATCTTCTGGAGGGCTTCGTAGCTCGTGGTCGCCCTGACGCTCTCGGAGTTGTACAGGAACTCGCTCGTGCCGGCGTAGTTCGAGAAGAACTGCTGATCCTCCTTAGAGGTGCAGCTCTTACGAGCCTCTTCGAGCTGGGCCTTCAGGCTCTCGATGATCTTCAGATGCTCCTTCCGCTCCGCGGACCCCATGAAGTACGCGAGGGTGGGGTCTTCCTCCAGAACTTTCGCCTTCTCCAAGGGGTTCACCACGGAGAACGGCCTGGCCTTCGCCACGAGCTTCTTTCTCGTCTTCGGGGTCATGGTTGTGATCTTCACCTTGGTCTTCTGCGCCATCGAGGCCTCCTCTCAGCCGAACATCAGCTCGGCGTAATTGAATTTTTTGCACAGACAATTCTCAATGAAAACAGGGGTTTCCGAGAACCCCACAGTTTTCCCACAGATGATGTGGACGTGGGACGCGACCATGCTCTTCCCTTGGGCAAAGTCGATGCCCTTCTGAGTCGGCTGGTACATGCCGGCCTTGCCGCCCGCGGAGTTCATGGAAGGCATCTTCTCCACCAGGCCCCACCGTGTCAAGTAGGCACCGTCGGTAGCCGCCTTGGACGTCGCCGGCAGCAGCTCGCGCGTGGAGTACCACCGCGGCTCCTTCTGGTACGCCTTGACCAGCTTGATCAGGAACAGTGCCATCTCCGTGTGGAGCTTGCGCCGGTAGAGCTTCACCCGCTGCTCGCAGATCGGGCAGAAGTTGTCCTTCTCGTCCTGCCCATCGAACACCCTCCGACGGGCATGAGCCAGGGCCACATCGTCGAAGCTCGCGTCGAGTTCGGTGTACACCACCTGGGGTCCCCAGGAGAAGATCATGGTCGGGAAGTAGGACCCTTGGACGCCCAAGATCATGACCCCATCAGGGTTGCCATTCGCGAAGCGTACGGATGCCGGTATCGGAAGGCTGTGCGCAGCCTCCTGCACCCAGTAGTTCCGGTACTGCACTTTCGCAGGATGCGGGATGGTGGGCATGGTCTTTCGGAACCCAGAGAAGAGGCCGGTCAGCTCGTCGACTTGGCTCATAGCACCTCCGAAGGGCGTTCGCCCCCACTGCCGTACTGTGATACTATAGATCAGCCTGTGCGAGATGTCAAGAGGTGGGACTACCTGATCGTGTTGTACAGCTCTTTGCCGAGGATCTTCTCGATGATCTGACCGGATTCTACCTCCCAAAGCATGGGCAGCCAGGGGTCGTCTTCGTCTTCAGGATCGCGATCCGACCCCAAGTTCGCCATCTGATAGGCTTCGTTTTCGGAGCTGTAGGTACCTCCGTACTCGTCGACGTAGAAGCCCTGGACGACGTCTTGAAGGATGCCCATAACCTCTCGGCTGGCAGCCTGGAAATCGAAGGCAACGTAGCCCTCCTCAGCGCTGGCGTAGGACCACTCGTCGGGATCCTCGGGATTCACGTAGAGAGGGCCGTTGTACAGGTCCTCGTTCAGCATCTGAATCTTGCGCTTCGTGTCCTCGTCGAGCTGGCTCTTGTAGAACTCAACCTGCTCCTTGATGGCCTCCTCGACTTCGCTTACGGCCCTCTTCCTCTGGGCAGCCGTGATCGCCTGGTCCCAAGCGGACTCCGCGGCCTCATCCTGTCCGGAGAACGTCAGCGCGCTGGTCTGGCTCTCGGCGCTCACCTGATTGAGGGTGTTCCAGATGGACTCCAAGGAGACACCCTCCGGAGGAGCGTTCTGGAGGTACTGGATGGCGATCATGGGGTCCACGATGACCTCCATGCCGGTGTTGTCCTTGACGTAGGCCAGCTCCTGGCTGGGATCCTGGGTGGGGGCTGGGGTCACGGTGAACTTCTGCCCTTCGAGACCCTCACCGACGTAGGGGTTGCCCGCAGGCGACCTTGAATTCGTCGGCGTGTACATGTCCAGGACTTGCTGGAGCCTGTCCGCAAGCGCCGCCTGGCGCGCGTTGAAGAACTTGACCAAGCGGTCGACGGCCCCGGACTCTGCGATTCGTATCGTCTTCATGGAGGTCCTCCGTGCTCGAACTATACTACAGGTCTCTCTGGATTTTTAAAAGAGGCCTACGGGATGGGACCGATTGCCGCTGCGATCCGGTCGAGGGCAGCCGCCACGGTCGTCGGGACCGGTCCCACCCAGTTGCCGGGGGCCGCGGGAATGTACGGAACCCCTTGAGCCGGAACGTACCTGCGGGCAGGTCCGAGCGTGGTGAGGTTCGAGCCTGGGAGCACGTAGCCGTTCAGGATGGAGTAGTCGGTCGTGTTCCCGAAGCACGAGTTCCCCGACAGCTCGCAGATAGAGCCCGCCTCGGCGTAGATGCCTCGGGTCCCAAGAGTGCAGATGTTCCCGACCGCCAAGACCCGAGCGATGGCCGGCGCGGCACCCCCGTCGATGGAGATGCCTTCGTCGGTGCACTCGACACAGCGGTTGTTGAGCACGACCACGTCGCAGTCGTCGTCACAGTCGATCCCCTCGATGCACTTGTAGGCGTCGTTGTCGATGACGTACCCTGTGTTCCGGACAGCGACCGGGAGCCCAATGGAGTCGATCTTGAGCCCCTCGCCGTTCCCAGTGAACGACTGGATCCGATTCCCTTCCACCCGGAAGTTCGTGCAGTTCTGGAGCATGAACCCCCGGGAGTTCAGAGCCGCACCATCCACGTAGCAGCCGTAGAAGATCGGTTTGTTGAACCCTCGCAAAAGGAGTGCCGCGCCCTCGGTGCCGTCCTTGCACGCCTTGTAGAACGAGCAGGAGACGAACGAGATGCCGTCCGACATCTCCGCGGGCTGTGGCGGGTTGGCGTAGTCGTCTGGGCCGACGCTCCGATGGAAGGACATGAGCACCGCAGAGCCGGCGGTGACCTCCTCGAAGTGCAGGTTGTGGAAGATGAGATCCTGGCACTTTGAACCTTGATCGCGGAACGTGATCCCTGCACCTTGGGCGTTGTTGTCGTCGGTCGTGTAGGCCGTAAAGCCGAACCCGCTGACGATGTGATCATGCGCCCCATCCAGGATCTGGATGCACTTGAGCCCGGTCAGCATGGGGCCGTAGCCGATGCCGGCCCTGATGGTGAGCACCATGGTCGACGGCAGGGTGATCGGGCTGTAGGTCGCGTTCGTCCGGACCTCGATCACGTCTCCGTCCGCCGCGGCGGCGATGGCCGTCTGGAGGTCGCCGGCCCCGACTCCTGACACGATCACGGTCGCGGGAGCCGCCAGCGCTGCATCGATCTTCCCCAGGACCACCGAGAGGTCTGGCAGGGTGGCGGGGGGCACCACGAACTCCAACCCGCCTTCAGCCACGTTGACTCGAACCAGCTTCAAGGACTGACCCACGTAGGTACCCGGGACATCCGAGAGGTCCGTGAAGGCCCCCGCGCCGCCGCCCCCGACCCCGAACTCCAGGCCGGTCGCAGTCGGGTTGACCTTGACGACCTTTCCGGCCTGGCCGGCGTAGGACTGAGGAACGTCGGTCAGCTTGGTGAACTCGCCACCACCCACGATCTCGGAGGTGTCACGCTCCGCCAAGGACCGCACTACATCCGCGGTCAGTACGTCTCCGTCCATCGTGACGATGGCCTTGCCGGACTCCACGAAGCTCGCCAGGTTGTACAGGAATTCAAAGTCCTCCTGAACTTCGTGCAGAAACACCGAGTCTGGATGGAGAGGATCCACCTTCACCCGGACGTGGATCCCTTCGATGGAGAGATGCGCGTTGCCCACGACAGTGATGATGAGGATCTTGGTCGGCGTCATCGGTGCCTCCTTGTGGCACCGAGCAGTGTACCACGGAGGTCTGAACAGGTTCTAAAGCTCGTGACGACGTTGACGTTCGATGAACACCTCGGATGCCAGCCACTCCCGATCTTCCAGGCTCAGGACCTGAGGAAAGGCCTCGATCACCGTAGGGTTGTGGACCGCGCAGAGGATCTGGGCACCCAACGCTTCCAGCTTCAGGAGGACCCCGATCACCCGGTAGCAGCTGCGGATGCTCAGCCCGATGTCGGGCTCGTCGAGCAGGACCAGCGGGGTCAGATCAGGGTGCTTCCGCAGCTGCCCCTGCACGGCCGGCAGGAGCCCCGAGAGGATGCTCTTCACGGACTCCCCATGGGAGCCCCAGGCCGCCTTCATCTGGTAGGACAGGTCACCTTCGGACGACATGGAGCGCATCCGCGGGTTGTCCCGCTCGAAGTCGAAGGCGAACACCTTCGCACCCCGCTGCCCCAGCACGACCTCGACGACAGGGTTCTTTCGATCCGAGAGACGGATCGCGTTCATCAAGGAGCTTTTCCCGCAGCCCTGGTCGCCGACGAGCAGGTTCACCCCAGGACGGAACTCGAAGGTGTCGCCCGGCTCGAAGCAACAGAACTTCTGGAGGAACCGGACCGAGGTGACCATCTAGTAGTTGCCCGACAGGATGTCGTCCACGAGATTGACGATAAGCAAGGCCCCGTCCTGCGGGGTTTCGCAAGATGCCAGATCAGCCAGGACGTTGTCCGGAAAGTCTCGAATGAAGTCGTTCAGCTTCCTCAAGGTGATGTGGTTCACATTCTTGGACACCCCGGGAACAACCCCTGTAGCTGCGGCGCTCAAAACGTACCCGCGGGCACGCCCCTTCCCCGAGTTCCGGAGCCACCCTTTGCGGATCAAGGCCTTCAGGTGGTCAACCACTCCATTGAGAGAAGCGATGCCGGCATCGCGACCGATCTCTCTTAGAGAGGGAGAGACTCCTTCCCGAACCATGTGGCTGGAGATGATGCTCAGGATCTCCTTCTGTCGAGCGGTCAGATCTTCCAGTAAGGGTTTTTGCCTCTTCAGGAAGTCATCAATGAGGTCTCTGCCCTCAGTGTCATCGATCAGATCCTCTGCTGCCATTTGTCCCTCCCGGTCTTCGTTCTGCAACCCACGCGGCCCACTCCGCTCGCGACTTCTTCAGCGCGGCGGATTTTTTGATCTTGGTATCGAAAGCGGTGACCACTTTTCGAGCCTCAGAGAGCGACTGCCGGAACTCTTGCGTCTGCTGGAGCAGGTCCCTCACAGCGTCATTATAGAGCCGCGGGGGCAGCATGTAGTTTATGGGTGCATCGTCCTTCCAGATCCTCCACCCGAACTTGTCCATGATGGGGTTCTTCTTGCTCGGCGCGGCCCAGAGCTTCGAAGGTGTCTTCTCGGTCCTGACGAACTGGATCTGGGCACCCCGCAGCGTGTACAGGTACGTCATCTTGTCTCCGTCCGGACAGACGAGCATGGCGACGTCGAAGGGGTTGTCGTCATCGTCTGCGTACCACCAGACGCCCTGCATGTAGATCGAGAGCTTGTACAGCTCCCCGATGGAGACTTCTTCTTCGGCCATCAGATCTTCTCCAGGACTTTCGCCACGGTCTCATCGACCAGGTCGAGCTTCTCCGCTGCGACAAGGAGCAAGGTGCTCCGAAGACAATCGGTGAAGACCTCCCGGATCTCCCGGGTTGCGTCCACCCGGCGGACAGTGCTGTGCTGTGGACGCACAGTGCGGGCGCTCCAGGTTTCATAGAGATCGACAACCTTCCGCTGAAGCTCGGTCTTCTCATAGATTTCTTCGCTGCCCCGAGACGACCTGCGCGCTTCGAGAACACCGACATCCAAGACCCGCAGGTAGAGCCAGAGGTGGGGTTCCAGGAAGTCCGGCTGGCCCTGCATCTCTTTCAAGAGAGAAAAGATCCTGTCGAGCTGCTCGTTGTGCGAAGGCGCGCTGGTGCTCTGGTAGACGAGCGTGCTCGCGTAATACCTGTCGCAGATGACGTGCGTCCCCGCCTTGAGGGCCGGGGCGATCACGGTCTTCACATGGTGGATCCTGTCCGCCATGAAGAGGTACGACAGCTCACGCCAGCCCCAGACTTCAAGACCTCCATGCTTTCCTGACAGGATTTCGCGCAGTGTCCTTCCGATCACGTTGTTCGAGGGCTCGAAGGTTTGAATCACCGGCAGCCCGAGAGCTAGGAGAGCCTCCATCAGGAGCTTCGACTGCGTCGTCGTGCCGGCACCGTCCGCGCCCTCGAAGACGATGAACTTCCCGAGTGTCATTTTGGCTCTTCTCCTTCTACCACGGCCGATACTTCCGGAATGTCAAACTCGTCGAGTACGAGTGTGGAGTGGGCCTTACCCTCCAGAATGTGCTCCACGATATTGTAGAGGTTCTTCACCGAGAGAAAGATGCCGCGCGAGCCGTACGTCGACAGGATCACGCCATCACTTGTCGCCGGGCAGGTACAGAACCCGCCGCTGTCCGGCATCAAGGAAGCGCAGTCACCTTCGAGGATCTTTCGAGCCTCCAGAACGTTCTTGCTAGTCCTCTTTGCTTCTGTCATCGGACCTCTCCTTGTTTTCTGGGGGTTGGAACATCGCCCAGCCGAGCGCCTGGTGCGCCAGCAGCGAGCGCTCCACCATGCCCGCTTCGTAGAAAGCCTCCGACTTGATGCGCACAAGGAGAGACTTGTTCACGAGATCGTACACGGCCCCGTCGATCAACATGGTCATGTGTGCATCTTGAAGGGCCAGTCCGTCCGGGGGAATGCCGGGCAGATCCACTTTTTTGCAGATCCTGTGGGTCTCCAAGATAGCTGGAGCAGCGTTTTCGAATGTAGTCTTTCTCATCAAGCGCAGGTCTTTCACCAGCAGAGCATCCATCTCGGGCCTCCTGTTTTTCGAGATACGCGAGCAGGTCCTTCACGTCGAGGTCTCTAAGCCGCCTCGCAGGCCTACCAACTACGCAAGTAAATCTTTCACGAACGCGACTTCCTCGTCCCACGCGCAGAGCACGTAGAAGAAATCGCCGAAGGGCGACTTCGCCAGGAGGATGGGATCGCCCTTCCGAGTCTTGAACATGCTCGTCGGGGCGATGATGGAGAGCACCACCGGAGGGGTGATCTTGGGCTCGTGGGAGAACGCCGCCTCGTGCACCTTCCGGTAGGCGGTGATCTCGTCCACGGCTTCCTGGGGAAGCTCGGGGATGAAGTCCTCGGTGCCCTGGTGCGAGAGCTTGTACTTCTTGCACAGATCGTTGATCTTCTCCTGCGTCGTGGTCTTCCAGGGAATCCACTCCGCGAGCTTCGGGTAGTTCTTCCGCGCCTCCAAGATGCTGATCGCGTGCCGGATGTCCGGAGGGATGGGCTGCCGGATCGTCGTCTTGTACAGCTCGGCGCGCTCGTAGAGCAGGCCCAGCTTCCGTTCGAGGTCTTCCAGGTTGATGTCCACCGGCTGCTCGAACTCTGCGACGATGTCCTTGGGCGTCACCTCGACGCGCTGGTCCGAGGATTCGGGATCCCCGACCGGAGTTCCGGAGTCCATGATGCCGCCAGTGTTCAAGAAGAGCATTGGCCCGCTCGTTATCGACGAGGTGCTGTTGGTGACGGTGATATTCGTTGGTGCGATCCACCTGGAGGTCTGGGTGATGCCCATCGAAACGAACTTCTCCAGGTCCTTCAGGATCTCGTCTCGAACCGTCGGCTTCTTCCGTCCGAAGATCTTGTCGATGAGCTTCTTGAACATGGCTACTCCTTCTCGGTCGCGCAGTTCATCACGACCGCTTTGTCCAACATCTCTATCCGGACGACGAGCTTTTTACCCATCGAAGCTGCGCTGATCTGTTCGAAAAGATAGAAGGGGGCCGAGTCCTCGATACCCTCCAGCTCGGACCGCAGGTCGCCTACCGTCTCGATGTCTCGATTTTCCACGCTACTCCTCACCCAGCCAGCGCCGGCCGTTCTTCTTTACGAACTCTTTGATCTTGGGGTTCTGGTAAGGATCGTAGAAACACGTCATCACCTGGCTGGAGTCCACGATCCACCGGAGCCAGTCCTCGCCTTCCTGGGGCCATTCCTTCCGGTGATGCGACTCCACGGAGTGCGGCAACGTCGTTGCACGGAGCAGGAACAGGTACTCGTGGTCGAGCATCCAGTCCTTCGATTTCAGAGCTATACAAGTGTACAGGTGGAACCCGCGGAACTTGAGCGCCAGGGCAACCCTCCACGGGAGGCCCAGCAGTTCAGGGTGCTTGTACTCGGGGTTCGCAGAGTTCTCGACCAGCCTGTAGGCGTCCTTGGCGCGGATCCAAATTCGGCAGAGTTGGTGCATCCAGGGCTTCAGCATCTCGATGGCCTGCACCACGCTCGGGGCGTAGGCATCGGGATCGGAGCCCTCGACGAACTCGGGGAGCTGCGTGACCACGGTATCGATGAGATGTGGGGCCACGTTCAGTCGCCCTCGTCCAGGTCCGCCAGGTCTTCGTAGACGTCCCGAGAGGCAGGAGCCTGTGGGCCTCTGCGCCGCTTGTTCGCGGGGATGGAAGGTGCACTCGCCGCGGCCTCTTCCATGATGTCCTGGAAGCGCTCATGGATGGTCTTCAGCTCTTCGAGAGCCTGGTCGAGCCTCTCTTGCAGGATTGCGCGCTCGTCCAGTGCTGAACAAAGGGGGCAGTCGATTCCGACTTCCCACTCGATGGTGATACCGTCCTTCGCGTGCTTGAAGCAGTTGGGCATCCGTCCCTCCACTGTGTGACTGAGCATATATAGGTCAGCTTGGATGGGTTGTCAAGATACCTGAACAAACTTTTTTTGTGGAGCTTGGGAGGCCTGTCTTATATACTCCAGACCATGTTCAAAAACAAGAAGCACAACTGGGACGAGATCGCGCTGGACCCCCGGCATCCGGACAACGAGGTCGCTCGGAGGTTCCTCGACCTCGTGATGAGCCCGAGGTACAGAACGCTGAAGGACTCCGATCCCAAGATGCGCGACTGGAACGTCTACAGGGCCGGCTGGGGCGCGTTCGCCGAGGCCCAGGTCTTGGGCAAGCTCCAGCCCACGGAGGCGGCCCAGCACGCCCAGTGCGAACTCAGCCAGCAGTTCTGTGAGGATCTCCAGGTAGAGCTGAACAAGACCCGCGAGGAGAACGACGAGCTGAAGAGGCAGGTGGCCCAGCTCAAGAAGGAGTCCTTGAAGGGCACCTTCCAGTGCGTCTGCTGCAAGGACACCTTCACCGAGGAGGACGTCCTCCCGTTGACCTGTGAGTTCTTCCCGACCGCCATCAACATCACTATCGACCATGTGGTCGTCAAGATCACGGTCGATCTGCCCCTGGACGACATGGAGTTGCGGAAGCTGGAAGGGCGCTCCGAAGAGCGGACCTACATCTGCAAGGAGTGCTTCAGCGGGGTCGCGGGGACCGCGGTCTCCAGGATCATCGAGCGGATACGCAACCGCCGGCACCTGGAGATGTGGGGGCGTGTCGAAGGTATCGCACCTACCCGCGGGAGCACGGCCTTGCAGGTCCCCGTCCCCGCCAAGAAGACCAGGTTCCCGAAGATCAAGTTCGATTAGTAGTGCTCGGGCAGGCGAACCTTGATCGGGGGGAGCCCGTTGTTCTTCCACGCCAGGAGGGTACCGATGATGACCTCCTCCTTGCCGGCATCAGGAAACGCCGCTCGGGACTTGACCGCCAGGCCCACGAATAGCCTTCGCACCTTGACCCTCTTCCAGGCCCACCCGAGTAAAGAAAAGAGGTACATTCCGCAGCAGCCACCGACCACAGCCGCAGTGGCCCCGAAGAGGTTCACCAGGACGATACTGAGAATCGTGAAAAGGATCCAAGGCCACGTCAGGCTGGAGGGACTATCCAGCGGAAGCTCTACCCGCGCCGCCAGCTCCTCCGCGAAGGCGTCCAGGTCAACCATTGGCCCTCGCCTCCCCCGTCACGATCCTCCGGATCTGCATGGAGGAGACTTTGAACTTCTTCATGAGACTCGCGTAGGGCTCACCCTCACCTCGCCGTCTCCGAATCTCGGAAACCTGTTTCGAGGTGAGCTTGACATGTGGGTGGTGCTCCCCGTGAACAGTGTTCGCTCGCAGCTCTTCCAGAGGTGGCACCTTCGTGGGATATTGGCTCTTCCCCAGAAGAGCGGACCGGACGGTCGACACCGTACAGTCGTACTTGGCCGCCAGCTCGGTGGCCGTCGCACCCTTACGATAGAGCTTGCGCATCTCCCCAACGATCTTCCCATCGAGCGCCTTGTTCCCCCGGGCCTCGGAAGCGAGGCAGGCCTTCATCAGCTCGGGGGCGACGTCCTTGTAGGTGATGTACCGCACGGCTTGTCGAATCGCTTCTTTTGAGAACCCGTACTTGGCCGCGAGCGCGGTCTGGGTCTCTCCGGCGATGAACGCCTTCCGAATCTTCACCACAACTGCTTCCGACTGCATCATCTGGATCATTGAACCTCCTAGCTTCCCTGCTGGTAATATAGTCATGCCTGGAGGTGAAGTCAAGACCTGGAGGGAAAGATTGTCATCGAGGAGTGACCATCCATATGTAGGTGCGTTGCACCTCGGTCTTGCAGTCCGCGCAGACGAAGTATTCCGTGAAGTAGTTCAGGTCCACCCCGTTCGCGGTGCCCATGTCCGTGTGGAAGGTGCCTTTGTAGTTGAGGACGCCGTTGCAGCGATCCCTGCCGTGATATATCGGGCAGGTGATGGGGAGGACGGGAACGCGCTCCTCGGTCATGGCTCGCACTCCTTCTTGCCGTACGTCCTCCAGTACATCCTCCGGTAGAGGCCCAGAAGCGCATCGAGAGGACGGTTGTCGAAAATGGTAGGTCTCTGCTGGGACCTCTTCGAGGCCGGCGACATCTTCCTGGAGATCGCCAGGGCCAGGATCCCCATGTAGCCGTAGGTGACGAGGAAGTCCTCGTAGGACTTGTCTCGCCAAGCCTGCTGGTCCTTTCCCACCCCGTAGGAATTGACGTGGGCCAGCTCTTTCCAGGTCCAGCGCGTCATTCGGGCTCCTCGACCATCAGCCGAGCGAAAGCCGGCGTCTTCTCCCCGACCCAGGATCCGGTGACGTTGAAGTCCATGAACTCGACGGCCTCGTCGTAGTCCATCTTGTCACGCTCCATCAGGATCTTCACACACTTGTCCCAGTCGTACAGCGCGATAGTCCCGCGGGTGAACTGGGTAGAGACCCCAATCAGGGCCTCCTCGAAGCCGTCCGCGAGGAGGATCCCATCGTCGATTTCTGCGATCTGCTCTTTGATGGTTTGCTTGGACATGCGTGCTCCCTTCTAACCTGCTTGATAATATAGGGAGCTTCGGTAAGAAGTCAAGAGGCTACTTCTGCCGGAAATCGTACTCTTTCGAGTAATCGAAGAGATCGTTCCAGTCCTCGGGGTAGACCTTGGCCGGCAGGTAGTCGAGCCCTGCGGCCTGGGCGGCGAGCCACCGATGGTGCCCATCGACGATGAGGTACTCCCCACCCCCGTTGTAGAGGACGGAGATCTCAGGCATGCCTTCAGGCCAGCCCTCGGAGAGGCGCATCATCTCCGCCATGTCAGCAACTTCTCGGGGGTCCTTTGTGGCGAGGTCCTCGGTCGGAGACAGGCTATCGATGGGAACATCCTCGAACCAAGGCTCCACCTGAGCCTCGGAAATCTTGAGAAGGGATCGATCTGACAGGGCCAAGCGCATGGTGCAAAACATAACACGAAAGTGTTATGAGATCTAAAAATGCAAACAGGCTGTGGTACACTGCGAGGCGTCACAGAGGAGGATACCATGATCACCGCGCAGGAAGCCCAGGCACAGGTTCTCGAAGTCATCGCAGCCCGGCTGGAGGGGGAGATCGACGAAGAGCCCAGCACCGCGGCCGTGAAGACGAAGATCGAGACCGCCGTCACCACCGCGATCAGCGAGGAGCTTTTGTCGACCGCTCTGGACCTTACCGAGGTGGAAATCGGGCTCTTCAAAAGCGCCCCATTCAGCGAGTGGCTGACGGCCCTGAGCTACACCTTCTCGATCACTCCCGTCTTCAACGTAGCGGTAGACCCTCCGACAGGTAACGGCGGAATCCTCACGATTTCATGGTACGGCTCGGCCTACGGCAGAAGCCCATCCGCGTAGTCTTAAAAACCGCTCCCCCAGTTTAAGAATTTATGGTATCAGTTTACAAGGGTTTGTAAACCAAAGGAGCGCATCAATGGCGGCAAGGAAGATTCAGGGTCGCGTTTTGAACCGCAAGGAGATCAAGATCGCGATGATTCGACAGGACCTGACCCCTACGGACCTGGCGAAGGCCTTGTCGATCTCCAAGATGACGATGAACGCCCGCATCCAGGGACGAACGAGGTGCCGGATGCTGGAGGTGGAGAGGCTCGTCGAGGTCCTCAAGGCCGACTTCGATCTGATCACGATGCCGGAAGGGACCGAACCCATCGAGTGAGGCTAGAGCTTCTCCTTGCACAGCGCGAGCCGCGCTCCGACCTTGCAGCACGCCTGGTGGTAGTCGTCCGAGAGGTGGTTGTCCGCGTAGTAGTGCGCCAGCTCGTGGATGAGGAGCTGGAGCCACGCCATCTTGTGGTGACTCCAGTTCTGGAACAGGTTCTTGGTCTTGCGTACGTTGATGTCTAGCGGGCACCCGTGACCGAAGCATGCGGCGAAGTTGTTCGTGGTGTTCACCAGGCGAATTCGCACGAGCATGTCGATGCCCAGGTAGGAGACGTGCTCCGCCCAGTCCCGGAACTCACGCATCTCCTGGGTCATCTCCTCGTCGCTAAGGACGTGCACCTCGGGCGCGTTCGGATCGTTGCTGTAGGGCTTCGGCGTCGGGGAGATCTTCCCGGAGGGTTTGGTCTTCCCCAGCCGGATGTTCTCCCAGACAGCTCTCGAAAACGTCCGGCCATGAATGACAGTGTACCCCTCGGCTATGAGGCGGTTGTTTGCCTCCTTGTCCGTCGGATCCCAGATGGCGTGCTTCTTCCCGAAGCGGAGGTCAAGCACTCGGTCGACGGCGTCGGGCTCCACGTTCTTGCGCCCCAGGGCCTCGGACACCCATTCATGGGTCGCCTCCTCCTTGTCCAGCAGCTCGGCCGTCTCGTTGAGCACATGGGCACGGAGATCCGCCAGGTACACCGGAGGCACGTTGTCCCGCTCGAACCCGAGGGGGATCTTCTGGCGGACGTCGTAGTGGAACTTGTCCTGCGTTTCCATGACCGGGATCCCCAGCTCGTACAAAGTCCCGACCTCGCCACTCCGGGGCTCGTAGACATCCACGAGAGCCTGACGGGTCGTCTTCATCAGGGCCCCTTCGGAGTTCGCGATCAAGGTGACCAGGGGAGCCTTGAAAGTCGTGACCGGCTCACGCCACGACAGGGTGTCTCCGTTGAACCTCAAGTCGACACCCTTCGGAACGATGAGCGCCTTGAAGTCCTCGCACGCGGCTTCGTAGTCCTCCTGCGAGCATCGCAACTCGCCGTAGAACCTGGAGCCGGCCGTACGGGGTGCGCACCGGTTTCGGTGGCGTCCCTTCTCATCGAATACCACGGTACCGGTCGTGCTCTCGATGCGGGCGGTCTTGCACAGGGCGAGAACGAGCTTCTCACCGAGGTTCCACCGGCCACGCAGCGTCGGGTCGACCTTCTTGTCCGACTCGGCGAACAACGTCCAGGCGTCCGTCAGGCGCTTGAACCCTGTGGGATCGTCGTCCTCCACGGAGATGGTGGCGTACGGCGAGCGCGGGACCTTATGGAAGTCGACCGTGATCACCTTCGCCGCGGTGTCCAAGGCGTTCTGTACCAACTCGAAGAGTACGAACCCGAAGCCGCGGCGCTCCAGCAGCTTCCCCAGCCCCTTTCGGTCGACTTCGAACCACTGCATCCCGAACCTCCTTGTTCTTCCCTGCCTACTAATGTAACCATCAATTTTGGTGTGTCAAGGGGTCGGGGAAAGCTCGGGTTGCACTTTCTGGCGGATCAGCTCCAGAGCTTCCGGCGGGAGGCTCTCGGGGTGAGGGTTCGTGAGTAGCTCTTCGAGCATCCGCTTGGTCTCCAGAGAGAGCGGCCGGTGCTTCAGGGCCCACTTAGCCTTCTTCTTGAGGGTCTGGAGCTTCACTTCTTCTCCACTCTAAGCTCGAAGCACTCCTCGACGTCGTCGTAGTCCTTCTGCGTGATCCCGCGCTTCTCCCCATCGAGCAGCTCGGACACCGTCGTGGTTCGGAGGATCCTTCGGGTCTCCTCGTTGCACGGAACGATCTCGCCGTTGATGTTCCGAAGAGCGAGCCCGACACCCTCGCAGAAGCTCCAACCCTGCGCCTCAGCGACACGCTCCGCGCGCTCCTGCATCGAGTCCTTCAAGGCAGCGGACAGGCGATCATTCTCCTTGATGTGCTCGGTCGCGGTGCGACCCTTGCCCACCGTCATCGCACGGAAGGCCGCGTTGCAGGTGAGCACCGGGATGTCCTCACCTTCGGACTCGGAGTAGAGAGGTTCCGTCCTGAAGCTGTCGAAGTAGAAGTCCATGCCGTAGATCAAGACCTCGTCGCCGATCATGTGCGTGGCGAGCATCTCGTGGAACTCGTCCGAAACGTACATCATCACTTGCTTCATCGAGACCTTCCTTTCAGCCCTCGTCGTCTTTTACGGGCACCCACTGCTTGTCCATCGCGTACATGTAGACCGCGTTGCAGACTATGCACCCGATCCGAGTTCCGTTCTCCGGGTTCGGCGGGTGCGGGATCAGGTTCCCGCAGGAACAGCTCACCTGGCCGGTCCAGTCCGGTTGAGGAGTAAGCGTGAAGAGGACTCCGTTCACTCGGGCTCCTCCTCCAAGTCGAAGTGACCTAAAGCCACGGTCTCCGCCCACGCCGCTTCCCCCATCTTCATGAGGTTCTCGACCTGGCGAGCTGCCTCTTCCTTGGTCCAGAAGGCTCCCGGGTTGACCGGCCCGATAGCCATGCCGTTCTGCGTGTTCGTCAAGGACAGGACCACGTAGATCCTCTTCTGCTCACGCAGCGCCCTCTCGGCGTCGAGAGCCCGTTGTGTCCAGCAGCGCGAGCAGCAAGACCTTCCGGAATACGGATCTTTGAAGAGACCCAGCTTGGCCGTGTGGCACTCCGAGCAGAGCTGAAGGTCTTCCTCGCTCACGGCACACCACCTAACAGATACTTCTCGACCGTCGTTTGAGAGATGCCTTCGTAAACGACCTTGTCGTCATGTGTGATTCGGAAGGTTCTGTCCCACGCACGGACCCACAACCGAACCAGCACCCCGTCGGCCTGCTTCGAGAAGTAGAGATCCCACTTATCGAGAAAGTAGCGCTCGAAGGATTCCCAGAAAAGTGATTGCTCGAACATCTTTCACCTCCTAGCTGGATACTATAGTCAGCCTTAACAAGAAGTCAAGGGGCCTTTTCGGGGGTTTTCGGGGGGACACACCACTTCTGGTAGTTCTCATGCCCCGACCAATGGTGATCGCACCAAGAGTCCTTCCAAGGCCTCCAGCTCATCCTGATGAAGTCACTAGAGTCGCTTCCCGAACACCCAACGGCGTACTTCCCGTCGATGATGTAGATCTGCTCAGAGGACGCCTCAAGGACTTCAACCTTTCTACCCGGATAGAGCTGCCGGGCGTTGTCGTCACAATTAGCCCGGTCCAAGCACCCAGAGCAGAACACCACCAGGGCGATCAGGAAGCACCTCATGGGTGCTCCTTGCGCTCGCGGAGCCTGTCCGCCGACACCTGAGCCCCCAGAGTGAGGGCCTCTCGCAGCTCACCCAGGAAACGGGCGCAGACCGGTTCCAAGAGGAACGCGATCCCCGTCTCGATTTCCTTGGCGCGCTCTTCGTCCAGAGGCTCTCCGGGCGGCTGGAGAGGCACATCGATGTGCGAGGACTCCGCCGAGGTCAGACCGATACAGATGTCGACCACGTTCCCGAGGTCCTTCCCTGCCCGGAGGTCATGCTTCCTGCGGATTTTCACCTCGATGCGTACCGGACCGAATCGAACTTCGTTGCCGTCGGACTCGGTGGTCCAGCTATTCTCGTACCTGCTCATCCTTGTCCCTCCTCCAGCTCTACGATCCAGAACGACCCCTTCATCCGCGTGCCTCCAGGCATGTGCGTCCGGCCGCGGTACTGCGTCAGCTTCACTCCCGGCCGGATGAACGGTAGGTCCTGCGGAGCGAACTCTTCACGATCCGGCATCTCCGAAAGGAAGGGCACCCTGCCCCTCTGCCGGAGGAGAGCGACCACCTGCCACTGGTTGTCGTCACGCAGGAACCCCTCCGCGTCGACCTTCATCCAGTCGAGGAACTCGTAGGTCTCCTTGAAGTCCATCTTATCGATGGGCCCGTACCCGCAGTCGCGTTGGTAGTCCTCCAAGGTGAACGGTCGGTCGCACTCGCTCATTTTCCCTCCGGATCCCTGAGATCGACGGTGATGTACTTCAAAGGCATCTTCAAGGAGGCCTTGTAGGTGACGGAGCCGTCCTCCAGGACCTTGATGTCATTGATTTCGGAAAGTACGCTGTCATCCGCAGGAGAGGTCAACCGCAGCTCATCGGGCGGCATCCCCGGATCGATGATGATCCTCACTTTGGCTCCGAAGAGGACTTTTTCGAGAACCCTCACCTCATGAGAGGCGTCCGGGCTACGCATGGACCCGAACGTCGAGAACATCATGGGGGTGGATTTCGACATGTCCCGATCCTACTTGGGGAGAGCGAAGAAGTTCTGCGCCTGGAACCAAGAGACCAGGATTTCACTTGTCTCCTCGGGGGCGAACCCTGCTTCGGTCAAGGCCTTGCGCAGGCCCCTCATAACCTTTGACAGGTCCTCCGTCGTGATCCCCTGTGCGAGCCACCCCGTCTTGGGGTCATAGGCTTTCAGAACCAAACCCTTCCCCGCCTTGTTTGCCGGCATCTTGTGCTCCTTGGTCTTCGAGTTGTTGCTCACTACACACCTGCCTTCCCCACCAGGGAACTATAATCATGCCCCATCAGGAAGTCAAGGGCAGAAAATCTCCAAAAGAGGGTCTTGACTTCCGCAGCAGGCATACTTATAGTTGCCAGGTCCGGCATTGCGAAAGGTGGTCCAGTGAAGTGGAAGCGGAAAGACGGTTGCCTGCGGTGCGGTGAGGGCAACGCCCAGGCTCGCATCCAGGAGCGCGAGGGGCAGTTCTGGCTGTCCTGGAGGCTCCCCGGGGGTGCCTGGGAGGAGGGACAGGCCTTCGACAGCATCGAGAACGCCAAGGCCGTCGGAGAGAAGGTACTCGCAGCCATGCTGGAGTTCGAGAGCCAGGAGAAGGCCTACTTCCAGAAACGTCGGGACTTCTACTCCGAACGCCAGAAGAAGAAGGACAGCCTCACACCCGAGGAGAAGTCCCTCAGGGCCGCCTTCGAGGTGTACAGAGGCCTGAATGCCGCCGAGCGGGAGTATGCCCGGAAGCAGGCTCCCCGGGTCATCGGCATTTTCGATAAAGTTCTTGCGGAGGAACACAGTGCCCATGGGGCGGCTGAAGGCCTCAACGACAAAGTTCTCGCCGAGGAGCAGCAGGAAGGTCAGGCCTCGAATGCGTGAGTCGAAGGACATCACCCGGGAAGAGCTGCTCAACATGATCCGTACCCTCCGCGGAGCCCTGTTCATCGGGGACCCGCCGATTGGTGATCTAAGCGGCTTGGAGCTGAGCAACATGCAGGACGAGCACGAGCAGCTCTACGACGAGACCGCCTTCGACCTCTCCGACTGCGAGGGCGACGTCAAGACCGCGGCCGAGAAGATCGCTTCTCTGGAGGAGAAGCTGGCCGATGCGAAGGCGGTCATCGAGATGAACAAGGACGTCATCTCCGAGAAGGCAGCGAAGACCTTCATCCAGGCGACCAAAACGATCTGCGAGAACGTCGACAAGCTCGGGAAGCAGATGATCGACATCATCAAGAGGGCCTGCGACGACTGCCCTCACCGGCAGACGATTCCCTGCGAGACCTGCAAGCTGGCCGAGGAGGAACTGAACCCCGATCTGGAGAAGCACCTTCGCAAGGCTTGGCTCGGGGTGGACCCGGGGGACAGCAATGGATGAGAAGATGAGGAAGATCCTCAAGCGGGCCGACGGGTACGAGATGTCGGACGAGGAGCGCGAGGAGCAGCGCCGCAGCTTCGCCCACGGCAACGTGAGCCTCCACAACCCGAACGTGACCCGAGAGCTGATCGACCAGGAAGCCGAGAAGCTGAAAGGTGGGAAGTAGGATGTCGAAGTTCCAAGAAGGTGACGCGGTACGGGTCAACGCGGAAGGTAAGGAGTATCACGGTGCCATGGGGATCGTAAAAATCCCCCGTATCCAGTGCACCGACGACCCCATGAACCTCGTGGGGGTGGTACTCGACATGGATGCGTACTCCGGAGTGGCCCGGTGGTTTGCGGAGGATGACCTCCTTCTGAAACACAGGAAGACCACCAAGTCCTTGGAGCTGAGCCATCTGACACCGAAGGAGAAGGATCTTTCGGTGAAGGACGTTCCTCGAACGAAGTTCGAAGACCTGGTTTCGGGGCCGATCCTCCCGAACACCCCCATCACGCGGGAGAGAATCGAGAAGATCCCTCTCGCAGCATCCCTGTTCAAGGAGGGCTACTTCAACGCGGACCTCGCGTATGCCGAAAGGCGCATGTTTGCAGCTCTCGGGGTGAAGAAGGAGCTTCTCCAGGTGGATCGAGATCACTTCGAAAAGCAAGAGGCCGTGGCTCACGGGTTCGAGAAGCCGAACCCCGAGGTGCAGAAGCGTTCCACGGCCGAGAAGCTCGCGCTGTTCGCCGAGTCGTACGGCATGTCGAAGGAAGTCTTCGGTGATGGTAGCGAATTCACGGTTAAGATCCCCGGGGATGCAGCACGGAGGGAGGCCATGAAGATCCGTCTGAGAGAGATGAAGGACATCCTGGACCGAGGCCTCCGCATCCCGAAAGAACACATGGCCGAGTACAAGTCCCTGGTGGACGAGGTGGGGGAGGAGTACCGGCTCGACATGGAGGGGAAGCTGGCCGACATACGAATACAGCGAGCCGCGGAGATGACCAAGAATCTGGGCATGAATATGAATATATTTCCCAAGTTCTCCTTCGACGTGGTCGAGTGGGACCGGGACATATCGAAGTCCTCCCTCAAGGAGACCTGGAGCGCGACCATTGTGCTCGCCTCCGGCAGAGAGGTCTCGATCCCGGATCCGAACCCCGAGAAGTGGGAGCTGGTCGAGACCAAGAAGGATCTGCCGATCAAGAAGATACTGATCACCCCACTCAGCGGGATCAATCAACCCGGCAACGAGGGAAAGGTCTACCCTGTCGTCCATGAGGCGGGACGGTGCTGGATCAAGGACATGGCCCGGATCGTGTCCCAGACCGAGCGCGTCAGCCCCTTCGAGGAGCGCTTCTCGTACCTCGTCGAGCTGCGGCACTTCAAGGAGAAGGCCGTCGTGGAGAACTCCTACACGAACGCGCTGCCGACCCTCTCGGTGCTCTGGTAGGCCATGAAGAAGTTCGGTACAGGAAGGTGCGCCAACCGCGCCCACTGCATGCAGGAAGACCCTCAGCTGGAGCGCTGCGCAGGGAAGGTCAACTGCCTCGACTGGGCTCCGAGCGGTCTCAAGGTACGCCACGACGAAGGGTGCGACGGCAACTGCGGGATCGTGTTTCAATGCCCTGGCTGCCGGCACGTCTTCGGAGCCTGCCTCGGGATGGGCAGCACCGACTACTGCAACGACTGCGCATACGACGAGGTATCACATGGTTGACCCGAGCCAGACACCGCCTCCGTGGGTCAGCTGCATGATCCGGGATGTCATCGACCGGGACTTCTTCGGCAGTGGGTTCCGGGTAGGACCTTGGCACTACGTCTGCGGAAAGTGTGGGTTCCGAATCCGCCTCGCGGATCTCGATCCGGAGAAGCTCGATGAGTGCCCGGAGTGCAAGTGGGCCGGACCCAAACCCCACGATTATGGAGACGCGATCCTACACAGGCTGTGGACCAAGGCCGTCGGCACCGCAGACTACTGCAAGGAGGAGTGGAAGGCTCTGGAGAAGCTCGTCCACGCCGGCATCGAGGCCTTGAAAAAGAAAGTGAAGCCATCATGAGAGAAATGGGTCGCAGCATCACCTTTCACTTCCCCGACAAGAGCGCCGAGCCGATCTTGGAACTCAAGGAGTGCGGGGACATCCTAGTCCACGGCAAGGTCGTCGAGAACGACAAGGAGCTGGTGGACGGCCTGCGGGAGTGGCTCGCCTTGGGTCGAACGGCGATGCAGGAACGCGCAGAAGCGGCTTTCCCTTGCGTGGAGGAGGTCCTCCACAGTGACATGCACGCCAAGGGGAATTACAGCTTCTGCCCCTACTGCGGGAGGGACCTGAGGACATGAGCTTCATCTCGATGGATGTTGAGTCGGATGGGCCGTGCCCTGGTCTGTACTCGATGGTGAGCTTCGGTGCCGTCGTCGTCGAGCCCGAGCTGAGCAGGACCTTCTACGGCCAGACGGCTCCGATCTCGGACCTGTGGATCCCGGAAGCGCTCTCGGTCAGCAGCACCACCAGAGAGATGCACCTGAAGTTCCAGGAGCCCAAGAGAACGATGCTGGAATTCCTGAACTGGGTGGTGTGGGTCTCTCCAAACAAGCCGGTGTTCATCTCCGACAACCCGGCGTTCGACTGGTCGTTCATCAACTACTACTTCCACAAGTTCCTCGGGAAGAACCCGTTCGGGCACTCCGCCCGCAGGATCGGAGATCTGTACTGCGGGCTGGTGAAGGACGCCGGCAGGAACCACGAGTGGAAGAAGCGCCTTCGGAAGACCGTGCACACGCACCACCCGGTCGACGACGCCAAGGGCAACGCCGAGGCGATCCTGGAGATGCAGAAGATGGGCCTGAAGATCAACCTGGAGGGGAAGTAGATGTTCCGTAAGCTGAGCATCGAAAAGATCCCCGACCCTGGGAATGTCGGCCTTGGTCTCGGCCTTCTCGACGGTCGGCTGAACGCCTTCTTGGGCTGCTGGAGGCAAGGGAAGCCTTGTCAGCCCAACTGCGTGGCGTTCGCAATCTCGCACATAGATCTCGAAGGGGAGGACGTCCCTGTGATCCGCTGCCGGGTCATGGAGGACAGCAACATCATCGGTGAACTGGTCCCTCACAAAGAGAAACCCTCGGAAGGGAAGCTGATCGAGTTCCCGGGAAAGGACAAGAACTGAGATGGTACCTTACGGCGGAGGAACGCAAGGCGTCGGAACTCTCATGTTCTGCGGAGCCCTGTACGACTCGTGCTACGACACCTCGTCGGGAACGGTCATCATCCCCAAGAGACGCCGTGGGCCTGTATATGTCCGGTACACCTACCGGTTGAAAAGGCCCAAGCTGCGCTACCCGACCATCATCCACAAGCCCAGCGTTCCGCGCAGGGCCGAGCCGATGCCGCAGCCAAAGGCCATCGAGGTCTCCCCCAAGTCGACCAGGAGGGTGACCCTCGTCGCCTGGACCCGAGGGCACGTCCCGAAGGACCTCAGCTTGCGGACGCTCAAGATGTTGACCATTACCCGGAGGTAGCAGTGGCACGCATTCGAACAGTGACAGTTACCGGCCAGGGCACCGTAAGGTACGGCATGTACGTGAAGTCCCCGCGGCCCTTCGTGGAGCACCAGGCGAAGATCGACTTCGACAAGGTCCACCTCATCGAGGACGGGAAGATCTACATCCTGGTGAAGTTCTGCGAGACGGACAAGGGCGTCGAGACGGTCTTCGAGTGCCGGGAGACCAAGGAGCAGCTCGAAGCGCTGCTGAGCGAGCCGGAGAAGGAGGCGACCTGATGTGGTTCGACCCTGTAGGAATTTTTCCGTGGAAGGCCCTGGGCCATGTGCTCCTCTGGGTACTCCTCATCGGTGCAATTGTACTGATGCTGGTCGTGTCCTTTCAGAAGTGCTCTGAAGACAAGGCCTCCTACCGAGAGACCAGCACTCTCTGCCAAGACAAGGTGAAGGCAATGAAGATCCACCCCATAGAGGCACGCACCGCGTACGATCTCTGCTTGGAGACGGACGGGAGGCTGCCATGACGGACAGGGTCTGCGCTCTGACGGTGATCCTGGACCATGACATGCGCACCGATGACGTGGACGACCTGGTGCGGGCGATCCGGCAGCTGAGAAACGTCGCCAACGTCATTCCGGAGATCTCGGAGCCCTTCGCGGAGGCGACTGCTCGGACGCGGCTCGCGCTGGAGCTGCAAGAGCAGTTCCGCGGGATCATCGACAAGCTGTGGACGAGGTAACGATGGGGGACAAGAAAAAACTCGGCTTGGCGGGGATACCGTCCATTTGCGGCTGGTGCGATATGGACCCGGAGAAACGGAAGGAAGAGAACCGGCGCAAGCCTCCTTGCGACCACTACGAGAGCCGCCCAAACTCGCATCCGTTCCTGTACGAAGCGTTCTGTAAACACTGTGAGCATCCTCCAAAGTGCCACCCCGGGTACACCGGATTCGGGTCTCTCGGTCCGAAGGTCAGCGAAGTGCTCAAACCGAAGAAGCCGAGCCTGAACCGCCGGCCGAGTGCTGCCTCGAAGCAGAAAGCTCTCGCGCTGGAGTGGTCCCACGAACTCAGCGCGATCTACAAGAAGCTGAACACCGCCAAGGTGGCGCTGAGGAAGATCGCCTCGTGCAAGAGCGTCGTCGAGGGCGACACCGTCGACATCGCGCAGAAGGCGCTGTCGGAGATTCAAACCTCTCCGCTGGTATGAAAAAGAAGATACCTGAAGATGGGAAATTGTCAAGAACGAAAGAAGTGAAGGTTCCATGAGCAACAAGATCTACCACTGCAAGTACGGGCTGACTCTGGAGAATGGTGAGTTCCGCAAGGAAGACGTGACCACTGAGACGCACGGGCTAACGGATGCGTTCGTGCTGGTCTCCATCCTGCGCCACGGCGAGAGTGCGCATGACGGTGCAGTGGACACCGCCATCATCTCCTACGACGGCCAGAACAAGGGAGAGCCGATTCCGGACACGGAGATGTTCAGAACCTGGTCTTTGATGGCGAACACCCTAATCAACGCAGAAGGGTGTCCGCCCTGGCAGAAGGAGATCGCGAGGCAGGCATTCGAAGCGGTACGCGAGAAGCTCACCGGCATGAAGACCCACTAGGAGGGCTGATGTTTGTCTCGAACGAGAAAATGATCGGGATGAAGGTCACTCTGACGGAGGGTGTCTGGACGGAGAAGGGCTACTACACCCGAGGCCACATCATGAAGATCAAGGACCTCGGGAAGTGGGGCGTCTTCGTCCTGGAAGACGAGGATGGCGAGCTGCAAATCATGATGAACCGGTTCACCGTCGTGGACGAGTTCCTGGTGGCGGAGGAGGGCTGCGATGACTGAGGAGTCGTACCTGATCCTGCACGTCGGGACCATCGTGGGGGACTGCGCGGTTTGGTGGGGGCCCGATCACAGGGGCTATACCACAGACATCGACAAGGCCGGCCGCTACACGAAGGAAGAGGCTGAGAAGATCCACCGCGGCCGGCCCAAGCTGGACAAGCCGATCCCCTGGAGCAAGGTCGAGCCTCTGATCTTGAGGCACGTCCTGTTCGACAAGGCGACCAGGCTCGCACCGCCCGATCTGCGAGAAGTGAGCGACTGATGGCCTGGAGGAACTGCGAGCAGTACAGCTTGGAGAAGTGCGGGTCGGGGAAGCCCTGCCAGTTCAACGGACCCGTAAATTACCACTGCTCCGGCAAGATGCTGCCGGAAGCCGAGAGGAGGGACACCATGCCCAAAAAGAAGACCAAGAAGAAGCCCGTCGAGAAGAAGGCGCGGAAGACGCCCGTCGAGCAGTTAGACAACGTCCGGGCGGTGTCGCCCGGAGATGGATACCTCCCGGAAGAGCCCGCCGTACTCCTCGTAGGGAGGGTTGAGGAGCTGCTGACGGACATCAACCAGCTCCATGAGCAGCTAGGCGAACAAGAACAGCGGGTCGCCACCCTGAAGGACCGGCTGCGGGACATCAAGTTCGACAACGGCAAGCTCTCCGTCGAGTTCGGCTGGAACGAGGGCCCCGAGACCCCCAGCGTCCGCGTCGGAGTCTTCGCTGATCGCGGGTTCGTCTACACCGAAACCTCCCTGGAAGAGCTGGGCGAGATGGTCGAGTGGTGCGGCAGGCAGCTGGGCTGAGAGCCTCTTGACTTTCCCCTCAGCAGTGTCTATATAGATCAAATGAAGACGCGCATCCAGTTCGACTTCGACGACGAGGGTCTAGAGCTGCTGGAAGACCTGAAGTCCAGGCTGACGGCCTCCTCGCGCGCCGAGGTGGTCCGCAGGGCGCTGCTCCTGATGGACCGTGTCCAGAGCGGACAGCTGAAGGTGATCGACAAGGACGGGATCTCCCGAGAGGTCCTGCTCATCTGAAAGGACATCTATGAAGAATATGGCGCAGAAGGTCGCGGCTGCCTACATAAAATTACACAACGCCGAGGTAGGCCTTCATAACCTGATCGAGAAGGCCTTCCCCGTTGGCACCGAGGTGACCTGGGTGACGACTCGGAACGCCTTGAGCTACAGGCAGACGGGCGTGGTGATCCGTCTCGGCTACAACGACGAAGTCATCATCCGCAACTTGAGCACGGGTAGGACCTCCCGGCACTCGGCCAGGTACCTGTCCTACGCGCCGCTGTGAGGAGGAGATCATGAACACCACTTGTTACCTGGTCGGGTACATCGACCCGAAGACCCGCACGGTCACGCACGTCCAGACGGCGAGCGAGTCCGCCCAGTCGATCACGGCGCTCTTCAGCGAGTTTCCGTTCGACATCGACAACGTCTCCGCGGAGGACTACGGAGCGGCGAGGAAGAAGATGGTGCAGCTGCTCTACGAGAAGCGCACCTGGCCCCGGTGGGGCTGGATGTGGGACCTCCTCGAAGAGGACTGCAAGGAAGCTCTGGAGGACTAATTGAAGTTGGAAACCCTCGATGAAAAGACCCGTAGGTACAGAGACGAGACCCTCCTAGAAATAGAGAGCCTTGAACAGCAGCTCGCGAGTCTCCGAATCGTGGTAAAGGCTTTGAACAGTGTCCTGGAGTTCTCATCCGAGCAGACCAACCCACCCCTGAAGGCTGAAGGGCGCGCGAGCAGCCTGATAGCAGACACCATCAAGGCCGTGTGTACCACTTGGAAAACCATACGAGAGATTTCCGACTCGGCCGAAGACCTGCGAAGCCTCTCGCAGTCGAACCTCTGCACCCAGTGCCGCTGGATGTGGGAGCACGGGATTCTCGAACGACGAGAGCGCCCCTTTCGGCCCCCGCGCAAGCACCCGAAGAGATACGAGTACAAGACCCCGGACCATGGGAAGAACCCCGCAGCTGTGTCTATGGGTCAGCTCGGCGGTCGGAAGGGCGGTCCTGCGAGGGCCGCGTCTCTGACCCCCGAGCGCCGTTCCGAAATCTCCAGCAAGGCAGCCAATGCACGGTGGAAGGGTTCCAAGGACCCCCCACCACGTCCTTCCATTTATCTTGATCCGAACACGTACCAGTACGGTAAGGACTCTGAAACATGAAGACCTGGTTCGTGAATGAGCAAGGGGCCTGCTACAGCATCTATCGCGAAGGCCTCTCCAGCATCGAGAACCTGGAGTTCTCCATCGAGGTCAACCTACGGAAGTACGGGAGCCTCGTGGCGCTCATCACCAAGAAGAACGTCTGGCTCGCGGAGCGGCAGGAGCACCTCGACAACTTCCTTGACCAACACATCGACTGGTACATGCACGAGCATAACCTGGTCTCGACGACCCTCAAGGCACTCGACGTTCTGGAACCCTTCTGGCCTCTTGACTTTCCCACAGGCATGACTATATAGTCCAGAGCAGTAGCAGGAGGACACATGCCGAAGAAGAAGCCACCGCTCGCGGTACGGAAGCTGACGAAGCACGAGCTGGAGAACAAGGTCCAGGACATCCTGGACGAGAGGGACCACCTCGACGCCCAGAACATGAAGCTCAAAGAGGAGATCCATCAGCTGTATCGGAAGATCGATTTCCTGGAGCACTACCGGCGGTGGGTACTGGAACTCTCCAGCTTGGGGCTCCGGCACGCCAAGAACATCGCCGGAAGCCGCATGTCGTTGGCCGAGGGCGGTGTCGACGTCGAGAAGGAGGGTCTATGAGCACGCCGGTCGCCTGCGAAGTAGCGCTGCGGTGCACGAGCCCGGAGGGCCCTGCCAGGGTGTGCAGCTTCTATGTAACCTACGACCCTGTGACACCCGGGTACCCTCGGTGGTGCAAGTACGCGAGCACTCCTGCGGGGTTCTGTGGGCACCCCCAGGCTCGGCTCATAGCCTTCCGGGAAGCTATGAGCGAGGCTTTTGGGTTTCTGCCGGATCTGTCACCGCCCTTGTCTCTACCTACCGGCCCGCGGGGTGAGCTGACCTCGACCTCGATACTGAAGAAGGGCGGCAGCTGATGTGGGGGTGGATGGCCTGCGTCGTGGTTGCCTGGGTGATCGGGTTCGCGTTCTACCGTATCGGTTACAGCGCCGGCAGAGACGCAGAGCGGAGTCGATGCCTTCGTGCTGTCCTCGACTCCATCCCTGGAAGTCTGGAAGAGATGAGGAAGAAATGAGCGAAGCCCTCGAAAAGTACAAGGAGCTGCGAGACTACCTCTCCGACGGGCTCGACACCTGCAAGGTGACCCCCGAGCAGGAAGACGCGATCCTGGATCAGCTGGACGTGCTGTGGGACCAGCTGACGGACGAAGAGTGCAAGCTCTTGGACGCGGAGCCGCGCGGGGGCTGTCACCCTGATAACTCTCCCTACCTACCTCTGCCGCCGCACGCCGCCAAGATACTGGATGCCGCGCAGAAGCGGATCACCACCCTTGAAGCAGAGAAATCGGAGCTGCACGCGGAGATGATCGCGTTGCACGCGGATTGCGCTGGGGGGCGGGTGAGGATCGCCGCCCTCGAATCGACCGAGGCCGCCTTGCGGAAACGGCTCGCCGAGGTACTGGATTTTTACGACCTGGCACGCAGGCGGATCGCCGCCATCGAAGCCGAGGTCGCCCACCTACGCCAGCGGGAGTCGTTTGCGATGGGGAACGTGGCGCTGGACAAGATCGAGAGCCTGGAAGCTGCGCTCGAAGCGGAGCGCACCGAGCACGACGCGGCGCTAGCGGAACTCACGCGGTCGCACACCGTGGTCGAGTTGGAAGCGCAGGCGGAGATAGAGAGGCTTGAAGCCGCTCTCGAAGCGGAGCGGGGGAGGGCGGACATCGCGACCGCCAATGTGATGTATGGACAGAAGATCGAGGCGGAGTTGCGGGAGAATGTGGCCAAGTTGGAACGCAATCGAAACAGCTATTATGATCTCGAAAGTGCGGTATGTGAAATACCCGATCTCGGCGACACTGAGGACTACTGTGTAGCGATAAAACGTGTGGTGCGGGAGTGCATCAATCTTCGCACTTCCCTCACCGCCGCCCTGGCACGCGCGGAGAAGGCGGAGCGATGGGTACAGAAAGCCGACCGGGAATGGTACGACAAACTGGAGGCAGTTGAATCCGAGCGAGACGCCGCCCTGGCACGGGCGGAGAAGGCGGAGGCCGAGCGGGATAGGCTGCGGGAGGGCGGGGGTACTTGGATTCACTGCGCCACCGGCCATTGCGACAAGCAGATCTGCCCCGATGGACCCGAGTTCATCTGCATCTGCCGCGACCCTGCGGACGGGTCGTGTGATCTCGCGGAATACTGGCGACAGCAGGTGAATCCCGCTGATTCTGTGAAATGCGACGGCATCGGGTGTCCGCGTAAGGAGAAGTGCTATCGCTACGTTGTCGAAAGCACCTCGTGGCAGTCGTGGTTTTCTGCACCGCCTCTGTGCGAAGACGACTGCGAAGATTTCATCGATGTCAACGAATTGCCACCGCGCGGTGTGTGGAGGACCCCATGACTAACCTACGCGCTCAATCCGCTGCGGCGGCGAAGGAATGGGAATTGTCGGAATCAGAGGTGTCCGGTGATTGCCCACGTGACGACGACGGGGTGTTGCAGGCGTCGGGTGTGTTCGTCGCTGGCTACCTACTCGGCCACGCTGCGGGCGTGGAGGAGGGCGCGCGGAGGTTCGCGGAGTGGCTGATGGCTGATGGTGCAGAGCAGTATGATTCCATCACGGTGAGGCGGTGCGTTCCAATATTTCTTTCCGAGTTCGCCTCCTCCCTCGCGCCCGGCACGCCGACACCGGAACCCCACTGCGGATGGGCACCGGGACACTACAAAAACATTTGCTGCATCTGCGGCAAGGCATTCAGCGATTGCGACAAGCGGGCCGTGACGTGTCTGCCGTGCGCGGACAAGGAACTCGCGAAATCCTCCCTCGCGCCCGGCACGGGGGAAGAACCGAAGGGAGGCTGAGATGCCTGAGTACGTAACATTCGACACGTTCGCGGTCGTAGTCATAACCGAATTCTGCATCATGGCGGCGGTTCTCGTCGTCGTCATCGGGCGCAGTTTCGACCGGGCGTTCAGGCACCTGGAAGTCGTGACCGAATTAAGGGAACAGATCGCCGAACTCAAGCTCGCGCCCGGCACGGTGCTTGCAACGGGAGATGGACAGAAAGAGGAGGGTTGAGATGAACTCGACACAGAAGCCGCACCCGGTGGACGTAGCGATGAGCGAGATGGCGTTGAGCGCACGCACGCCGCACCCGGAGGAATTCGAGTCTAGTTACCAGATGCGCGAGGCGCAGCCGGGCGAATGCGTCAACAGCACGGACATTACCCTCCGCGCGCCCGGCCACGGGCAGGGGACGGAGGAGGAGAGGGTGGAGCGGGTTCGGAAGGCGTTCAAGGTCGCGTGGGACACGATGGCGCACGTTGACATCAACATCGACCGCGACAAGATCTGGTTCGACAAACACCCCACCATGATCGAGGCGATGTTCGGATTGAGCGATGCTATCAAGGCGCTCGCCGCCGCCGACGCCGTGCCTGGACCGGAGGTGAAGTGGACGACGGAGGCACCGAAGGAGACGGATACGTGGTGGTGGGTTCAGATCGAGACGTTGACACCGCAGATCGTTTTCTACATCGCCAGCGACACTGTGCTCAAGTCGGGAGACGAGCGTCCGCACCACGTTCACGAATTCTCTCGGTGGTGGCCCGTGCCGATCTCCGCGCCGCCGAGAGGAGGGACGAAGTGAAGACCGTTTACAAGTACACGTTCCAGATTCTGGACGACTTTGAAATTCTCATACCGACAGGGGCACGCATCCTGCACGTGGACGTGCAACGCGGGCAGCCGTGCATCTGGGCACTCGTTGATCCGAACGCCGTAGATGAGGTTCGAAAGTTTCACCTCGCGGGAACTGGACACCCGATTTACGACAAGGTCTTCGAGTATCGGCACGTCGGAACTTTCATGATGGAAAACGGCGCGCTCGTTTTTCACCTGTTCATCGCGCCGCCGGTGACGAAGGGGGAGGGCGATGACTGACGTCCAGTACGGTCCACACGTTGTATACGGCTCCCGCATTTACTACGCGCAGCCCAACATGACAGGTTCGATGCCATCACCCGGAATCGAGGGAGTGATGCAGATACAGGCCGCCTGCGGTTGGGAGTTCTTCATCTGCTCTCATTGTCGCCACTACAAGGGTGGTTGCAGTTGCGCCAAGAACTGCTTCATCACCTGCACCGGAGCGAATGCCAGCGCGTGCACGCTTTACGAAATCGAACGACGCAAGGGAGGCCCCCGATGACCGCCGAGCGCCCGAAGTGCATCGATGGGGAGAGGTGCCATCTGCTGACCATGTGGCACCACGGACATCTGGAGCTGGCACATGGGTTCTATTGCTCCCGGTACGATAAGCGACTGAGGCGAGAGAGCGCACAGACGTGGCCCACCCGCTGCGCCGCCTGCCGCCGAGATTTTCCGAACGAGGAGGTGCCGAAATGACTGACGCACGGTTCGAGGAGCTGCTGGATGAATTTCGGAGAACCTGTTTCGAGGAGGACGACGAAACAGAAGATGCCGCCCGCCTCGCGCTGGTCGCGTACTTCGAGGAGATGCTGGCAGAGCGGGACGCGGCGTTCGCAGCGGGCGCTAGGGAGATGACGAGACTGGTACACGATGAGATGGAACGTTGCATCGGAAAAGCTCGGAAGGCAAAGGAGATTACGCGCACGGCCCGACTCCGGTGTGAAATGGGTGCTGTGGTCGGCTGGATCGCGGCGTTGCAAGAGGAAATGTTCATAAATCCTGAGACGCGGCTGCGCGCCTCCCTTCCCGCGCAGATCGTGGACGAGGAGGATGAGGCACAGTGAAACAGGAATCAAAAGACACGATAGTCGCCATCGCCGTCGTTTCGGGTCTCTGTGTGGGCGCGAGTTTGGCGGGGCTGGTGATCTCATGGTTTATGGGGTTTCTGTGAACCGCACTGAGACCAGGAAGGACTGAACGATGGGCTTCTCAATGAAGGTACGAACCGAGACCGACGCCGACATCTGCCGGCGGAAAGGCTGGGTGGTTGGGACTCGGCTGGTTGGAGCTGAGTCGACAGACGGCTGGGGATACACGGACACCATCGAGATCACCGCCATCGGTGTCGAGATGGTCCTGGCGAGGACCGTGCTCAAGGACGGGAAGTTCGGTCACGAGCAGGGCTGGTCGTTGCAGTGGAGAGACTGGAAGGAGGTCCCGAAGTGACACCGAAGAGATTCCCGATCATGAGCGGTCCGTCGATCCCTTGGGAGATGATCGCCCCCTACGAGGGACAGGCCCTGACGAACCACGACCAGTCCCTGGAGGACCTCGCCTGCCGCGGGGGCCTCGACCCGGCCGAGGCTCTGGCCGTGCTCTCCTGCCTGAAATGGAGGGACTCTCCGTGGAGCAAGCCGGAGGTCCGCAACTCGCCGGCCCCGCTGGAGGAGCTGGAGCGGCGCAGGGCCGAGTTCGAGGGTCCTCGTGAGAGGATCTCCCAGCTCGAAGCAGCCCTCCGCGACAAGGACCTGGCACTGGCGGAGGCCGGAGCGCTGGTGCTGAACCACGAGGGACACCTCGCCCGGCTCGACGTCGAGCTGGAGAAGCTGACCGAGCGCTTCGACGACTCCGAGGCCGAGAACGGGAACCTGGGGGAGGAGTGCGGAAGGCTGGAAGAAGAGTGCTCCAAGCTGTCTGCCGGCATCTGCGAGCACCTGCTCGGGGATGCCCACGGCAACCCGACTTGCGCTGCTCGGGAGCAGGTGAGGAAGATGGAGAACGGCGGCTGCGACGGTTGCCCCTCGTTCCGCATAGAGCAGACCTTGCAGCAGGACCGGTCGAGGCTTCACGCCGAGCTGGAGAAGACCCAAGAGAAACTCAAGGCCGCGGAGGTCGAGGCCATCCAAGGTCGTCACGCCGAACGGTGGGCGAGCGCTGCGATGGTCTACCTCGCCGGCAAGATCTCGACGCCCGAGAAGATCTCCCCCGAGTGGATACAGGAAGCGCTCAAGCAGGCCGAGAAGCTCCTCGCGGAGCTGGACGGGGAGGCGTGCGAGCAGTGGCGGGTGGCGCAGGCAGCGTTCCTCGCCGCCGCCAGCAAGGAGGCCGTGCAGGCGTTCGCGGACAAGGTCCAGAAGTTCTGCATCGAGCGACACGGGTTCGGGGCTGTCTACGAATTCGTCGGCGATCTCATGAACCCCACCGAGACCAAGGGCTGAACATTGGAATCCCTGGACGACAAGACCAGAAGGTACCGAGACGAAACCCTCCAGGAGCTGGAAGCACTCGAACTCCGGGTCGCCGTTTTGAGGGGTGTGATCAAGACCTTGGACGACATCCTGACACCTTCCAAGGAGACGGACGCACCGTTTGGAGAGAATTCCGAAAAGCCGGCACCTAGAGGTACTGATCAGAAGATCTTCACCGCCTGTCAATCCTGGAAGACTGTCCGCCAGCTCTCCGACCTCCAGAAATTCGGGAACCTCTCAAAATCGAACATCAGCACCAGGTGCCGAGACTTGTGGGTGCGTGGGTGCCTGGAACGCCGCCAAGTCGCCCTCCCGCCCCACAACCCTCTCAATCACCAGGAGTACGAGTACCGATCCCTGAACGCAGGGCCTGCCTTCTGGTCCGGAAGGATACCTCGTCGAAGCTATGGCGACTTCGAGAAGATCCTCCGCCAATGGTTCGAAGAGCACGACACCTGGTACACTATCCACGATCTGAAGAAGCTGATCCCGGGATTCTCGGTGGTCTGCCACGCCAACTTCAGACCGTACCTCATAAGGCTCCTAGACAAGGGCTTCCTGGAGCGGGAGGACGTCCCCTTGAAGCGTCAGGGAGCCCCCCGAGAGCACCGATACCGTCGCAAGCCCTCTTGACAGCTCCCGAGGCCGGCGGTATCCTCTTCCTCAGACAGACAGGTAGTTCGAAAACAGAAGACAGAAAGAGAGGCATCCAATGTTTCTAAAAGTCATGTACACCCCCACAGAGAGGCTCGGAGATCCGGACTTTGTACCGGATCAAGGATCTTACATCCTCGGAGATGTGGCTGAAGTCAGGTTCACCCCTGTCGCGATCTTCAACGGCAACTTCGATTTGAAACTCCTTGGTCGAACAGCCCCAGACGGTATCCCTCCTGCCAGCGAGCATGTGAAGATCTTCAGCATGAGGACACACCTGAAAGCTGAGGAGGGCGGGGTAGTCAAAATCAACCTGGCGCAGCTGATCGTGACCCTGAAGGACAGCCAGGTCCGCTTCGTCTACTTCGACGAGGAGGCCTACCTGTGCGGAGACGACGGAAAGACCCTTGAGAAGTTCTCCGCCCGGGTAAGCCTCAAAGATCTCGAATAGGCCTACGAGTCGCCTGTCTGTCTACCCTTGAACCCTACCCCGGCCTCATGCGGGCAGTCGACCGAGCTTCTTGACCATGCGGGTGTAGACGATCAAGGACAACTCCAAGCAGTATGCGAAGGCATACTTCTGATGCTCTTCCCGGGAGAACCACTCACTCCCTTCCGGGGCCCACAGAGGGCAGAAGTGGCATCCTCCCCAGTTGCAGTAGTCCCTGTCGTAGATCGCGTACCTGCCGTCCTCGATGGTCTCGGCGATCACCATCGCGACCTTGCCCCGGTCCCCATACACCTCCAGGAACTCCGAGTACGCCGGCCCGTTCAGCTTCGCGATCTCCTCCCAGGTCCACGGGGTAGGATCGCTGTAGTTCACCTTCTTCATGGGATCCTCCGGACGGTGACGTACACCTGCTGGGGCGTGTCGGTCGGGTAGGCTCGCTCGAACCATGCCCGAGCGAGCGCCAGGCTCGTTGCGAAGGGGTTTCCGAACAGGGGCGCGATGATGGTCAGCACAGGGTTCGTGTCGTTCATGACGCTCACCAGGCCTCCCCCGCGGCGCGGATGTGCCCGTCGTGTTCGAAGTCCTGGATCACGATGGTCAGGACCCGCGGCCCCTTCTGGACGTACCCGATGTGGTCTCCACCCTCCTGAGGGTACACCGGCTTGATCGGCCGGGTCTCCGACACGGACACGGAGATCTTCGACATGTCCTCCCGTCTCCGGTACTCGTGCAGGCGTGCCACCAGGTAGTCCAGGGTCTCCAGGTTCAACGCATTGATCTCCTCTTGGGAGAGAACCTTCGGCTGCTCCAGGGGCTCCCCGGTCGTCTTGATCAGCTTCCTCTTCTTGCTCGGCATCCTCTTGCTCCTCTTTCTATGCGCCCTGCTCAGAGGGCTCTTGAGAGACCTTCTCAACTACACCCATGACCCCACAGAAATCACATCGGAGTGGGATTCCTTTTTTCGCGTTGGCTCCCCAGACCTTGAGGCAGTTGGTGCACCTCACCTCGACCCTCTTGATCTGCTTCGGAGGACGTTCACGGTGGTACAGGGTAGCCTTCGGACGCAGATCAATGTTTATTCCAGCACCACTACAACGTGGGTTCGGGCAGTGAGCAACAGAGCCCTCCCACCGGATGCGACGAGGGTAAAACTCCCTCCTGCCGCAAATGGTACACCGTAGAACTCGACATCGGGCCACCACCTCGCCCGTAACGGGATCGAGAACATCTTCGATCTTCGATGGGTCGAACTCCTGCATCCTCTTGCTCCTCCTACACGCCCTCATTCTCTGAGAGCGGTCTTCAACGTTTTGTACGTGTACCCCGCCCTCCCCTTGCGAGGGTACCTCCCGGGAGGACAAGGAACGGCGGATCGGCGCTCCAGGAGCCCACCCAGCCACAGAAGGCGGCACCGCGTGCTGATCCCCGCGGGGTGTCTCCCTTGCAGCTCAGGGACCACCTCCATGAGTTCGTTGATCGTCTTCCAATCAACGCACGCCGCCAGAAGCAGGTCGTTGATCCTCCCAGATCCCCTGGACGCCCTGAGGTGCGCACGAGGGTCGTCTTCCAGGGGTTTCTCCCCCTCCAGGATTCCGTCAACCATGATTATCAAAGCCCTCAGCTCCTCCATGCGGGCCAGAAGCCTCTCGATCTCTTTTGCAGCTCCATCTTTGCAGCCGATCAGCTTTTGCTTCATAGTGCGTCTCAAGGTAACACCTCCCGTGGCTGAATATATAACACAGCCACCTTCCCAAGGTCAACCCTGTAGATCGCACGATCCCAAGGTTCCAACCTTGAGGGGGCCTGAGGTCCCCGGGTTCCTCAACCCTCGGCAACCCTCCCTTCAACCCTCGAACCTATACTTACCTCCAACCCTTGTAAGGTTACCTCAACGTAGGGTTCGACTCGGCAACCCTCCACCGATCCCTCCAGACCGAGATCGCGATCCCTATTTTCCCCTGGGGGCCCAACCCCGGGTACCTTTGGTTCAAGGTTCAGCTGAAGGGTTGCTGAAGGTCCAACCCTGCCTTGCCCTGGGGTTGGGGTAGTCTTGGGAAGGGTTGGGAAGGTTGGAAGGGTTGGAGGTTGGGGTCGACCTTGAGGGGCCGCCGGCAGCAAGGGGTTCCGTCTGAGGTGTCCAGGGTTCCTCCAGCAGGGTTGGCCTAGGGTTGGCGGCCCAGGGTTCGGCCGGGCTCGGGCAACCCTACCTGTACCATAGGAGGGGACCCAAACCTTGGCCGGATCTAGAAGCCAGGCTCCTTTTTGGGCAGGGTTGTAGGGGAAAAAGGGGACCCGGAATTTTCGGGAAATATTATTCAATGATTTCAAGGATTTGTAAGGTATAGGATGGGACCCGATGGGATTTTGGGAATGTTGGGGAGGGTCGGTGTATATTGGGGGCAGCCCCCGATCTTTCGAGATCGCGCGATCTAGCACGCGATCCGATGGGGATCGCGCAATCAGGGGCAGAGATTGCCCAATCCCCCCGCAATCCTCCCCGATCTCCCCCGGCCTCCCCGATCCATCGGCCGATCCCCGCCCATGCTCGGCGCAACCTTGGCCCTACACCTTTAACATACCGTAATCATTAGCTAATCTCTACCAACATGTGCGAGCGCCGGCCGATCCATCGGGCTCGTGTCCAGGTCCATCGATTGTGGTTCAAGGTGGGCGGAGATCGGCGAAGGTCCGGGCGGCCCGACAAGGGCCAAGCTCGGCCCGTACCAGGCCAAGATTGGCCGATCTCGGCCGACTCTTGATGGAGATTGGGGGAGATCATCGAGGGTTGACGGATGGTTGCGCGATCTCTAGGCGGGATCGATGGAGATCGCGGGATCGAGGGTTGGATGTGGCATGTGTTGTGACCTTTTTGCGAGGTACGCAAAGATTGCGCGATCTCTGTCGGGTGATGATGTGATCGTGGGGCTGCTCCAATCCACCTCCCCCCTATATGCCTACATCTCCCCCCTCCCCCTACGTCTACCCCTAACCGATCCAAACGATCCGAGATTTCCCCATAATCCCGATCTCTTACCTATCACCCCGATCTCCCCCTCGTGCCGAGATTCACCGGCCCGGTATGGTCACATATGGTCATGACCATACATGTATGGTCACGGGAATGTATGGTCACGCCGTGACCATATATATCTCCAGCCTCGGCGAGTAGTCAAGATCCCGGCCCGTCTCCTATAGGCTTGTCGAGGCTCGCGGAGCGCCGCCGTGGGCCGGTCCCTTGTCCTTCCCCCCTGGTAGGGGTAGGGTTTCGTTCGAGGCGACTGGCGAGCCTACCAGGGGGCTTGTCTAGGGTTGTCGGGATCTCAGGTTTCCGGTTGACCTTGGGCGAGGGCTCGGCGAGGGTTGCCATGGACCTGCGGAAACCCCTGGTGGGACAACTAGCGGCCTTTGCTACCTACCAGGGGAACACCTACCAGGGGAGAGGTTGACCCTTGACTACCAGGGAAAGAGCTAGTCTACCTTTCCCCCCTGCCCCTAGCTGGCAACCTGGAGATCTCCCCCCTCATCTTTGTTTTGAGTGGGTCGAAGGTTGGGGTAGTCTGGAGTGGTTGACTGTAGGTGTCGAAGGTTGGGCGAGGGTTGGCCTACGTGTGCACCCCCCACCTCGGATCGCTGGCACCGTAGAAGATTGCCCCACCGTTGAACCAGAACCGGCCGCCCTTCTCCATGACGAAACTGAACGACTGCGGAGCGAAATCCGGGAACAGCTTACAGATCGTGGCGTCCGGCTCGCCCTTCTCGCGGGCGTCGTGATTGGCGTACCCGTCGAGGTAGTCCAACACCTCGCGGAGCTTATCCCCGATCCCCTCCGCCTCGGCGAAGGCCACGACTGCGTTGTAGTGTTCCTCGTTCCTGATTTCCAGTGACATGGGTTCACCTTCCCCTTGTTTGCGGTCCCCGATCTCCCCGGTGTAGTCCGGTGTAGTTACGCGGCGCACACCTCCCCGTCCATGTCGACGGTGCGGTCCGTGCCGTCCTCGATGCACGCCAGGGTGTACGAGTCGCGAGCGCGGCGGGCGGCCTCGCGGCGACCCTTGGCCTCGGCGTCGATCTCGACTCCCATGATCGCCAGGTCCCTCGCATCTACCAGGGCCGCGACCTCGGCCTTGCACCGGTCCACGACCGCGACGGCGCGGGCGATCTCGAACGGGTGCGCCAGGTGCCGCACGACTTCGTTGATCTGCCCCGTCGCCCGGTCCACCTCGACGCGCCGGACGGTCTTGTCTACCGTGGACAACTGCCGCACCGCGAGCGCGAGATTGCTCTTGGCCTTGTCGATCTTCCGGTTGTAGGTGTCCGCGATGATCTTGATCTGGGGGTTGATCTTGGTCGCCATGTCTCGCACCTCCCGTGGGTTTTTCTGCTACCCTACCAATATAACCATCGGTTTTGGGCGTGCAAGTGGTCGCCGGTCGATTCTCAGGGCTGGCACGCCTCGCGCCCCTTGCGGGTGTCCCTAACCCACTCCCCGAAATCCCATCGCCACCCCTTACCCTTGGGCGGGCTTAGATCGGCCTCGTCTACTTCCAGATCGGCCTCAACGTCTTCGAGGACGACGTTACCCACCGTCAAGATCGCTTTGCCGTCGCGAATCTCCCACCGATGGATCACGATCCGGTAGTCTTGATCCGGCGGCGACGATCCCGAAATGATCGCCCACGTCGACATGGACACCGGGACGGTTGACAGGGTGCGAACGTCTAGTAACACCGCTTTTCTGCCGTTCCGCGACGTTACCAGATATCCCCGCGCCATGTTCCGCCCCTTTCCGTTGTTCGTTCCCTACCCTCACAACATAACCACCCGTGGCGGGCGGTCAAGGGGTGGGGTGGTCGATTCTCTAACCCTCTTCCTTCCACGCCTTCCAACCCTCCGGCAACCTCCCGACGAGGGTATCGATCTCAGAAACGAGCCTTTCGTGTACCGCCAGATCGGCCGCACCCCACGGCCCGCCTTTATCTCGTACCTTGCGCCTGAGATCGATCAACTCTCCCCAAGCGTACAAGAGATCGTCCATGAGGGTTTTCATCGGGTGCCTTCCTAGTCCGCGCAACCGGCCGACTGTACCGCGATCTCGCGGCGGACGTTCGCCAAGGCGCGGGCGAGGATCTCATGCTCGCGGGGCGAGTAGGACGCACCCGACAGGAGATCGACGAGCGCCCGGACGATCCACGACTCCCGGACGACGGCGGGCTTGTCCGCCGCGATGCACTCGTGCGCGAACCTGGAGATCCGCACGATCCTGTCCTCGGCCTTCTCGACGGCGCGGGCGTTCTGCTTGGCGACGTTGATCCGCTTGGCCGTCTTCCCGTCCACGTTGACCCTCGCGATCTCCATCAGCTTCGCCATGTCACACCTCCCGGTGTTGTTCGTTTTCCCCTTGCGGCCCGGCGAGGAGTCGAACCTCGCTAACCCGTGATCTAGGCTACTAGAATATATCGGGCCGTATCTCTATCTCGCTTCCGTTCTCTTTCCCCTGCCCTTCCAATATAACCATCGGTTTCGGCCGGTCAAGGGGTGGACCGGTCGATTCCCCGCGACTCTTTAACCATCCGATCCAGGTCGAAAACGCTGTCCGGGATCGCCCCTTTCCGCCCCAAGAGATTCCGCGCCATGGCCGTGGTTCCGTTTGCGTACCAAACCGTAACGGTCCCGGAGCGCCGGATCGAAACCTGCAACACTCCGATCAAGGCCGCGACGAACGACGGCGGGACGATGACTTGAACCATACCGCGCTCGATCTCGTTGACGTTCATTCGGTCCCCCTCGGTTGCGGTCGTTGCCTCTCCCACCCAATCTAACCACCGGCTAGCGGCGGTCAAGGGGTCGAGCGGTCGATTTACCACCCGCGAGTGGCCTGCCGGTATGCGTAAACGATGGAGTCTCGCCGCCCGCCGGTCATGGCCTCATTTTCGCCCGCCGTCGTCATGGAGATCGCGCCCGCCTTGTTCCGCTTCATGAAACCGCCCGAGATCAAGGTGTCGAGTTCTTCCGTCGTGACACCATACTCTTTCAACGCTTCGAGGCGATACGCGCCGCCCTTCGTACCCCGGACCGTTCCGAGAATGACCCTCTGACGCTCGGAAAGCTCGGCCTTGGCCGGGAGTAGGGGCGCGAGCGCCGCCGGGTTTACGCGGATCGTGGCGTACACCGGACGCCCGCCACCTTTGTGGCCCGTGATCACGGCCCCGTTCTCAGGGATCGGGTAATCCTTCCGGTCATTGTCTACCGCGTTGCGGGGGTTAAACATGTTCGCACCACCCCACGATCCCCACTCGGTCCGGTACTCGCCCGTCTCCAGGTTGACGACGGTCGCGAAAGCCTGGTATCCGTCGCCGCCCGCGCCGCTCAGGCTCGCCGTTTCGGCTGGCATGACGTCGATGCTTTTCCGCCCGTACCCCACGGAAGCGAGCGCCCTTTGAAGCGCCGCCGGAAGCTCTTTCACGTCCACCGCGATCCTGCCGTTGTCGAACGCCATGATCCCCACCTCCCCGGTTGCGTTGCTTGCCTACCCCCAATCTAACCACCGGCTAGCGACGGTCAAGGGGTGGGCCGGTCGATTCTGCCCATCTCGCCGGAGGGCTCTAGTTGCCCCGCTAACCGGCGAGCGCCCGGAGGACCCACCGGAGGGCCACCGCGAGCTTTCCGCCCACTGTGGGGCGCGTGGCGGCCTCGCAACACCGTTTCAGCTTGCGCCCGCTACCGCAAGGGCAGGGGTCATTGCGCCCTGTCTTCATTTAGAGCGCCTCGTATTCGACCTTGGCGAACGTGACCCTCGCCCGTTGCAGGGACGTGTCGATTCCGAGAATCGTGTACACGTCGAGCATGGCAAGCTCGACCGCCAGACGCTTCGCCGCGTGATCCTTCGCCATGTGAAATTCTCCTTGTCGTGGGGTGGGTAGTCGGCCCGCCCGGTTCGATTCTACTCCCGGCCCGTCTCAACCTCGAACGTGGGGATCGCGACCATGTTCGGCGCGACCTTGTCTTTCACGAGCGCAACGACCTGTCGGTCCAAGTCGAGATCGAGCGTCAAGCGGCACACCTCGCGGAGCATGGACCGGGAAGCGTAGCAAACCACCCGGCAATCGTCGAAAATCCCCTTGCCCCGTTTGAACCCCAAACGATCCGCGTCCGGCCGGTCCAACAGGTCCATCAAGCGGCCGAACGGCACCATTTCGACGTCCCGCTTTCCCATGTTGCGCCCCTTTCGGTTGTTCGCTTGCCTATCCCCCAATGTAACCACCGGGGCCGGGCTGTCAAGTGCCTAGCTTGCGAACCTTTCGAGGTGCGACTCGACGCCCAAGGCTTTCCCCTTGCGGCGGATCGCCTCGCGTTGCATATCATCGACGAGGGCGACCATAGCCGCGCCGTCGAACCTCCCCGCGCCGTGTCTCCGGTTGCACTCCAGGTCGACAAGATCGCCGTTCGACTTCTCGAATTGTGCCCACACGTTCCGCAACCCATCAAAACCGGAACACGGCCACGAATCCATGAACCTCTCGATCTCGTCTTCCCCGAAAGAAATGGAGTAGAGAGATCCGTTGTCGTATACGCGGATCGCCATGTCGCGCCCCTTCCGGTTGCGGTCGTTGCCTCTCCCGCCCAATGTAACCACCGGTTGCGGGCTGTCAAGCGGTGGGCGTGCCGTTTCCCTACTCGGCCGCAAGCTCCGGGTACCGCTCGATCTTGCGTTGCCTGTCCTCCTCGATCTCGCGAGCGCGGATCGGCGCGACATGGGCAAGCCAACGTTGGTGGGACGCCTCGGCCTCGGCCCGCCGTTTGTTGTCCTCGCGGGTGCGTGCGGCTTTCCACGCGGCGGCGCTCCGGGGACTGGCGTCCTCGCTGGCGCGCTTTGCGGCGGCGAGCGCCCCGGTGCGGCTGGCGAAGCCCTGGAACGACTGCGGGGTCGTGACCGCGCCCGTCTTCCGGTTGAACCGTCGAACGGTGTACAGCCGCTTTCCCGCCGGGTAGTTGCAGATCCCCCGCATACGCTCGGAGGTCACGAAGTAGCACCCGCCCGGACCGTCGAACGCATCGAGGCACACGCGCGAGTCGAAGAACCGCATCGCATCGCGGTCGAAAAAGTGACCCTTCGCGACCTTGCGGATCTCGTCAGTCGTGTAGAACCTCATACCGCACCTCCCGGTTGTTCGTCTCGCCTTGCCCCAATGTAACCACCGGGGCGGGACGGTCAAGGGGTCGCCGGTCGATTTCCTACTTGGCGGGCTTGTCCTCCTCCTCGTCTTCCTCCTCCTCGTCGTCGTCCTCGTCTTCCGGGATCGGGTTCTTCTCCCGCCACTCGTCGAAGATCGCGCCCTTCTCGCCCTCGTACCAGCCCAGAACCGTTTGTTCCAGGTAGCAAAAGATCGCGATTTGTTGCCGGTTGTCCGCCGTCGTCTCCATACCCGCGTTGTCGAGCGCCGCCTCGAAGTCGGAAGCGTACAGATACCACAGATCCCGAATCTCCCCGTTGTAGATCGGAGTCGCGCCGTCGATGATCTCGTGGATCGCGCCCCTGTCGTCGAGATCGTTCAGATCCGGGGCTTCGTCCGTGTCCTCATCCCCGTTGCTATCCAGGTACGAAAGCGCCTCGTCTTTGACGCTATCACAAGCCGACTTGACCGTTTCGTCCAAGGTGTCGTTGATCTCAACGGTGCGCTTCATGTCGTGCCTCCCGGTTGTTCTTTCCGCCTTGCCCCAATGTAACGCCTGGTTTCAGGCGGTCAAGGGGTAGCCGCGTCGATTTTCAGCCCTCGGAACCGGTGCGCTCGCACGGGGGGACCGGCGGACGCTTCGCGCGGCACTCGTCTTCGAGCTTCGAGTACACCAGGAAACCGTTGTCGATCTCCGCGACGTTGCACAAGAAAGCGATCTGGTGCGCTATGAGGCGAACCGCCGCGTCCTCGCGCGGATTCGGGCCGCCCTCGTTACCCGCCTCGTCGGCCGCCTTGACGAGCGCGCGGGCGATTGCCCGGACGTTGCACGCGCCCTCTTGGATCTCCAGTGCTTCCCGATGACGGTTCGCCATGACTCACACCTCCCGGTTGTTCGCTGTCCCTTGCCCCAATGTAACCACCGGCTAGCGGCTGTCAAGTGCTAAACGCACCATCCGTCTTCGGCACCTCCGAAAGAGTTGTAGGCACCCGTGCGCGGGGTGTGGATCTTGATCGCCGCGCCGCGTGGGTCACCGTTGAAATGGATCGACAGGCCGATCCGCTTGGCAAGCTCTTCGGCCTTGGCGCGGAGCTTGGCCTCGCGCCGCTCGTCTCGGATCATCCCCTCCGTGTCCTCGCGCCCCGTCCGCTCGTGGACGTAGCCGTTGCACTGGCGGGTGAAGATCGCGCGGAGCGCCCGCTCGATCCTTTCGAACGTGACGGTGTCCTCGACGGCGTTGAGAACCGCGAGCCGGGTAGGCTGTTTCGTGTAAGACTGGGAAGGGCGGCACGGTGCATCTTCGCCCAAAAACTTCGAAATTCCGCCGCACTCCTCGATGATCGTCAACGCGGTGCGAAGCGTCTCCATTGTGATCTTGGGCTCTTTCATGGCGTCCCTCCCCCGGTTGCGGTCGTTGCCTCTCCCGCCCAATGTAACCACCGGTTGCGGGCTGTCAAGTGCTAGCCGGTGCACTCGGCGCGGAACATGGCCCTCGCCTCTTTGACCGTGTAGTACATGTACTTGCGCCGCACCAGATACCCGCCGACGATTGCGGACAGAACCAGATACCCGTTGATCTTCTCGACTGTGATCTTCATGGTCCCTCTCCTACTTGAAGAATTCCACCGTGGGGAGAATCTCGCGCACGGCTGTTTTCGCCTCTTCGCGGCTGTCCGCCCGAACGAACACCTCGACAGTCCGATCCGCGTTGACCGCGTGATACAGATTGGCGGGCATTCCCCAATACGCGCCGCCCGTGTCATAGCAACCGTCCACGAAGCGGAGACGGCGGAGGTGGAGCTTGCACGCGGGGCCGACGTTGTAGTACGTGGCACCTTTGTACTCTTCCGTGGGAATTCGGTTCCCGCGACCCATCGGAGCACCGTACTTACTGGAAACATTTATGATCCCCGGATACGCCATGGTCCACCTTCCCTCGGTTGCGGCCGTTCTCTTTCCCACACCCCCAATCTAACCACCGGTTGCGGGGTGTCAAGGGACTAGCGCGAAAGCGCCTCGTTCTCCTCCCACGTATCATAACGGATGTAATCGTCATGCTTCATCGGGCCGCACAACGTATCGAATTGCGGACGATCCCACAGGTTCGGATGGTGGCACGGGGCCGAGTCGCTACGGGACGTCTCTTTGAACCCTCGCCGCTCCATCTCCATGACGAAAGCGGATTCGTCGTCGAACGTGAGCATCCCCCCTTCCAGTCCGCAAACCATGTACTTGAGCGGGGTGCCTACGTCCTCCGGGAAGAGCATCACCTGGCCGTTCCCGGTGTCCTTCATCCAGTAGCCCGATCCGTCCGATGCGTACCACACGATCTCCAGAAGCGTGTTGTCCGACTTCCGAAGGATCGCGCGCAGGTTGTTCATGCCGTCGAACCACCCGCCCGACTTGACGAACGTCGTCACGATCTCGACCCTGAACCGGCTCACCAGGGCCGGAAGCGCCCGCTTGGCGAGCGCCAGGTGGTACTCGACGAACGACTTGGGCACCATGCCGCCCATGAGTGCCGACTTCTTCATATCGTTGACGACTTCGGCCGGAAGCGTGCCCTTCTCCCCGATGCTCATGCGGTCCTCCTCGGTTGTTCGTTTCCCCTGGCTGGGAATGTAACTACCGGTTTCAGGCTGTCAAGGGCTTCTACTTGAAGTCGTCGCCGTCGACCCAAATTTCGATGATCCCGTTCGCCTTCCCGAAGGTGGGTATCCCGGTCTTCTCAGGATCGAAAATCCGGTTGAACTGGAATTCCAGATCTTCCGCCGACTTCTCGCTGTCCATGTGGCACGTCACACGACCACCAAGGGGGAACACGAGCACAACGTTGAACACCTCGGAACCGTCCGACAACTTCTTTTTCTTCACGATGACCTGTGTTGCCATGTTGCCCTCCCGTTGTTCGCTGTCCCTGCTACCCAATGTAACCACCGGTTTCAGGCTGTCAAGGGAGGCAGGCCCATATCCTTCCGACACGCGGGGCAAGTTACGTGTTCGTCGTCCGTGGCGACCGGGTATCCCTTCGAGCAGTCGTCGTACCGGCACCGGAAGGGATCATCTACGGTCTTGAATTCGATTCCGAAGACGGTGATGATCTTCATGGGCATTTCCGGCTTGTAGTGCGTTGTCTTTGACTGCTTGACGTACCAATCGGGCAACTTCTCCGGCTCGACGAGCAGCGCGGCGAACCCGTCCATGTAGCAGTAGCCGCGCACGAACCCACGACCGAACCCGTTGAACGTGACGTGGATTTGCTCTCCTAGATCCGGGACGTCTAGCGTGCCCGACCACTTGAGCTTGACCCCGTCCACCGTTACCACACGGAAACCCTCGTCCATCTCGTCCGTGAGAACCGGTTTCGCTGTCCAGTTGACCGCCATGTCGTCCTCCTCGTTTGGTCGTTGCCCTGCCTAGCGGGAAATGTAACCACCGGGAAAAGAGAGTCAAGCCCCTTGACCGCCGATTTGCCTGTGTTACATTGGGGCAAGGCGGGATGACTACCCGACTCACAACAAGGAGAAGACGATGAACAACGACAGAAAAGAAGCTCTGCGACAGCGGGCTCTGAAACTATCCGAGGGCGCGCTCGACGAGTACGTGCGCGATCTCAAAAACGAAGAGGCTGCGACGATCAACAACAGCGGCCCCGAGGGGCAATTCGAATATCTCGCGGATAATGGGGGTCTGCGTTGGATCGCAGAGATCGTCGGTCAGCTCTCCCCCCTCGACGACGAGGACGACTAGGAGGACGACATGGCGAAGAGCAAACGCAAGTTCTACAAGCGGACCTACAAGATCGAGCTTCTGAGTGAGGAGCCGCTTCGAGACGATCTGAGCCTGGAAACCATCGCTTACGAGATGAGCGAGGGCCACTGTTCAGGGGTCGTCATCGACGAAGGGGAAAAGATCCTGACCGCCTCTAAAATGGCGAAAGAGCTGGTCGCGCAGGGGTCCGATCCCGAGTTCTTCCAGATAACCGAGAACGGCGAAGATACCGAGGAGGTCTGAGATGGCGTGCACGGTGAAAGAGCTTCGAATGTACTTGTCCGGGTGGGACGGGGACGACGTGATCGGAGTCGACGAAGGTGGGCTGAACCTGATCATCGTCGCACCCGAGGGCTACAACCCCAAGATGTGCACCGAGTTCGACAACGGGAACGGGAAGGTGCTCGCCGTGTCCTACTTCGAGATCGGCGGCATTCCGCTCCCCGACGAGGGCGACTAGGAGGGCAACATGACCGAGAAGAAACAGGAAGAAACCGGGATCGAGTTCCTTCGTCGGCTCGTCGAGGTGGCGAATTCCACGAACGAGGAGGTGTTCGACGATCTCTCGGTCGAGGAGACGATCAAGCTCATTCGCGCGTGTTGGGATTCCGATTTCGACATCTACGCAGACGATCTGTGGCCCGACGAGAGGTCTTTCGCGGCGCGGAACGGTCGCCTGTCGAAGTCAGCCGTCAAGCGGCTCAATCACCTGTACGGGGACTAAAAGACCGCGCAACCCCTTGACAGCCCGCTAGGGGTGGTTACATTGGGGATAGGCGGGATGACTACCCGCCGGCAACGACAAGGAGAACCCGATGGACGAGAAGACGAAAATCCCGATGGATCTGCGGATCTTCATCGACGATGAGACGGAGTTCTACAACGGCATCCCGGACGGTGTGGACCGGATCTTCTCGGCGCACCTCTTCGACGCGAACCTGGACGTGCATATTTGCTCGTTCCAAGCGAACAAGGAGTGCTACTACATCGGCCACACGTTCACCACGACGCGCGACCTGACCGACGAAGAGCTGGAAGCGGTGGACGAGTACCTCCGGGAAGCGAACCGCGAGGAGCCGCGCGTCGAATACTTCGACGGCAGGATCAAGGGGCACCCCTACACGGTCGAGCCGCGCCCCAAGGCAGACGACCCCGAAGAGGCGCAGAGGCTTTACGAAGAGGTCATGGAGGAGCACATCGAGTACCTCGTCTGCAACTCCGAGACATGGGATTGTCTGGTCGGAAAGCCGGTCGAGAAGGGGGCCTAGCATGGCACGCCGAACGAAAGCCCAGATCGAGCTGGACCGGGCCGAGGAGCTTCGCCGCGACGAGGAGCGGCGGATCGCCGACGAGCGCCGCAAGGCCGAGCGTGAGAAGCGCCAGGCCGAGGCCGAGCAGCGACAGGCGTTCGACGCCCGGTGGGCCGAGCTGTACGATCAGATCAACGACCTGTGGGAAGGGTCCAATCCGGGCACCCACGAGCGCGGTACGCTCCGGGACGGAATCGAGCAGATCACCGGTTCGAACCTTCATGACGATCTAGCGGCGTGCAAAGACACGCTCGACGGTCACTACTGGATCGTGGACATGAACGACCCGGACCCCTTGGGGAAGCTCCTAGACGACTCCGGGAAGAACCTGGACGACGACACCTGTAAGACCATCGCGCGGGAATGCGCCGCGTCCACGACCAGCCTGGAGTGCCTCACGTCGTGGCTTGAGCTGTACGGGATGGAGCTGTCGAGGAAACGCGCCGCCTAGCACTTGACAGCCGCTCCCCGATGGTTACATTGGGGGTAGGCAAAGAGAACAACGGGAGGACAACATGGCGAGCGACCGCAAGTTCTACAAAACGACCTACATGGTCGAGGTGTTGACCGAAGGCCCTTTCACCAGGAGCAACCTGAGCAGTATCGCGCACGAGATCTCCGAAGGTGAGGCTTCCGGGGTGGTTCGGCGAGAGAAAGAGGAATGCCTCACCGGGCCGGAAATGGTGAAAGAGCTTATCGCGCAGGGTTCCGACCCCGAGTTCCTCAGTCTCGATGACGAGGGGAACGATCTCGACGAGTAGCACTTGACAGCCGCTCCCCGATGGTTACATTGGGGATAGGCGAGAAGAACAACGGGAGGGACATCATGGACGCGAGAATGAAGGTCGCGAACGAGCTGAAGAAGGAGATCCGGCGGGCTCTGGGGGGCTACCCCAAGGTGACGAAGGTCGAGGTTCTCGGCCTGGAGAACGAGGGGCTCATGATCGCGGTCCGGTACCACACGACGGACGTCGTGAAGCTGTACCTGAACAAGGCGGGTTACGCGGTCATGTCGGTCGTGGTGAATTCCGGCGGGTGGATCACGAAGACGACCGCCGACAGGATCAACGCGGTGCTCTTCCACCTGCGAACGGGGTTCGCCGTGCGGTTCACGTACAAGAGGGATTCATCCGTGCGCGGCGTCTACGGCATCCCGAGGCAGATGGGCGACACCCTGCACGACCAGAAGTTCACCCTCACGTCCATGTGGACGGCGGGAGACGACCCCAAGGGCACGGGCAAGACCGGGATGCTCCGCACCGAGATGCCCTTCGAGGACGGGATGACATTCAAGAGGAGAGGCAAGGAGTTCGTCCTCACGACCCCGAACAAGGCCAAGCAGAAGAAGACTTCGAAGGTCGTCTTCACGGAGAGGTAGGAGGGCGTCATGGGCAAGCCGATGACCGACAGGCAGATGCTCGCGGACAAGATCTGGAGGCTGTCTCAGAAGCTCGACGAGGTCCGGGACGGGCTCAAGGTCGAGGACAACTCTACCCAGTGCGCCGACGAGGCACTCAAGGCCGCCCTCGATCTCTTGAAGGATGCGCAGTTCGCCCTCGAAGAGGACGATCCGAACCAGGAAGAGCACCTGGAGACGGGCGTCTAGTGCCACTCTTCATAGTGACGAAAAAGGAGATCTGGCGGCAGCGTGTCCTCGTCGAAGCCGAAGACGCAAACAAAGCCCGATACAAAGCCGAGAAGGGCGAATCCGAGATCCATGAAGATCCACAGTACGAGGATGACCTCCTCGACAGGTTGTGGGCGGTAGAAGAGATTAAGAACCACACCTCTTGACAGTCTCTCCCTAGTGGTTACATTCCAAGCAGGAGAAACGAACATGTTGAAGATGAACTTCAAAGACGAGTGCCTGGCGAGCGGCGGATCGAAGTGCCCGTACTGCGGGAAGTACAACACCTGGGAGCACACGGTCGAGGACAGTGCCGACGAGGACGACGTCAAGAAGGTCACCGTCGAGTGCCACGACTGCGGCAAGGAGTGGACCGCCACCTTCCGCATCGAAGACATCGTCGAGAGCGGCGAGGAGGACTGAGATGCCCGTCACGACGCACGAGGAGACGTATGAGATGTACCGGGAGCGGGCGCGTCTCGCACACGACAGGGCGCTCGCGGCGACGACCGAAGAGGATCGGTACATAGAGGCATACGACGAGGCGACCTACCTACAGCACGCGGCGAGCGCCGCCGAGAGCCTGGTCGGCATGTGGGCGAGCCGGATCTCCCTGTGTGGGCAGGAGGCGCTCCGCGCCCTCACCACGAAGTACAAATAGCCCCTTGACTCCCTGCTAGGGATGGTTACATTAGGGGTAGGCAAGAAGAGAACCTGGAGGACTGAGATGCACCGCAGGAGCGAGTTCTACAAGAGGTACTATGCCCAGCTCGAAGGGGCGACGATTGTGGATGTGGACGGGGGTGCGGAGTTCCCCCGGTTCACCGTGCGAACCAAGGAGGGTGAGGAGTTCGTCATCGAGGTGTCGCGCGATGAGGAAGGCAACGGTCCGGGATTCTTGTTCGGGTTGCCGGTAGCGGGAGAGCCGGAGGAGGATTGAGATGCCGAAGATCAACCACGTCGCGAAGGCTCAGAAGGACCAGGGCACCTGCGGGAAGTGCGGGGTCGAAATCAGAAAGGGCGATCCCTACCGGTGGCTCAAGATCAAGTTCGGTGGTCGGAAGATCCGTTGCACCCATGGGGATTGCGACTTCAAGGCGTCGGACAAGACGAACTCGGAGTTCCTGTCGCAGGTCTACGATCTGAACGACCGGGTGTCCGAGCTGACGAACATCACGGATCTGGACGAGCTGGTGAGCGAGATCGAGAACCTCGTGGAAGAGTACAACTCGCTCGCGGACGACTGCGAGGAGAAGCTGAACAACATGCCCGAAGGGCTCCAGCAGGGCAGCACGGGCGAGATGCTCCAGGAGCGGGCGGACGGGTGCCGGGAATGCGCGGACAGCCTGGACGGCACCGACAGGGACTTCGACGAGGACACCTGGCGGGAGGAGGCCCTGGAGACACTCGACATCGACGACGTGCACCTGAAGGAGCTGACCGAAGAGGTCATGACCCGACTGCGCGCGGAGGCCAAGGAGAACGCCGAGAGGGACAAGAAAGATCTCCAGTGCCCCGACCCCGTAGCCGACGAGGCTTGGTGGTACACCGAGCTGACCGAGAGCTACGTCGAGCAGGGGCTCACTCCCGAGGAGTTCGAGGAGAAGGTCGTCGAGGCCATCGACGAGAAGCGCGAGGAGTTCCGTTCGAACCTCGCTTCCGAGGCCGAGATGTACTCCTACGAGGGACAGTAGAATCGACCGACCCGGCCCTTGACTCCCCGACAGGCATGGTTACATTGGTAGAAGGAAATGCGGGGTGACTACTCGCACTGAACAAGGAGACGAACATGGACCTGAACAAGCTGATCGAGATCGTGGACGAGGGATACCCGGACGGGCTGGTGAAGGCGTCCTTCGAGGAAGGCGACGAGGGCAGCCTGGGGGACACGCTGGCACTCTTCATCGCCCGGGAGGTCAAGGACACGTTCGACGAGGGCGCGACCGACGAGGCGCAGGTAGCCGAGGCGATCCGCGTCATGGAGATGGCCCGGCGGGAGCTGGGAGACGTGCTCGTGGCTCTGGAGAAGGTCCGGTTCACGAAGACCGGCAACGCGGTGAGGTAGACCGATGGGCGAGGCGCGACGTCGAGCGGCAACCCGAGAGGAGCGTGCAGCTCAGAGCATCGCGCGCAAGGCCGCCGCCGAGGAGGCCAAGAGAGAAGACGCGCGCAAGTGGTGGGAGGGCCTGACCGAAGAGGAGAAGGAATCCCAGCGGAAGGTGTGGCACGAGAAGGACAAGAAGCGAGCCAACGCGCGGCTGGTCATGGCGGCAGCAATGGGTCTGTTCGTCGGGGCAGATAGGGGGCTGAAATGAAACTGTGCCGCGACCAATTCGTAAAGAATGCATCGATAGGCCCCGATGCCCTCGTGGAGTTCTATTGCACACGGAAAGCCGGTCATGCAGGGAAGCATTCCTGTGAGGTACAGAGCCTTCGTAGGGAGTCCGATAAAGGCTGGGTAAATGACGGATTCCCAATGGACGACGTGAGTGACGGAGAGGGCACGCGCAAGGTGGGTATTCTTTCCTGGTAGTAGCCCTTGACAGCCTCTCCCGAGTGGTTACATTCCAGGTAGGAGGACAGCGTGGACACCGAGAAGAAACGACGTGCGAAGAGTGACAAGCTGGCGCTCGAAGAGCTGGTCGAGGAGATCGAGCCGGTAGAGCCGGTCGAGAAGAGGGTACGATCCTGGTTGCCGAAATTGGGTGACGTCCTCAACCTCCAGCCGACGAGAGCAAAGTGACTTTGAAAGTCAAGATGCACCGTATCGTCCAAGGAGACGACCTCTTAGAAAGAGCAGAGAAGCTCGGGCTCCCCGACGACTGCCAGCTCGCACTCATAGACGGACAATGGGCTCCGGCATTCCGTTGGGTTAGAGAATATTACCTCCGCCGGGGTTCGTCGGATATCAGAAGTACGGCATGGGTTCTTATCAACGCCCACATCATAGAAGAGTATGAAGTCGAAGTGCAAGAATGAAATCGAACGAGTGTATAGGTTGCGGATTTTGTTGCCGCAAAAGTCCGTGCAGTTTCTACCAGCTCGAAGATTGGGCAGCGTGGCACGGGTGCCCGCACCTCTTGTGGGACGGCACTCGGTGGGTGTGCGGAAAGTACGTCGAAGAGCCCGATACGAAGGTGAAAGAGCGTATGAAATTCTATCTCGCATTCGGCGCGGGTTGCAACTGCAATTTGAACACGTATAGGCGCACTTGCCACGTCCCGACACCGGAGGAACTGAAGGATGAAAAAGCCCTGCTTGACCGACTCCACAAGACCAAGTGAGCCGGTCGTAAAGTCTCCCGGGGTCAATGTGCCCCCGGAATTCAAGGTCTTCATGATGCTCATGGCGCGGTCGTTCTCCGGGAGTGACTCCGTCTCCACGGCACTGAACCAACTGAGAAAACTCCTCACAGACAAGCACGGTCCCGAGTACGCAAATGCTTACGTGTACGAGCTAGCGCAAGCCTACGCTTCGAGGCGCTCGAAGTTCATGCAGGATTTCTGCGGTTAGCTCTTGACAGCCTCACTATAGTAGTTATATTCCCAAGTAGGAGAAGCGAGCTGACCCTCGCTGAACAAGGAGAAGATCATGGACATCTACAAACGTCCCGATGACGATGAGGGCCCCGATGACGATGAGGGCCCCGATGACGATGAGGGTCCCGATGACGATGAGGGTCCCGATGACGATGAGGGTCCCGATGACGATGAGGGTCCCGATGACGATGAGGGTCCCGATGACGATGAGGGTCCCGATGACGATGAATACGATGAGGACCGCTACGGCGACAATCACGAGGACGAGGAGTAGACCATGAAGAACTGTGACCGCTGCGGAGGGAAGCTGACGACGCTCTACATCCGGGATGCCTACACGGCCAAGGAGTGCTCCGAGAAGGGGCTCGATCCGAACGAGCCGACCGGCAAGGCCTGTTTCAACCCCGAGTGCCCGAAGCACCCGGACGTGAAGGCAGCCCTCGACGAGCTGCTGGATCTGTAGGAGGGCACTGTGGGAGAAATCAGATCGCAGCGAGAGAAGCTCCGGGACGAACTAACGCGGCAGCTCAACAGGGTGGGGATGGGGTTCGGTGACATGGGGCCGACCTGCGTCTGCTGCACCGAGGATCTCATGAAGGATGGTGTCGTGCGCCTCTACGACGAGTGGTGCTCGTACACCACGACGTTCGAGGACGCCATCAACCGGCTGCGGCAGCTCCCGAGCGGTACGGGCGACAACACGGTCGATTACGAGAACTTCTGCGAGGCGTTCCGCACGGTGCCGAAGGAGGTGGATTGATGGAGAAGGGAAACGGCTAGTGCCTCAAGCCATTCATCAGCCGGGCTGCTACTATCGACGCTACCTGCTCACCCCGTTCGTCCCGCCCGAGAGGGACAAGAAGGGCAGGTTCCGGCCCGGGGGCCACGACTGCGGCGGGACGTTCGTGTGCCCGGGTTGTGGGCGCACGGTCGGGTGGTGCTACGGGTGCGACGACGAGCTTTTCGAACTGTGTGACGACTGCTGGGGCAAGGCAAAGAAGGTGGGATGATGGACCTCAACGAGATCAGAAACAGGATCACGGATCTTCTGTACGGCACAACCGTCCCTCAAGGTCGGGTGTGGATCGCGATCCACGAGATCGAGGCCCAGTACAAGGCCGAGATCAAGCAGATCCAAGAGGAGCGGGACCTCGTCTTCGATGACCTCATGGCTTGCAAAACGCAGATCGAGGAAGCCCGGTCTGCGCTGGCGGCGGACGACAACGAGACTATCGGTGAGGCTGCGGAGCACGTCCTCGCCGCTGCGCGTGCGATGACGGCAGAGATCAGCCTCTCTCTGGAACTCGCCCAAAGAGAACTCAATTCTGCCATAGCGGGAATGCGTCTCCGGGAATCCCGAATCGAGGCGCTCCAGGCGGCAGCTCGGCTCGGTGAGAAGTCACTGGCCTCCCTGGAAACCGAAAACGCGCGGCTACGGGAAGAGCTGGGCGATGAGGACCTCGACGTCTACTACCGGAGCTGTCCTCGATGCAAGGGAAGCGGACAGGCCTACGGGGCGCAAGGAGCATCTCTCCCGGGGATCGAATGCTGCGTGACTCCGGGGTACACGACCTGCCCCGACTGCAACGGTACCGGCAGGGGCCAAGTGAGGTGAACGATGATCCCGAAACGAAAGTACGGCAAGGCTGTCCTGGACTGGCGGAAAGAGGCCAAGACCTGCCGCTACAGATCCAAGGAGGTTTCGAGGAACCCTTGGTGCACGTTCTGTTGCGGACTCCAGAGGTGCACCTACGAACGTTGCCTGGAGATCATCAAGGCGGGCGTGGCGGTTCCCGGCGATGAGAAGGTCTAAACCATGAGCCGCAAGGAGAGCTTCGACCGGGACTCCTACCTCGGTCCCACCTGGGAGTGGATCTTCAAGCGGTACAAGAACCCAAAGCTCGCGGACTTCTTAACCGCCCGGATCGCCAAGGTCCACCGGGAGGGCTATGCGTGCACCAGCCACTTTCGCCTCGCGGAGGTGGGGAACGAGAAAGAGATGGAGGCCTACAAGGAGATCGCCGCCGAGGGCTGTTGAGGCAGCTTTGGACGTGAGTTCACGTTCACAGACCACGAAGACGGTGACAAGATTCGAAGGTTCAGGTACGGCTTCAATTACGGGCACTGAGGGAGGTCCTTGAAGGAGAAGCTCGCCAAGCTCCGCTGTCTAAGTTGCGGATACCATTGGGAAGATCACCCGGGTCCGCACTCGTCTTTCTGGACCAAGCCCGAAGATCAGAACAAGTTCTGCCCCAAGTGCGGCCACCTCTACGCAGTCTGGGAAAACTACTCAGAATTCTCGACCGCTTGGGAGGAGTACAACGCTACCCGGCACAGGAACTCCTGACGCAGCCCCTCTAAGCCTTTCGACCAAAAACCCGCACTCGGACAGCCTGAACGCCGGCAGGGCCTTAGAACGGCTCCTGGAGGGCTCAGGATTGATCGCGTTTCGACCTAGATGGAGGGTTCGAGAGAGCTTTCCATCGGCAAGTGGTATATCTTTTAGAGCAGAACCCCTCCTCGTCCTTGAAGGCGCAGGGGGACTCTGGAGGCTTGGCGCAGCGGGGTCTGGGGATTAACGTAATCGGACGAGTGGGATCATCATCCTCGCGGTTCATGGAACCTCAACGAGCCAGACCTCCAAGGGGAGATCATACTTGAAGGCCAGGTTGATCCGCCGGTTTCCCGCAAAGCAGTAGTAGGCACCCCCGAGCTTCAACAGGATCGGAGCCGGGAGGGTGATGGACCCCTTCGTCGACAGCTCCTCCTCCATCGAGTCGAAGGACTCCCGGTATCCAGGATCTTCTATCTCAGAGGCAAAGGCTTCCCCACCCAAGGTCACGTTCTCGACTTGGGGGAGCTGATCAGCGGAGAATGGGGTCATGGCTCCGGTGCTCAGGAACTCGATCACCTCGTCGGCGCTCCCCAGCTCGATCCCCCTGCCTTTCATGTACACCTGGTTCCAAGGGTTCTCTGTGTACTCATCCACCTCGTCGGAGAGATCCGGCGACGTCCACTCTATCGAGAGCTGTTCGTCGAGCTGCGCCACGAACCTGGCGAGACGGACGAAACCTTCTGGGGGGATGCCGCGCATGGCCTTTTTATACCACATCGGACTTTGGATTCATAAAAATGGCCCCCGGCGGCGACAAGGAGAACACCGCCAGGGGCCGAGGGTAGTGGCCGGGTGACTATTCCGGCCTCCTCAGTGACAGGGCCGAAGCCCTTAGGGCATTCTGAACAGGTGCCCTGGTCCTGTTGGAGCGTGATGTCTCTGCGCTCCGTTCAGTGTTAAATGTAACCACCTGGGAGGCGCTGTCAAGTGCTAATCGACCTTGGGCGCGTGCGGGTAAACGTAGCCCGGCCAGGGAGTGCTCTCGTGCGGAAGCTCCTGGTCGAGCACCTCGGGTCCGTAGCCGTAGTTCTCGTCACGGCAAGCCGCGATGGCCTTCTCCTCGGAGGTGAACACACCTTGGATCTCGAAGAGGTGGTCACCGTCCGGAGTCGTGCACTTGTGGCGAGAGACGATGAAGACGGTTCGACCGGAACTACCCCTACCCTCTAGGTCTCTGATGTCCTCTTCCAGCTTGTGTATCCACCCCGCGTCATTCAGCTCGCAGATCGGCTCGTGCATCACACCGACCCCGATGTCGATCCCGCCGCAGCTACACTTCCGTTCGTCACGCATCGTCGTCCTCCCAGCCCTGCTCGGGATCGGCGGACGTGACCTTGTCGACGTGCCTGTACATGAGGTTCTCATCGAGTTCCAGATCCCCCGTCGAGAGTCTCTTCGGTGTGCTACCATCCGCGAGCTTCAGCCCCGAGACCTCCATCTTCTTCAGGCTCTCCAGGCCCGTGTGGACGGCGACCTTGGTGACGAAGGCATCGATCTCGGTCATGGCCTTCTGGACGACCTTCTCGGTCACCTCGACGAACTGCTCGGCCATGAAGGGGGCGGAGTCGTCGAGGAGCCGGGAGAGGGCGATCATGCCCTCTCGGATCGAATCCTTCTCCGCAATCGTGAGCGCGCCCTTCTTCCCCAGGATCGCGTTCATCGAGGTGATCGCGGTCTCGACCTTCTTCTTCACGTCGGAGATCCGGTCCTTGAACTCGTTGCGGACCTGCTCGGTGTCGGAGACGTAGTCGTCGTCCGGCCAGCCCGGCACGCTTCCCTCGCCACCAGGGGCGATGAAGTCGAACGTGCAGGGAACGCCCTCGCCCGAGTTCCAGCTCGTGATGAGCTGAGCGAACTGGGCCTCGCTGATCATGACCTCGACGACGGTGTTGCGGGGGAAGTACCGGTCGTACCCGTGCCCCGAGTGGATCTTCTCCCCGTGGCTGATCTTGATGGTGACGTAGCCGTTGTTGACCTCCAACGGGCTCCCGAAGAGCGGCTGAGATCCGCAGGTCTTGAACAACCCCACCAGCCCGAACGACGGGTGACGCTCGACAGTCTCCCCGGGGAGTCCGCCTTTCTGCGAACGCTCGATGGGTACTATCTTCTTGAGCATGTCCTACCTCTCGATGATGGCGACGTAGAAGTACCCGCAGATCCGCAGGGCTTCCGCCACCTTCTCCGCGCCCTCGCGGCTGGAGAACTCGATCTCGCTGGGCTTCCCCTCGTAGAGGGTGTCCGTGATCTCCTTGGCGTCCTTCAGCCCGATATTGAGATGTTGGCGCAACTCCTTGATCGCGTAGATCTGGGTCGAGGAAGGCTGACGCTGCGATCCCTCCACGCTCTTGTAGAGCCCGTCCGTCTTCGTGAGATGAACGATGAACTTGGAGGTCCTGGGAGCCTCGAAGCCGAACACCGTCTCGATGTACCCGAGATCCTGCATCGCCTGCTCCAAGGTCGCACCCTTCAGAGACGAAATGAGCAGGCTCAACGACATGTCCGTGTGGGAGAGAGCCGACTCCGCCGGGAGCATCATAAGGTCCAGCCTCCGGATGCTGCTCACCCAGCTCTCGTACGCCTTGATGCGCTCCCTCAGCTTGGCGATCTCTCGGTTCTTGGAGTCCAGCAGCTCCTGGTTCTTCTGGGTCGCCTCGGCGTGGTTGGTGTTGAGCCGGCGCAAGGCCGCGGTGTGGTCTTCGCACTCCTGACGCCGATCTTGATTGCTGACGGTCCAGGCTCCCGTCATGGACTGGAGGCGTCGGTCGAGATCCAAGTTGGCGAGGCTCACCCGCTCGACCTCCTCCTTCAGGACCTCGATCTCCTTGTCCCGGTCATCCCGCAGGATCTCCGAGAGCAACCCCTTGTCCTTCTTGGTCGTCTTTTTCTTCGTTGCCATGCCCTCTCCTTGATAGTGCGAGCCCTGCTGAACTATATAGCCACTGTTTGTTAGGAAGTCAAGAGGTCAGCAGAACTTCTTGCCGGCACTATTGAAGTCGGAAGTGTGGCAATCGTTGAGCACGTCACGGAACTCCGCTTCGTTGTAGCGCCTACCGCAGTCATCAAGGACCCCCTTCTCCGCGATCCGAGCCTTGAGGGCCTTGGTCATCCGCTGCGCCCAGACGAAGTGCAGCCGTCCTTCATGAAGGGTACACACCTTCCCGATGTGGAACTTGGGGTCATCCTCGTCATCATCTACCGTGAGGTCACCGATGTAGTAGTTCGTGCCCATCTAGTCGTTCCCCTCTATACCGTCGATCCTGTTCTCAACCCGTTCGAGCCTGTCCTCCAGACCATTGATGCGGTCGAGGAGCTTCTCCATTTCCGAAGCGAACATCCTGGGGATGACGTGGGTGGGGGTGTCCCCCTCATACAACCCATCCCCTACGAGGTTGAACCCGAACTTCTTTGCCAAATGGCGGAGCCTGGTTTCCTTCTCTTCCGCCCACTTGTATTCCATCTCGACACGGAAGCTGTCCAGCTCCTCTCGGACATCCTCGAAGCCCTCGGTATCCTCGATGTCGAAACAAGGGTCCGAGGCCCAGCCAGCCTTCAGCTCGTCGATCTCCTGACGGCGAAGCTCCTCCGGCGTGGAGGGCACAACATCCTCAATATCGAACATCTCAGCCACCGCAGACCTCCTTGCACTCGGCCACAACCCCAATGTAACCATACTACTCAGTGAGTCAAGAGGTGATCTAACATCCTTCTGAACACGGAGGCCAGACAACTCCGGTACCGGTACACGCCGGGCAGACCACCTTCTTGTCCGTCTGGTAGGAGCCTTGGAGCCCTGCGGCTCGGTTGGGATCGCGTACCTCACCCCAGCCCTGGCAGAGAGGGCAGACGCTGGGCTTGCAGTGGGTGCAGTCTTTTTCCATGCCTACCCCACCACCTCTCTCCAGAGAGCCAGGAAGCCCAGAGGCTCCCACCCCCGTGATGTACCCTCCTCCAGAACGAACCCTATGTTCACCGGAAGGCCACTTATCCCGGCGGACAAGGCTTGGAGGCACTTCGACTCCCACTCCAGGCGCTCCTTCTCCTCACCCTCGGAGGCCAGGATCGTAGCCGCGACCGCAGCCCGGAACTTCTCGTCGGGAGAGAGGATCGCGATGCCGACCACACCCTTGTGAGCTTCCTGCATCGCGAAGCGCAGCTTCTCCTTCAGATCGCCCTTGAAGTCCTTGAGGTGCTCCTTGATCACAGACGCTTCGAGAATCAACACGTTCGACATCTTAGCCCTCCTTCAGATGAGTCAGATCCTCGATGGGTACGCCAGGGAAGTGATCCAGGCAGTAGGCCACTCCGTTTCCCTGCGCCACGTCCATGGTCACCGAGGCATCCCCCTTGAACGGGTAGCAGCCCTCAGGGAGACCGACATGCAGGATCACCTTGTCCGTCCCGGAGCGGACGATGGTGATGCGCTTGACTTCCAGGTAGACGGGCATCCTACCCTTCCTTTGCTCGTACTCTCGGGCAATCGCTGCCGGGGTATCCTCTTCGAGAACCTCCTTGGGGATTCCGAGAGCCTTGAACTTGGCCTGGTCGAGCATGCAGACCGGGCAGATCGGATTGGCAACGGTTGCGCTCATGCGAACCTGCTTACCTCCGCAAGTAGGGCACGGCGGGTAGTTGAACCTCGGTTCGTCGGGGTGGCTCATCCTAGTCCTCCATGGCCTCGATGGCTGCACCCAGCTTGCTGCGCATCTCGTTTTCGCGCTCTACGGCCTCGTCCCACAGCTCCTCGTCCCGGACCTCCAGGACGTGCTTCCGCACCAGATTACTCAGGACTATGGGGTCCAGAGCGTCCAGCTCCCACGACTCGTCGCCATGCCGAGTGATGTACGAGGCAGCGCGAGAGTCTGTGACTTTGGCCGGGTTCGCCGGGGGCTCGTACTCCTCGATCTGCGGCCAGGTCAGCGCGAGCCGAACCACCTTCAGCTCGTGAGTGCATTGACTGGTTTTCGCGAACTGCCTAAGGCGATCCTCGACGTCCCTGTCCATATCGAGTCCACTCGGATCGTGGTCGCCGAAGTAGAGCACCAGGACGTGCTGACCACCGCCCCTCTCCAGGCTTCCACGCAGGATCTTCCCGAGGGCCTTGCCCCGCTGGTACATCAAGGACGAGGAGGCGTACCCACGGTTCGCGGTGTATGGGATGTCCAGCTCGCGGCACACCGGCTCCAAGATGCTGGAAACAGCATCCTTCTCAGCGATCACCTCGACCCGTGTCGGCTGGTTCTCCCACTTATCGATGGCGAACTGCCGGGCAGCTACCCGAACGATCTCGGCCGGGCTCTCCCAGTGCGACGGGGTCACGGTCTCGCGGACGCGGTCGATGATGCGGTCCCAGTCGATCAGGCCGGCGAGCCGAGCATCGCTCACGATGTTGCCGATGCGCTTGTAGCTCTGGTCGGTGTTGGGGATGTACCCCCGGGCGACGAGCCTGTAGTAGAGACCGCGCAAGGACAGGTCTATGCCCTGAGCGGCGAACTCGTTCAGGATCTCGTTGCACCGCTCGATGATCTCAAGAGCATCCCTCTTGAAATCCTTGCCTGTGATGAAGGCCTCACGCATGGTTACCAGTCTCCTCCAGAAGCGTCGATGCCATCAAAACTATCAACTATGAACACTCTATCGACGCCCTCCCCCCAATGAGATTCCTTGTCCGTCATTGCGTGGGAGCCGTCTTTTTTCTCCATCAAATGCAACTGCGAATCCGCTGCGAAGATCCATAGGTCTTCGGGCCAGCCCCGTTCGAGACGTTTCAGCGCGCGGATCACCTGCTGTCGCGTGAGCTTCCCACCCGACCGCTTCTTCTTGGTGCTCTTCTCCAGGTTGTTCAACATCCGCTCCTCGAAGGACCCGTGCATCCTGCCCGCAGCTTTAACCATCTGAACCCTCCACGGCCAATCTAACCATCACTTGCGAAGTGTCAAGACCTCTCAACCCCTTATGCAGCATGCTTCCGAAAGAAGCGCTCCGAAGCAGGCCAGCACTCTATGTGAGGATCAGAGTGAATCCGTACGAGCCAACACCCAGGGAAAATGGGGCGCTCACCGTTAGAGCCGGTCATGTGCTTCATGAGGCACCTGGACTGCCACCAGGTGACCACAGAAAAGCCCGTACGCCATTCACCTCTATTCCTCCAGAGGTACTCCAGGACTACAAGACGATCAAGGTTGAAGCAATCCAGTTCCAAACTACCTGCCACCCTTCTTCCTCAGCTCGTCGACCACCATCTCGGCAAGAGCCTTGTGACCCCGGTAGTTGAGGTGTAGCCCATCCCCGGCGTCGTACTCCTTGAGCAGGGTGTCTTCCTGGTCCGCGAGATACCGGGTGTCGACCATGCGGATGTAGCCCTCCCAGCGCGACTCCATCATCGAGTTGAGCAGGTACGAGCAGGCAGAACCATGCCACGACTTCGGCTCCCCGAACCATCCGTGGTGCTTCACTACGACGGGCGTCGAGTCTGAGAACTCGATCTTCCGCACCAGACGTTCAAGCCTGTTGAAGACGATGTAGGGATCCGAATTCGCATCCGCGCAGTCGTTGAGACCGGCGTACAGCACCACGTAGGTGGGCCTCCTCGCGAGCGCCTTGTCGACCAGCTTGTGGATCCGCTTGATCCGTGCCCCCTGCACCGCGTACCGGTACAGCGGCGTGTGCAAGGCCTTGGCCGCGATCTCAGGGTAGTACCCGGCCGTGATGCTGTCCCCCACGAAGACCACCGTGTCGGTGGGCTGGAACAGGGCGAAGGCCAGGATGAGAAGGAGAGCATTCATTTCGACCACCTGTATTTTTCTTCTCCAGGGTTACGAGCGAACAGCTTCTCTCGTGTCGTACCCAACTCCTCACAGATCTTCTGAATGGTACGGTCTCTTAGAGGCTTGTCCTTGAAACCACCCTGTCGGAAGATCCCTGTGTGGTAGATGGTCGAGATGAGCTTCTGCCCGTCCTCGGTCTCGTAGAGCCTCAAGCTCATGATCTCGCGAACATCCTCAGTGCTCTCTTCCTCGGAGAGATAAATCCGGTACGTGCTGCCGTCACCGTGAGCGAAGTTCTCCGGAGCGTCTGCATGATGGCCTTGGATGGCGTCCTCGACGGATCCCTCGGACTCGACCCACTCGGAGGCCACCGGCTTGAGGACTCGGAACTTCACTTGGTCTCCTCCTCAGGAGCCCCGAGCCCCCGGGTGATATGGACATCCTTCGAGTCTTCTATCCCGGCCTGGAGGTGCTTGTTCCCCGTCCACATCGGAGGTGGAGGTAGTAACTCCGACAGATCGGGATCAACCATCAGCGCGATCTCATCCGCGACCGTCGAGTACGAGATCGCCAACGCCGTGGTGGGCGCGTCCTCGGGAGTAGCGGCTTCCTGCTTTCGCAGTTCCTCCAGCCGAGCGTTGAGCCCCACCACGATGCCGAAGCAGTATTCGGACTTGGCCTTGGCCCTGTACTCCTCCCAGGTGCGGAAGCGGAGTTGCAGGAGCCTAGAGTATTCCCAACTCCGATTGTCCACTTTGTACTTCTTGGAGAGCACCCGGATCTGGTTCAGGACGGAGTCGAAGGCATACGCGGAGGCCTCGATGCCTATGTTGACACCGCAGAAGATGATCTCACCCTTCAGCTTCTTCGTGGCTGGGATGTAGATCGCCTTGCATGAGAAGTAGTCCGCGATGACGACCGCCAGGGACAGCACCCACTTCGCCGGCTTGGACATTGACAATGTAACCGTCAAAGCGCTGCCTTCGGCAGGGGTTCCTCGACGGACGGTGGTACCCTCCAGCTCCGACTCCTCGATGCCGTGTTGGAGCATCAGCCGACGCGCCGTCTCCAGCGCGAGCTGAGCTTCATGGTCTACGGAAGCTGGGTCGTCTGCATCGATGACCGCGCGCTCCGCTCTGTTGAAGAGGAGGCGGATCTTCTCGATCAGGGCTTTGCGCCGGTCGGTGCTCACTTCTTCTTCCTGGAGGCCTTGTGCAGCTCGGCGTACCACTTGATCCAGTTGTTCTTCCTCGCGCCTTCATAGTCGCAACTCTGAGTTTCGAATACACAGAGTCCGCAGAGGCGAAGATGCTTGTGAACCGCGCAAGCCGTCATGCTGTCCACCAGCAAAGCGCCAGTCATCGCATGAGATAGCTCGATGGCGACCGCCCCGAGCAACCCGTACGTTTCGACGATGAGCTTCTTCTCCGCCTTCGACGCCTCTGCGATCTTTTTCCAGGTGTACGGCTTCATTTCGCCTCCTTCTTTTTAGGTGTACAGGGTAGCTCAACCCTCGGAGGAATTGAGCCAATATACCTTGGCTCGGAACAAACGTATTCGTCCACTCCCTCTCTCATCCAATCCAGTAACGCGCAAATGACTTCCACCTGTGAACGCGGCCTGCCGCTTCGTGACGTCGCCTTGTCGATCCAGACCTGTCCTCTCGACGGGATGGTCTTGTCGTACTTGATGACCTCGTTCCAGAGTCGAACGGCGTCCTCACGGTAGCAATGCAGTTCATCGTCGGTATCACACATGCGCGCAATGGAGAGCTGGAAGTAGTCATCGTACTTCTTCTCCAGCTTCTTCACCTCCCAACCACGCACGACAAAGCCCCAGATGAAGCCTCCACCGAAGAGGATGATGCACGCGATAGTGAATACCCAGATGATCGACATCTACTTCTTCTCCTCGGGGATCCCCATCTTATTGAAAATCTTGTGCAGATCTTCCTGGAACTTCCGATACGCATCCCGCCGAGCGATGTAGTTGTCAGCCAAAACCTTACCCACCTCTGCGTAGGGATTCAAAGCAGGATCGAGACCGAGTGCTTCGTGCACGAGCGCATTGATCTGCTCCTTGGCTTCCTCGACCTGGGTCTTCGGCTTGTCCATCTACTTCACCAGCTTCCCCATCGCCGCATTGAGCGCCTGCATCTTGGCTGTGTCTCCTCCGTGGTCGGGATGGTACTTCTGCGCCAGCGCACGGTAGGCCGCCTTCACGACCTCGGTCGGTGCTCCTGGAACCAGGTACAGCGTGGCCCAGGGACCGGCAGGGGCGTTCTCCACGAAGTTCACTGCGCCTTTGCAGCGCTCCTTCTTGTGCAGCACCACCCAGCTCCCACCCTCGCCATCCTTCCAGAGCAGGATCTCCTCGCCCAGCATGATCCGGCCCATGCACTCGTTGCACCGGGTCTCGTACTTCGAAGCCATGATCAGAATGCGGTGGTGGGTGCAGACCTTCCATCCAGCCCGGCGAGCTGCACCCCCAGGCTCCAGGTTCTCCCCGCAGAGTGGGCACACCTCAGCCACGGCGAAGCTCCATGCACTCCGAAGTAGGGCCGATCAGCCTCGGGAGGTCTAGCGGAGGGTAGATCCTACAGCCTACTATCAAAGAGTTCGACTTGAGGCACAAGGTGCCTTGAACGGTCAGCTTGTACGCCGTGGGCCTGCCCATCAGAGCATGGAGGGCAACACCCACTCGCGTCCCCCAGAACCAAACCTTCAGACGCTGCCTCAGAGTCAGCCCGCAAGGGTTCTTCTCGGTGACGCGCTTCTGCGCCTCCTCGTACTTGGTCGTCATGATTCCTCCATGCTCTCTCCGAACTATAGCCAGCCCTGTTGAGAAGTCAAGAGGTCTTTCGACGCTCCTTGAGCCGCTCCTGCGGCTTCAACCTCTGGATCGGTTCTGAGGGCTCTGGCAGCTCCACCACGAGGCGCTTATTGCCACATGGCAGGCACACCGGGGTCGAGGTCTTCTCGTGCCAGTAGCGTGTTGGGGCCCCGCAGAAGAAGCACCGGCCGCAGATCCAGGAGTCCTCGCCACCCTTCTTCGGGGAGAGCTGTTCCTTGAGGTGGATCACCGGCTACTCGGGCACGACTACCTGGGCCTCTAGCACCGGCATCGTGCCCTCCTCGACGGGGTACTCCTCCTCGTCGAGAACGGGCTCCTCGGACAGCGGCTCCAGCGGGATGCCCTCGGAGGTGAGCCGGGCGTGCAGCTTCGCGGACTCTCTCCGGTACTCCACCGCCATCGCCGTAGCCAGCTTGACCTTGCTCCTCCTCCTCTCCACGTCGAGCTTGAGGTTCTCAATGTCCGTCTTCAGGCTCTCGATGACCTTGTTGGCGACCACGAGCTTGCTCTTCGCCTCGCAGGTCTCCTTGACCGCCAGGTTGCGGATGTCTTCGACTTCGCGAAAGATCTTGTCGTGAGCCTTGATCACCTCGTCCCGGTCGGACACGATGGACTTCGCCGCCGCCAGCTCGGTCTCGGCCTTCTTCAAGAGGTTGAGAGTGATCGCGTGCAGATCTTTCTCTGCCTCCAGATGCTTCAGCGGCACCACCTCCGCGACATCCCCCAGGGTAGCCTTGGGCGAGCCCTCGGACTTGGCAGCGATCACCTTCTCTTCGGCCTTCTCGGTCTTCCCCGTCTTCTCGTTCATCTCGTCCCTCCGGATGTTGTAGCTATACGCAGCTAGGTTTCACACTATAGGTATGCCTGGGGGAAAGTCAAGAGGCAATCATCGAGCGTCGTGCAGATGGATGATGGTGGGGCTGGTCTTGTCCTGGAACAAGGCACCTGCACAGTAGAACTGCGTGATGGCTCTCTCCTCGGGCTCCTTCATCGGGTAGTGGGATCGCTTCTCCTTGTGCTCGTGACCCATCAGGACGTAGTCCGCCTGGCCGAGCACCGTATCGAAGAACTTCTTGGCGTCCTGGAGACGGCAGAACCACTCCGCGTAGAAGGGAGTGTGGTGCATGATGACGATGCTGACCATCCGGCTCTTGTACGTCCGCGCGAGGAACTTCTTCAGCTCACGCCGCTGCCAGAACCCAACCCGGCCCTGGGAGAAATCGATGATGCTTCCGTGACCCAGACAAGTGTCCAGAGCCAGGATCTGCCCGACCACGAACCCGTCGACCTTCAGCTCGGTGAGGTCGTGGACCTCCAGATCCTCGCAGAGCCGGTACCAGCGCCTCGCGGACTTGACATCGAAGAAGGAGCCCAGGAGACCGTAGTCGTGGTTCCCCGGGCACATGACGATGCGCCCCTTGAACGGCAGGAGCATCTCCAAGGCTTGTGCGTACTGGCTCTCCAAGCCATCGTCGGTGATGTCGCCCGTGATGACGAGCTTATCGGTCGAGCCGACGAGCTTTAGAGCCCCGTGCAGCTTTTCGCGGACCGCCTTGTTCTCCCTCGGGAGGGCCTTGATGTGCAGATCGCTGACGTGTATGAGACGCATTGGATGCCTCCCTTTGGGCAGAGAATGGTGAGGGAGATCCTATCACAAGATCTCTAGGGCTCGATGACCTCTTCGTAGTCCTCTCCGAGCATGTCCGTCTGGCTGGCGAGCCACGGAACGAGATCGCCTTGGGCGGTCTTCATGAAGATGTACGGCAGGGTCATCTTCGAGTTCACGTCCGGCTTCTGGAGGGCGATCCACATACCCTTGCCGTTCCAGCCGGCCCTGCGGAACTTCTTCCCCGGGAACGCCTTCAGCTCACGGATGACCGTGGCGAAGTCGACAGGCGTGGGGGAGTCATCCCCCGTCCAGTTGAGCTGCTCGCAGTTCACGGTGCCGACCCCCTCGGAGGTCTTCGTGGCGTCCGCGAGCGCGAGGTTCGGAACGCCGAACTCGACGCGCCCGGGACCGGGGGGATCGAACAGCCGGAAGACCGACCCCCTCTTGATGGCCTCGAACTCCGCCGGCTCCCACTTGCCCGTCTGGGTGTTCAGGATGTCGCACTGACGCTGATTCTTCTCCATGGTCTACCTCGTGTCCTTCTTCCCTCTCCTCAGAGGGGTGATGTCGTAACGCTCTTCCCAGAGCTTCCCTGTGCCCCTACAAGGCGTACAGTGCGTAGTGTTATCCCAAGTAGAGGGCTCGTGCTTCTGCCCCGTGCCGTGGCACTTGCGACACGCAGGATCCCCACCCTTGCACTCGCAGTCCTCAGGGTAGTAGTGAATGATGCGCTCTGCAATACCACCCCCTTTGCAGTAGTTGCACTCGAACGAGTCCCACCCGAGCTGCTTCAGGTCCTTCTCGTGGCAAGGACACGGACGGAACTTCTCGGGAATCTGCGAGCAGCAGCAGCCGTTCGTCTGATCGACGTGGTCCCTAACCATCTCCTTCGATCCACAGACCTCACAGACAAGATCCTCGTCGCCCCCTTCGTAGCAGTCCCTGATGTCGACCTTGTGGCCGTTCTCGCAGTAGTAGACTATGTACCCTTCGTAGCTCATGAGCCCTCAGTGCGGCAGCTCGGACGCAGCCACCATGACATCGCCGTCGCTGTAGTACGAGATCAGCTGCTCCAGCCCCTCATCGGTGCAGGGGTACTCCGCGAGCATGTCGTCCCACACGTCAGGCGTCTCGACGCCCTTGATGATGGCCTTGACCGGGTGCTCTTCGGAGATGAAGTGGAACTTCACCTTCGCTCCGCTCCCAAAGGCCCACACCACCACGACGAAGTTCTTCATGAGGACCTCCTACTCGGGCACAGTCTATCCACTAGAGGGAGGTTGTCAAGAGGGAAAATGAGCGGTTTGAGATCATTTGGGTCGGACACCAGGGATTTGAACCCTGAATCCCATGCACCCAAAGCATGTGCCTTACCAGGTTAGGCCAGTGCCCGAAAATCTAAAACCAGGACGCCGAGGTTCTCCAACCGTTTCCTAGTAGAAGGACCTATTTTGGAAACATCCAGATAGGCTATCTTCTTGCGAGGATCAGAAACAACGTCTTCAAACCTCCTAACGAGATCAAACACTCCGTGGGTGGGGTCTGATGTGTGTTCTATAAGAAGATCTTTACATGCGAAGTCTATGGCCCGCCTACCTATCAGTTCTTTGGAAAAAACTCTATTATAGATTTTTTCTAAAGAAATTTTAATAGGCAGCTCATCCTTTCGATAAGTCAGCATGGCAGCCTTCCAACCCAAGGACAAGTGCTTACGAAGAGCCTCCGAATGACGCTCCTGGCACACTTTCCCTCCACGGGAGCTAACAGCTGCTAGGACCTCTGGAGGTTGAGTCTCGGACCAAGCCCGCAAAACTTTCTGTCCGTCTTTCTTCTTCTTTTCTAATCGTTTCTTCTGTTTTTCCGTAAGAACAATATCTTTCAGCATGTAGCTAAGGGTACTTCTTGCGATGCCTAGACGATCTCTTATCTCGGAATAAGAAAGACCCTTCTCTCGAAGGGTGACGGCCTGTTCTCGTAGAGAATGCACCATGACAATCACCTCGGTATTAAAAAAAGGCCAACCAGCCCTACACGGCATACCCAGGTCACATCCGTTCACTCTGGACCCAGAGCCCCTCTTCCACGGGTTCCCGGAAACCGGTCACCCTGTGCAGTGAGACGGAACTGCACAACCTCACCCCTCGGACTGGTCGGCCTAGTAGCGGGGATGGGATTCGAACCCACGGTCTCCAGGGTATGAACCTGGTGTCTTGCCACTTGACCACCCCGCAATGATTGGTCCCGTGCGTCCCTTCTTGACCCGTCCTGTGAGCGCACGACGTTACCGAGCCTTTGACCTGCTGCTGCCAACAACGAAATCATCGAGGTCTACGAACACTCTCGTAGGCTGTATTGGCTTCTCTACAGAGAACACACCTGCACGGATGCCGTTTGCTCTTGTACCGAATCATCGTGCCATGGGGTGGTTCCGGAACTTCGTCTCCATGAAGGCGGGCATGACATGCAACGCAAAGAACCACGCACTTGCTCAATTCCTCCTCACGACGAACTTCACTCCACGACCACACTTTGTGGTCCACTTTCTGCTTCTTGTCCACATGATGGACATTCAGCTTCTCAGAAGATCCGCACTTCGAGCACAACCCATGAGACCTGATCCAGTCGGCCCTGCGCTTCTTCACCCATGCCTTCTGATAGGCTCTCTGTTCGTCTTCGTTTTTATAGGACATTACACACCTCTGTACATTAGTGGTGGACCGGGGGGTATCGAAACCCCGTCCAGTAGAGTCGAGCGTTCACTTCGTTACGTGTGTGGTCGCGCTGAAGGTCTCAGAGAGTGCCGCACGACTGCACTCCCAGGGTCCAGGCTGCTTCTCGGTGCGACCTGTCAAACCGTGGGTTGCTCGTCTCGAATTGCGCCGGCCGTGCGAGTTACGAGCACCTCGCACGTCCGACGTTCCCTAAGCCGCCTCTCGCTGGAGCGACGGAACGGCCATCTTCGGGAAGGGGATGACATCTGCATCGGCATTTGTCTGTTGAAAGTCGTTTTAAACCGCTGACTTACAAGCGGTACACGCAGTGAACACCGTCACATCCGCTGTCGAAACCTTTCCGGCCCATGATAGACTACCGAATTGTCAATGAGCGGAGCAGCTACCTATATAGGGCTGGATGAGCGAGATGTCAAGAGGTTAGATAGATCTTAGGCTCCGAAAACGTCGATGTTGTGCAGGAGACCTTGCATCCCTTCAGAACTCTCTCTGAGAGCCCTGATGGCTTCGGTCAGCGTCCTGGGGTTCGAACCGTTCGCAGCCCCCTCGATAGCCTCGAAATCGATGGTCTGGATCGCTGCCAAGGAGGCCCGCAGGTACTCTTCGTACCGCTCCAAGCCCTCCTGGATGTCGCTGAAGTCCTCCTCCCGGGTGTCGGGCTGGATGTCCGGGATGTAGGCGGGTTCGTCCGTGAGGCTCAGGGCAACCCTTCTCAGCCCCTCGTCCGAAACGCCTCTGTGCATCTTCATGATCGACTCCTCAGATGTCCATGAACGCGCTGTAGGTCAGCGTGAACCTGATGCCGTTGCTCTCCTCGATGACGTTGCTCACGGAGCTAGTATGAGCCCACCGACCAGGGTTGCCCTCGACACCGGGCTGATCGTCGTAAGCCTCGTACAGAGCGTCCTTCCACTCCTCCAGACCCGGAGCTTCGATGAACTGAAGGAAGTCCGCCATCTCCTCGCTCGGGACGAAGACTTCGGCCTCAATGAACCAGGCATCGTACCCCTTCTGACCCTGGGCAGAGACGATGTGCGCCGCGGTGTCCTCGTCCCACAGCTCCTTCGCCTTTGACAGAGCTTGCTCGGGGGAGATCATCTCTCCGCGCTCCTCGGCCTCCCCCTCGGACTCGGCCTCGTCCAGATCCTCATCACCGGGAAGCGGGCCGGCGGGGCTCACGCCCGGATCCGACTGCGCCTTGAAGATCCTTGCGAGCCTCTCCAGGCCCTCGTCCGGAACCCCTTTGTACATTCCTACCTCCCTTGCACCAGCCTTCTGCTTCGGCTGGGTGTAGTCCTCGGCCCCGTGAGCGAGCGCCAGCTCCGCGCCGGCCTGATCGACCGGATAGGCGTAACCGTCGACCGGAACGAGTGCGAACCCGCCGCGGTACTTCACCAGACGGGCATCCTCCTGCTCGACCATCCGTACGATGGCGTCGTCCTGAGTGCTCATCTGGGCCCTGAGACGCAGACCGGGCTTCTTGCGGAACGGACCCCAGATGTAGTCGTTCCAGTCGAACTTCTCCAGGCCCTGCTGCTCCGGCGTAGGGGACATCTCCTCCATCTCGTCGGGGTTCAGCTCCTCCTCGTCCGAGGGGAGCTGTGGGGCTGCCTGGGCCCTGCGCCGGCCACCCTTGAAGGGGAGCGAGGTCTGTCGGGGGTCTACGGGCACGGGACCCGTGGCGAAGCCCTCCGCGAGGGGATCGGGTTCTTCGTAGCCTTCCTCACCGGGCTCCCACGCACGGAGCTTTGGGACGATGACCTCCTGAACCCACTCCTCGATGTCGCTGTCGTCAGGGTAGTACCCTTGATCGTCGCTGCTGGAAGTGTCGACCCCTGAATCGGAAGCCCACTGGTAGAACTCCGCCCCAAGCTGCTCATCATCCGCATCCGTGTAGAAGTCCTGCACCCTCTCGTCGGGATGGCGGTTCATGTAGTGCGCGACAGCCTGCGCACAGTTTTTGAGAGAGGCTTCGTACTCCATCTCAGAGTATTTGCTCTCATCGAGAACAGGGTAGTTCTCCAAGGACGTCTGGATCTCAGACCACGCCTTGAACGCCGGGGTGAGGGTACCGTCGGGCTCGTACACACGGATCGAGTAGCCGTCCACATGACCGACAGCCCAGTGCCCGTGGCTCTCCGCCACGACCTGGTCCTCGGGGAACTGGCCCATGATCTCCTCGATGGCCGCAGCGTTCGCCTGATCGGTGAGCCCCGAGTCCCTGTTCGAGGTGTAGACGATGGTCCAGTTCTCCGGGTTCTCCTCGGGCTGGCTGCCCCACCCGAACGACTCGAACTTCTGCCAGTTGCCGACGAGCTTCTCAGCGAGATCCTGGGCGTACTCGTCCTCCATCAAGGCAGTCTTCTTCAGAACGCTCCCAGCGATCCTGCCGTACCCATCGTCCACAATGCCTTTACGCATCTTGAAGTTCCTTCCTACTCGTCCCCGCCGAAGTACCCAGGGTCCTCGGCAACGTCCCCAATGTGATCACTGAGCCACTCCCGGGCTTCGTTGATCATTTCCATCGCGCTCTTGCCACATTCGGGACAGTCGATGGTTCCATCGGTAGAATCGTGCTCGTGACCAGGCCACCCGAACGTAGTCGCAACCCCGGGGTAGTCCCAGTCCGTCTGGATGAGAATGTCTTCTCCAGTGTCCTCGTTGACGATGAGGAAGTCCCACCCAAAGTCTCCGCTCTCAAGACGAATAGTAGAACCTTGAGAGAGATGCCCCTTCCCCTCCCCCGGCTCAGGCGGAGCGTTCTTCCGACGGCCCTCGTCGATCTCTTTCCACTGCTCTTTGGAAGGCTCCTTGGAAGGATCCCAGTGGGGGTTCGCAGGATTCCAGCCGTTCTTCCTGACGGCAGCGGAAAGTCTCTTCAGCCCTTGATCCGAGATCCCTTTACGCATCAGAGTATCCCTCTTTCGCGAGCTTCCTCCAGGACCCTTTCACCGAGGTCCCGGGGGTACAGCTCGCCAATGTTCAAGACCACGTCGACCGTGTCGTACCCGGCCTCGACCATGTCCTGGATCGAGGTCATGATGTCGACGTAGCCCTCTTGTCCGATCCTCAGGCCGGCCGTCTCCGTCTTCTTGCCCTCGCCGGTCGAGATGCTCTTCGCGTACCCGGACGGCAGGTTCATGTGCTCCGCGGCCCTCTTGCGAGAGGACTGGATCTTTGTCTCGGTAGAGGGGGATGAGAGTGTGTACTCCGTCGACAGCTCAGTATCGTCAAGGGTCGTCACCCCTTGCGGGAGCTGTGAACCCTGCTGATCCGAAGGCATGACCACCTTCTGCGACTCCCCCGCGGGGTTGTTCAGGACCACGAACTCCTTGCCCTCGGGGGAGTAGACCGGCTGCCCCGGCTGGAGCTGGGAGGGATCCATCGTCGAGGAGTCGGTCTGGGAGCTTGGAGTGACGGTCTCCGTTGACAGATCTTGAGCGTACTTGCAAAGGGTTTCCTGGTATCGATTCATGTGCTTCCGCCTACCGCCGTACGGACGGGCCGTCTTTCGAGATGATTTCGCTGTCAGCTGCATGGACCACCAGTTTACTCGACCTTGCCTGGGGTTCTTAAAAGCTCCGCCCCGTCTTGAGGCTGTCCAGAACCTCGTTCTTCCAGCGGTCGATGTCGGCCACGTCCAGGTTGAAGTAGTCGAGAACCCGCGCCCAGTCCTCACCCTGGCCTACAGGCTCTTCCATGGTCTCCAGGTAGTCGTCGTACTCGGGGGCGAAGTCCCCTGGGATCTCCTGAACGATTGTCCCGTCGTCTTCCACCTGGTACACGGAGACCATGATACCGCCGGCCGTGACCCACGGACCGTTCGCCGTGTCCTCCACGACGACGTAGTGATCCCTGGGGTTCGGCATGTCCACCTGGTTGGGGTTGAGCGGCGGGAACTCGGGGTGCTCGGCGGAGCGGATGGTCAGGTTGACCCCGTTCCCTCCCAGCTCCGTCAGCTCGGGGTCCCCCATCGCCGTGATCCGATGGGCAACGCGACCTCGGCGGAAAGTGCGTGTGGACAACCCCATGGCAGAAGCCACCCGACCGAGAGCTGAACCAGAGATCCCTTTGTACACGCGAGACATAGTTCCCATTTCACAGAACCTCCGCGCCTTCAGCACAACTAGCTGTTGCTGCGCTTCCGGACGCCGACCTGAGCCCCAGGTCGTAGATGTTCCTGGCTGCGTTCTCATCCCGATCCAGCACGAGACCACAGGCAAAGCATTCGTGCACACGGTCCCGAAGTGTTTTTCGCACTATGGTTCCGCAAGCCGAACATCTCTGCGAAGTGCCTTTCGGATCGACGTGCACAACCGGCAGCCCAGCTTCTTCCGCTTTGGAGGCCAGGTGTGCACCGAACAGAGACCAGCCAGAGTCCATGATCCCCCTTCGGAGACCACGAGATTGCTTCTTGTCCAAACCCTCGACTTTGCGCTCCGTGCTTGTCATGGCGCAAACGTCGAGCTTCTCCAGCGCAAACCCGTCGTACTTCTTCACCAAGGAGGACACGGTCTGATGTACGAAGTCTCGACGACGATTCGCGATCTTCTCGTGTACCCGCGCGACGACGAGCTTCGCCTTCGCGCGGTTCTTGGAGCCCCTCTTCTTCCGGCTCAGCTCCTGCTGGACCGACTTCAGCTGCTCCAGGCTCTGCTTCAAGAACCGCGGATGTTCGACGACGTTACCGTCGGACAGAGTCGCGAAAGTTCGAAGACCAACGTCGATCCCGACGCCGTGATCGGACTTCTTTACAGCTGGGGTAGGGCCTACATCCACAAGAAAATGCGCCCACCATCGCGTTGCACTTCGGACAACACGAAGACCTTTGATCTGGCCCTCATGATGAATCGTGTTACGCATTTGCAAGACAATAGGATCTGCATCGTTCTTCAATATCAGGCTCTTGCCCTTGATGCGCCAATCCTGCGTAGAGAACATCAAAGTAGAGAAACGATCTCGGCTGCGGAACCGAGGGAAGCCGGGATTCTCACCGCGTCTACACCGTCCGCAAAACCCCTGAAAGGCCCTATCTACGCGGTATAGTGACGTCATGCGAGTCATCTGAGCCGGCAGCCGCCGGTACTCCTCATCATCTGCACGGAGCTGAGTGAGTTCCTTGGTCTGCGCATAGTACGAAAGCGAGACCTTCTGCTTAGCCCAGGCATCCCGTCGCTGCTGGAGAGCTGCGTTGTAGAGGTCACAACAGAGACCCAAAACGTAAGTGAGCTTCGCCTCCTGTTTTGGCGCACGACCGAGCTTCACTTTGCAGGTGCGGATCATGTTCTGTCCCGCTGCGTTCTGTTAGATTGATAACCCGCCAGAGTATAGCACTGAGAGGCGGAGGATTTCTAAAGTTAGTGCTGGGCCTTCCGAGCCTCGTACTCTTGCCGGCGCTTCTCCCTGGGGTCGGGTACCAAGGCCCCCCGCTCGATCTCGGTCTTTCTGGCCCCGAGGAGACGAGCTATCATCGTGATCTTGGAATCGTACGAGAACGCCCTGCTCGTGTAAGGGTTCCAACCCGGCCAGAGCATCCAAGGCCTTGGGTGGGGCTCCTTGGCCTTGAACCGAGGCATGTAGGATATTGACCTACGGGCCATCTCCTCCGCGCCGATGTACACCCCCGGCTGCATGGACATGAGCAGATCGAACCGCTCCCGGGTCATCGTCTTGACACTGAACCTCTGTTGCCAGGGACCGCCGTCGGCCTTGTTCGCGAGCTTCACCCACTTCATCTTGCCGTCCCGACCCTTCACCTCGACCTTGGCGTCCTTGTAGTGGGGGTCGTGGATAATGTCCCACACTTCCTCACATGTGTAGGTCTGGCGGAACTTGTCGACGAGCTTCGTCTCGATCTTCCGTCGCACGGTCTTCCCGTGCCAGGTCTCGGTCGTCAGCTTCTTGCAGGAGTGCGTGGATGCCCACTTGCGGGCCTCGAAGTTCAGACTGCACCCGTAGAAGCCACCCTCGTTCGCCAGGGTCGCAAAGGCTCCCCAGAGAGGGAGCTGGATACCGGTGTGCTTCTTCACCTCCTCCACAGAAGCCAGGAAGGTTGCGGCCCACTGAGTCGCCAGCGGGATCATCTCTTCCTCGGGGATCGGCACCCCGCCACTCTCCCAGTAGAACTTCGGAGGCTTCTTCTTCCCATCCTTGTCTTTCTCGAACGGGAGGGTCCGGGCCCTCAGGACACCCTTCACCAGCCGGTCCAGGAGGGGCATGTCGTCCGGGGACTTCTCCCACACAGTCTCCAAGGTCACGTTCACGCTGTCGGGCACCACGACGGGCTCCAGGCCCTCCAATACCACTGCCTCAGCGCTCTCCTCCTCGTTTCCTGGCTCCTCCACGGCCTCGGTGACGTTCACCTGCTCGATCATCGACTCAAAGGTGGTCTGCTCCTCGGCCGTCAGCCCGGACGGCGCGTCGGGAGCGGCCTCGCTCAATGCGGCTTCGCTGACCGTCAACGACGCCATCCCGAACAGAACGAACGTTATGAGAATTCTAGGTAACATCCAAACCTCCTCTCCATAACGGTACCGGGGATCATACCACACCCTTCGAGCTTCTCGGAAATTTTGAGCTAGAAGCCCCTACACCCGACAGACTCCACCGAAAAGACTAATCGTTATCCCTGCATGAGTCCAGGCAGTCTGGATCGCATCCGGTGCATAAGACGCGAAGGCGGTTCGTAGACCTACATGTGGGACAGATCAAACCCCCGCACACCTCGCAGTTCTTGAGAGAGGACGGATCATCGTCTCCGCACTCCGAGCACTGGAAGGTGTTCTCGTCGTTCTCGTCGTCGACCTCCTCGTCGCCGAAGAAGTCGGGATCGAGGACATCGAAGACGGAGGTCTCCAAGGTCTTCGCAGCCGCCTCGTTGAGCTTCTGCCGCTGCTCCTCCGGGAGGGCATCGTAGGCCTTCGCACGCTCGGGGTCGAGCTGCCTCCAGAGAGGCTTGTCGTAGGTGACGGGAGGCTTGTCCATCAGGCACCATCCCTCTTCCTATCGTCTCGGTTGAGCAAACGCTCAACCGTGGTACGATGCCACCGATGTCCTCGACTAGGAGTCTCTTCTTCAGTCAGTAAGTCTGCAATTCTTCGAATCGAAAGCCCCTCTTTATGAAGTTTTTGTATCCTCGCAATTACTTTCATCTCCTCCTTCATTTGAACGAGATGAATTTCGTCTCTTGCTAACTGGTATCCATAAGGGGCGGCACCACCCGTCTTCTCTCCACGAGAGACCTTCAATCTCAGAGCGGCGCGGGTTCTTTCAGATATAACAGCACGTCCATACTGCGCCATGCCATTCACAACCGTACGAATGAACACCTCCGCAGGGCTGTCTCCGTTGCCAAGGCCATCTGCTGATACAATAGAGGTGCCCGAACGATTCAAGCCTCTCTCAATCATCGTAGCAGTTACGATGTCGCGGGAAAGACGATCCCGGCTAGCAACAAGAAGGGTGCCAGCATTATAAGCCCGTACCGCAACGAGGGCCTCTTGTAACCCTGGTCTCTGGTCTACCTGGAGCCCTCCAGAAACACCCTTGTCCGTAAATACCGCAGCAAGATGCAAACCTCGCAAGACGCACCACCCAGCCAGAATCTTTCTCTGGACCACAGGTCCTAGTTTCTGACGGTCCATCGAAACCCGCACATACCCAACAACTACAGAAGGGTCTCTCTTGGCGGCCTTCTTTCCCATCAGGCGGACTTCTTCTTGCGCGGAGCCTTCTTGTAGAACTCCTCGTAGGTCCGGTTGAACACGTCCATGACGAACTCGCCCACCGTGCCGAAGTTGTTGGCCTCGGCCTCCTCCTCGATCCACTGGAACTCCTCGGCCGTCACGCACAGCTTCAGGAACCTGGAGATGTACGCGACATGCCACGGGGCGATCCCGAGCGTCCACGCCGTCTCCGAGATCGTCTTGCCCTTGCTTCGCAGCTGGATGATCTCTTCGATCTTCTTCTTCCCCAACGCTTCAACTGACATGTTTCCTCCTATGGTTTCTCATACAAACGGTGGTGCCCCGATCTCCTCCAGGCAGCCCTTCTCGTTGACACTCTCCATCACATTGTTCACCAGATAGAACGCTGTCGAGCAGCTGCCGCGGTGGCGGTGCCACATGTCCTCCAGCTCCTCGCCGGCCCAGAAGAAGCAGGCATACTCGGCGTAGTCCGTGCTCGTGCCGTCGAAGCTGATCCTGCGGACGAAGTGGGCGATCTCCAGAGGCATGTGCTTCTTCCAGAAGTCCAGCCGCTTCTTTGAACCCATGATCGCCATGCGGAGCAGGAACACCATGACCCCCATCGGGTGCAGGAGCCTCAGGGACTTGTCCATGAACTCCTCGCAGAGAGAGAAGGGAGGGTTCGTCGCGATGAGGAAAAACTTCGTGTCGGGCTCCGGCATCCAGAGGTGATCGCACGAGGGGTCCAAGAAGTCGGTCCCCATCCGGATCTTCAGGTTCTCCCCCGTCACGGCGGAGAGCTTCGGCACCCAGACCTCCGACTCGACCCCGACACCCCTCGCAGGAGCTTGGTCGACCAAGGCCGACAGGAAGGGTGCCGTGGCTCCACACCCGGGCTCCAAGCCAAGGACGGGGTTCGGAGTGCCAGGCATCAGCCCGAGTGCCCGCTCGATGGCCCAGTCCGCGTAGATCTGGGGTGTTGGGTAGTTGTCTCGGCCGCCCTTCGCAATGTTTTTAGCCATGCAGATCCTCAACCCTTCGTCGTCGGCACGGAAGAAGGCACTCCCAAGCTCAGGGGGGACGTCTCTGAACCAGGCGAGAGCGCCCTCATCCCTACCGACGATCTTTCTTCGGTGGAAGAACCCGACAGAAGTCTCTCCCCCAACCAACAGTCACGCAGGCCTCAGCGCTCCCGCAGTCGATCTCGATCTCCGGGTAGTAGCACTCCCCGGGAATCGGGGCGAAATCTCCGGTCGGATCGCAGATGCCGCCGCTCGCCATCGTGAGCAACTTCCCGGGATTCGGGCCCGTTGGGTTTGAGCAATAGCTACCAAGTGGCTCATTACAGATCACGTAGTCGCAGATGTTCTCCCGGCAGACGGCCCCTCCGAAGATGAGGTAGCAGTCGTACTTGCACTCGGTCATCTTGCCCCGCGCGTCCTTCAGGAACGTGTAGTCGACGCACGTTGCCCCTTTGGCCGCACCCTCTGCCACAGCCACGACCTTGCCGGGCGTGGCGTTGGCCTCCGACATGCCGACGATGATCCCGACCACGTTCTGGTTCTGGCCGCTCACAGCCAGCTGGACCCGGCAGCACTGGGCATCCAAAGAGTCCACGAACAGGCACGATCCAATCGCGATACAGGCAAGAAAAATGGTTCTCATGGTGTCCCTCCTAGCCACCTCTAATATATACATGAGATTCCGGCTGTCAAGGGCTATTCTGCGGGTGGGATGAACGGGTTGGGGGCTGGCTTGGGCCTCTTATGAGACTCCATGTCATCCTTACGCTTCGCAAAGCGCGGGCTGAAGTCCTCATTGCCGAGATCCCGCCTTCGAGCCTCCTCCAAGGAGATGGCCTCCCCGGGAACAGGAACTCGGATCGTCTGCCGCTGAATGGCCTTGAGAGTCTGCTCCGGGTGGGTCCCTTCAGGGGGGGCAATCAGCTTGTCCAAACCCGTGCTCCACACGAAGAAGCGAGCGGCTTCAGCAGAACTGCCAATAGCCTCCAGCTCGGACTCCTTGTAGGAGCAGTCGCACTCCAGATAGACATCGCAGACCTCGGTGCGGAGGAGCGTCTCACCGTCCTCCGCTAGGACCTTCACGTTGACCCGCATGAAGGCGGGCCCCCTGGGGTAGTTCCTCTCGTGCAGAACCGGAGCTGGGGTCTCTACAACCGGCGTGAGATCGGGCCCGTCCGGCGGTATGGTGGTCTTCTTCTTCGGCATGGTCGTCATCCTCTCTTTCAGGGAGCTACTGTATCACTGGCGAAGTCGGAACTCTGAAGTTTCTCCCAGAGGTGCTCACCCTCCAGGCACCTCCAGCCGCGCTTCGCTATAGGGATTCCATCGAGGTTCGCCCTCACGATGAGGCGCTCCCCTGTAAGGGAGCAGTGCCCGATCTGCTTGCTGCGGTGGCTGTAGTGCTCGCACAGGACCAAACGGCCGACCTTGGGGCTCTTGAACGCGCAGACCAGGTGCCCGCAGCGCACCGTGAACGGCACCGCAAGGTTGTGCTCGTCGCTCATGCGGAGATCCTGTTCTTGCGGGCCTGATCGTGGACCGCCTTGACCAGCCTGCGGACGGCGTCCCGAGCACTCCACGAGTGCTCCTTCACGGTGTACCCGCACTTCAGGCAGGTGTACTCCGCCCAGTCCTGGATGTCCGGGACCTCCATCAGACCGCGGCGGTTACACCGCGGACAGTCGATGACTTGACGGATCATGGGGGTGGAGTTCTCGGGCTCCGGAGCACTGTCTTCTGCGTAAGCCTCTTCCATCTACGCCTCCCTGTCCATCTCGTTGGCGAGCACCTGAAGGTCGACGTCCGCCTGAGTCATCTGCCTCCGTGGGGAGACTCTGATCTCCTTCTGGCTCCGGATCGGGGGTGTCCTGCATACTGTACAGATGTCCCGTCCGTCCTTCTTCCTGGGGAACAGCTGGTACCAGGGAAACTCCTTGCCACACTGCGCGCACTTTGCCATGTCAGTCCTCCACGAAGACGAACGGATCCGGCTGCTCGACCGGCTTCCAGGTCTTCCCCTTCTTGACTTCCTTCTCGACGGCATCGAGCCTGGGGTCGTCCAGGCACCAGGCCATAGACCGGATGGTCTTGAAGCCCTTGTGGTACGGGATCGCGAGAAGGACCCCCTGGTCTCCCGGACCCGTTGTGGAGACCACGACGTCCTTGCCCTTCTTCGGGCTCTGCCTTCGGTAGAACTCCAGAACGGCGAACGGGCCCGTCATCATCAGCATGCAGGCCACGAGCGGATCGATCTTGAAACGGACCACCGCCAGCTCAGGCATCTCGTGACGAACGCCCTTGCCGACCTGCCAGAAGAAGACCGGATCGGGGACCTTCTTCTTCAGCTTCGATTCGATGATCCGGATGCTCGCACCAGACGAACCACCTTCGACCTCGAATCGGATCCGCCGTCGGAAGCCTTCGATACAGAAAGCGGCTCCCTCGGGGATGTCATGAGCGTCGTAGTGATCGACTTTCCAGAATGGCTTGTAGAGTTGTCCCAAAGTGCGCTCCTCTCCAGTGCTTCCTCCAGGCCCAGCAAGGCCAGGCGCATGCGGTGGGTGTGGCTGAATGTAATGTACACCCAGCGGCCCAGGATGATCAATACCACACCCAGAAGAACGAGATTGTAGGTCATTGGCCCCTCCTGCCCCAGCGACTATCGGTCAGGGAGTGGTCCCCGAGTGCCTGGAGCTTGCTCCGCAGAACCTCCAGCTCGACGTAGATCCCCAGGATCTGATCCTTCCGGGCGGCCTCGGCGGTCGAGTAGCAGTCCGCCGGCTTCAGCTCGTAGGCCTTGGACTTGCCCTCCGACGACAGCTCGATCAGGCTGTAGCTCTCGTTCGTGGTGCCCGGGAAGATGATGCACTCGACCTGAGCACGGGCGATGCGGACCACGGCCTCCCCGTCCCGAGTGCCCTCGACGGGGAAGTACACGAACCCTCCGACCCGTGCCTCACCAGGGTGCATCAGTTGAGATTCCCCCCACCTGACATCTGAGAGGGCCCATCGATCTTGATGAGGCGGACCCCCTCGGTGACCTCGAACATCTTCTTGTCGGGGTTGATGTTCACGTTCAAGGGTACGCTGAGAGGCTTCTTCTCCTGCTCCTCGATGTGCGCCTTGATGAGTTCGATGACCTCCTCGAAGGTCAGCAAGTAGATCGTCTGATGGGAAGTGCCTTTTTGCATGTGCCCCTCAGGCCGGCTCCTCAGCCGGCATCCTGTGCTCCTCGTCTTCGTACGTCCCCACCCACTGACGAGCCATCACGTCGAAGTGCAGCTGCATCGGCGGCATCCCGTAGGTGCTCTCAAAGTAGGTCCACGCGATCTTAGCGGCCCGCGGACCGGTGGGACGACTTTCGTGAGTTATCTGCTTCCCCATCGATCTTCTTCTCCTCTTGTTTGAAGGTGCTCTTCTCGGGAGGGCTATCACTCGCCCACCCGTAATGTGGGTGTATAGCATACACGAACTTGTGGCAGGTCTGTGGTGAGGGTCCTGCGGCGTACGGCGGGTAGAACAGCGTCGGAGCCGTCTCCAACCGCAGGACCCCATAGAAGTCGAGCGGGCCGAGCTGTCTAATTGAGTTCAGGACCCGCCTCCGGAACGGCCACCAGGTGCGATCTCCCGGACTCCCGGTAGTTCTTCTCGCGCTGCTGGAGCCACTTGCGGTGGTTCTCGATCTCCGAGGGCGTGCCGAACACGTCTTCCTCGGTCACGCGCTCTCCCAGCTTCCTCGGCACCGCGGCCGGCATCAGCTGGGGCATGGCCCGGGACCACCACCAGATGTGCTCCCCGTCCAGCTCCTTGATCGTGCACAGCGCGCCGTCGCGCACCCGCGCCGTCAGCTCCTTGGTCTCGGCGTCGTAGAAGACGAACACCTCGCCCGTGACCCGGCCGGCCCGGTTGGCAATGACGTACTTGCCCGGACGCTCCGGGCGCTCCTTCGTCCACTTCCCGTTCAGGAACGCCATCCAGCTGAGCGCTACCGCCGACTCCAGAACCTTCCCGTCCTCGCTGATCTCGACTTTCACCTTCCGTGCCATCTCGTCCCTCTCTTCCCGGGCATGATGCCCCTGCCTTCGCAATATAAACATGCCTAAGCAGGATGTCAAGAGGTCACACGTCCGATTTCCCCATGACTTCGACAACGTACTTGTGGATGTCTTCGTCCAGCCACACACTGAGCGGCCGGCACTGAGGGCATTCAGAGCCCAGGGAGTTGCATCCGTTCTTCAGCCAATCCCTCTTGCTCTCCAGGTCGCCACCCACCATGAAAGGCACGATAGGGTGGTAGGCGGGAGACCTGTCGTTGGGGTAGATGCTCGGGATGCCCGGGTCCAACTCACTGGACAAGTGTACAAGTACCTTTGAGGCCAAGGAGCCGTTGTCGACGACCACCAGGCCCTCGCCGTCCCAGTGATCGTGCCAAGCCTTGATGCGCATCATCGCCAGGCGGATCTTGGACTCCAAAGGGAGGGACTGCCGCTGGTCCAGCTGGTAGGTCTCGAACATTGTCTACTGGCGACTATCCCGCATCTTGACGACCTTGATCACGGGGCCACACTGGAGCTTCGCTTCGAGGTAGCCCCCGCCCAGCTCGTCGTAGGAGATGAGCTGGCACTCGGGGTACTTCGCCTGCACGAGGGGCACCATGGGGTTGGTGCAGCCGTGGAAGAACAGGAGGGTCAAGAAGGCGGTCACGATCAGGAGTCCTATGAAGTGTCTCGTCATGGTGTCCTACCCGAAGATCGGAGTGTTGTCCCGGTCTACCACGAACCGAACGTCGCCGCCAGGAAACTCCGGATCCATGGTGGCTTCGAACTTCAGGTCCTCGTCATCCGCAGAAGGATTCTTGCCCAGCTTGCCTTCGATGGGATGTACAAGCTCGTCTACCCCTACGAAGTGCCAGACCCAACCGCCTTCGAGGGGGTTGTCCTCCTCCCACCAGTAGATCTCGACTTGAGGGTTTTGAGCACTCTCCTGCTCCGCGGCAGGAGCCAAGAGCTGCGACAGACGAAGGAGCCCAGAGTCGGTGATGCCGAACGCCAGCATGCTACGCCTCCAGCAGGCCTTCCATGTAGCCGAAGAAAGAGGACTCTTTCTTCTTCCCTCCCGTGAGGTCGCTGAAGAGGACTCGGGCCATCTGGCCGTCCTCGAAGCGGACGTAGTAGAAGTCTCCCTCGCCGTCGTAGCGAGACTCGACCACGCACGAGGTGCCCTTGGCGTAGTCCTTGGGCACGCCGCCGCCGATCATGAGTTCCAGCTTCTTGTTGAGCGTCACCTTCTGGTTCGGCTCGAACTTGTAGTCCTCGGGGTCGATGCAGCCGGTGTCGAGGTCGTGCCGGATCTCGCCGCCCTCGGTCTCGCGGTCCTCGGCAGTTTCGAACTCCTCGAAGGCGCGGCGAGACCGCTTCTTGCTTCTCGCGTCGTTGAGGCCTTCCACCCACTGATCGAAACCCCCAGAATCGCCACGGTAGGGGTTGTCCGCAGGAGAAGATCCTTTCAGACCCGCCTGGTATCCATCCTCATAGGGATCGGCACTCTCGTCCGGACCGAACCGCTCTACGCTCTCGAACCCGTCGTCAGCCAGCAGCTGTGCCCTCTTGCGAGCCGACAGCGGCGCGTGCAGATCGATCCCCTCCATCAGCTCGGCGATGTCGTTCGCCATGTTCGGAGCGCCGGCTGCGCCCGAGGGGGTGTGGATCGCGTGCTCCTGCACCGAGGTGAGGATGAGGTCCTGGAGCTGCATCTCTATGGACTCCACCTGCTTCCAGTGCTCGTCCCACCCCTCGCAGGTGTCGTTGGTGCTCTGGATGCGCTCGTCGATGTCGAGGATCCCCTTCATGATGTTGACGGCCTCGGCCTCCTGCGGGCTACCTGCAAAGATGTCCAGGTAGAGTGGGATCTCGATGTCGTTCAGGTAGGCCCTCTTGCGACCCGCCATGATGATGAGCATCTGCTGCTCGGGGCTGTTCTTGAGCAGCTCCAGCTCCAGCAGGTTCAGCTCGTAGATGAGCTTCTGCTTCTCCTTGCGGAGGTCCTTGGTCTTGTCCTCCCACTCGGGCTCGTTGAGGTTGAGGTCGAGCCACTGCTTGACCAGCTCCTCGGCCTTGCCCTCGAAGGTGGTGCCCTTGAGCTGGAGGTAGTAGTCCTGCCACTCGCTGCCGCACGCCGTGATCGTACCTTGAGTCTTCTTCATTGCAGCAACCTCCAACGCACCGGCACCCTGCCCCAGGGTATCGCGGGAAGATTCGAACAAGTCCACAGCCGCCTCGGCCACCAGGGTCAGCAGCTCGTTGGAACCATCGACGTCATCATCTTCCTGACCTTCGAAGTTCTCCAGGTTGATCGGAAGCTCCACCGTCCAGGGAACACCGCCACCCTCGACGACGTGGACCTTGTAGGTATCCGAGGACTCAGCGGCTTCGACCGTCACGTCGAACCCGCGGATCATGGTCGTGAAGGAATCGGTGCTCATTCTACTCTCCAACCGCCTGGGACATCTCCTGCTCCTCCGCTCGGAACGGAGGGCTTGGAGGTACCGGCAGTATATCAGCCAAGAAGGGGGCCGCCTGAAGGAGTCTCAGGTATGTGGTCCCGTGGTACTGGATGTCAGGCTCTGGTGGCGGGAGCTGCTCAGGAGTGAACAGAGGGAGCTGGGGGCCTTCCTCCTGGATCCCAGAAGCCTCACCTTCGTAGACCTGCTGAGAGTTGAAACTCTCCATCCCTCCCATCAGGTCATCTTCGAAAGGCACATCGAACCCAGGCCACCGAGAATCGATAGAAACTTCGCTGTTCTCATCCCCTTCGTCGGTCTCTTGAGCGTCATAGGTAACGGCCTCCCCTGCCATGGGGGTCAGGTACCAGACACCTACGACACGCTTCTCATTCACATCCTCTTCGTAGCGGAACTGATTCGTCGCCTCGATCAGAAGCTCGTCCGGGAACTCCCCGGTCTGCATGAAGAGGCGCACGGCATCCGGGAACCTCTCGTCCTCCTGGATCATGCAAAGGGCATTCCCGAAGTGAGAGAACGCATCCTCCGTGATGTACCCTATGGGATCGTCCTGCTGATCCCTCTCGGAATCGCCTGCCATCTCCGTGTAGTGGTCGGCAGCATTCCGGATCTCATCATCGGTAGAGTCTTCCGTCAGGCCGTCTTCGCCGTACCCGCCCTTCACGATCTCACCCAGGGCGGTCATGAGCCCCGGCTTCACCATCTCGATGGCGTCGTAGTCGGTCACAGCGTGGTGCCCGGCCATGTTGAGCGCCACGACCACGGGGTAGTCCGTGACGTAGTGGGTGCCGTCCTCGTCCTGGCTCGTGTACGAGTAGTACACCCTCTGGCCGGCGTAGGCAGCTGCGATGTCGAAGTCCTTGGTCGTGTGGAAGCCTGGATACTCGATGACGCCCTTGTACTTCTCACCGTAGGGGATCGGCGGATCCGCGAGGAACCCCATCCCCATCTTCCGCGCAAGACGAAAAAGACCCTGATCCTGAATGCCGATAGAGAGCATCTACCTGCTCCCTGTACGAGGGAAGGCCCCGCTGACGTCCGTCTCCGCCGGCATCTGGATGTTGGAGAGTATGAGGCTCGTCATGTCCTCGACGGCCTCCATGAGCCGGCGCAGGTCCTGCTGCTCGACCGCGGCGGTGACCTCGACGGAGAGGTCCTGGAGGTCCCTCCAATCGAGGCCTTGCTGCTCGGCGGCCTGGCCCAAGCGAAGAGCCTGGGCGACCCGTCTCAGAGCAGCGCTGTTGAGGCCGAGCTTCATGACCTACCTGTTCATGGGGTCGAGAGCTTGAAGCTCCTCTGCTGTCATCGGGTAGTATTCGTCGTCGTTGACGTTGTACCCGTCCTTCTTCAGGTCTTCCACGAGCGTCGGGGAGTCCATGATGATCGCGTACGCGAAGTCCGGACCATCGGACTCCCAGTTGGAGCCCTGGATGCTCTGATCATTCTCCGCGAACTCCCCTGCGCGGGGGTCAGCGATGTGCACCGTGACCATCCCATCTTCGTGATCCATGTTGTCGAGATAGATGACGGGGTTGAGGTTCGGATCGATCTCATCCTCTTCCTCGAACTCGTCGTCCAAGGAACCAGGACCCCCCGTCGAAGGGGTGGAAGATTTCGGCTCCCAGGACCACTCCTTACGGATCATCTCGGCAACCTGATCCCGAGGTACCCCTTTCAGCACGGGGCTCTCCAGGGCAATCCGAAGCGCATCCTCTTCGGAGCCCCCGGATTGCTTGGCCTGGCCCACAGCCATAGAAACAGCCATCCCCGGGTACGGTTCGTTCTGAGCGGACCGCGGAGACACCGGACCGATGTCCTCCCAGTCCTCCCGCTTGAAGGAGTCCTGGATCGAGGGCGGGACCAGCACTTCGATCATGTCCCCCCGAGCCCACATCAGGAACCCTCCGGTGCCCGCCTTGATGCGGTCTCCATCGGAAGTCCTGAGGTCCTTCTTCGCCCGGACGTTCGGCTCCCAGGACTCTTCCTCGCCCTCGTCGTCCATCTGAGCCGACCGCGAGAGCTTGGGCTCGATGGGGGCCTCGGGCTCCTCGCCGAAGCCTTCCTCGGGCTCCTCTTCCAGCTCTTCGTCTTCGCCGCCGTGGTACTCCTCGCCAAAGAGCGCATGAATCTCCTTGGCGTTGTACGTCTCCGGGTACGAATCAAACTCGTGAGCACCGAAGTAGCCGATGATTTCTCTGTAGGCCCCGCCGCGCACCACAGGATCATCTGAAGTCAGATCTGAGATCAAGTCCTGGTCAGGCAACCCCGAGCTACCGGCTACGTCGCCCAGCTTGTCCGCGAACCACTCCTCGTACTTCGACGCGGGGCCCCACTCGGGCTGGTAGGAGTCAGGAACCAGATACGAACCGCTTTCGTCGGTGGCGATCTTGAACTTCTCGATGTCGAACCTGTAGAGCATCCACTTCGCGGTCTTCTCCCACTGCCAACCACCACCACTGTCGGAATCGTCCACCTCGATAAGCCAGCCCTGCGGGCCACCCCCGTTGTCCACGATGAGGAGGCCGCCGTAATCGATGTAGTTCACATCCCCCAGGTTGGCGATGATGTTGGGAGCTTGCCCTGCCTTCTTCGAGCCCTCCCGCACCGGCCGACCACGGTTCGGGCCCTTGCCGTACGGGTTCAGCGCGAAGCCGTCGTTGATGAGGTGCGGCAGCCACTTGTCCCGGGAGCAGGTCGGGTACCTGCGGAGGATGTAGTTCCGCTCGATGTGCGAGTACGGCCGCGGGAACGTGTCCAGCCCGCCCTCTTCCGCCTTGACCATGTCTTCGAGCACGAGATCGTACCCGGCCGGCATGTACCGCTTCATCGGCCGGTTGTCGTCCTCGTCGACCTCCAGCTCCTTCACGAGGTTGGTTTGCTGCGCGAGCTTCTTGCAGTTCGCAGTGAAGGTCTGCCAGTAGTCGGTCGGGACCTCCTGCTCCTGCGGGACGTCGGTGAAGGAGAAGGCGTTCTCCAGCTCCACCAGGAGGTCCCTCGCCGTCTGCTCGTCGCCGCCCTGGAGCGCGGACTGGGCCTCCTGCGCGATCTGCTGGTAGTAGGCCAGCTCGTCCGGCTTGAAGGTGTCCTGCGCGCTCTGGAGGTAGGTCGTCATCTCAGCGAGCGCGGTCGCAGTGTCAGCTGCCGCCCGCCTCCGGCCGAACCTGCGCCGGCCGGTCGCGTACTCGGCGATCATGAGCGCGACCTTGCGGACCTCGGCCTTGCCGATCTTCGAGGCGGTCGTCCCGCCGAGCCCGGCCTTCAGGTCGTCGAGCAGGAAGTCCCACTCGACATCTTCCGTCCGGAGACCGAGCACCGACATCATCGGACTGATCATCTGCGAGATGTTGTCAATGAGGGTCTCCCGCGAGGGGGTCAGGATGTCCTGGACCTGCTGCATGATCGTCGGCTGCGCCAGGATCTGCCGGTACAAGCTGTCCGTCGCGCTCCCCGACTCGGCGTACTGGCCGTAGGGGGTCTTCTCCCCACCGGGAACACCAGCCATGGTTGGATCCGTCGCAGGGTTCGAGAGCTGCGTGGCGTCACTCTGCGTGACGCCGGCCGGAGGCTGACCGGCCAGGCTGCTCGGCGTGCCTGGGTTGGTCTGGTCCTGGCCCGTGAGACTCATTGCGTAGGACTCGAAGGCGGCCTCACGCCGGCTGTGCCGGATCCCCATCCCGTCCGTGACCACCTCGCGCGGCATCCAGCCCAGCGTGTTCCGCTCGGACGCGGCGCGATCCAGCTCCTCGCCGCGCAGCGGCGGATCGTACATCCGGCGCATCGGCGGCAGCTGGTAGGAGGTGTTCCGCTGGACGATCTCGTCGATGGTGCTCTGCGCGATCACCTTCATCTGCTGATCGTAGATGAGGGTCGACGGCGGCACGACCACGCCTCGGGACACGACCACGGGGATGAGCGCCTGCCGGATCGCTCCCGACTTCGTGCAGATGCGCACGTTGAAGAGGATCTCCGCATCGACGACCTGGCTGTCGTCGTGGGCGGCCATCTTGACACTCTTCACGTTGTTGAACGAGATCTGCGGCAGCATCGGGAACTCGCACATGTCGAGCACCGAGCGCGCCGACAGGGCGGCCTCCTGGATGTACGCCCGCACCGAGCGGTCGTTCGTCCCGAGACCCACCGCCTTCTGGGAGGAGAAGACGTCCCTCAGATCGGGGGCGGCAGACTTCCGGCTCAGCCTCTCGCGAGCCGCCTTGAGGCGATCATCGAAGCCTCGGAACATCGGGTGGTTCCGAACGTGCTCTTTTTCCATCAGCTGGTTGAACTTCGACATCGTCCCCTACCTTTTTCTACCAGCCCCATGAGGGATGGCTTCCTGCCCTATGGTCACGCGACCGCCCCGCTGGGCTGCATGCTGGGCCTCACGCCGCTGCTGATCGGCCCTGCGCTGCAACTCCAGATTGGGCTGCGCTATCGAGATCTCTTCGTCAGCGGTACGCACCGCGATCACCTTGGTCGCGTCCACCCAGATGTCCGTGTACTTCCCACCGTTCGGTGGGTTCCAGAACTTGATGATCGATCTCGGCTTCGCCCGCGCCGAGAACACCGCCTCCCAGACGCTCTCTGCGGTGTTGCGATCAGAGAGAGCCCGCATCACCGAACCGTCGAAGTACAGGATGTAGCCGAACAGCGTATCTGGGAGCTTGTCAGTCAATTTCACCACCCACTATCGCGCTCGCCAGGCTGGCGATGCACTCGCTCGGGTTGATCACTTCCTCGTTCTGGATCGCGACCCTGTCCGCCTCGTAGGCCTGGATGTCCTGATCGGAGTAGGCGAAGAAGATGAGCTGATCGTCTACGTTGATCTTCTTGTCCTCGCAGAATCCGGCGGTCACCTCGATCACGCTGTCGCACCCCTTGCAGGACCACCGATCAGAACCGCCCACCTTCGTGTTGCGCTCGATCTGGATCACGGAACCCTCCCGGATGAACATGATGTCGAGTGGGAAGGGGACCGTGCCTTGGTGGAAGGTGACGTCGGTGGGTCCTGCGTACGGGAAGAACAGACCTCTGTTCCGCCCCAGGGCCGTGTGCATCTGCAAGCCGCGGATCTTCTTCTCGTGGGTGTCGGCCACCTCACAAGTGAGCTTGGCGTCCTTCTCCACCCACCGGCCTTTGACCTTCACGACCGGGATGATCTTCATGCCCGAGGTCACCCGCACGACACCGGACTCGTACATGTGGATGAAAGGCTCGGGCCCCTCGACGAGGAGCCCGAAGTCGTCCACGAAAGCACGGGTGTTGAGCTTGACGAGCAAAAGGAACCTCCACTAGGGCTTCGAGTTCCCTTTTGCCTTGTTGTACCCACCCTTGGTCTTGCCCGTACGAACCGGCTCTGGGGACGCTCCCGGAGGCAGACCGGCCGGCATCGCTGCCGGGGGAGCCTCTGGAGCCTTCTCGGGCTCCGGAGCCGGAGGCGCTTCCACAACCGGAGCCGGCGGAGGCGGAACGACCACCTCACGGGCGGGCTCGGGCTCGACCGGAACAGGAACTGGCTTTGGAGCTTCCACCGGAGGTAGCGGCGCAGGCTTCGGCTCGGCTGGAGGAGTGGTCGGTGCGTTCACATCCTCGACCCACCGCACGTTCGGGTTGCGCAGAATGGTGAGGATCTCGGGCAGCTGCCGCAAGACCTTCACCGAGAGGCCCGTCTTCTCCACCAGGTCGACGGAGCCGGCCTGGGGGATCACGATGCTCTGCACGTTCTCGCGGAGAGCCTTGCGCCTCTTGTGTTTCGGCATCCCCTCCTCCATGTGGACTGGAGGGTTGAGCATGAAGGCGATCTGCCCTCGACCGGTATTCTGAAGAACGAATGACTCCATGACTACTCCTTTACTGGAAGAGCTTGTCCAGCCCGCCGTCAGACGGGATCCCGAACAACTGCTTTGCATCACTGGTCGTCATACCAATTTCAGTGAGCAGTCGTCGAGCCAATTCCGACACCTTCGCGCTCAGAACCTGCTCCGGAGACGCGGCGGACACGGGAGCCTGCTGCACCGCCTGGAGGATGTCGAATGCCTTCTGGTCTGCGGAGCCCTCACCGCCCGGAGGAGGAGCCTTCGGAGGAGTGGCAGCAGCACCCGGGGCGCTCTTGCCCGGACCGGCCGTAGGGCCGGCAACCGGAGCCCCTGGCTGGGCAGCCGTGGAAGTGCCCACCGGGGGCGTCATGTTCGGATCGGCCGACCCCGGCGGAGTGACCTGGGCGCGGATCGCCCGGCGGCGCTCCACCTTCTTCAGGATCATGGCCGCGAGACGCTGCTGAACAGCCGCGGTCGGTTTCGGAGCGCCCGGGGCCGGAGTCGCACCTGCCGGAACGTTGCCCGGGGTCGGCGCGAGGGGCGACGGTGGGATGGTGGGCGCTACGGGACCGCTGCCACCACCCCCAGGGCCTCCCGGACCTGCCGGAGCCTTGGAATCAGAGCCTGGCGTCTTCGGCTTGGAGCCCGAACCCGGCTTCGAGAGCTTGATCTGGAGGATCTTCTTCTTGTCCTCCTCGTCCATCAGGCTGATCTCCTCGGCCGTCCAGCCGAGAGTCTGCAACCCGGCGTCACCCGAGCCCGCGGGCATGGGACTCGGAGGCGCTTTGGTGGTCATCGGGGCCGCTCCAGGAGCCGCTCCAGGAGCGCCTGGGGCCGGCTTGGGAGCCGCGGGAGCGCCGGGGGCGGCCGGGGCTGCGCCACTCGCCGGAGGGTTGGTCGGTGACAGTGCCGGAGGAGCTGGCTGGGCTATCGGGGCCGCGGCCTGGGCGAGCTTCCGAGCCCTCAGCATGGCCTGCCGACGAGCCTCCTTCGGGTCTTCCTTCTTCTTGGACCCACCCGACGGCGGCTTCGTGAGCTTCTTCTCCTCGGTCAGGTCCTTGCCGTACTCGCCGAAGTAGCCACCCCAGTAGTCCTTGGCCTTCTCGTCGACCGCCTCTTTCGAGGCGACCTTCTTCACGAACTCGATGTACTCGTCGTGAGCTTCCGGAGGGAGCATTTCGAGAACATCGAAGGCCAGCTTGACGTTCCCCTGGATGGCGTTGATGACGTCTTCCCAGTTGCCGTTGATGTAGTTGTCCGCAACGCTCTGGGAAGACCCCCCAGCGCCAGCCGGTACCTCGTCGTCCTCGTAGAACCCGCCGGCCTGACGGCGTGAGTTCTTGTTGCGGTAGGGGCCCTGGCCTTCATCCGTCCAGTTTACCCGCTTCTCGGGACCACCACCGGTTCCAAGACCAGCCCCCGACTGCTCTTCTGGATTCACCTCACCCAGATGCTCTTCGATGATCTCTCCATCCAAGAATAGTGTGACGTCCTCACCACTTGCTCGACCGTAACCACTCTTGGACTGGTCCACGTACTCCACGAAGTCATCATGGGCTTCTTGCTCATCGCTCCCGTAATAGACTGAACCGATATTGCCGACGACAACCTCGTACACGCCCTTCCCCATCTGAGCGCGACGGCGACCCTGCTTGACCGGACTGCCAGCACCCATCTGCTGACCCTCGTCGACCGGGGGGTTGCCCTCGGAGTGGAGGAACTCGTCCGTCGGATTGCCCTGGGGCTTGGGCTCGTTCGGATCGATGAAGTCGGCGGGACCTGCGGTACGAGAAGCGAGGTGCTCTTCACCCTCTTCTTCCTCCTCGAAGTCGTCGTCACCGTAGGTCTCTTCGAGGTAGGCCATCGCCTCCTCTTCGGTGTCGAAGACCGCCCACTCGGTCGCATCCATGTAGCCCGGAGCGCTCAAGCGGGCACCGAAGCCATCCTTGATCTCGATGGAGTACAGCTGGTTGTTCTCGGTGTACTGACCGAGATCGGTACCCTTCAGATCGATGACCTCGTTCGGATCCTCAGCGAGAACCCGCTGCATCTCCTGAACTTCTGTCATGTCGACGAGATCCGCAGGGATCACTTCTCCATGATTGTCCCCTTCGAGAATGATCCAAGTCCCCTTCTGGATGTCCGGCTGCATGAAGCCGTTGGGGTCGAGCCTGGCATCCTTGGAGGGGGCCCGTTGGCTAAAAAAACCCAGGCCCCTCCCCGCGACCTCCTCACGCATCCGAGCGGTCATCGGAGCTGCCGGCGCGGGGGCCGGAACCCCTGCACCTTGAGCCTTCGGGCCCTCAGGCTGGGTGCTCTTCTGCTCCTCGCCCTCTTCGACCTCCCCACCAGCTGGCATGGTCGGACGGAACGGAGTCCAGTCGACCTCCTGCCCTCCGAGCGCCAGCGTCAGAGCGTGCAGCTCCTCACCGGACTCGGCTTCGAGATCACGGCCATACTCGCCGGCCGCACCCCAGTTCTCGCGGAGGCGGGGACCTGCCTGACGGCGGCCCCTCACAGGCATCGCACCCGGGGGGACATCCTCGGCACCTTGGAACGTGCCCTGGTCGACACCGGAAGGCGGGACAGCCTTCTTGGCGCTGCCATCGGAGCAACCCTCGACGTCCCCATCGGCCTCGACGGGAAGAGCTGCCTGACCGGCCTTCGGCCAGACGTCGCCGAACTCCCCGGCGAGAATAGCCGGGTTGTAGTGCTCGGCCAGCTGTTGCGCGGCCTGCTGCCTCACCGACGTCGGGAAGAGCTTGTGCCATGGCATGGGGCGGACGGAACCCTCCATCTCCTTGGCGTACTTCTGCGCACCGGCCTCCGCCAGGTACCCCCAGAGCTTGACCGAAAGGGTCTCGTCGAAGGTGCCGTTCTTCACCTTCCGCATGAGATTCTTGACGATGGGCATGAGGTTGCGCTCGTACAGGTCGTTGTCGTTCGTGATGTACAGGACCAGCTCGTCCGCGTCCGGCTCGAAGTAGCCACCGTCCGAGTCCTCGACCGGACCCGGCATGTCCTCGTCAGGGAGGGGCTCCAGCTCGTTGGAGTCGTCGAAGGTGCCGGCGGGGTCCATCAGGTTCCCCGCGGCCCACTTCTTCGGGTCCAGGATGTCCTTCAGAAGCTCCGCGCTCGGCCGCTTCGCCGTCATCTGGCGGTAGGCTTCGGAAGCGTCGACCTTCGGGAACTGGAAGGAGTCCGTGAAGCGGCCCTCCTTGTCGTGCTGGCCCTCCGTCTCGGTCCGCAGCTCCTCGCCCTCGCCCTGCTCGGTGGAGATGACCTCGTCCGGATCGGACGGATCCTCACCCTTGTTCAGCTTCTTGCCGGGCTCCTCGACCGGGGTGACGTCGAAGGGATCGGAGTCGGCGCGACGACGACGCGCCATGATGCCGTCCGTCGGACCGGAGCCGTCCACCATGGGAGCGGCTTCCTCACCCATCTGGGCCTTGCCGTACCCGAGCTGGCCGGGGCCGCGGCGGGGCTTCTGGGCCGGGTGGAGCGCCTCGTGACGACCCGTACGGCCGTCCTCCTGAACCTTCACGATCCGGTCCCTCCAGTGCGTCGGAGCGCTGGAGGTGTCCTCGCCGAGGCTCGTGTCCGGGAGCCCACCGCGGCCGACCGGATCCTTCGGGCGCTTGGTGATCTGCGGATTGAAGTGGGGAACGTTCTCGCTGGAGGTGTCGACGCCGAGGTTCTTGTTCGGAGCCGAGGTGCCCTTCTGATCCAGACCGGTCGGACGCTCGTTGATCTTCGGGTTCTTCCAGCCCTCACCCACGGACGAGTCGGGGCCGAGGACCTTCGAAGGCGAGCCCACACTGACCTGGTCCTTGGGGTGCTTGTTCACCCCGGGGATCGGCATGTCCGCGAGCTTGCAGAAGTCCCTGACCGCCCGATCCAGGTGGCACAGGTCGGTCTCGAACGCCTGATGCCGCGTGTCCCCCTTGGGGGGGAACACCTCGATGGTGTCCGTCTTCGAGTTGATGCGGATCAACCACCCCCGGTGCTCCACCGGCACGTCGTGGTACAGAGCTTCCGCGACCTTCTTGGGCTGAAGCCGGTCGGCCTTGTGTCCTTGCGTCCTCGTGTTCGGCATGTTCCTTATCCTTTTCGTCTACGACGTGAAATCCAAGAACTACTCCGCGTCCTCGCCGTTCAGCAGCGCGAGGATGTACCGACGCGCCTTCACCTGATGCGGAGCCGGCCCACCCAGCCCGTAGTAGATCATCGCCTTGTCGAAGTCCGCCTGGCTCTCGATGGTCGACGCGATGCGAGTGAGATCGGACAGCGGCAGCGTGGCGTACCCCTTGTGACCGATCTCCTCGATCACCTCCACCGCGGCAGACCTGGGGTAGCGGCTCTTGTAGTGATCGTGGAGGCGGAGGTAACTGTTCGCGGAGATGGAGGCCGAGCGGTTCTTCTTCCACATCGCCTCCAGGTGCCCGTACAGCGCTCGCAGACCCGGATCCTTGTCCACGTCCTTCCGCGCCTTCACGATCTGGTAGGCATCGAAGACGGACGCGATGGGGAGGTGGCCGTTGACCTCGTCCGCCTCGGCAGCGAGCTGCTCCGCGATCCTCTTCTGGACCATCTCCACCATCGGAAGGTTCAGGTTGAACTCTTCCTGGTTGGCCTCATCCCGGGCGTGGCGCTCGGCAGCGGCTTGGGAGTACCGAGCCGCAAGTCGGCTCATGTTGATGCCGTGCACGTCCTGTCCAGCGAGGTCCGCGAGGTCCTGGCACACGTTGCGTCCGAATGGGTTCATTTTCCTCTCCATTGTCTACAAAGAATCTCAGCTTCGCAGGCAACTCTAGCACAAGGTCTTTGCCAAGTTCTAAAGTACGGCAGGCGTTTTCGACTTCCTCAGAAGGCCCCTCATGAGCACCCCCAGCAGGTATTCCTTCCCGCACTGCCTGCAACTGACCTTCAAAGGCAAAGTTCCAAAGACAGTCGATACCGGAACGTTACAACAGGGACTAACGACGTCCGAACAGTCCTCAACGTCCTCAGGACAGTCGTTCTCGGGCTTCTTCTCTTCAGGAGCTGCGGGAGGCTTCTTCGCCTTGGCCTTCTTCATGAGGGCCAGCAGCTCGGAGAGGCCCTTGGCCTTGCCGGTACCGTGCTTCTCTACGAAGTCTTTCAGAATTTCCTGGAAATTTTCGGGGGTTTCGAGCGGCATTTCTACCGCTTGGCGTTCGAGGGGGACAGCTTCTTCGGGACCACGGTGACCCACTTGTCTCCGTACTCACCGAAATACTTCCTCCAGTATTCGGCCGCCACCTCATCGACCCCGTTCTTCCGGAGCCAGATGCCGGCGAGGTCGGCGCGGACGCGCTTCTGCACCTCACGGACCAGCTCCTTGCCGAATGGGCCGTAGTAGGACTGCCAGTAGGCCGAAGCCTTCTCGTCGACCGCGAGCCGGCGCGAACTCGGATCGCTGTACTCCTCGAAGATCTTCGCCACCCGACGCGCGATGAAGTCCATCGTGGACCCTACCCGCCTATCGGGAGGAGTCGACCGGATGAACTCGACCGCCTGGGCCACCCGCTCCAGAGGGACGCTCGGGAACTGGTCCAGGATGTCCGACGTCATCAGGAACGGGAGGTTCCACGCCTTCGAAGTCAGACGGGTCTGCATCCCGCGACCGATGGCCTTCCGGGCGTGCGCGATCTTCTCGGGCCCGAACGCCCTGCGCAGCTCGTCCCAGTCACGGACCTTCGGAGCCCCTTCATCGCGAACTGCCGCGTTGAAGCGACCCACGACCCCGACAGGGAGGTCACTGTTCAGGGTCGGATCGTCGACCAGATCCGCACCGAACAGCCCCAGGCAGGCCACGCACTTCTCGGCCGCAATCTTCTGCGACAACGTCGCCGCGGTCTTCGCGGTCTTCGGCTCTCCAGGGAACATCTCAGGCTCCTGTCTGTTGCGACGGACGTGAACGCCACCCTCGTCCTCATCAGCGGCCCACAGGTGGTGAGCGACCCGAGGATCTTCGTGGTGATCAGCGATGCGTCGTTCCGTTCTCATCGTCATCTCTCCGTACCCTAGTAGTACGTGTGGCTCCAGCTGCTGTCACTCGAAGGGACGTTCTGAATCAGGTTCACGTTGTAACCGTACTCAGTTTTTCTCTGCGTTTCCGCATACTCCCTACGTTTATCATCGAGCCAGGACTCAAGCAACTTCGAAATCGCTCCGAGCTTCCAGTCCAAGGTCCCGATGGCAACAACAGTCAACGCCTTTGCCGCACCCTCCAGGAGGTTCATCCAGTACGGATTTTCCGCTGGGTTCGAAGCACGCTTGCCTCTGTAGAGGCTCAGCGCCTTCGCGTGCCCCATGAAGTCCAGTAGAAATTTTTCCGTAACTGGTCCCATGACGAGTCTACTATACGACAGGTCCTTTCGATTTTTTAAATTTCGTGTCCTCCTTAACAACCGCGGGACCGCCGCCCACCTCAGAGGCCTTGATCAGCGCCTCCGCCACCTGTATCCCGAAGTCCGTCAGCTCGATCACTTTGCTGTCGTCCGAAGAGAGCTTGAAGAGCGCGGCGTGCTGGTACAGCAGGCGTCTCGTGTTGTTCGCCCGGGGGTGTTCACCCTCGCAAGTCAGGATGCTGAAGCGTATCGTATCGACGGTTGCGGAGCCCCCAAGCGCATGCAGGGCTGTGAGGACTTTTTCACGGAATTTCAGGGTTCCGGGTACCCGAGGGAGTCTCTTTTTCTGTACGTGATCGCGCTTCTTGGACTTCTTGGACTTCTTGGCTGGAACGCCTTGGTGCAGATCGAGGTACACCGGGCGCTCCAAGATGAACATGATCGGATCAGGCACGAGGGCAAAGACATCGTCCGAGATCTTCTCGATCCTGGGCTTCCCCCGGAGCACCGACTGCATGACGTGCAGCGGAGCGTTCGTCATGATCAGGTTCCGCTCCAGGGCGTTGAGGCACGCGCAGAACCTCTTGGCCTTGATCTTCTTCACCACGTAGTCGTTCCGGCTGTACGTCGACCGCCCGAGGTCGAGGTGGTAGCACTGACCGCGAGACGACTTCTTGCAGATGTACCTCCTGCGGAACTCCTGGAAGGACATGTCGTAGTAGCGCAGGATCCAGTGGTAGACCGTGACGAAGCTCACCCCGACGTAGTCCGCCATGCTGCCGGCCGACTGGAAGGAGCTGGCCTCCAGGAGCAGCTCCTTGATCGGCATGCCGTGTTGCGTCTGCGCAACGAGAACCCTGTACGAGTGCTCACCCCGGCACCGATCACAAAAGTGGTACCCCTCCTTCGTCGCGCGCTTCAGGCGTGCCGAAGGTATCAGCCGGGGGCAGTACGGGGTATCGCACTTGTTCATGGCCGATCAGCTACCCCTTAACGTCGAAAAACTCGTGGAGGAACACCTCGAACTTCATCAGCTGCTGGGGCACGCTGAGACGCCCACCCTCCTTGATCTCGATGAGGTCCACGTAGGTGTGAAGCGCCCGCTTGAGGCGATCCACCGCGCTGAGGGGCTCCCCGCTCTTCACGAAGGTCTTCTTCCCGCGAGCGACGTCGTCCTCCGTGATCGGTGAAGCATCGATCCCGCGGATCTCCCGCAGGTCGGGCGACACGGGGATCGCCAGCCTCTCGTTCAGGAAGTGCGGACAGTGCTCTGCGCTGTGGGAGTGACTGACCGTCATCTTGAACTCGTCCTCGGTCATCATGTCCGTAGGGAGGCCCGTGGCCGGCACCTCACCGACACACGCATTGGTCTCCCGCACAAAGTTGATCGCCCAGTCCCTCCAGCTACGCTTCTGCGTCATGGTTTTTCCTCCTCGTTGACCCACCGAACATTGTCGAGCATGCTCTCGAACATTTCATCGGAGCCGGGGGCCACGTTGAACAGCTCCCCGTACTTCCGAGTCGCCAGATCCTGCATCATCTCACGGTACGCCTGACCAGTGAAACGGTGCACGAAGTCCGCTTCGGTTTGAGCGCCGATGGCCTTCATCGCGGCCTTCTTGTTCCCACCGAAGTTCCGAAGGTGGTAGTCGGACATCCCCTTGATCGCGGAGTCGAGCCAGCCCTGGGGAACCGGCGGGATCACGGAATTCTGCACGATGTGGCCGATCACATGATCGGCGACCACCGACTTGTGCATGTTCCGAACATAGCCATCGAAATCCTGATGGAAGCGCGCCTCGAAGGCCTTCAGATCATCGAACTCCGCGTCCTTCGCCAGATCGTCATCCACCGGAGGAATGATGATCTTCTGGAGGTTGTGAATCTTGATCGCCGCGTGCACGGTCTTCCCGGCATTCTCCGTGTCGCGGGGGCTCGCCAGGTAGTCGCACTCGAAGAGATCACCGACCTTGTGGCCGATCAACTGCGCCGACAGATCCTTCGGGATGCTAGAGATGTCCACCCACGCACGCTGGAGGGTCCCGTTGATGTAGGGCTTCCCGTCGATGCTCGCGATCACGTCCAGCTGGATGTTGCTCAGCTCCGTGATCGCGCCCTCCGGATCGTCTTCGAGCTTCCGGAACTGCATCTGCAACTCCCGGAGCCGGGCCTCGAACTGCACCTGCCGCGAGGGCTCCTTCGGCTTCTTGCAGGCCCAGTTGATCTCCTGCTTCAGCGTGAGCTTCGGGTAGAAGTAGACGATGGAGACCATGTGCGGGCGCTGCCCCTTTTCGAAGTTGAACAGCTCGAACCCCTCCAGGAAGAAGATGTTCGGCACCTTTTCCCGGATCTTGCCCACGAGCACCTGCTGGTACAAGGCCTTCAAGGGGAGCCGCTTCTCCGCCATACCCTGGGCACCGGGCATGGATCCCCCCGCGCCCTTCTTCCCCTTCAGACCGAGGTTCGCGATGATGGCCTTCGAGTTCTCCTTCCAGAACTGATCGAAGGCCTCCCGAAGCTCGTCGTACTTGAACCACAACACCACCCTGTAGGGCGGTGCCATCGGTTCAATGATGGGCTCATGGAGCTTCTCCTCGACCATCGCGTCCGCCTCCGGAGTCTCGATCCTCACCGCGTCGGCGGGGATGATGGACTCCTCGGGAGGGGCGAGCGCGGCCTCCTCAGCTGGGAGAAGCGATTCCGCAGCAGGCACCGAGGTATCTTCGGACGATGATTTCTGTTCGAGGTTCTCCGACATAGTCAATGTCTCCTTCCACGATCTTCAGGATCGTTCCTTTGCGAATGCTGATGTCGTTCTGCAAGACCGATGCGACCTTGACCCCTGCTGCGCCCTTCACCTGGATGCCCTGCATTGCGTCACAGACGATGGCCGGCAGGTTGTCCAGATCGGGCTCGTGGCCCCTTGCCACGTAGAAAACAAAGTCGACCTCCACATGAAAGTCGAGAGGTCTCTTACCACCTTGGCGCTGGAACTGCGAGTACATCTCGTTCGCCAGGCGCTCCCTGGCGTGAGACATCTCGGCAGAGTGGCCGATGAACGGACCCGACTTCGCACGGGGGTTCTTGTACCGGATGATAAGGTTGTTCTTCTGCACCCACGGCTTGCCGGGGATCTTGAACCGGTACTCCTCGATGGGAATCCGGATGGGACGAGGCTCTGTTACCGACACATCCATTTTCGAAGAATATCCATCACCTTCTCATCGTTCGTGAACCACAAGTTGTTGATCACGTAGTCCCGTTCTTTGACCCCCATCTGGAAGACCTGCGAAGCGTACTTACCACCGTAGGGCCCCTCCAGGAAGACGATGTCGCCGTTGTCGACCTGGTACTTGATCGAGTTCGCCCTGACGCGCTTCGCCTTCTTCTCCGCCTTGTCCCGGCGGGCCATGCTCGCCGGACCGCTCATGGCCTGCCGAGGTCCTTCAGGTTCGACAGCGCTCCCGGCGGAGCCATGATGAGACCAGCGTCGTCCACCGTGTACGCCTTCATGGCGTCTTCGTAGATCTGACGGGCCTCCTTGTCCTTGTTGGAATCGGCCTTCAAGATGGTGAGGTAGTCGAAATTGAACCGAGACATCCTCGGCAACGAGAGTGTGTTGAAGATCCTGCCGGCAGAGAAGGCTACCCCCAGAGGCTGACCTCGTGGGTCTCTCTGGATGACCTCACCGAAGGCGAGTGGGTAGTGAACCCAGACGTCATTCAGGAACTCCGGGAAGTCGTGCACACTCCCGATGACACCACGACCCCCGCCGCAGGTCCCGATGATCATCACTGTCTGCTCCATGCCCCTGAGGGGGCTCGGGAGCGGGATCTCACCCATGAGCTGCTGGAACACCTCGAACAGTGTGGGCGCGGGAGGAGGGATCTGCTGGTCGTTTTCCTGATCGGACATTATCGCACCTCGATTGTTGTGACGCCGCCAGTCTTCCTGGCGATCCAGACCTCATCGAAATCCATCAAGTCCTCAACGTGACCCGAGTTGTCCGTGATGAACGTGGTCCCGGTGCTCACGTCGTTGAAGCTGTCCGCGAGCTTCTGCGAGTTGTTCGCGTCCACGAACGAGAAGATCTCGTCGAGGAGCACGAGGTTGCACCCGTGCCCCGCCTGGACGGCGATGTCGTGCAGAGAGCGGATCACCGCGTTGGAGATCTTCGAGGTCTCCCCATCCGAGTAGAGCCTCGGATCGATGTTCTTCTCCCCGTCGACCACCTCGACCTTGACCTCGGACTTGAGCGCGTCCTTGATGTCGCCGGCACCCTTCTTCGCCTTCTTCTCCTCGAAGGAGGTGATGTTCACCCGGATCGTGTCGCCCATCTCGGACAGGTAGTGGTTCACCTTCTCCGACAGCTGAGTCATCGCCACGGACATGCGGTGCAGCTTGATGTAGGGGATGTTGGAGATGATCCACTCCAGCACCTTGACGTCTTCCAGAGCCTCGGAGATGGAGGCCTTCGACTTCACGATGGCCTCCTCCCGCTCTGCGACGTTGTGCTCCACACGCTGGATCTCCCCGAGGCGCTTCTCGACGTCATCCTTGTAGGCCGCGATCTGAGTGATCCTCTGAGTGTACTGCGTGCACAGCTCATGGGCCTTCCGACCCTCGACCTCCAGGGCCTGCATCTCCCCGGTGATGCGCTCGTACTCCAGCGCGCTCTGCCGCAGGAGAGCCTTCTTCTCCGCGATCTGGGCCTCTACCGAGATGGCCTGCTGCAACCGCTCCCGATGACGCAGAGCCCGAGCCTGTCGGATGCGCTCCTCCTCTTCATTCTTGGCCTTCGTGAGCGCCTTCAGCTCCACTTCGAGGGTGGAGGCCCTGGACTCTAGTACAGTGATCTTCTCCGTGATAGAGGCCTTGGCCTTGGCCGAGATGGTCGCCCCGCAGGTCGGGCACTTGTCCACGCTGCGGAGGTCCTTGCCGGAGACGAGGGCGCGCAGCTCCCCGAGAGCCATGTCGCGCTCGCCGCGCTTGTTCTCCACCCGCTGAGCGAACGACAAGTCGAACTCCGGCAGCGAGGGATCCGCGAACATGGGGTTCTTGAGGTCGCTCAGCTGGACGGACAGATCCGAGATCTCCTGGGAAAGGACTCCCGAGCCCGAACGGTTGTACGCCTCCGTCTGGGTGATCTTCCGGGCTGCCCACTCGTTCTGGAGCTTCAGCCGGTGGTCCTCCGCGAGCTTGAGCTGGTCCTGCGCCGATGCAGTGTCCAGATCGCACTTGATGAGGACCTGCCCCCAGTCGGCGTTCTTCAGCTGCGAGAGAGCGCTCCGCATCTGCTCCAGAGCACCCTCGTCGTAGGCGATGCGCTGCTGCACCGACGAGATGTCCTGGCCGACGGCGAGCTTCTTCGCCCGAGCGGAGACCAGGATCTCGTCCCAATCCTCGACGCCCGTGATGCCGGCCATGATGTCCATCCGGTCCTTGTTCGTCCCCCTCAAGAAGGTCGAACCGACCCGGTGGCTCAGATACGAGATGGAGAGGAACCGGCTGTAGGTGACTCCCACAGCAACCTGAACAAGTGTACGGGTCTCCGCCATCGTTGCGCCGCGGCAGTCGACCCATTGAGCGCCTTCGAGCTTGTCGAAGAACAGCGCGGTGCCTTTGTAGGAGGTCTTCGTGTTGTTGTCGACCGGGTAGTAGTCTTCCTTCCACCCGCGGCAGTAGGTCACCCGGTAGTCGACACCTTCCCAAGAAGAGAAAATGACCCTGCCGGCGTAGCCCTCGTTGAGGACCTGGTTCACGACTTCGTTGCCATTTACGCCAGTTGGATTGTCTCCGAAGAGCACCTCGCAGAGAGCGTTGAAGAGGGAGGTCTTCCCCGCGCCGTTCGAGTCGCCACCCTTGTCCTCGTTCACCCCGATGAGGTTGACGAGACCACGACGCTGCACGTCGATGTCCGGAGACCGGCCGTACGAAAACAACCCAGTAGGGTTCGCTGACTTGATGACGAGCATCAGACGTTCTTCCACACCTGGCAGTTGCTCTTGATATTGTCCCCGCGCGTCATCGGCCCTTTGCAGTGCTCGCACTCCGCCTCGGGGTGAACCTGGGGCTGCTTCTCCGTGTCGTTGAAGATCTCTTCAACCGTGGATCCACAGCAGGCCTCGTTCGGGCACACGTACTCGACGATCTTCGCCATGTCAGTCCTCCACCACGATGTCGTCGAAGACGACGGGAATACGACTCTTGAACTCTGCAAGCAGGGGGATCATGATCTCCCGCATCTGCGGGTGCGCCTTCTTCGACGTGCGGAGCGTGAAGATGTGGTGCCACTCACGCAGGTCGGCCGTCACCACAATCTCCGTCTTGAGGCTGTTAGGAAGCACCGAGCGAGCTTCTTGTGGAGATGCTCCTAACTCACGTAGCTTGTTGTACGCCTTCTCGGCCGCGAGCATGGAATCGTACCAGACCTGTGCTTTCGGGATCTTCTTCGCCGGGTCGCTCGGATCTCTCCAGAAACATGGAACGATGACCTGGATCTCACCGGCCTTGTGGTAGTCGCAGTACCGCGTCGACTCTTGGCTGAAAGCGCAGAGGCGATGACGCACGATCTCGTGAGTGACACCGCGGTCGCAGACGATGCGAACGGTGACCTTCTCGTGTTCGAGCACGGACTCGTGCCCCATGGCTTTGATCTTCTTCACGAACGCCGGAGCACTCTCCTCGGTGATTCGGTCTTCGCTCTTGTAGCAGGTGCGCCCCGCGCGCTCGATGCGTTTCAGCATCTCGTTCCCGTCGAACTCGTCCTCGATGCGCGCCCACGGCTTGATGACGTCTACCATCTCAGCCCTCCTTCTTGCCTTCGGCATGGCACTCCGCGAAGCGCTTCAAGGCCTCAGCTCCGTTGTCACAGACGGGATCACAGTTCTTGCAGTCCGCCAGGTTGTTCGAGAACGAGGATTCCAGAACCTCCACGTCGAGCTGCGGAAGGATGACCGACATGTCCGCCTTCACGAAAGGCTCCCCGCACTCGATGAAGATGGAGAGCTTCTGAACCAGGCCCACCATCTCACCCGAGGGGCTGATGATCTTGGTTCCGTGGCTCGTTCCGTCCGAAACGATCTTCCACTTCTTCATGGGCTCAACCATTCTGAACCTCCCTCAATTTCGTCACCATCGCGCTGATCCTGTCAGGCGACAGCCCTCCAACGTTTGCGAACCCACTCTGCATGTAGAGCGTCAGGTCGTCGAGCACCCCGCGGGAGGTACTGAAGTCCACGATGGCGGTCTCGTTCTCGACCTTGTACTCGCGGATGATGTCGACGCTCCTCGCGAGCATGATGTCCTTGTAGTTCTTCCAGCGAGGATCGTCCGCCACGCGGTCGACATCCTTCCGGTTCCCTACGAGCTTCACCTCGACAGCCTGGTCGGTGATGTAGGTCTCGTTGATCTTGATCTCCGGGTACTGGGTCTCTGGACCGACCTGCCAGATCTCCCGGTGGAAGAAGTTCCGTGTCGCTCGGAACTCCGTAGTGACCGTCCACTTCGTATCGTCCCAGACGGCCGTCACCTCGATCCACCCGCGGGGCTTGTCAGCGTCTGCGCGCGTCCTCTGCAAGACGGAGCCTGTGTAGCCCCCTGAGGTGTTCGTGAATGGGATCTTTTGAGGAACGTGGATGTCCCCTCCGATCACGAAGTCCCACCAGTCCCGGTCGAGCTGCGCGATGTCGATCCCGTTGTCGAACACCCGAGACGAGGTGTCCGACATCAACGAGCCCTTCACGATGCCGTGGAACAGGAACAAGTTGAAGAAGGGCTTCCCGTGAGTAGGCTGGTAGATCTTCTCGTCGAACGGAGCATCCGCAGGGAGCGCATGAATGATGTAGTCATCGTTCTCACGCCCGGGAAACAACGGCGTTCCAGGCTTGTCCAGAACGAAGAGGTTCGGGACCGACCTCAAGGACTCCGACGTGTGCCACGACCGGTTGTTCCGCGTCCAGTCGTGGTTCCCCACGAGGTGGTAGTGCGGAGCGTTCGGACGCTGCGAGAGGAAGTACGCGAGCGCACGATCCGCGGTAACCTTGATCTCATCTTCAGGCTCACGCTTCAGGTAGCGGTCCCCGACGAACACCGAGAAGTCGAACTTGCCCTCGGCGACACGCTGGTGCACCTGCTGCTCGATCCCCAGAGTATCCTGCATCGTGAGGCACCGGGCGGCCTTCCGGTCGTGGTGGATGTCTCCGTACGCTATGAACCGGATGGTCTTCATGCTCTGGCACTTTCCGACCGCGGCATCGCGGACGTGTTGACCATGGACACGAACGTGAGGAGCACCGGGTAGAGCTTCCGGACGAACTCCTGAAGCTCCACGAGCGAGTCCTCCAGAGAGGACCCCGAGGTGACCCTCGGGGACGTCTTCAAGAAGCGCAGCACGAGGTACTCACACAACACGTCCGCGTCCTCCAGCAGAAGCTCGTCTCCGAGGCATTCCAGGGCCGCCCGCACGACCTCGCGGTACCTATTCTCAACCTGCGGTTGCGGGTGCATTTTCCTTCTCCAGGACCGCTTTCTTGATGGCTTCCTGCATCTCCTTGTTCTGACCGAGGAATGTCTTCGCAGCGACCTCTCCGTTCCCCAGGCGCTCACCGTTGAACGAGTACCAGGATCCGGATGCCTCGATGACACCGTAGCGCTTCCCGGTCACGAAGATGTCCGCTGCCGGGAGGAAACCCCAGCCGTAGTACAAATCCACATCGGTGTTCCTGAACGGCATAGAGACCTTGTTCTTCACCACCTTGATGTGTGTGATCTGGCCCACCGGAGGAGAGCCCTCCCCGACGCCTTTGAGCTTGGTGCCGCCACGCACTTCGATGCGCTGAGAGGCGTAGAACTTGAGCGCGTTCCCTCCGGTAGTTACCTCTGGGTTGCCGAACACTACACCAATCTTGCTATTATGCGTCAAGAATCTATCCGATATAAAAAGACCTGAACCAGTCTCTACATCCAGAGCATCGAACTCAGTATCCTCCAAGCTCTCAATCTGGTAGAATCTGTTATCACTAAGTAAATCCAAAAAGTTCTGGATTTCAGAGTACGGCGTCGGACTCTCTTGAATCTCCCGCAAAAACGAGATCAACCCTAACCTGGAAGTGTTAAGCCTCTTGAATAAGCACATCTTGAAAGAATTGTAATAGGGGATACCAGAGATACCCTTTACCCCCAGGGTCTTTATCAACTTGAAGATGGCCTCTGAAAGTTCAAAAGGCACGACATCATACTTACCGCGAGCATTGGGGGTCTCAATAAACAACTTAGACTTCTTTAGTTTATATTGTTCAGAAAACCCTATAATTTCAGAAAAAGTCAAAGCATCGGCTCCGGTGATGTAGAGATACCCATCACGAACATCCGCAGAAACTCCAAAGTAATACAGAACCTTAGAAAACTCATAAGCCGCTTCAAGATTCTCATGCGTAAAAATAAAACCATGGCTATCGAACCCATGAGAATCAAACAAAGAACCACGCAAGAACTCCCTAACGACGCTGCGCCGAGATTGTAGTATCCTTTCTGGAATGATTTTCTCAGACCCGTGCTCTTTGCAACCAAGACCTTTAAGAAATAGAAAAATAGCCTTCCCGTAAAGAGCCACCTTGTTCTCAGAGACAAAAGACAGCCCTGGAAATACTTTCTCACAGGAGTCTTTTATCAGAGTGTGACGATCAACACTGTTCTCTGTAAATTGCATACGATAGTCGCTGTTATCGACATCCTGATATAAGTTTCCGTCTGAGTAACAACACCCAAGGAAGAATGCCAGGTCTTCATCAAGAATTCTTGGAAGCTGCACTTTGGCAGCGTTAGACGGCAACGCCTCTCCCACCGACTGAATCACATCGGAAAGGTCGATATAGCCGGCAGCATCAGAAAGTTGCTGGCTCTTCTTCAAGAGGGGCTGAATAAGCCAATCACCCACTGCAATGTCGGAACCTTGCTTGTTAATAACCTGCCCCCTACAATCCACGACAGGCTGCCAATGCAAGTTACTGAGACTAAAAGGTGGGCAATTCTTTGGCTGTAACTTCTTGCCGGGAACAACTCCGGCGATGTGAAGACCTTGAACGGTAGTGCTGGACTCACAACAGTAGGGTACTACGTCACCCATCCGAAGATCCTTCAAACGGGAAAGAGCGCCATTGCGCAATATCAACGAATCCAAGGGGAGACAACGAATCTGGTTGATGAAGATCAGGATGATTCCAGAGGTGGAAACGATGTGCGTCAGCTTCCGCAGCGCCTGGCTCATGAGCCGCGCCTGGAGACCCATGTGCGAGTCCCCCATCTCCCCGCTCATCTCAGCCTCGGGGGTGAGCGCAGCCACCGAATCCACGACGATCATGTCGCCCGACTTCATGTGGCCGCAAAGGTGCTCGACCAGGTTCAGCGCGACCTCTGCGTTATCGGGTTGCGAGATCAAGGTCTTCGACCAGTCGACACCCAGCACCTTCCCGTACGCAGGGACCAAGGCGTTCTCCAGATCGATGATCGCCGCGGTCCCACCCTTGCGATTCACCTCTGCGATGGCATGAAGGGTGAGGGTCGTTTTCCCGGAGGCCTCAGATCCGTAGATCTCAACGACACGACCCAAGGGATACCCACCCCCCAGAGCGATGTCGACGCTCAAGATGCCGGAAGAAGACCGTGGCACGTTTTCGATCTTCGTGCCCTCCAGCATCTGGATCCCGTACACCTGGCTTTCCTTCTCCGCCTGGATCTTGCGGAGAATGTCCACTGCCGGCTCGACCACAGATTCCGCGGCCTTCTTCTCTTTGTCCTTCACCACGAGAGGCCCCCTTCCTACCATTGCCGCATCGGCGGACCACCAGCACCCTCAGCGGGTGGCGTCGGAGCCCTGTCGGGCGGCGGCGGAGCGAAGCCGGGCACCACCCCAATCGGCGGAACCGTGCCCGGAGGGGGAACGGCCGGCGGCTGATTCGGCACCGGAGCCCCACCGTACGACTGCTGGGGCGGCGGAGCCATCGGAGGCATCCCCTGCGGAGGGGCTCCACCGACCATGGGGGGCGTCCCCGGGGGCATCTGACCTTGGGGCTGCCCGTACTGCTGCGGAGGCTGCTGAGCCGCTGGGGGCGCTCCTGGAGGCATTCCCTGGGGCATCTGCCCAGGAGCTGGGTTGTACTGCTGCTGCGCCGGATACTGCGGAGCCGGAGCCTGCTGAACCGGAGCCATGCCCGGGTACGGAGCCGGCCCAGGAGCCTGGCCCGGAGGGGCCTGGTAGGGCATCTGCTGCGCCGGGGGCTGGGCCTGGCCGTACTGAGGCTGTCCCATCGGAGGCTGTCCCGGAGGAGCCCCCAGAGGGTTCGCACCGGGGGGCAGACCAGCGGGCATTCCCGGAGGAGGCATCATGGGCATCTGGCCGGCGTTCCCGACCGGAGGGTACCCCGTCGCGCCCGCCCAACCGGCTGCCGGAGGGCTGCCCGGAGGAGCGCCATACGGGGGCTGTCCCTGTGGGGCCCCGACCATCCCCGGAGGCATCCCACCAGGGGCTGCCCCGCCGGTCATCTGCTGCTGCGCCTGCTGGTAGTCGTTCCCCGAGGACTTCGTCTGGCTGACGTAGTGGAGCCCTTCCTCGTAGGTGACAAGGTGAACCAGGGTCTCCGTCGGATCGACCAACGCGGCGTAGTTCTGGATGTACGCGAGCCACTCGGGCGGGTACTGGAAGAACCGATTGTTGAACACGGCATCGTACTCCGTGTCCCGCAGGTTGTTCTTCTTGCACTTGCTCGTGTCCTTCACGATGGAGATGATCGGGAATCCGCCCTGAGTGTTCTCGAAGAACCGAAGTCCTTGCGGAGCCCCACCAGACTGAGCCCCGCCATCGAACAGCCGGAGCAGCTTCGAGTGCACCGACTTCGGAGCGAACCACGCCTGGTGCAGCGTGGCCGGATCGTCGCCCTCACCCAAGGGACGCGCCCCCACGAACTTGTCGTGGTCGAAAATCGCCAAGAAATACTTGTCCCAAGCTCCGATGTCTTTCGCAGCCCTCTTCGTCACCGCCAAGACAGGATCCCGCGTGCACATGTCCCGGTAGCCGTCCGACGAGAGAGCCTTCTTGTCGATCCCGAGAGCCTCCCACCGGGCGTTGAAGAGATCCCACTGACGCTGCGACTCCTCGCAGTGGGCGCAACGCACGGGCTGCTCGAACAACGGACCGCGTCCCAAGGACTCCTGAAGGTACTTGTTGGTGCCGAGGGGGCAGAGTACCGAAGCGAAACCCGTGCTGCCGTCCGGCCGGTTGAACTTGTCGACCTGGTGGATCGGGAGCTTGAAGTAGAACGTGAAGATCGGGTTCGACGGATCGAGACCCACCAGAGTGGACCCTGGGGTGGGGGCGCACATGTGGTACTTCCGGCGCATCTCTTCCGTCGGATTGAACATCTTCCAGGCGTGCGGGGTGAACAGCGGGAGGAGCACGTTGTTGAAGTGCATCATCCCCTCCTTGTTCGGAAGCGGACGCCACAGCTCCTTCACGAGCGGCCCCTTTCGGTCCTCGTTGTCACGCTCTCTCTGATACGGCATCGAAAACTCGCCCATAGGCTTCCTCCTCACCGCCTCACTGGCGGCAGTTAGCTTTTCCTGTATCCACCAGCCGCCTCCATGATGGCGGCCTCGTTCACATTCATAGGTCCCACGTTCCCGTACTTCGCCATGAAGGCCCTGGCGTAGGCCCCCAAGTGGAAGGACTTGTCATGCAGCTTGGACGCGATGCTCTTCACCAGATCCGCATCCTCCTTGAGCTTCGACGCCGTCTCGCTGACGGTCTCGAAGTACCATGGAGGTGTCAGCATCTGGTACTTGTACATGTCCTTGTAGTATTCGTCGAAGGTGCCCACGGAGAGCTTCTTGGCCGCGAGGTCGTGAGCCTGCGCCGCGTATTTCTTGCGCTCGACCTCGGACGTGTCCGCGGCGTAGATCTGCACCGCCATGTCCTGAACCGCGGGACCTGTAGGCTTGGTGTCCCCGTACGCAGCCAGAACCGCCCGAGCATAGGTGTTGCTGTGCGCCCACCACTTCTTCGCCCAGACGTCCACGAAGTTCTCGTGCCTGGAAGACAGGCGGATCGACAGTGCCTCCCAGTACGACTGGTTGCCGGAATGGGTCCTCAAAAGGTGCTCCACGTCCTCCGGGTTGAAGGTCAGCATGTCCTCGACGTCCTGCTGGAGAAGACTCTCGTCCAGCGCGACGTTCACCTGGCTGCCCTTGATGGCTATGGAGTACCTTCCCGACAAGTTCTACTCCTTGGGGCCTTCGGGAACCCCAGAGGGCACACCCGACGGAATCCCGTGGTGCACGGCTACCTCGAAGGTCGCGCCACCCTTGTTCAGCTGCTCCGCGAATCTGGAGGCCGCGTCTTCGGCAGCCGCCAAATCGACGGGATCGGTCTGGTTGATGATCCCCGAGGACCAGTACACGCCGAACCGGTACAGCACCCTCTTGAAGTCCTGGGTGTCGTGAGGAACGAGCCCGTCCATAGCCGGCTTGATGTGAGTCAGCTCATGGTACAGCGTGATCCTCTCCAAGGTCGCCCGGAGCATCTCCGCGTTCGCGCTCGCACCGGACTTGGCGCGCATGGCGGTGTCGTTGATCATGACGACGTACCTGATGTCCATCAGGTCGGCTTCGAGACCACGCAGCTGCGTGAGATCGAGCATACCCATGGACCCGAGGGTCGCGAGGACGTAGCGCGCGATGAGCGGGTCCGGAGCGTTCCCGAGGTACTTGATCTTGCCGAGCCACGTCGTACTGCTAACCCCTATCGCGCGAACGAATACGACGTGCCCCAATTTGACGTGTCCGAGATCCTCCGAATACCGCTCGACCAGCTCCTCCGCCATCTTTTTCAGAGACTCGTCGAGCACCCAGCGGTCGCCCTTCGGGCCCACGAACTCCGCTATGCTCTGGAAGGCTTCCGATTGTGTCGTCATGAACCAATCTCCTGTACTCTTCCGGAGTCAGCCGGACACTGTCCTCGATCCCACAGTTCCCACAGTAGACCGTCAAGTCGACGTACTTTTCGGTCTCGAACGTACCCCTTCTCCGCATCCACCTCCGGCACTCCGGGCACTGAATGTTCACGAACCAAGGGGGCTTGTACTCCTCACCGCCCACACTCACACGCCTTCACTGCGAACATGCTCCAGATGACCATCGGGTTCGAAGTCATCCTCATGAACTCGACGGTCACCTCCCACTCCCGAACCAGGCGTTCAACGTCAGGGAGCCCTAATCTTAAGTTACGAGAAAAGGATTCGAATCCCAGGCCACTTAAGCACTCGACATTTTCTGAAGGAATACCTGCAAGAAACATTGAAAAGTCGCGTAACAAGACAGGAATTCCTTCCATAAAGAGGTTCTGAAGGTCCAAACCCTCGTAGTACCAGCATCGAATTTTTTCTAAAAAAAGTCTCAAATCCTTCCTGTCGAGCATCTCCGCGAGCTGTCCGTACTCCTCCCGAGAGATGACACCAACGGAATCCCGGAGGAGGTTGATGTCAACTACGCCGTCTCCCGCGGCCAAGACCATGCTTTCGAGGATCTGCTGGGCGTCCCGGAGAGAGCCTCCGCCAAGAAGCCCTAAGCGGTCCACGAAGTCCTCGGTGTACTGCCGGCCCTCAGCGGTGAGGATCATCCTCGCGTTGTCCGCGACTTCCTTCGAGTTGAGCACCCTCAGAGGGGCTGAGAGACACCTCGACCGCAGGGTATCCTCGACCTTCTGAGGATCCGTGGACGCCAGCAGGAACACGGTCCGCGGCGGAGGGTCCTCGACCTGCTTGAGCAGCGCGGCCTGGGCCTGCTTCGAGAGCATGTGGCACTCGTCGAGGATCAGGACGCGGTACTTGTGGATCACCGTCTGGTGCAGGATCCCTTCCAGGTCTCGCACGTCGTCGACCCCGTTGTAAGAGGCCGCGTCACGCTCAAGGATCGAGAGGTGGGAGTCAGCCGCCTCTCGACAGGAAGGACACGTTCCGCACAGGTCGCCCACGGTCTTGAAGTTCTCGCAGTTCAGCGCGCGAGCGTACAACCGTGCCAGGGTGGTCTTCCCGGTGCCCCGAGTACCGGCGAAGAGGATCGCCGCCGGTACCCGGTCCATCAGAATCGAGTTCCTCAAGATCCGGCACGTCACCGGCTGGCCGACGACCTGTGCGAACGTCGCAGGTCGGTATTTTACCGCGTACTGCATCAAGGTTTATAGAACGGCAAAGCGATGCCGTAGAACTCCTTGATCGCCTTGGCGATGCGCAAACACCTCGGGCTCTTCGGGTCGTTCTTCCAGCCCCACTGCCCGAACGTCGAGAGGTTCGTCATCTTCCAGGCTTTCCGGAAGTAGTCCTCGACGAGATCACTGGAGCTGGACGTGGCCTTCAAGAACAGCTTGTAGGCCGCCCCCGGGTTGTTCTGCCACAGGTTGAAGAACAACGCGACCAGAGCGGAGTCCCACGACGCCGGGTTGTCCGCCTTGAGCAGGTCCCTGATGGTCCTCCCTCCCAGCGGAGGCCTCGGGTAGTCGAGCTGCCGGGCGAACTCGGCCTTGGCGTACGCGAGCTGGGCCTCGGGGACACCGGGCTTCGCACCCATGTCCGCGAACAGCTGCGCGAGCGCGAGCGCCGTCTTGTTCGGGTTAGCCAACTCGACACCCATGCAGATGTCGACGATCCACTTCTTGCTGGCAGAATTGCTGGGGTCAAGGGCCACTCCACCAACCCAGAACTTCCCATCTCTGATCTGGAAGCCGAACCGGGAGAAGACCTGAGGACCCCCGATAGCCTCCAAGCACACCTGATCGAACAAGGTGTGGTGTCCGTTCTCCAGCGGGATCGACTTGAAGCTCTCCAGGAGCTTCTGGAGCCGGCCGCTGGTGAAAGTCCACTGTAGGAACCCCCAGGTCACCCCCGTGCCGTCGTACATGACGACGGTGTCGTGGTTGCCCTCGCAACGCGCGACCACGCCGAGGACCTTCGTCCAGGGCCCCCAGGGCTGCGCGGGGTTGAACCCGACGGATCCGATGACCCGAGGGCCCCCGCCGTCCTTCCAACGAACCCATTGTGCCTTCGCCATGGCTACCTTCCCTTCCTCTTCGACCGAGAAGCCTTCTTGCCGTGCGCCTTGGCCTTGTGGGGCCCGAGGCCCTTCGAACTCTTCGCCACGAATCCGCAAACGTCGCAAACGAGCTTCTTCGAGATGTCACGGGACTTCTGGATGTCGTCTTCTGCCTGCTCGACAGCCGGATCGGATTCCCCGTTCATCAGGTCGAAAGCGCGCTTCAAATGAGCCCCTTCTTGATCCTGAAGAGCCTGAGCCTTCATCTCAGGTACGGACCGAAGCGTGTGCGCCGCCTTCGGGGCGGCCTCAGCCTCCTTGGCATGGAGACCGAGGGACTCGACCGACTCCTCCTTGGGGTTGTATCCGTTCCGAGCGCCCGCCTTGTATGCCTTGAACCTCTCCTGGAGGTTGGCGTACTTGCCGTTCGACGAGATCACCTTCACCCACTCCTTGAGAGCGCTGTAGGTCCTCGGCAGTGTGTAGTCCGCCTTCTCGCCCACGCCAGGCTCGTCCTTCCCGAACAGAGCGTTCCGGATGAGCTGCTTCTTCGGCTCTTCGTCGAACACGTTCTCCTTCAACCACACGAGAACGCCATAGACGGGGTCCACCTCGTTGAAACGAGCCTCGGCGACCTCCAGGCTCCTGTGGTGGAAGTCGATCTGCGTGAGGAGCGCCTCGTGCTCCTCCGCGAAGGCCTCCACGACCTTGTTGAAAGTCATGATCCCGAAGGCGTCCCTACCCGGTGAAGGGTGGACGACGTTGGGGTCCACCGGGGGCATCGTGATCTCTTCAAGCTCGGGGATTGGTACCACATCGAAAGAGTGGGTTGCTTGCTGGAGCTTGTACCCCTTCGGAGCCTTCTTTCCGAGCCACAGCTGCATCGGGGGGTTCGGCTTGAGGAGGAACCTCTTGAGGTCGACCGAGTTCTTGAGGACCTCGAAGGGGAAATCCAGCCGCAACCAGTTGTCCCCCCGAGGTATCAAAAAGCTCAAGGGCCTTCCTTCCCGCTCCAGCATCATGCTGATCTGGCCCTTGAAAACGTTCCGAACGAACACCGGGCGCTCCTTGGAGAAGAACTTGTCCACCTCCCGCGCCGTCAATCTTTGCTTCTGCATCTCGATCCTCCCTCGGGCGTCCTCACGCCTCTTCTTTGTGTCGATAACGGTCGCTCCACCTTTGGCAAACCTCCGTGTCGACCGTCAATGGCACCCTGAACTGCGTGACCTCTCGCAGCCGGGTCGTCATGCAGTCGTCCATGAGGCGGCTCACCTGCTCAACGCACTCGACGTGCGAGTGGACCACCAGTTCGTCGTGGATGTGGAGGATCGGAGCAGCCTTCAAGCCGTGCTTGATGATCTCCCTACTGATCCAAACCAAAGACAGAGACGCCATGTCGACCGCGGAGCCCTGGATGGGGCTGTTCACGGACTGACGGAGCGCCCTGTTGACGATGCTCTGAGCCCGGAGTACCTCGTGGTTGATGACACAGGACCGAACGTAGTGACAGCTTCTACAAGAGCTAAACGTGTTCCCCTTCTTCGACTTGAGGTGGTCCTGCAACACGTCTATGGGCATCGGGTAGAGTTCTTCCAGAGGGATGCCCAACCACTTCGGATACGGACCGTCCTTCTTGTAGCAAGTGGGGCGCTTCTCCCAGGTGGGCCCGGGAACACCCTTGGGGACCACTGTACTAGCCTCAGGGAGGTGCCGCCTGCGACCGAAGATGTTCCGAACGTAACCGTAGTTTTTGACGAACTCATGGGTATCGTCGATCCACTGCTTCAGCACCGGAGCCGCTCCGAAGTAGTCCTCCCAGATCAGCTTGTGAGCCTCCTCCTGTGAGATCCCGAGGCTCTCAGCAAGAGCTTTCTCACTCTGCCCGTACGCGATGCCGAAGTTGATGGTCTTGGCATGAGAGCGCTCCTTGGAGTACAGGTCCTTCACCTGATGAACCTCACAAGGAAGGTTCCAGATCTTCTTCGCCATCGCGGCGTGCATATCGTAGCCGTTGTTGAAGCCGTCCACCCAGACCGGCTCTCCCGAGATGTGCGCGATGACCTTCAGCTCGATCTGAGAGAAGTCCTTGAAGACCATCCGGTGCGCGTCGTCCGTGCACCACATCGACTTCACGACGAGGCCGCCGTTCTCGGGGCGCGGCAACGTCGTCAAGTTGGGGTCCCTCAGCTTCAGGCGTCCGGTCTTCGAGTCCATCCAGTATTCCGGGTGGACCCAGCCAATGTAGCCCTGGTTCGTGATCTCGACAACCTTGTTCAGCGCCGGCTCGGCATAGAGGTTGTGGATCTGCTGCGCGCGACGGAACTCCAGGAGGGGCTCACGAATGGGGTGGTCCAAACCCCTGATAAAGTCCATGTCCGTGCTCCAGGAGCCGTCAGCAGTGTGCTTTCCGGGTATCCCCATGACCTCGAAAAGCTGCTTCCCGAGTTGATCCGTGGAGCTGACGTTGAACTTCGCGTTGCAGATCGCCTGGATGCGCTGAGTGTTGACCTCGATGATCTGCTCCTGCTCAGCCTTCACCTGCTGAGCCCGATGCAGGTCCAAAGGAACCCCGTGCAGCTCCATGAGCATCAAGGTGTGCTGCAACGGAATGATCAGGTTGTCGTTCAACGCAATGAGTTCCTCAGCCTCCAGAAGCGGCATGAACACGTACTTCAACGACAGGGTCAGATCGGCGTCGGCGCAACCGTAGGGGTAGAGGACGTTCAGCGGGACCTTGGAGTAGCGCAGCATCTGGGGATCGTAGAACCTCAAAGCCTGATCGAGATCACCCTTGAACTGGCTCGCCGCGGTGTCCAAGTACGCATCCGAGATGCCCAGCTTGGTCACCTTCCCCTCGACATTGAAGTTGGACTTCAAGGCGTGCGAAGAGGTCACGCAGTCTTCGTCCAGAAGCGTGTGTGCGAGCATCGTATCGAACTTCAAGTCCCTTGTGTAGATCTGCATGAGGTTCGCGAGCTGCCGAACATCGAACTTGCCGTTCTGAGCCACCTTCGGAATGGGGCTCTCAAGGATCTCCTTGAGGAGACCCTCGATATGGACCTGACGGGATCCCCAAAAAGGCGAATCGTCAGAACGGCTCAACGGGATGTAGGCCGCGTTCCCGGGAGTCCAAGGGCGAACGATCTCCGTCCGCCCCCAAGAGAAGGAGATGCCACACACCTTGTGAGGGTAGTTCCTCGGGATCTTGTCCTTCATCGACTTGGAGGTGGGGTAGTTGGTCTCGATGTCGAAGGAGAACTCCTTCGAGTCGAGCAACACCGAAGCCAGCCACGAGAACTTCTTGGGGCTGTCGATCAGGTGATAGGTCTTCGGGACCTCGATGTTAGAGAAAAACATCTACCACCTGCGGCTTTCCACTGGAGAGTGGCTTCCCCAGTGTTCCTGGAAGTAGATCCACGCGCGCATCAGGACAGTGACGAGGCTTCGGAGATCCCGCTGCTGGATGAAGAAATCCCGCACCCGAGCACCGTTGTTCGTGAACTCCCTCCAGCAGCAAACGTAGAATACCTGAGTCCCGTTTTCCTCGGAGACCAGAAGCTCCCCAATGACGGAGCCACTCTTGAACTCCTTGATCCCACTGTACTTCAGCTGGAACGCCTCCGAGGGTCCCTCTTCGAGGAACCGAATGACACGCTGCGGCTGTTCCAGGAGCACAGGAGGTCCGCAGTCTGCGTCCCGGATCTCCTTATGCCGATCCGAAATGTAGGTCATGGCTTCCATGACCGCAACGACCAAATGTGGGATGCTGGGGATCCTCACCAGGGGTGAAAGGTAGCGAGTCGTCCCCTCAACGCACTCCGATGCGCACACCACATCGAAGAACGTCTTCTGGGAGGGCTCCACCGTCTTTTGGTAGACCTCAACCAGGGCGCTCGTGTCCCCGAATTCAGAGACTCTGAGAGGTTTCATCACTGGGTTTTCCCTACACGCTCTTTCAGCTGAAGGACTTCCTCTTTCTTCAAGAAAGTGGCTCCCGACTTCTGTACCGTGTTGAGGTTCCCGCGGCGCACATGCCCCATCATATTCATGTACGAGCAACCGAAGATCTCTGCCGCGGTCTTCATCGTTATCAAGCCCTCCACCTCCAGAGCATCCTTGTCGATGAGTGCTTCGGGGCGCACAGGCCTCTTCTCGGCCGGTGGAGGATCCGGAAGGTTCAGATCCGTCTGAGCACGGTCCTTGATCGGCTGCTCAAGGACCTCTTCGGGTTTCGCCTCCTCCAAAAGAGCCTTGCGGGACACCACGAGATCGTACAGCTCCGCGTAGGTCAGCTCACTGATGTTGTGCTTGATCCACTTCACGAGCAGGGTCTTCTTCGTCACCCCGATGCCCAGCCGGGTAGCGTAGGTCGCCAGGCAGAAATGATGCACATGGCAGGTGACAGTGCAAGGCCGCCCCTCGATGCCACCGCAGGACTTGCAGGTATCCCCTCCGGGAACCTTCGACCGGACGCTGCAAATGTGGCTGTCCAGCTTGGGATCGGAGAAGCACTCACGGCCGAGAACTTCGTCACCGAGGCGCGCGGAGTAGTGGCGATTGATCTCCCCGAGGATCTCCGAGTCCAGAACAACTTTCTGCCCAAGGACCACGGGTTCCGTCGGTTGCTCCTTCTTCGTCTTCACTTTCTCTTTCGCCTTAGCCTTAGCCTTCGCCATGGGACCACCTTTCACGCCGGAGCTTTGAGGAGGAACGTCACGTCCCTCCCGGACTCGTCTTGCAGGACGAGCAGGGGGTTGTTGAGCCGGTCGATAAGAACCAGATTTCCTTCGTAGCTCTTGAGTGCCAAGAGCGCCTGACTCTTGTTTACCCTAAAGGGTTCCAGATCCGTCGGGCCCTTCGAAAGGGCCTCTACCAACTCCGAGACCTCGCAGCCGTCGTGGGTCTTCGCGCTGATCTTGAACACTGGATTGCCGGACGCCGCTGCCAGACCATCGATCTCCATCAGGAGCATTGACTCCTCGGTCCCGATCACCGCAGCCACCAGATCGAGCACCTCGGAGAGCCGCTTCTGGCTGAACGTGTAGACACGCCCCTCACGAGCGACCTGCTCCAGGCTGTTCGGCAGCAACCGGAAGTCGTACACATAGGACGACGGGATCGCGTCGTGCAAGGTGGGCATGTAGAACTGGACGCCGCTGCTCAGCACAGCTCCGACCTTGGCCGGAGACACCATAAGCGCCGTGATGGACCCGAACAAGGACGAAGACTTAGACCATTTCGAAAGCGCGGAAACCGCGGAACAGAACTCGTCCGAAACGACGATACGGACATCCCCGAACGATTGCTTGCTGCAAGAGCACATCCGGTAGGAGTAATTCCCGATCTTAACCACCCGGCACATCCCCGGAGCGGTGTTGTCGATCAGGATCCCCGGAGCCTGCTTGTTCGCGCCAACGGAGACCTCACAAATCGACAAGGCCTTCGTCAGCTCCTCGACATGTGGACCAAATACCGTGATCATCTCGGGAAACTTGTAGTGCTTGATGTGCTGTACCGTCGGGAACTTCACCGAGATGTTGTCCTCCGAGATGATGAGCTGCTCCCGGGAAGGTTTGAACTTAATGGTGCTGCCCACATACAGCTTCTTCCACAAGGACAAAAACTTCCCCGACTCGACACCGAAACCAAAGGTCTTGCCTCCTGTCGCGTTGAGAGACACGATGACGGAAGCAGTAACGGTCTGCGAGAACATGCTGAAAACCGCGCCATCGTAGGACAGGTAGACGTAGTCGTTCTTGGGGTTGCACTTCTCCAGGGCTCGACAGAAGTCGGTCATCAAGTGGTAGTCGACGATGAAGCCGTTGTCCTGAATCGTTATCAAAAGTCACCCGCCGTTAGGTAGATGGGTTGCAACTCCGAATCCTGAACGAAAGAGCGCTCCGTGCGGTAGTAGGCACGAAGTATTTCCTGCTTCGCCGCCGAGACGCTGCGCATGCTCATCCGCAGACTGTTCGACAAACCCTTGTTCGACTTAAACGCACCCTCTATAAAGAGATCAAAGACTTTTCGTGCCTGATCAGAAAGCTGCGGAACGATTTCATAGTACATCTGCGCCGCCGAGAAGAGGCTCTCTGGATCGCTGGAAAAATCAACCCGCGCACCGAGCATGCCGTCATCGCAACCCTCCAAAGAGATCACCTCGGTAGAAACAGCCCTCTTACACATGAAAGATCCCCGCAAAATATCAACACACTGCTGCTGGATCTTTTTGTAAAGGAAGTTGAAGAACTCTGCTCGGCGTACTTCGGTGACCTTCGACTTCTCCACTCTCAGAGACCTTCGAATCTTGTTCCCTTTCGGGGTCTCCAGAAGAAGTAGTCCCCCCTCCTCCCCACGACACTGGTACAAGGACTCACGGTACTTGTAGACAGGGGCCTTGTAGAGATCACAAGCAGCAGAGAACACGCAGAGGACTTCTCCGAGGATGTCTTCCTCGGAAGTATTGGTCATCTGAGCGATCCGGACCACCGACTTGAAAACGAAAGGAGCCATCTTGCAGAAAACCTGCGCCTGCTCAGAATCGTCGCGCTTCAGAGCCTCCGTGATAGTCAAAATCTGTTTTTGCAGAGCACTCTTCAAGACAGCGCCCCATTCAGCTCTCGGAGCCGGTCGTATGTCAAAGACCCGGGATCCTCCACCTTGTCCAGATGGACCAACAGCGCATCGAGCCCGAAAGCCGCCAGCTCGTTCGCTATCTTCAGACCGAGATCGATCTCCTTGCCCCCCTTCACGAACCGCGCGTCCCCGTCCAGGCACACAACAGGCTGCAAGGAGTGGCAGACACAGAGATCTCGGATTCGGTTGAGCTGGGATGCAGAGGCCTTGCTCGTGAAGAGTCCCACGGCCTGGGCTCCGAAGCTCGCCAGCTTCCAAACGTCACTCGCGCCCTCCACGATCCAGAGGTGCTTGCTGACCACCGAACCTACCAGCCACCCGCCGTAGAGAATAGTCTGAGCCGCAGAACCGCTCGGCATCTTCCACCGCTGCGGAGCCGAGGGCGCGAGGTACCGAACCTGGAAGGTGACATAGGCCCCGTTGAGATCGTAGACAGGTGCGACGATGGAGTCCGAGATGGCGATACCGGCGCTTGCCCCACCGACCCCATACCAAAGACCATACCTGGACACAATATCAGGTCCTAAACCGCGGTCAGCGAGGTACTTGATGGACCTGATCGGCTCGATCATCGGTGGCTGCGGGAAGTCGGAAATCCAGTATTTCTTCGTCTCGCCCTTCTTCTCGGCGAACAACTCTTCGAGGTCAGGAGTCACGTTCGTGAGGCGGAGGTCCTTGTAGACCTGCGCCCACGACTCGATGTGCTCCATCAGCTTGTAGAAGTAGGCGAACGAGCCGCGGATACCGCACTTCGGGGACCCGCACACGAAAACGCCGTCCTCTCGGATCGAGAAAGACGGGGAATTGTCGTTGTGGAACGGGCACCTAGTATGGATCTGCCCCGAGGAATTGAACGCCATACCAGGCAGTCGGGAAAGGATGTAGTCTCTCGGATCCATTCTCACCTACAAAGTCACGTAAAAGGCACGTATCAGAGCCTTGTTCTATACTATAGGCACCTCTGGTTTGTCAACGACGAAAGGATTGATCTTGGCAGCGTGTTCCCACAACCGGTGCAGTTCCCGGGAGATGGACATCCGCGCCAGATCGGCATCGAGAACGATCTCGGGGATCGTGATCGATCCGTCTCGCGCGAACTGCGGGCTCAAGATGATGATCCCCTCATCACGCTCGTCGTCCGTCTGATCGATAGCTATACAAAGGTCCAGTGCCCTGGAGATGTCGATGCTCAGGCCGCGGTGCTCCAGGGAGAGGCGGTCAGCCTTCACGCCGGCCATGTTCGCCTGGCTCGCTTCGAAGATCGCAATGTTGAACTTCTCTGCGTGCCTCTTCAGGTCCCAAACGATCTGCTTCTGCTCGCGCCGCTCCTCGCCTTTGAACCGGACGCTGGGAGCGATGATGTTCAAGTAGTCCCAGATCTCGACATCCGGAGACCACCCCTCTTGATCTCGGAAGCGCTCGACCTCTACCTCAACCTCTGCCACGGTGGTCTCCTCCGCGGTCGCCTTCACGATCTTCAGCCGGTTACCCCAGGTCTTCATCCACGCGAAGGTCCGATCAAGGTTGTCCTTCTCCTCCTGAGTGAGCAGCAGGTTCGAGATGCGCTGGTAGTTCAGCTCACTGAACATCGCGTCGTACCTGCCCATCGTCATCTCCTCGGAGTTCTCATAGGTGACGTGGAGCACGTTGAAGCCCTGGAGCAGGAGCGCGTAGCCCATGGCGTTCAGGAAGATCGATTTGTACCGCTTGAAGGGGGCAATGAAGTCGCACACCATGGGGGCCTTGATGACAAACTGCACATCGAGCCCACGGATCCCCGTCATCAACCGCGGGTTCAGGTTGGGGTTGTCGCGCGCCACCCTCCGACGGGACATGCGCTCGGAGTAGTTGTCGGCGTAGTCGACGACCCGCAGCTTTCGCCCTTGAACAACGTTCCGGGCCTCCAGGACCCCCTTCCCGAGGGCCTCCAAAAGGTAGTCCACACGAGGGGTCTGCGAGAACCCCTCGAAGGCCGCGTGCGCCGTCGAATTGATGATGCAGAACGAAACGTACGCCCGGAACTTTTCAGTAGCGTCCTCCAGGAACGTGAGTGGGAGTGTGTACAGATACCACAGCTGGGCACGGTACTTGTTCAGCTCCTCAGGGTCCTTGACCGAGAGCAGCTCCTGATCGAGAAAGTCCCACACAGGAGGCTTCCACTTCCGGTCCTTCAGGAGCTTCACCAGCCACTTGTAGGATGGGATCTGGAAGTGCTCGGGCTCCACTACCGCCAGAACGTCAGGATCGATCATGCCCGGCTTCTGGACCGCGGCGGCGAGGAACTCGGCCTCGATTTTGACATCGATCTTCAAACCGGCCACCCGCCTTGATCGCCTTGCTGTAACCGATAGTCTTCACCACCGCCGACCTCGACCTGGCGCAGGGAGCGACCCCCGATCACGCCGTCAGGTCGGATCTCCAGCACGGAATCAAGCACCCCCTCGTAGAAGGATGAGACGCTGCTCGGCGCGTAGTTCGAGGTGAAGATCGTTGGGAGCCTGTAGTCCTGCCGGAAGTGCAGTATCCGGTGCATCATCGTGAGCGCGATGTCCTTCTTCCACTGCACACTCCGCGACTCGGTCCCGATGTCGTCGATCACCAAGATCGTCGACTTCCAGGTCTCGTCATCCCAGCCCCGGCGCTCCTTCTCACACATCTCGTGCATGTTCTCGAAAGAGTAGGTCCGATCCGGGCTATAGTTCTCGGTCTTCGACAACTCCCACAAGAGCATGTACACGAGGTAGTGCGCCAACGTCGTCTTCCCGCGGCCGTTCTCCTTCGAGAACAGGTACAGACCCAGACCGTGAGACAGGACCTCGAAGGGGTTGCCCACGAAGTAGGTCAGCTCAGCAGCACCCTGCTCGATGAGAGGCCACCGATACTCCGGAGAACTCACAAGGTCCAGAGTCGCCTCGTGGAAGCCCCCCTTCGTCATCCGGTTATACACTCGGAACTTAATGGCGCAGGTGCACAGCTCGTCACCGACGAAACCCGTACCGGAGCACACAGGACAGCTGCCCTGGATCCGCGCCTTCAATGGAGACCAGTCACTCATCCTTCAGAAAGATCTCTCAGCGAGGTCGAGCACCCCACCGCGCCGGCTTCGAGCGCCCTCAACGATTTCCTCGACCACCCCTCCAGGCGCTCCCCCAAGGCCCGCAGTTCCTCGGGCGTCATCCACGTCAGGTTCTTGCCCTCGGAGATCATCTGAAAGAGCTTCGCCACCTCCGGCTTGACGTCAGCATGTAGGACCACCCCGACGTGCACGCGCCCGACCTCGTCAGAGTCGTCGTAGAGGATCCCCTTGATCATCAGCTGGTCGTACACAGCCCAGCTGGCCGGAAAGCGTCGGTTGTTCTCCAGAGTGCACAGCTCCTCATCGATCTCCCGCATAGCCGAGAAGAACACGACCCTCTTCCAATTGGTCAGCTCATCCTCTGGGTTGATGTGCCCACCGACGCCTATCGAAAACTTCTTGTCCAGCCGCGCCTCGTTCCCACCGGACCGCTCGTAGGACAGATAGCGCCCTTCAGAGGTGACCACCGTATAGGGGATGACCTGCTTGTGCGTCGTGTCAGTCTCCGCCAAGGAGCGCGGTGTGAAGCAGGCCTTCTTCAGAGTGGTCCAGAAGCAGCGGATGCTGTTATCGCACTGCGCGAACCCTGCGAACTCGGGCTTCGGGGGGAACTGCAACCCTTGAACAAAGGCCAAAGCCACTTCGGGAACGACCCAGACCTCTTCGCTCATGGCTTCCTCCACTTCACGTCTTTCAGACCGGTGTACTTCGAGATGTTGGTCCCACTCTCGTTCCAGAGTCCCAAGTAGAGACCCCACTTCGAATACTCCTCCCAGGTGGGCTCCGCGGACAGCAGCCGGGGATCGTCCCACTGCTTCTGGAAGAGCTGGAAGTTCGAGGGGACGCAGCAGATGTTCAGGTACTTGTTCTGGGCGTAGTGCCGGCGTCCCCGGCGCTGGGTGCCATCTTCGCGGTAGTAGTACCCGTCCGCGGTGATGCAGTAAATCCTGGAAGCGTCGTCAGCATCCTCCGAGGAAGGTCTCCAGCCCTTCGGGAGGCAGTTGTCCTTGAGCTGGCACTGTGCAGAGAGACCCAGGAACTTGCGAACCCCCCTCCAAGGGTCCCGCTGCATGGTCTTGATGTCCTCCGGGTCCGGATCCAGGGAGTTGATGTTCAAGATCATGGCAATCGGAACAATGGAGCCCTGGTCCTTTTTGAATTCCACGCAGCGCGCGTACTTCACCTGGAGCCACTCTAGGGGATCTACGCCGAGGTTCGTCAGGACTGAAATTCTGTCCAGTACATGATGGTAGAGCACGAGGTGTTTTGGAGGAGCGCCCTTCCTGCTCTTGGGTCCTTTAAAAGTCAGATCAGGCGCTACGAAAATGCCCAAAGGCATCCCAAGGTCCTTGCCCCTCTGGACCTGGAGGCTGACGAACTCCGTCATGAAGGAGGCGACCTTGTCGAAAGCCTCCTTGGAGCCGGCAGCAGCCCGGAGCTTCCGAAACCAGCTCAATCGACTGTTCTGCAAGACCAGGAGAGTTGGACGCTCCCACATCTCGTAAGGTGTCATCAAGAACAACAGAAAGAGGTAGCTCTTCCAGTTGATGTCCTCCTCTTCCATCGAGCGGAAGAAGCCCCGAAAGCCCTCCTTGCGGATCCTCAAAAACTTGTAAGGGTCCTGGTCATGCCAAGGCTTCGCAAAACCCGTGTACCCGCGGTACGTCCAGATCTGCCGAGAGAGGTCGATGATCTCACCGTAGAACGGCTCCGGATTCAGCTGGTTTTCACTATTGAAATAAATCGGCTTTAGGTGTTGGTCTTCCGGCGGGGGTACGGATCCTCCCGTCAGCTCCGCCTTGACCATCTGCTCCAGAAAGTCCATCAGGCCGCCTTTCCGAGGTACCGCAATATATCCGATCTGCCGAGCCGGATCAACTTTTCGTCTGACACGGTCACGGCATCGACAAGGTTCTGTTTTCTAATGGAATTCTCTCGGATCAGCACGTCTATCGAGTTGACCACATCCAAGAAAATGACCGTAGCAGGCTTAGAACGAATAAAATCCAGCCGAGTCTTCTTTTCAGCGGCAACTCGACGATGAATCCGGTCCAACGACTGCTTCAAGTGCGTGAAAGAGTGAGGTCTGTCCAAATAAATGGCGGTACGGGCCCTCGCCAGGAAGTCGACCCCGGTGCCTGCCTTCGCCGGAATGCAGACGGCTACCCGTGGGCGCTCAGACTCCTCGAACTCCTGCTTGATGCGCAAAAGCGCAACATTATCCACACCTCCGTATATTTTCACAGCCCCATAGAGGTCATTGTAGCGTTCGTACAGCAGGTCGACCGCGGGACGGAACTCCGTCCAGAGCACGACCTTGGCCTCGGGGTCGGCCAAGATCTCCTCCAAGAGGGCATCACAGCCCTGGTACTTCGCCGAGTCCCCCTTCTCGTCCAGAATCGAAGGATGGTTCATGAGCTGACGGAGACGGAGCATCCGGTTGGAGCTGAACAGCTGTTCCATGTTGATCTGGCTGTCCTGGGGGAGATCCCGAATGACCTCTCCACAGAGCGCCTGGTAGAGCTTGAGCTGCCGGCCTTCAAGCACGACGTCGCGAATCATGAAAACCCGATCCGGGAAGCCGACCATGTCCTCCTTGGAGCGCCTGATGGAGACCGCCTCCAGAAGCTCCTTCAGCTCGTCGAGATTCTTGTAGCCGGTGACCTTGAGGTGCTTACCCTTCTCGCCGTACGAGACCTCCTGCTTCACGACGAAGTGGTCCTCGAAGCGTGTGATGTGCGGAATGTAGTCGTACGAGAGCACCTTCAGCACCACGTAGGCATTCATCGGGCTCTCACTGATCGGAGTTCCAGTCATGACGATGGCCCGGGGCCGCTTTCCCGCACGGTCCCGGGTGTCGTTCAACAGGGACAAGATGCACTGGGTCCGCTTGGCGTCCAGGTTCTTGTACATGTGGAACTCATCGATGATGATCATGTCCCACGTCATGCTCATGATGAGGTTCAGGATCTCACCACCGACGCTAGAATTCTTCGTCCCGATGATGTTCTCAGGGTGGGTCATCATGATGTCCCAGGACGTGTGCATGTTCGACTTGATGAACTCCAGCGCCTGCTGCCGGCCGCTTGGTACCGGGAGCCCTTTCAGGTTCGTATGTTCCGCGATCTCCCGGGCGAAGCCGATCTGAACAGTGTAAGGGCTGACGAGAAGCGTCTTACGAATCGCAGAACCCAGAAATACAACAGACGACAATGCTTCTAAGCTCTTGCCGCAGCCCATGTCGTCGAAAATGCCCACCCTGCGGTTGTTCACCGCGTATGCCACCCCGGTGTACTGGTCTTCGTAAGGGGTGACCTTCAAGCGCGGGTTGAGAATCGCCCGAATGTGCTCGTTGTTGACCCCCTTCTTGATCTGGTCGTTCCTCTCCCTCTGAGAGTGAATCCACGAGACGAACTGGAAGGCATCCTCGGTGACGTTCCTGCCCTCGACCAGCCCGCTGTAGTCCAGAGCGCGTCGGAGCCTCTGGAGGTCGTTGTAGGAGATCGACCAGGTGCAGTCGTCGATGGCCCTGGCGGACAGCAGGGACTGGATGATCAGACACAGGTTCGTGTACGCCGGATGGCGCATGTCGAGCTGCGCGCAGATCTTACGGTCCTTGAGAAGGATCGTAATCAAAAGTCCTCCTGCTCCATAAACTCTTCGAGATCCGCGGCCCGCTTGTCCTGCTCCGATACGGACGCGATCTCCACCAGCCGGCCCTTCAGCAACGGGTACCCGCGGTGCCCGACACCAGGCACTACGATCTCCCGAACAGCAACGTTCTCCCGCACCGCGTACAGAACGTCGAAGGTGCGCTTCTCGTCAGTACCGACCTTCGCGATGGAGGTCTTGACGGAAAGTCGGATGGTATCCTCATTTCCGACTTGACCCTGCCAGAGGTACCACAACACGCCCTTCGCAGACTCCGTTTTAGGGGTGATGTATCTGCCGCCCTCCTTGAGGGTCGCCCAAGAGCACTCGATGTCGTTCACCCACACCTGGACGAGCTGTCCGTCCCGGCTGCGGTTCGAGATCTTGCGGTAGCCTATCTGGGCGATGATTTTCATCGTTTCGCATCTACCTCTTGCACGAGCTTCATCCAGTCCGTGTCCTCGGCGTGCTCCGAGAGCTTCTCCTGCTTGGTTGGCGGCAGGTTGTACTCCATCCACCGCATCACGAGGTCCGGAACCGACTTGGCGATGGGCACCCCTGTGAGGGTGGTTATCCCTTTGGGGGAGAACTCCCGGAGCTTGAACTTGTCGTAGAGCTTCTTCGGATGTACCCCGTACTGAAGCAACATCGAGATCGCGATGGCCCAGCAGTTCGCAAAGCCGTTCATCTCGTGACCGGACTTGCCCATCTCGATGAACACCTCGCCGGGGGTGCCGTCATCGTACACACTCACGGTGAAGTAGCCCTCCACCGTGATGAGATCTCCTTCATCAGACTGGCTCGCCAAGCGGAACTTGCAGGTACGACTCTTGCGCTCGTCCGCCAGGTGGTAGCGCACAGGATCAGGTTTCCCCCGGGGGGACATTCCGTAGGGAGGCGGGCTGGAGTCTACAGGAACCGCCTCAGGTAGAGGCTCTTCCACTTTCATGGCAGAATCTACCACCACCGCGATAGCAAGCTCCGCGGCGGGCTCCACCCCCTCCTTCTTCTCTGGAGGGGGCCAAAGTACGACATCGTCACGGTTGGCAGGTTCCTCTTTGAGCATCATGGAACCGTTATTCCAGATGTTGGTACCTTTGGGAGATTCTGAATGTTCTGTCACTTTGTCGTCCTTTTCGCTAAAAAGTCATGGACCACCGTGGCAGCGTACTCCACGTCTCTGTCGTTCTGCGGCGACCGACACGCGGCTGACGGGTGCAGGCTGATGGCGACGTAGGCCTCGATGGGCCCTATGAGGCCCTCAGGGTTTTCCAGGATCTCCCCGCAGTGCTTCGTGACCCTGCTCCTGTACGGAGTTACAGCCATCATCGCCTCGTTTCCGAAAGCGATGATCAGCTTGGGCTTCAAGAGGTCGATTTCGGCCCTCAGGTACGGCAGGCAGAGCAGGATCTCGGGGTAGGTCGGCGGGCGGTCGTCCTGGGAGTAGCACTTGCAGGTGTTCGTGATCCAGCACTCCCGCCGGTCGATGCCGGCCTCCTCCAAGAACCGATCCAGCCGACCGCCGGCAGGAGCCTCAGGGAAGAACGGCTGACCGTATCGCCGCTCCTGGAGCCCGGGGTTCCTCCCGAGGATCATGATCTGCCGGTCGGACGAGCCCTCGGGGTAGGTTGGGCCCTCCGGATCGCAGTCCTTCCGCAAGGCGCACCGGTTGCACTGCGAGATCGCCAAGTCGACCTCCCCCAGGGAGGCCCAGGACCGATTCTGACCGCTGTTCTGATCCATGCACGCCACCATGCCCGTCAGGTCCGAAGAGTAGGCTGGGAGCCGCCCTACGCTCGTGAGGAACGTAGGGCCGATCCGCTCCGACAACACCTGCGACCGGAAGGCGTCCCTCGACAGCGGAACCGTGAGGTTTTCGACGAGAAGATCATGCTCCTCCTTCGAAAGGCACTCGGCGGCCTCCCGCAAGGTCGGCAGCTTCACGAGGCGGTACATTTCCGCGACGAATTCACCCTCAGGGAGGACCCGGGCGGTCGTCTTCCGCTTCTCCAAGAACTCCACGTTCTCAAGACTCAGGATCTCCCCGAGACTGCCGAACTTCTTCAGCAGCTTGGCCGCGGTCTTCTCTCCGACCTGCTTCACCCCGGGAAGGTTGTCGGAGGGGTCCCCGACGAGAGCCTTGAAGTCGGCGATCCTGTCCGGAGGCACCCCGAGGTCCTCCTCGACGACCCCCGGGGTGACGAGGAGCTGGCGCTGGTGGTCCCAGACGTTGAGCTTGAAGTCGACGAGCTGCCACAAGTCCCGGTCCCCGGTCACGAGCACGATGTGCCAGTCCCCGGGGAGGCTCTTGAAGTGGTCCGACAGCCAGGCGAGGGTGTCGTCCGCCTCGACGCCGGAGACCAACACCTGGCGAACCCCGACCGAGGTCAAGTAGCGCTGTACGAGGATCCCCTGCTCGTTGAGAGCTTCGAGGTCCAGGTCGCTGTCCCTCTTCTGCTGGAGGCGGTGGGCCTTGTAGTCCTCGTACAGCTCGCTGCGCCACCGCGACTTTCCGCGGTCCCAGCAGATGATCATATCGTCGGGGGTGAACTGGCCCAAGACCTCGAAGATGTAGGTCAGGATCTTGTTCGCGACCATCTCCATCGGACTGGAGTGCGCAGCACGCCAGAGGAAAGGATTTCCATCTATAAGTAAAACTCTAGGCATGCTGAATCCTGTCAACCGGAAAAAAGCCCACTTGACAAATTCCGACAGAATGATTAGACTTGGGGATGTGATGGAAATAGCGAGAACAGTCAAAATCAAAATCAACCTGCCCCGAGAAGCTGCTGTTCGAACACTTAATACTTGGACCGAAGCCTGCAACCTCGTGAGCAGGATCGCTTTTGAAAACGGCTGTTTGTCGAATGCCATTCGACTTCAAAAATTGGCTTACAGACCCGCTAAGGAAGTCGGTTTGTCTGCCCAACTTGCTGGCTCCTGCATACGACATGTCGCCAGTGAGTATGCGGCCATCCGTTCTAACAAGCGCAGCCCCAAAGCCCCTTGCCAATTCCGAAAACAAGCCGTCATACTGCAAGGAGGGACACGCGGGCGCGACGTCTCCCTGCGCGCATCCGGACTCTCTATCTGGACGGTCGACGGACGTTTCAAGGCAGTTCCCTTCCAGGGACCTCCAGACCTCGAAGACAAGTTGAACAACTGGAATCTTGGGGATGGTCGCCTCTCGGTGTCCAGGAAGCACGTTTTCCTGACCCTCAGCTTCAAGAAGGAGGTTGAACAAAGAACAGCCCCGAACGACGCCGTCATCGGCGTAGACCGCGGCATCAACGTCCTCGCCTGCGCCACAGATGGCAAACGCCACTGGATGCGCAAGGGTGGGCACACCAAGCATCTTCGTGATCGATACTCGAATGTTCGCGCGTCTCTCCAAAAGAGAAAGGCAGAGCACCCGACGCGCTCCGTCGCTAAGGTCCTCAAACGGCTGTCTGGCCGAGAGGCGCGATTCATGCGAGCAGTCAATCACGAGGTCGGCAAGGCAGTGGTCACCTTCGCCGAGAGGACAGGATGCCCTGTGATCGCCATCGAAGACCTCGAAGGTATCCGGAATCGCCGGCTCCGCAAAGTTCAACGCCGAGAAATTGGACGTTGGGCCTACGGTCAGCTCCGAAAGTTCATCACCTACAAAGCTGAAGGGCTCGGAATGGTAGTAGTGGGGATCGACCCCCGGTACACCAGCCAGGGGTGCTCTCGATGCGGTCACACTGAAGCCTCCAACCGCCAAGGCAACCTCTTCCTCTGCAAGGCCTGCGGGCACAGCCTTCATGCTGATCTCAACGCCGCGCACAACATCCGGTTGCGCGGTATCCTCGCTCGGCAAGCTCTGAGCGAGGATGGGGCGAGTCATGCGCCCCCTAAGTTCGCTCCAACGATCCGGTCTGGAAAACCGGGGAGGAGACGGACAAGCCGTCAGTTGTAGCTGATAGCGCATGACAGAAACGGGTTCCCACGCCTCCTACAACTTCCGGATCGACAGCTTCTTCTGGGGCTCGCCTTCCATCTGCGCAAGAACCACTCGAACGTCCAGCCTTCCTGCTTCCGGAGAAGAACCCTTCTCGACCTGCTCCTTGAAGCGTGCCCACTTCACCTTGTCGATCTTCAGGGTCAGGAGGTCGTCGTTCCCAGACTCCTGGCACCACTCGATGAGTGCAGCCTCGTCTTGGAACGGGGAGCCCTCGGGGTCATCCGAGATCTGGACCACGAAGCCCTCGGCTTCCAGGCAGCCCTCGGAACCGTACTTCTGGATGCAGTCCGCGAAGTGCTTCGTGTAGGCGGAGCTGTAGGACTCGAAATCTCTTTGGGCAAGACTGAAAGCCTCTTGCTTCTCAAGATAGGTAGAGGCCATGAGCCGGAACTCGGCCAGGTCGTTCCTCTTCTGGTGCTCGGCTTCCGCGGCCCTCTTGCTCTCCTCCATCGCGAGTCGCTTCGCCTCTTCGGCTGCGAGCCGCTGGCGCTCCTGCTCTTCCTGCTCGGCACGCACCTTCTCCGGATCCTCGACGGGCTCGGACTGCGCAGCGGTGCCCGGGATCGGCGGAGGACCGGCCGGTGGCACCGGAAACACCGAAGGGGCGACCTTCAGGATGTTCACGGCACCGGAGAGCGCGTAGGCCTGCTGAACGGACCAAGTCGAGGGATCCCCTTCGGCCCGGCAGAGGAGCATCACGTCCCCCGCGGATTCAGCCTTACTGAACACCTGTACGGTCAACTTCGAGACCGCTGCGCTGGTCCACGCACCTGTGACGGCATCCTGCCGCCATGTCGGGCCATCGAGCTGCAAGACAGAGCCCACCGGGAGATCCAGATGGGTCGCAGGAGGGACCCCTGGAGGGGTGGCCGGTGGCACCGCAGCCACTTCCGACACCTGAGCGGCCGTTTCCGAAGCGGAAGCCTTCCGTTTCTCCGCCCGAGACGGCGGCGGGGTGGCCTCAGGGGCCTCCGGAGGTGGATCAGCTGGCGGCGGGGTGGCAGTCTCGGGTCCGGGAGCTTCCACGGGACCATCCGTGGGCTTTTTCTTCCCCGAGTGCTTCGCCGTCATGTGCGTCTTCAGGTACCTTGCACTTGTGAAATTATCCTTTCCACAGATGCTGCACTTGAAGATTTCTGGATCCGGGCACCCCACGAGATCACCAGTGTTGGCTTCGTCCGACATCGAATCCTCCAGCGGCCAAATAGCCGAAAACGCACCAGAATTATCCGGCACGAGTTTTGGTGTAGTTGTTCTGCACCGCCTTAAAAAGCACGTACAAAGCGAACGACCAACCTTACGATCAGAGAAGGGGTGGTGTCAACAGGAAAGGATCGGAATCGAGAGGTTGGAAGCGGAACTCAGGGACAGCCAAAACACTCGCATTCGCCGTCGATGCACACCCCCGCCTCACAAGCATTATCTGTGCACCCCACCATACAGCTGTCGGGGTTGCAGTCATCCGTGTCCGAGTTCTCTGTGCAATAGTCGTCTTCCTCGGACCCGGCGTCCGTGCACCCATAGTCGCACTTGATAAGTTCAAAGGCGTAGATGCACCCCCCCTCGACACAGGTTCCCGAGTTGTACTGAACCAAGTTCCCGTACTCATCGCAAATGGACAGCGGCAGGTTGTCGCAACCGTCCGAGCAGTCGTTGTCCGAGTCCGAGTCCGAGTCCGAGTCCGAGTCCGAGTCCGAGTCCGAGTCCGAGTCCGAGTCCGAGTCGGAATCGGAGTCCGAATCGGAACCCCCGCCGTCAGCTCCCGCGTCCTCATCAAAGAGAAGAGAACCGTCTTCCGCACAGCCGGCGAACAGAACCAGAGCCATGACCAACAGAACCGTCTTCATCTCGAACCTCCCTTTGTTCAGCCAGATCCCTCCTGGCAACCAGTAACATAACCATGGCCTGGGGGCTGTCAAGAGGGAAAAATCACGAGGCCGGAGAGGCTTCTTCAGCCTTGGACTCTCGTCTTTTAGAGCCCAACTGGGCTGCGGCGAGCTGCTGGATCCCGGAGGCTACCATGTTGACCACAAAAGCGTTCTTCGAGAGGCCTCCACGGCGGGAGAAGTCCACGATCATGTTGTGAAGGGGTCCTGGGAAGCTGATGAGGAGCTTCTTAGGGGTGTCGGGGGTGTATGCCCGGCCCGTAAGGCTCCAGTGTCGCGTTCCGTGCTTCGTCTGGTCCTCCACAACCCCGTGCTCTCGGAGGCACCGCAGGTTGTTCCCCACCTTCGACAGGGAGTAGTTGATGCCGTGCTGCATCATGATGACCTTCTGGACCATCTCGGTGGACACCCAGTCGTGTTCCACACGGAGTGCCTCCAGGGCGGCGAGAATCCGCTCGCGCAGCAGGTCACGAATCTCCGTCGTCGTAGCCGCAGAAACCATCGGGTCCTCCTGATCTCACTATGGAGATCCAACATGTACTATATAGCAAAGGAGGATCGGGATGTCAACAAGATAGGATTATGGAAACACCGCCCAAGCGTAATCCGGGGTAGGGAAAGGCTCTCCATTTTGGTTCACGAAGTTTACCCGAGATTCAGGCTCGTAGATACAATGCCCAAGAATGCCACCACCAAATGCTGCCTCATGGAGACACATATAAACGTAGGGGCGGGAATCCTCTGTTAAGGGTAGCCCGTGTATGGAATTCCCAACAAAGTAGACATGAGATCTCGTATCCGCAAAAATGAGACCATAAGTAGATGGAACATATATTACATAGGGCCTAAATGCTGGAGCTGGGGTAGCTGTTGCTGGACGACCTTCCTCATTAAAATGATAAGTAGAGGACCTATCCGTGTTGGAAGTGAAGAATGTGTTGCCCTTTATCGAAGCACAGAGAACGTCCCCATCATCATGTTTAAAATTAAAGTCGGGTATAATGTATAGACCGTACAGTGGCGTTCTGGAGGTGCCCGCTGCCTCGACCCTGTCATCAAAAATGCAGTCGGTAACCGTGATCGTAGTTTTCTTCCCCGCACCCGAATGGCCCGCTCTGCAAAGGCAAAGGTACCCTCTTACGGCCCCCGTACCATCAGTGTTATCCACCGTAGCAGTGTCGGAATACATGCTGCATCCATCGATGCACACATTACTCAGGTCCACAAGAGTGACACAAGTGCTTCCGTCGGGTACATCGTTGACGCCAGCACCGGGGCGATCTACCCCGTTAAGATACAAGAAGTTGTCCCTCAAGGTTATTCCTGAAGCACCGAGATCTACGCTGAGACAGTGCGCCCCCACCCAGCCTGCATCGGGAGCATAAGGACTCTCAATGTACGCATCGACTTGGATCCTGTTTCCTTGAACGAGAGTGCCCTTCGTAGGGGCACCACCTACATGGAGACCTCCGCCCTTTCCGTAGATGATGTTATCAGAAATCTTCAGAGATGATGAGGCGATAATGTATGCGCCCGCCGACAGTCCCAGAAGAATGTTTCCAGACACTGTAGTATTGGAGGGCTGCCAGACCCCAGAGTACAATGCAATACCTTCAGCAGTGTCATCACTAGACTCCAAAATGGAGGTATTGTTGTTAATGGATGAGCCGATCAGGTGAGCAGCGGTGTAGATGCCCATCACTGTAGGGGACGTAGTTTTGGGTGCGAATGTCACATGGTTTCTGCTCAAAGAAACCTGCTCTGCTGCCTGCGCCATTCCCGACACGTAAACATTGATACCGACCAAATCTCCAATGGAGGAATCCAGGGTGTTCACGACGTTGTCATCTATACTGAGAGATCTGCAAAACCCCGTACCCCCATTAACACCCAACATAATGCCGTAAACGCTGGCCCCAGAAAGTATAGATCCAATCCCGGAGACGCAGTTCTTCGATACCGATACTCCACTCAACGAGGAGTTTGCGGGAGTGAGATCAAAATACACCGCAACGCCAAAAAGATCTGCACTGGTGAAAAGACCCCCTGTCAACCCCTTAAGAGGCATCATGTAAACATCATTACCATCCACGCGGACGCCGTAAGCCATGTTCAGCACCGGGAAGTCGTTCACAAAAGCGCTGATCCCCGAATGGAACAAACCCTGCATCTTGTTCCTAGAGATCTCAGTCTCATAGAGATACCCCACGATATAGATGCCGCCGCCCATGAAGGCGATCTTGTTGTCCACAACGGAAGACTGCAAGAGACCCTCCAGGTAAAGCCCAACACCGATCTGGGTAACCGACCCGGAAGACCTACGAACGGTGTTCCCGCTGACGGTCGCGAACCACACGTCTTGCAAATGGATGCCGGCAACGGAGTTCAGCTGACCGGCCGCGTTGTTCCCCACCGAGATGTAGTTGTCGCGGATGGTGACGTCCTGACACTGGAACCCGCTGGATCCCACACGGATGCCACCGGAGGCATTGACGAGCTGGTCATTGGAGTTAGGAACATCAATGATGTTTCCCGAAATGAGGAGCTTCTCCGCGCCCAGCAGCTGTATCGCTGCACGGGAGTCAGAAGGAACTGCGAGGACCTCGTTCCCCGTGATGATCCACCCGGTGTACCCGTTCGCAAGACTGACCGAGGAAATCAACGCAGACCCCGAAGAAATGTTGTTCCGAAGAACTACACCGTTGCACGAAAGAGCACCTGAGGCAGAGGCTCTGAAGGGCTCTCCGCCGGAGGAGACGAAGAAGCACTCCTCCACGGTCGCATAGTGGTTGAGACCTATCGCCGGCAGTGTGGTTGAAGTATTGTACACACTGAGATTTGAAACCTTGCAACCGAAGCTCAGTAGCCAAGATCCCCAGGCGTCGGTACCGGTGACGCGAACGATGCTCTTGTAGGGGATCGAAACCCCGCGGGTGCCGCGGACGTTCACATACTCGGGCTGCGTGACCTTGAAGCCGACCTCGACGGTGCCGATCACTGTGAGTGTGACCGACCCCTTGTTCTCCGTCCCGTACATCGAATACTTCGCGTACTCAAAGGCCGTGAAGAAGTTGTCGTAAGCCGCCTGCGCGTGCACTGCATTCACCGTCGTGGAGATTCGAGAACCCACAGACCAGGGATCGTCCACTCGGTTCACGTTCTGCGTGAAGTCGACGATCCCCAGAGGATCGATGTCGGTCGCATCGGTCACCAAGCAGTAGAGCAAAATGCCCCTCTCAGGAGCATCTCCAGCGTCCGAATAGTGGTAGAAATCAGAAACCGAGGGGATGTTCTGGGTGGACCCCAGGACGTACCTCATCGCCGCCTGGAGGTCTCCACCGAAGGTCCCCGTGACGTTGAGGATGTGGTACACTCCGGCCATGTCCGCCCAGATCAGCTGCACCGCACTCGGCACCGCAATGAGGCTCTGCGTAGACTTCACCGAGATTCTCTGACCCCGGCAGTAGAAAGATCCGCCGTTCACGGAGATGTTGAAACCGGCACCCCCGTAGGTGTACTGGAACTCGTTGTACGCACCATTCCTGCGAAGAAGCGCTCCGGACCGACCCAGCTCGTTGTTCGGCAGGTACGCCAAGTCCTCCAGAGCCCAGGTCGCCATGTTCTCGGTGCCGGTGTTACCCCAGATGCGCTTGTCGACCGCGTTCCGGTTGGCAGCCAGAGGATGGTACCCGAGGACCCACTTCACAGATGTCGCGTCGTACCAGTACGAGAGAGCCCCGATCTGCATGAACTGGTTCGAACCGTCCGTCAGTGATGAGAAGACCGTGATGGTGTCCGTGACCGTGCCAGGAGCCGTTGGCAAGGCCTCATCGGGAACGACGCTGGGGTTGGTGTTCACCCAGAGATCGATCCAGTGCTCGCCGTCCGCAGAGTACAGGCGTATCGCTTGCGACGGATCCGACAGTGGAGTGAAGGTAACGGGTTTTCCACCATCCCAAGTAAACACCCTCGGAGTAAAAGGGCCTGGAGTCGTCGTGCAGGTCAACGCAAAGCTCCCGAAGGGGTAGTCCCTGCTCATGTCGACGATCCAGGTACCGGTCACCGCGCGCACCGCAGGATAAGCCGCCTTCTTGTTGCACTCGACGGTCGCCTCGTCCGAGACACAGATCTCGTAGAAGTAGGCACCCTGCACGACCGGCGGAAGGATCGAGACACCCACCGAGATGTCGATGCTGTCCAGCTTGATGCCGTTGACGTAGTACAGGTCCCCTCCCGCGGGGGCCACCAGGTTGAAGGTGTCCGCCACGGGGGCGGTGAGCACCGTGATCTGGAAGATCGACGACGCGGAGCCCCTCCAGATGCCGTTGCAGTGAAGGACGTCCTGGTGCTCGTCGAGCATGGAGAGTGTCTCACCGGAGAAGTCGTCCAGGGAGTTCCCGTGGGGGTTCTGCGGAGAGATCGTGCCTGTGCCGATGTAGTTCCTGTGGAGGTGGTCCTCCGCGCTCAGCCGCGGCATCTCCTGGTAGTACAGATTGAAGATCGTGATGGTCTCGGTGACGGTCGTAGCAACCACGAACGTCGGAAGTACCGTCAGCGCGACCTTGACCGTGATGAACTCGCCGGCTCCATCGAGCAGGGTGTAGTTGCCGTCCGCAGCGACCGCTACTGGAGCACCGGCCCCATTCGACGTCGACCAGGTGAGCTGGTACGTCGGAGGGGTCCCGGGGGTGAAGTCGTACGTGAGTGTGCCGGCTCCGAGGGGGCTCCCCGAGGACGCTGACAAGATGTCGATGCCGAGGATTGTCACGCACTTCCTCGGGACCGTGTACATGATGTTGTTGAAAGAGCGCGGGCTCGTGATGCTGCTCGGCGTCAAGGAGATGCCCACACCATTCGCGGTGACCTTCGAGAAGAAGATGATCCGGTCCTGCGAGTCGTTCGCCAGGTTCTCGTCCGAGGCCGGCAGCAGAGCGTACTGCGCCGCGCTGTAGACACGGACCCTCCAAGCCATCGCCGCCCGGGTGTAGTATCGCTGACCATCACTCTCGTGGGGCTGACGGTAGGAATCCACCTCCGTGTACACGAGGCACACGTAGTTCACGACCCCCACGGCGTAGTCCGCGAGAGCGATGCTGTAGTACGGGCTGTCCGTCTCGACGTACTCGCCGTTCGGGGCGAATCCAGACGCCTGCATGATGTCGATGCGGGTGTCGTCGAGCAGGTTCACCGTGACCAACCCGCCGCTGAAGACACCGCGGCAGGTCCAGTCAACGCGGTTTCGAAGGATCTCTTGAGCTTTGCTCAGCTCCGTCCGACGAAGAGCGACTTGATCAACAGTGACCCCGTTAGGGTAGAGGCTACCTCTCATAGAATCCTCCTCAAACAACCTCAGACTTCAAGTCCGAAGTGATTTTAGAACTTTTTTCAAGATTTTCCCACCACCAAAGTGGCTGCAAATTCGTATAGTGACAAGCCCTCTTAAATTCCAAATCATCAAGAAGATTCACCTTGGACAAGGGGTAGATATGATCGATGTGCCAACCCCGCTGTCCATAATTATCCCAAGTCATAGCCTCCCCGGTTCTAGGGTCGGAATAAAACCTAATTTCTAAGTATGACAGCAACTCATGAAGAGAACACCCAAGAAACAAAATTGCATAGTCTTTATTCAAGCACTTATTACGCTTTGCGTAGTACCCCAAACGTCGTCTGATCTTAAATCTAAGCTGGGCTACCACGTTCTTCCTAAAATAGCTACTCTTGCGTAGTTGAACACAGTCTTTACATGCAGAATCCAACCCGTCCTTGTGGTGTTTGAACTTATAAAACTCAGTGTTCTTTTTCAATAAACCACAAGAACTACAAACCTTGGTACCTTGAAGATCCGGGACGTGATTTTGTGAGCTTTGGCGCTCCCGCTCCGAAGAGTTAATGCAATCTTTGCACACTCTGGATCTTCCTCCAGACCCGCCAATAAGAATCCTAAAGAGGGTAATGTCCTTCTCAACGCCACAGTGTGAACAAACTTTCCTACCAACTTTCTGCACAACTCCAATAACCCTGAGATTATCCAATCTGGTTTTAGAAATCCTCCTGGTACAGTCCTTGCAGCAGTAATCAAGACCTGTATGACTGCTACGGTTCTTCGAAAACGCAGTTAAAGGCTTTATCTCATTACACCTAGTACACTTCAGGAGACCATCAACCACCTCCACCTTCCTGCGGGTGGATACAAAATCAGGACTTCGTGTTTTCCGCGTGTACAGGTTCGTACACACCTTGCACTTGTAATGATGTGCGTCCTTGGACCTCTTTCTAAAACCAAAATCAGAAAGAGGCTTCTCCATTTTGCAGGAGGAACATCTTTTGGATGTGATCAAAGGATCCACTACAGCCTCATTAGCCTCGTGCTACCACCAGGCCCATCGGTCGTTCGGGCCGTCTTTCCACGAGGTCCTCGGTATTTTTACCGGTTGTCCTGCACACTTACGAGCCTCCACTTCGAAACGATTGTCGTAATACGAATGGAGTTCTTTCTTGAAAATGTACAAGCGCACGCATTCAAGAATGTACACCAACGGGAATAGGATTCCTAAAAGGTACCACTGGTGGCAATGCGCAACCTCGTGAGCCAAGGTCCTCGGCCAGCGCTTGCCCACCACGTCCTTGATGAAGACGTTATTCCCGATGGAGAACCCCGCCCAACCGCGGATCTCCATCGCCTTCTTCTGGAACCAGCCCCAGTTCTTCAGATCCCAGACAAATGTCCAGTCCTCTCGAACTTCGATGGACTCCACCTGCCAGGTAAAAAGCAGGAACAGCCCGAGCAGCCATCCGAAGATGGACATCGGGATCGCCCAGAAGAACCCGAGAATGCACTTCACTTTAGACATTCGTGAGCCCTTGAAGGTACGGTGTCGCACCATGAATATGGAGCCCCTTGAGCACCACAGACCGTATTCTGAAGTCCCTCAGATCCCGGATGCTGCTCACGGACAACCGGAGCTGGTGGATGACATGCCCGCCGGCAGGTTGGTGCACCGTGACGTTCTGGTTTCGAGAGATCTCCGACCAAGCCGCCGCCAGGCACGCCGGGGAGTCTACACCGGAGCGGTGCTCGAACTTCACCGTCAAGCTGCTCGTCGGGTAGATCCTCTGCTCTCCGTGTTCGAGGTAGTATTGAGCCCCCTCAACGAACTGCGAGGTGTCGATAGCTACCGTGAAGGGATCGATGAACCTCCAGCTCGAAGGGTAAATCTCGACGCGCCCGTTGGGGTCCTCGTAGTACAAGGTCGAGTTCGTCTTCACCATGTCGGAGCGGCGGTGCAGCTTCGCCTGCCCGGTCTCCTTGGTGAAGTACACCGGAACGATGGCCTCATGGGACAAGGGGTCGTGCTCCATCCGATCCCACAAAGCGAAATCCGCGAGCCACATGTAGTCCTGGAACAGCGACCCGAGGTCGATCAGCGGCGTAGTGATCTGGAACAGAGGGTTGTAGTTGATCGAGTACACCGCTGCGGGGTTGTAGTCCGCGGGATTGATGATCAGCACCTGGTTCGAGCTGTTGAACTGCCAAAGATTATTTGGGAATGGGACGCCGTTCTCAAAGAGGATGGCTTCGTCCTGATCCTGATCCGAGTCGTAGAGTAGAGACGCCGTGTGAGGTGGTATCCCCGCGAACACCAACTGCTCATCCACCACCGGCAAGATCGTGGGAGTGAGAAACGAGTACCGGAACGGCGTGGCCGGGAAGATTTCGAGGTTGACCAACGTAGCCAACGAGAAATCGACCTCGGAAATGATCCCTTTCAAGTTGATGGGTACCCCACTGGTGTCGTACTCGGTCGCATCGAAGATGTCGATGGACTCGTGCGCCGGAGAGATCCTTCTCGTGATGCCCTGGTTGACGCTGATGTCCGAAATCGTCATCGACTTCGAGTACACCGCAGCCGGCGGAGTCCCCGCAAGTAACGGGAGTGCCGACAATACGACCGTCACACCGATGGAAGATCCGTCCGGGGAATCCAGTGTGTAGGAACCGTCGCTCAAAACGACCACCCACCCAAGACCTGCGCCCCACAAGCCTGCGGACGAACTCCATCGGAGCTTCTGACTCGGGCCCGCGCTGTTGTACTCGTACTCGAAGGTGCTGGCCCCTGTGGGCGTACTCGTCGAGACGCTCGTGAGCACCACCCCCGCGAGTGGGCTGTTCCGATCCGCCTCCTTGTGCTGCAACCCCAAAAACTTCTGCTCTACCGTAGTCAACGGTTCTGGAGACCACAAGTAGACCAGCTCACCGAAGAACTGCCGGTGTCGACTACGCGCCACCGTCGTGTCTCCCAGAGCACGAGACGTGATGTACTTGACGTCGACATGCGGAGCGTCCACAGAGAATGAGATCCCCGGGACCCCTTGCGCAGCTCGGATGCGAACCCAGACGTTGTCCGCGGTCACCTCCGCCGGGATGATGGCCGAGAACTCAAGGTAGGTCGGATCCTCCAGTCCAGCGCCGGCCGCATCCGCAGCTACGATGACAGGAACACCGGCAACCCACGTAGCCCCTGCATCGAAGGTGAAGCTGAGGTCCACGGAAACCAGGCTCGCCGTGTGGCTCAGGAACCACGCCGAGAACTTCACCTCGAAGCCTTCGTAGTCGTACAGAAGGCCTGGGTTCTTCTGTGGATACAGCCCGCCCTTGTCGGGTTGGGGGTTGGGGTACTGGAGAACGTGACCGAACAGCTCGACGTCGGAGGCCGCAGCGTCGGAGTACAGGTAGCGGAACGCCGTGCAAGGCTTGTAGTCGTCCTCCCGGTCCGTATCCACCATAGAGGGCTGGAAGACCCCTGTAGCGCCCGCGTTCCACGCCCCCACCCACCACCAGTCCGGAGCCTCAGGATTCGCCGGAGAGGCATCTCCGGTGACGGCAACAACGTCCCAGATGGGGGCCGCCGGGAGCAAGGACTCCGTGATGTACACGTACAGCCCTTCCGTCTCCATGACGCGCTTCGCAGTGCGGCTGTAGTTCACCGAGAACGAAAGCGTCTGCGTGATCAGGACCGCACCGTAGGTCGGGATGTCCTCGATGATGCAGTGGATCTCCAAGGTGTTCCCGAGAGCGTCCGTGAGGATGTACACCCCGTCGTCAGTAAGCGTGACCCACCCGAGCAGCGGGGGCCAAGAACCCCCGGGAGAGGCCCACCGAAGACGTTGCGTTGCCGGAGAAACCAAGCCGCTGTACTCGTACTCCAAGACAGAGTCCGTCGCGATGTCGATGGGCCCCGTGATCTTCCGAAACGTCACCCCATCGAGGACACCGGACTCTGCGAACACCAAGTCACCGGGATCATTCCCGAACAACTCCAATGCGGCGTTACGAGGTCCTGGCTCGATCCGAATCCAGTCCGCTGCATAGGAGAGCATGAGCTTCAGGTTGTAGGAAGAGGCCACTACAACGCCCATGGCGAGGTTGATGAACGCAACGAGCTGCGCCACTGTCGGTGCGGGGAACCCCGGACACAGGCTCAGATCGATAGCCACCGTACCCGCTCCAATGTTCAAGTACAGCATGCGCTTCGTCAAGCTGAGCAAGAATGGCCCCGCAAGACCCAAGATGAAGGGGTCCACAAGGGACGGTGGCCCGGGGATGAAGAGATCACCCTCAGTCGCCGGAACCCACGGACCTGGTCCGAAGCTACCCCAGCGAATCAACTTCGTAGCGGGATTATACTGGACCACTCCCGAGAAGGGACCTTCGAGAACATCGGACTCCACACTCTTGAGCGTCACCCCCGAGATACCCCCTCCGAAGAACGCCAGATCACAAGACCTCTTCAAGAAGCGGTGGTTCGCGAGCATGGACTGGTCGAGCACCCAGTTCGGACCCCAGAACCGGCGCGTATATCCGAACGGGGGAACCTGCGTAAGAGCTACCACGGCGGACTCGACACCACGGAATTTCCCGCCATGATCGCGGAAAGCATTCCGCATCTCGTGAAGCATCCACCTGTAGGAGTCCAGGTCCTGCCCAAAGAGATTGTAGATACCAAGGTCCCGGCCGAAGTGATCCTCGATACCGTTGATAGTGGCACTCGCTATGAAGAGGTCATCCTTCGACTCTTTCCAGTCATCATCGATACTCTCGAACGCCTCTGCATAAGAGATCAGCCAGATCGCATACTCACGGGTCGTGAGCCAACTGCTCAGCTTGGTCCCCAGAGTCAGGTTAGTCAGGGTGATCTCGTTGTCACCGAGAGCCAGGTGCCGACTGAAGACCACATTCCCTTCGCTGTCGGAAGTGACCGTTCCCTCATACACCTCGTTAATCGAGAGGCTGTACACGGTGTTCGGGTAGTCCGCCATCAAGCGAATGTCCGTATTGCCGTGACGATAGGGGACCACGGTCCCGCGGGACTCGTAGAAAGGCCCACTGATGATCGACTTGATCATGTCCGCGTAGCGGTTGACACCCACCAGGGCCATTTCAGTATCCTCCCCCGAGGCCTTTGACCTCACCGTCAGGAGTCACGAGCTGTGCATCATTGATAATGGACAACTCCAAGCCCGCCTGGGTGCTGGCAATGGATTTCATGCCATACACGTAGTAGTATTTGTATGCGCTCGGGCTCGTGACCACGCTGTTCGCGACCACAGAGACATCGACAGGACCATCGTACGCGGCGAACTGCCACGTCACGTCCCGGCTCGCACTCACAAGCCCCCGCATCCGACGATCACCCACGACCACAGTGTCGTGCACGGGCTGGTTCTGAAAAACAGCGAAGGGGCGGTAGTAGAACCACTCGACCCGGGTGACACTGGCATCGTACGCAGCTGCCAGGTTTCGAGAGGACATCCGGAAGTACGCCGGGGTCGACAGGAACCCGGGCAGACGGCAGACGACCGAGCCATTCGCGATGAAGTAGAGATCCGAGTTGTACCTCAAGATCTTGAAAACAGAGAGCCCCGTCGTCCACGACAACGGGCTCTTCAGCTCATCCGACTTCACCCCGCCCACCCAGGCCTCGCAGTAGAGCTTCAAGACGCCGAACTTGTCCAGACGCACGTACATCTCCGCGTAGTTCGTGGCGTTGATCCATAGAGTCAAAGCGAAGACGTCGACATCAGACAACGGCAAGGACGCCGGGTTGGAGATAACCACCCGAGCTTCTCCTTGCGTGGAGCCCCACAACATCACAGACTCGATCCCCGCGGTAGAGCCTGGAACCGCTCCGGTGAACAGCTCCAGGTGGTAGGACCCTGTCGAGACTGAACCACCAACCGACACGTCCGTCCACTTCACAGGGTCCAAGACCAGGCCGGTAAAGTAGTCGTCCCACTGGCGAGGATCGAACCCGGTCCCCGTGATGACGAAGGCATTTCCTCCTGGAGCAGGGCCCTCGATGGGGGACACCGCGCTGATCGTAGTATCGGGCCCGTAGAGAACGCCCGTGCCGTACTTGAACAGTGAGTAGTAACCCATAACACCGCCCTCTACGAAACGAGGCTGATGATGAGATCCGCCTCATCCAAGTAGGCGTACTCCATCGGACCTATCGGAATGTCACCCACGCCAGAAGAGCCCTTCACAGCCAGAGTGACATACACCCAGTTGTCTACACCTCCGACGAGAGCTACCTGGGAGTCAATGTCGAACTCCTCGACGTCAGCACCCAACTTCAAGTTGTTGATGTAGCTCAGAATCTTGGCTCTGACCAACGACAGTACGGTGTCCGGGTTGCCGGAGCCAACCTTCAGCTCCGCCTCGATGACAATGTTCTTCTGCTGAGCCCAGCGGAAGAGCATGTCCGAGCCCATGACGTAATACTCCTGCTGCTTGTAGTACGCCGTGAGGATGTTGATCATCGAGTTGTAGGAGTACACGATCTTCAACGGAGCGTTGGGCGCGGGGGCCGCCCCTCCGATGAGGAATCGAATGCCGTCGTGCCCCCGGTCGCTGTAGGCGTAGATCCCGTCACCCGTGGACTTCTCGAAGTCCGTACCCTCGGTGTAGTAGGTGGCCCCGCTGGAAACCGAGATGATCGAAACGAGCGGCTGCTTGGGCAAGGGGATCAGCTCACGCAAGGCTCTGTAGTACGTGTCGTAGGAGTGCGTCAGTGGTGCAGATGTCTTGACCCACTCGTCCACCGCGCCGGCATCGGAGGTGTGGCGCTCCAAGTTGACGTCGGTTCCGTAGACGACGTAGGCATCCGAGATGTTGCTGAAGTTGTCCAGAGAGAACAGCTTGAGCCCCGACGGAGTCGCCTCTTGGTTGCCGGTGATCCGGGTCTGGTACCTGATCGCCAAGTCGGTGTTCGTCTCGACCCCACGGCCACTCGTCGTCGCCGACTTGTTCGTGACGTACTCGAAGTCCGGAAACGCTCTTCGGAACTGCGTGATGGTGTAGGCCCCGACGGAAGCCTCCGTGCCTACGACGACGCTCGCCACCGCGACATCGATCTCGTAGCGCTCCGTCGTCGCGTTGTAGTACGACGAAGACGGAACCGTCAGTGGCCCATACATGACCTGTGACTCGATGGTCCTGAAGTTCACAACGGTTCCCGTCCGAGGATCCTGAGAGGTCGACAGAGGGAAGTTTACCGGGATCGGGATGTCTGTCGTCGGAGGCAGCAGGCGCGAGAAGGTCACAATCGAATACGACCCTGATCCGGTCCACCGGATGACGTTCTCGTTGTAGACGATGGCGTCGAGATCCTCGGGATTGAACCGCTCCGCGTTGATCATGCTGGTCAGCTGGCTGAGATACACGATGTTGTCGTGGACGCTCTTCATGACCTCAGCGGGCGGTGTGATGAAAAGATCTCGGATCGAGCCGATGTAGGTATCGATGGTCTCGTCACGAGACGCGACCCCGTTGGAAAGCTGATCCTCGAACTGAGCTACTGTTTTTCTCTGGATAACCATGCGCTACCTCGTCGTGCCGCCCAAGGCGAAGTTCGGCAGCTTCCCTAACGTGTAGAAATCGACACGCCACCTGAAGACCCGAGGATCGGTCTCGTCCATCCAGATCTGGACCGGAGAGAAGTCGTCGAGAAGCTCCGCCGGGGTTCGACGACTGAACTGGAAGCTCCTCTGCACGTACCGATACCTGCTGAGACCGTCCCGGACCCACTGCTGGAACTGAAGCATGGGTGGGGATGACCACCCGAGATCAGGCTCGTTGTCCGTCGCGCGGCCCAGGATGCGCTCCAGACCGGTACCAATTCCGCTGCGGCGCACGCCCGACGTGAGCACCATGCGGCACTCCTGACGCAGCTTGTCCAGACCCGTAACCGAGTCGTACCCGTTGTTCGCAGGCTTCCGAACAATGTCCCCGTTCATCACTTTGAAAGTCCAGCTCATCTTACGGCACCGCCGATGCTGCTTCCATCTTGGCCCAATATATCGCGTCGTCGATGGACTCTACCAGTGCGACCAACTCGCTCTTGATCCCCTCCCAATACTGAAAGAGGACCTCAACTTCGTCCATGAAGGATAACACATTTTTGTAGCGTTCCCTGTAGATGGATAGCCCTGAGACCAAGGTATCGAAAATCTGCAACGCAGGGTCCGTAAACATCTGGTAGAACTCAGGGCACAGCTCTTTGAGGGGCCCCTCAGGTATCGCTGTCAGGGTGTCCCGGACCTTATCGATCACGGCCTGAACGATGGCCCAGGCAGCCTCCTCGATGACCTTCAGGATGTCGAGCTGGGACAGCAGGGCTTTCAGGAACTGAACCTGGAGGTCGATGAACTGGATGATCGCGAGAAGGATCGCCTTCAGCGCCTCCAAGAGAGGTGCAACCTGGGCGTACAGCCACTCCAGGATGCACTTCACAACGGTTCCACCAGGGGTCAGAGCCATGTTCCACCTACAGCGTCATCGACTTCGTCGACAACGTACCACTCAAAGCGGCAGAGAGCACCCCTGCCGCGGTCGCCAAGGCCGTGAACTGAGCTGTCGCGGGGGCAAGCAGTGGTAGCCCCGCAAGAGCCGTGAAAGCCAGGCTACACGCCGTCAAGTAGCCATCCAATGCTGCTTTGAACATCGTGCCTTTGATCAGGGGCTCCGACGCCGCGATGCCCAGGAGCATCAGCGGAGAATCGAGCGTCAAAGGGCCGCCTGCGCACGACATCACGCAAGGACTCGCCCCCAGGGAGATCGAGGGGGCCGCCAGAGCGATGGATGCCGCCTTCAAGGTCATCGCCGCCGCGGCAGTCAGGTTGAGGACACCGCCGGCCGTCATCTCGGCCAGGCCCCCCACCGTGAACGACATCTTCCCACCCACGGTCACGCTGTAGTCGGCCCCGACGATCAGATCATACTTCGCCGCGGTCGTCCAGGAGACCATGTTGTTCAACACTGTCCAGGTTGAGGCCGGCGTGAACCACTGGAGTCCGATGGCGGTCTTGGCCGACATGCCCCAGTTCCCCAGGTTGTCGACCAGCTCCATCCACATCGGAACCACGCCCTTGGCGTCATCCATGACCTCCCGCAGGATCCGCACCCCCGTCCCCGTGAGCGCTACCGCGAGGTCCGGAGAGAAGGTCGCTGGAGGCACGATCTGTGCCGTCAGGTCGTCGACCACCTCACCTTCGGAGGTCCGGACCATGACCTGGCCCGCAGGGAAGGGGATCGTCGCCCGCTTAACGTAGTGCGTGTGCTCTTGCGCAACGCTTCCGAAGACCACGTCGTAGACCGGCATCTCCGAGGTGTCGACAGGTGTCAAAAGGCGCTTCACGGAGCCCGACCGCGACTCCGAAGCCCCGCCGTAGCGCTGGTGGATGAGATCCGACTGGATCCTCACCTCGTTCTGGGGCTTATCCAATGTGATCGAGTGCGGACCAGCCGTCAACGAAATGCGGTCGCCCATGTAGAATGCGCAGCCCCGCGCGCTCTTGAAACTCCAGTCACCCGGTCGGAGACGCTTCCCCGACGCATCGCCCCAGCCGATACCGCCGGTAGGCTCCGTAGCGGTGTCAAAGCGCTCAAAAACGCTGAAATCGATGGTGTCATACCCCAGGGTGTAGGCCTGCCCCGAGACGCTAAATCCAACCTTGAGAACATCACCCACTTGCGGAAAATACACACCCCAGGATGCCCTCAAGTAATTCTTATCAGAATCATTTGCCTTCGCAGGCATAGAAAACCCGACCAACGGGATAGAGACCTCACGAGGGTCCCCACCGTTAAGGAACTTAACACCGACAGTTCCCTTACTCAGATGAAGGTCTGTAACCACAACTCGATGTATGGACGAGTAGAACTCACGATGTAGCCTACGATCCTCCAAGATGGAGGACGTACTCGGATTCATGTTTTGTCGACCGCTACCACCCATTGAAGCACCTTACTTGTTCGCGTCCAACAATGCTGCATAGCTGAACGGAAGATCTCCACCGAAATGGCGAAAAACTTCCATCTTGGGGCTCTTGCTACCCTCAGCGTAATCACCCATCCACGCACGCGCGTAGTTCACGTTGACTTGAGTTTCACAGGAGCTGTTCACGGCGATACTATGAGAGCAGCTGACGATATTGGCAACGTAGTTGCGCTGACGCCAGTACAAAGTCCTGTTCACCATGAAGCCGAAATGCGGAAGAACCTGAATGTTCAAAGTCCGGGCTTCTGCATTGCACTTCCTGAGATCCAGGGAAGCGAAAATCTGGGCACCCTCAGCGGAAGTTACCTGTGTCCAAGGACTCTTGTCTGAAGCTGCCCTGAACCCAAGAAGGGGCGCAAGAGACGGAACGTACACAAACTGATACTCCCTCATGTCTATGGGGTTAAAACCTTCACCCATACGCTCCATGACGTAGGGGGCGCAGCGAGCGAATGTTTTCAAACCACTATCATTTAGAGCATTGCTGTAACCATAGGTCTCGTGCTTGTTGATCGTATAGTAGTCGGAATAGTTCGTCGCGGAGGTCTCGGACTCCGTCAGCGAAAATCCTTCCTGGACCAACTGCAAGTCGGAGGAAAGCTGCATCATCTTGTAGATGTCGGCCTCGGAATACTTGATACTGCCCTTGGACCACGCCTCTACGTTCAGGCGCAGATCTTCAAGGGTCTTCCTCCTAGCGGAAGCGGCGGTGTCCAGGGTGTCGTTCGACAAGAAGGTACCCGCGCTATCCCAAACCCACGGATCGAAATCATAGAACGGCATCTCGAACACAACGTCCCCACGAGGGGTCGCATAGAAACAAAACTGAATCTGCTCTGCCAGATCGTACAGGTAGGTCAACCGGTCCTTAAACTCCGAATGCAGACCACCACCCGCGGCGTTCATGACCTCGTCCATGACACCGGAAGAGACGCCAAGGCCCAGCCCGGATGGTGCAACGTACACCACGCGCCCAGAACCGACGGGGTAGTCTTCTATATTTCTGCCTATATGGGTAATGACGTCGTTCAGGGTTATGGATGGAACCCAATAGGTCTTCGCCTTGGAGTTGGCACCCATGCTCAGAGGATCATTTTCAGTAACTCGATGGTTCAAGAAATCGTTAAGACTTCTCAACTCCGTGATAGGAACTTCCACACCCATGGACTTGTCGTAGTTATCCGCCTTCCCAATGAAGAACGCATAGGTTCCGTACTTCTCGTCCTTCCGTTGGAACTTCGTACCTTGCGGCGTCTGTAATGGCGGGAAGCGCGCACCCTCGAACCGCGTAGTCTTGTCCCCGCCCATATAGGTCTTCATGAGAGCGACCTTCTCGTTATAGGCCATGCTCTTCAGCTCCTCGCTGCTCTGCTTGGTCGCAGAGTGGATGAGGAACTGGTCCACCTCAGAGGGGTCCATCTGGGTGCAGGCTCTCTGCACGAACTCTGTGACAGACTCCTTGTAGGACTCAAGTCCAAAGAACAGCAGCTCCAGCATCTCGAAGATAGTGAAGTGTGCAAACAGCTCAGAATACGCAGTCCACTTTACCTCCGTGGTGGTCGACTCGAAGATGGGGAACAACTTCGTGATGGCTGCATCCCGCACTGCGTCCGTGGAAGTCTGGAACATAGAGTACCGGGCCATCTTCGTGACGTCCGTACCCGTGATTGTTACTATGGACTCCTGGTTCGCTCCACGGTCTTCTACGAAACCATCTACGAACCCAGTGAAAGACCAGTACCAGATCGAGGGATCGAAAGGATCCCTGAAGGCGATCCGAACGGGATCGTTGGGGTGGAAGATGCAATCACCCTCTGCGAAGGGGTAAATGAACCCCTCCTTGTTCAGGAAGAACTTGGTCAAGTAGGTTCCGTCCTTCTTGAACTCCTCGTAGAACGCCTGCCAGCCAGGCACCACGAGAGGTGCCTTCTTCTGAACGACACTCCACTTGAGGTGATCCGGAACCCTATTCTCGTCCCAGGCACCTTGATAATATCCCGTCTTCAAAAGCTCTGAGTAATAAGACGAATAGTATTCCGCCAGATCACTGAAACGACCCGAGCTGGACAGCATGCGACCCATCTCAGAAATGACGTTTTCATCCTCGCCTGCGGAGTCCCTGAGGGAACTCATCAAGTATTCATAGGCGTCCGCGTTCTCTCCGAGTGTGTTAATGAGCTTGTCCCGAGACTCCGACAGGGCCACCATATCGTTGTGGTCGAGAATGTACTTGTCCCCTATGTTCGCCAGAGAGACAGAGAACGTGCCTGGGGAGCGATCCATGCTCCCACCGGACTGATTCACACGCACCTCGACGACGTCACCCGAAACCTCTTCACCGTAGATGAAGACCCTGAAAGCGGGAAACGCTGCACGGTAGATCCCGTTCTGCGACGTGATGCCGTACTTCTGCCTCTCCAGTGTGCTTCCGAGTTCCATAGCTACTCCAACTCATTGAAGAACTGAGTACCCAAGGCCTGAGAGATGTACCTGAAGATGGCATCCATGGACGGAATCGTCTCCGTCGCCACGAAGCTGAAGGAGTAGTTCTTGTTGAACGGGTTGGCCGCGTCGTCCGTGAACTCCAAGACCTTGTCGAAATGGCCGATGAACTGAATCAAGGCGTTTCCAAGGATCGGGCTGGAGTACATGAAGTAGAACTTGTTCTGGTAGCCTTTGAATGGATCGATCACCGGCTCCACGGTCAGGTTGTAGAGATTCCAGAAATTCACGAGCTTAGACGCACCCGCCAGCGTCTCCACGTCGAGACCTTCCTGCTTCGTAGCGGACTTCATCCAGTCTCGGAACCTCTTTATCTGGTCGGACGCAATCTTGCTGTTGCGCTGGGCCCCGGTCCTCAGGTTGATGTTCCCCGTGGAGCCGGCGAAGCTGATGTTGATGACATCGTTGTTCTGCCCCTTGGCGTTCGTCCAGTGGAAGAAGACCGCACCGGACTGCGTATCACGCCGCGTGATCCTCTTGTTCTGCGAGAACGTCACGGTCTCCGGATTCATCTTCATCCGCACTGGAGGGATCGCGTCCTTGATCCTCTGATCCGAAGTGAAGATGAACGGCACTCGGTACGCAACATCTTCGTACGGGTTCAGAATGCGGTCGAGAATCCGCTCTACTGTAGGCACCGGCATCCCGTTGCTGGGACCGAAAGCCTGCTTCATATTTTCCAAAAATGTAGGCATGTTTCAAACCTTTTTCTTCTAGAACTTTTTTTGCACTACAATAGATCCAATATCCCCTAAACAATTCTATTTGAAGAATGTGACTTCCCGGTGCTTAGGATCCTTTGGAATTGCAAACGAAACTAATTCCTTCTCCCCTGGAGCATTTTTATGACCATACTTCGCTCCAATTGGACGATGTACGAATGACGTGGCACCTCCGGTTGGGTCCGCAGTTCCTTCGTCACCTCTCAAAATGGATCGTGCAAAGTCTATCATAGGCTGACCAGGTTTAGCCCCGGAAGCAAACTGCCGCCGCCCCCCGGGAAGCACGCCAGCATCACTCTTGCCCCAACCCTTGTCCTTAGTTATGGTTTTCTGAAGACTCCCCCCACCCTCCCGTGCACCCCGCCTATTCAACGCCGTCCACGCAGTACCGAGCTGCTCATTCTTCCTGTCTGCGCGCAGGCCGCCGGTTTCAGATTGCATCATCCTCGCCAGAGCCTCTACGTCGTCACCTGAGAACTTTCCTTCAGGGGCCAAACCCATGCTAGAGAATGTCCCTGGAGCGCCCTGGTAGCCTGACATGGCCGCAGGAGCACCCGCTCCACCACCAGCACTGGCTCCAGGGCCTGGGGCCGAGCCAGGGCCGACACTAGCAGCAGCGGCAGTGGCGGGACCGGCAGTAGCACCCGCAGCGCCACTCTCGTAGTGACCCCATGGATCCCCACCGGGAGATTCGGTTTCTGGAGCTGCTGCTCCCCCTTCTGCAAAGCTGTAACCGCACCGGGGACAATTTCCTCCGAGCATGACCGTGAGGTTCCCTAAGGGGTCAGGACCCTCGACACTCAAGGTAACTCCACCCCCCGCCCACTGGTCCGTAGGAACACCCCCCACAACGGACGCCGGAGGTGGTGTAGCTGGGATGGATTGGCTGCCTCCCGCCCCCGCCACGGGCACTGGAATCGTGATGATGCGGGGGGCACCACCCCCACCCCCACCTCCTGCACCACCCCCTCCAGGAGCCGAAGCAGGGGCTGGGGGTCTCTTCCCCGTAGGATCGAAGTTCCAAGCGGTGTCCAGGGAGCGCATAGAATTACCCAAAACATCCGTAAACATCGCCCCTGCTGTGTTAGCCATCTGTGATGCAGCAGATTTGAGTTGATCCTGATGTGCACCCATGTTCCAGAAAGTGTGATTTAAATCCGCCGCAAGACGAGTGTTGGCCTCAAAATCCAAGTTCTTCAAATTCGAAAAAAACTGAGGAAGGGCCTTGAAGTAGGCAATCATCCATGCAATGAACTGCACAACCATGCCAAGAATCGCCTGCCCCATAAAAGCCAAGCCCTTCATCCAGGTGTTCATCATGAGTTCAAATTGGCTGGCCTTCTCCTTCTCCGTTTCGAAGGACTCCTTCAAGATCGCAAAGCTGTCCGCGGTGGCCTTCGCCGACTCGACCATACGGCCTTCCTTAGCCATGCGTCCAATGTTCTGAACCACACGAGCACCTTCGTAGCCCCAACCCACCTGCTTCTCAACGTAGTACCGAGCAGCCTCCTCGTTCCCACCGGTTGCCTTCAAGGCCATGTCCCAAACCGTAGAGATGATCTTCTGAAGCTCGTTGACGTCGCGATCTTTCAAGACCCGAGTGAAGGCATCCATCATCCCCTGGCGGGCTTCCAATCCGCGGCCGTGACCCATCCGCTCACCGAGAACAACCATCCAGTTGTCAGACATCTTGGCGATCCCACTGGAGATCTGCTGCATGCCCAGCGCCGCCTGACGACCGGCAAACTGCTTGGGGACGCCCATCTTCTCGAACGACTCCGTGACTGAGGCGTAGATGTCGACGACATGGTCGATGTTGAAGCCCATCACCGACAGCTCAGAGCTGGCGTCCTCGACGTTCTTCACGAACTGCATCGCTCCGATTCCGGAGTCCCGACCTACCAGGTACATCCTCGTGAGGGACTCCCGAGCATCGTTCGAGTTCTTGCCGTAGAGCGCCATCATGGAGACCATGCGCTTCGCGCTCTCGCCGCCCGGCAGCTCAAACATCTTGTCCAAGGCGAGGGTCGTCGACAACGCACTGGACTGCACATCGCGAATGTTCCCACTCACCTCCCGAAGCATCTGGTCCACACTGAAGCCACCATCCACAAGAGCCTGCGCGGTGTTCTGGATCTCCTCGCGCTGGATCCCCTTGTACTTCTGAAAGGCCTCCTGCATTCTCGAAAGGCTCGCAGTACCCGCAGCCAGGGAACCCTTCACACCATCGTCGTACGCCGCGATGAGGATGTTCTTGACCTCTCCCGCCTCGGCACGGACGCGATTCCGGTCCATGTACCCGTAGGTGAGGATGCCGAGCCCACCGGCCATGACAGCGCCGACCTTGTTTGGTATTTTCATGCGCGACAGCATGCCTTGAACACGGCCCTTGAGATTCCGACCCTCAGCTTGAACGATGCCGGCGATGCCCTTCTTCTTCTTGTCCGTGCCTTTTTGCTTCGGATCCTTCGCCTCACCTTCGGTGTCAGCACCCTCGCCATCATGATCCGCCTCGCCACCGACCCCCGAGATCTTGGCACGAGCGTCATCCGCCATCGTACCAAAGCTCTTCTCAACACCCGTCAAGGTGCGCTCCAAGCTCTCAAAGGAGTGCGTCACCCCTTGCGACATGCCGCTGAACTTCCCTGCGATGGAGGAAACGTACTGCTCGCTGACGCCGGCCACTCTACCCCCTCCGATCAGTCGCGGATCGTGAGACACCTCCTCAATAACGGACTTGAAGCCCTCTTTAAGGCTCGCTATCAACGAGTCCATCGACTCGACGTTCGCCTGGGACATACCGCTGATGGCGTCACCCAGCTCAGTGAACCTGAAGCGCGCTTCGTCCAGCTGCTTGATGTCGATAATGCCTGTCACTGGGTGCTCATCCTGTTTGAGTCCTCAGCCGCGATAGCTTGGCGCGCTTGCATGAGTCTCTCCGCCAGGCCCAACCCGGAAACTTCAGGTTCCTGAGGATTCTTTTTCGGTGTTCCGGATTCATCCGCCTGGTCTACCCGCGGCTTGTCTTTCACCTTCTTCACCTCCGGGGGCGTCTTTACCTGGAGTTTTGCAGCAGCCTGCCTCCTTAGGTACGCCGCCACCAGCTCAGAGCTACCGGGACCATTTCCTAGAAAATCCCCAGTTACTATATCCAGAGCACTCGGCGTACCAGGAGTGGAAGACTCTTTACTCTTAATAAGATTCCAAGGCTGCATACTCTCAGCAAACCCCATAACACTCTTCAAATTATCTATAGGGTGCGCCAATACTTGATTGTATGCCTGGTTGTAAAGTCCGGATCCTTCAAAAACATCCGATTTAAAGGCTTCCACTACAGGAGCAAAGGTGTCCGCAAACTCTTTTGGAAGAGCGCCCACCGCCAGACCTGCGCCCTCCTTGATGAGCGCCAAATCGCGACCCATGTTGCGATAGATCTCCAACTGCTTAAAGTAGATGAGCATGTTCACAGCAGCCTGCTGACCCTTTGGAGCGCTTGCAGAAGCTGCCATACCCTGCATTCCGATCATTGCCATACCGACCATGTCGACAATGAGGGCAAGAATGCCCTCGCCCATCTTACCGACGCCAAGGATCATCTCCCTCTTCGTCTTGAACAGATCGGAAACTTGTTCAGACTCGTAAACAAACGCATTACGGAATTCCCTCTTGGACTTCTTGTCCATCGAGTTCAGCTCACCACCTTTCTCCAGAATAGCCCTGAAGTCGAACATCCTGGAAGCCGTGGTGTTCTCCACATTCAGAGAGGACATGATCACCTGGATGGCAGGGGACCTCTCGTTGGTCGACCGGTCGACCACGACGTGGAAGAACGAAGTAATCAGCTTGTCCAAAAAGTCAGAGCTTTCCTTCCGCGCCAATCGAGTAACGCCATCTTCAAAACGAATCAAGAGCCCCATCGCGTCCCCTTCCGGGTCCTTATACATGTCCCGGGCGATGGCGAGCTTCATCGCATTGTCCATGTTACTGAACGCTGTCATCATGTCGACCGCCACACCCTCGACTTGTCGTCCAGAATACCGAGCGTCCAACCCCGCAGACTTGTAGCCCTTCAACAACCGATCCACGAAAACACCGACATCTTCAGCTTTGACGCCCATGCGCGACAGTGGGTCCGCAGAAGCCAATACGATTCGAGAAAAGTTCTTCACACCTATAGAACTTCCCTGACCCGCGGCAGCCATCTTCACCATGAGGTCTGCCGCGTTCGAGAGCCCCATCCCGTAATCCCGAACCAGGCTCACAACGTCTTCCATAGCATCAGAAGTAGAGAAGTTGTAATGCTTTGCAAGACCTATAGTCAGTGTGACCACGTTCTCACCGACATCGCCCAGACCCCTACCAAAACTCTTGGACATCTGCGCCTGGGTGAGACCGTTGTCCACCATCAGCTTTATCCCACCTTGAAGTTCTTTTCGGCCAACACCCCACTGCCACTGCGCGTTCTCCCCCCACTGCGAGAACTTTCGAACAACATCCCGGGAGCCTTTCGAAAACAGGGCGTTGACACCACCCTCGAACATGTTCGCCATCTCCCCCATCTCTTTTCGACGGCGATTTTTTTCCGTGTACCCCAGCACCATAGAGCCCATGAGGGCCCCAAAAAATCCTGTAGAAACCTGTCCTGGAAGGTTACTCAAAACTTCACTGATCTTCGCACGAACCTTCTTCATCTCCGACTCGATGAGCTTCTGTACGCGGGACTTCCAGCTCTCGTTCTCGTCCAACGCCTTGTCCACCGCCGCCAGGGTCTTCAAAGCCAGCTCCTGCCCCTGCTCAGCGACGGCACGAATACGCTCCGGATCCGGAAGACCTGGAGGGGGCTGATTCCCCGCAACACGGGGGCCCGCAGAAGCTGCTGCGGCTCTACGAGCCTCATGCAGACCCTCCAACTGTTTCAACGCAGCCTGCACAGCAGGGACGTTCCTCTGCATCTCGTTCATTTGAGCCATCAGCTGGTTCAGGCCGGGTTCCAGTGTAGGAGGGATGTCCATCGGGGCAACGGTCTGAGTCGCAAGACCCGCCATGTCAGAAAGGGACTTCTTGTAGTCGGACGTGATCTGCTGGATGGCGGTTCCCAGCTCGGTGTACGAATGCTGCACATCACTGAGCTGGCTCTCCAGCCCGGTCAAATCAAGATCTATGTAGAACTGTTCCACCATCTAAAATTACTGCCCCATGTGCTTGAGGATGTCCCTGTCCACCTTCAACGTCAAAGACCTCTGCTGCCCTGCTGTAAGTATTGCTCCCTTCTTAGCGGCAGCCCGTATCTCTGCCGTGTTGAGGGGTTTATACTTGAGGCCAACGTCTTTCATTTTGAGTTTGGGGGTTACTGCTTCTTTTTTCCCTTCAAACCGTTCCCGAGTCTTCGCGTCTTCTCGACTCTTAATGTAGGACGCAAGACCTCGCGACGTAACAACACCGGACTTGATTTCACCGATCAACATGTTACGTGTATCTTCGTCAGCAACAAGTTCTGTAATATCACTTATCATTTCCTCTTTTATGGCCTTAACTCTTCTAGCGTTCTCCTCCATAGATTCAAACGGGGAGGGCATTTCTACACCCCCACTGGCGTACTTCGGCACGTCGTACTTGAGCACATCGAGCAAGGGCTTCAGATCATCTGAAAATTCCTTACCGAAAATGTCAGGAAGCATTCCAAAACCGGTCTTCATGTCCTGAGCACCGGAGCTTATGCTCGTGCTCAGAGCATCGAATTTTCGGGATAGCTCATTTAGCTCAGCCCACCCAACCTGAGAGCCTGGTATAAGGGCCATGATGAGCACAGGAAGAGACTTAAAGCCCATCACAAGGACCCCAACGAGGCCGGTGAGGATCTTCAAAAGCCCCTTGCCTATAGAAGCAATCGCCTTGTACAGCTCCCGCTGCATCTTAGCGAGAGCAGAGAGCCTCTCACCTTCGGTTATGAGAGAATTCTTCAGGTTGGCCGTCTCCTTTTGATTCAACTCCGTGAGGGCATTCACCTTGACAAGCTCACCCTTCGTGTCCACCAAAGTAGCGGCCGGCTGGTTCTGCATGCCGGCAACACCCTCCAAGATTTTTATAGCACCGCTCCGGTCACGTCCTTCAGCCGCGTACTGGTACAACGCCATAGCGGCCTTCGACGCAAAGTTCTTGTCCTCTCCGGAAATCACCCTCTTGAACCCGTCCTCGAACGCCTGCCGAGCGTCCAGACCGGAGAGACCGGGGTTGATCCGCTGCATGACGAGAGCCTTCACCGCAGGGTTCATGTTCGCCATGCTGGTCATCAGGCCTGAGACGGCTTGCGTAGCCCGGTCTCCTGCGTACTGAGGGCTCAGTCCCATGTCCTGGTAGTGCTTCTGAACAGTGCTCATCATGCTCGCGACATCTTCCACGTCGACACCGTACTGCTGCATCGCCGACGCTCCAGAGATCACGGAGTCCGTAAACTTGCTGACCCCCATGGCGCTTCGCTGGCCGGCAAACGCGAGCCTGGTGTACTTGTCTGTCGCGTCCTTCAGAGAATCTCCCAGAGACGTCGTGATCTGGATGATGTTGTTCATGGAGGTCCCCGTGTCCTGGTTGAAGTGCTTGTCCACCGCCATGGACAAAACTGCAACGTTCGAACCGACCTCTCCGAGGGACTTGTTGAACGACGCACTGATCTGCTTGCCCTTGTAGCCGGCGTCCACCATGGTCTTCAGGACTCCCATGGACTCTTCCTTCGAGATCCCATAGAACCACTGCGCCTTCTCTACGAAACCATTCGGACCCGTAAAGAACTCCCGAGCCTTGATCCCAGCCTTGGACGACAGAGACTCCCCCGTAGCCTCAAAGACGTTCAGGACCTCTCCGGAGAGGGCCTTGACGCGGTCCGTCTCGGTGTACCCCAGGATCATGGCCCCCAGAAGGCCGCCGAGGAGACCGCTCGACAGAACCCCTCCGGGCATGTGACTGACCACCTCCTTGACCTTGGCGGCAGCGTTCTTCAGCTCATCCTTCATGAGCTTCTCGGCCGCAGTCATCTCCGCTTTCAAGGCCTTCTTGTTGCGCTCGATGATCTTCAGCGCCTCACTCACCTTGGACAAGGCTTCATTCGCCATGTCCAAGGCGATGATGGCAGACGCTTTTACGCCCTCTACCTGGGCTTCTGCCTTGTCGACACCGGGAGGGCTTCCTTGGGGACCCTTACCCGCTCCAGGGGCCCCAGCGGTCGCCCTGGACATGTCCGCTGCGATCCTGGAGCCGCTTCTCGCGATGGACTCCAGCAGTTGGTTCGCCGAAGAAGACCCCTCCCTCAACGTCTGAACCGACCGCTCGATCTGGGGAGTGAGGCCTACCAGGGTAGACGAGACCGCCGAGGCACGCTGCTGAAGGGCGGTCAGGTCTCCTGAAACCGCTCCGACAAGGTCACGCAGGGCGGACCCGAATTTCGTGTACGTGGCCTGCGAGTCCGCGATCTGGTCACGGAACTTGTCCAGGTCCCACTTGAGCAGGTATGTCTGAACCTCGGCCATTCCCTCACTCGATGTCCAACGTCACCACAGGTCGATCTGATTTTACCTCAAGGCCCTTCGTAGACCTTAACTCTACCTCCTCGACTTCGATGCCACTGACTACTGGACGTGTCTTCAGGGAATCCTTGATGTCCGAACGGGCCCTCCCCAAAGTCCTTGCCGGTAGATCCTCCAGAGGATCATCTCCAAGATCGTCTTTGGACAGCACGAGGTTCTCCAAGAGCATCTGGGTATCGCGCCCGCCCCACTTCATGGCCTTGCGGAGATCTTCAGGGGCGTTCTCGAACTCGACGTCCCCCTCATCCTTCATGAACTCCTCCAGCTCGTCAGGACTCATCTCCACAACACCCGTATCTTCCGCCTTTCCGGATCCCATGAGCGCATCAGAAGACTCAAGCTGTGCGCGAACCTCTTCCTGAGTGCCGTACTGCTCCTGGCGCTCTTTGATGGCCGCCAGGATGTCGTCCCTGCCGATCATGATGGCGAGGGGCAGGCACTCGTGCTCTTCGGGCTGACGAAGCAGGCCAGTCTTCTCGTCCTCCACGGGAAGCAGATTCAGCCCCAGCATGGAGATGATCTGCTTCTTCGTGATGTCGGAGAGCATGCGCAGGTCGTCATACTTCTCCTTGTCCTGAAGATTCATGGCCTCCAGCTCGAACACCCACTGGGTGTCGTTCATCCCCTTCAGCCGGGGGTCGCCAAGACACATCATCCGCCGAGTCAAGATCTTCGCTTTGATCTTGAACCGGGAGACTACTCTTCTCCAGACGGGGAAGATTCGGTCCCACTCGGCCTCTCGGCCTTCTCCGAACCCTCCCCTGAGGATTTTTTTACGTTGTCTTGGGCCTCCTCACGACGGTCCTCCAGCATCTTGTAGTATTTCCACATCTCCTCCAGAGCCTCGGGAGGACGCCGCCCCAGGTACTGCATGAGGTGCTCAGCAGAGAAATACTTCATGCTGAAGGTGCCGCGACCTTCCATGAGACGCACGACCTCCCGGCCCTTCTCGGTCGCCTCCCACTCGGAGCGGAAGAACTCGAACACAGGGACGTCGTCGATCTCCCGGATTCCGATGGCGAGGGTAGGCAGCCGCCACGACGTGATGGTCGAGAACCCACTACCCATGTTCACGAACCCGTTCCTCCAGTTCGACTCCTCCTCGTTCAAGAGCTTGATCTTGAACTTCCGGCCCTTCCAGGTGAAGGTGTCCTCCAGGCAGTCTCCGTCGAGTTCCCTCGCGAGATCGTCCAATATTCTCTTGGGGTTGGTCGTTTCGTTCGACATGGCGCTTTCGCTCCCTTCTCCCGGGGTTTCCGGGGTGTTTTGTCGATGACGAACTCTACATCAAACGTCGCATCTTCACATACACCAAAGTGGCGTTTACGAGCACTAAACGGTCTCCTTGTGCCTGCATCACACGGCCCATGCTCGTGAACCAGCATCCCGAATACCAGTTCTTCTCAACCGTTATTTCCTGACCAGCGCCGGCAGGTCCGATGTCTATGCCTCCCAGCTCGTTCGCGGTTCCGATCCCCAGTGCTTTTCCGAACTTCGTCGACCCGACCTTATCCAGCAAGGAGGAAGTTGTGACAGTCTCCATGCCCGGAATCAGTGGTTTTTCTTTCGTTCCAAACTTGATCCACTTCTCTTCGATGTCGATGGGGTTGTGCTGGTCTGTCAGGGCCCACAGAGGCCTCGGCATACCCCAGATCTCCTCCATTTTCTGAACGTAGAGATCGTAGCGAGCCACCTGAATAACCTGGGAAGTCGCAATGCCGGGGACGGCCTCTATAGGGGCTCCGGTACCGACCGCATTGATCTCGAACTTGAGCTTGACGTCCCGGCCCTGCGAAGGACCCCAGCTCTGGATCCGCCCTATCGTCTTATCCGCTGCACGAAGCGTTATGGCGTGACTTGTTCGGAGATCAGTACGCGGTACAGGCATGGGTTTCTAGTACGGGCGGCACTTGACGTAGGCGAGGGTGGCGTTGACGAGGACGATCCTGTCACCCTGCGCCTGCATGTTGCGCCCGAGCTGAGAGAACCAGCAGCCCTCGTAGACGAACTTCTCGACGATCATGTTCGGATTGCGCCACTTCTCCTCGACCGTGAGGGGGATATTCTGATTCGAAAGCATCCACAGCGCCTTCGAGGTGCCCCAGACCTGCTCCATCTTGGCGGTGAACAAGTCGTAGCGGCTCACCTGGATCGTCAGGCCCGTGACGTTCCCGGGAATGTTCTCAGTCACCTCTCCGGAAGTCTCGGAGCGCAGCTCGTAGGCCGGCGTGATGGTCCTCGACTGGGTCGGAGCCCAGGTCTGGATCTGGCCGATGGTCGTGCTGCCCACGCGGATGGAGATCGCATGGCTAGTACGAATTCCTGTGTACGGGACTTGCATCTGCTATCCTCCTCCCCTACCCCTACTAGGCGGGGCTGAAGAACGGGTTGTCGACCGAGTATTCACCGAAGAACCTCTTGGCCGGGTACTTCAGGTTGTACCAATACTTGAAGTAGAAGGTCCTGGGATCAGTCGTAGACTGGTACACCACGATGTCCGTCGTAGCGTCGATGTCACGCGGCAGCCCCGACTGGTCGCGGTAGGCCGCAATCGAGCCATTGGTGATGTTCGCCGTGATGCCGAGCAAGATCCACTTCTTGCAGTCCGAAATGAAGTCGCTCAGATCGTCCGGAACCACACCGATGACGTTGCCCGCGAGCAGGGTGTCGACGGTCTTCGTGACCGCGTCCTTCTGCGCGCTGGAGGCCGGCTCCTCGAACTGCACCACCTTGGCACCGCCGGCCTCGGTGGAGATCGGGTCGAGCATGACCAGGCGGCCGGCGTCGAGCGTGACCACGAGAACGCCCTTGTCCGCCAGCGTGTGGCGCTCGCCGCGGAGGTACGTCCCGAAGCCCTCGGTCTTGAAGCCCGTGATGAAGCGCCCGATGAGCGCCGACGAGGGGCTCGGGAGGGCGGTGAACACCGACGCGACGGCGACGGCGATGTACGTGCCGTCCACGTTGAGATCGATCTCTTGGCTCGTGTCGAGCTTGATGGTTCTGGTCGCGTTGCCCGGAGCGATCAGGAACAGCCGGCCGCGGCCCGGGGAGGTGTTGCCCGGCTGCAAGGTCTTGGTCGACCGGTAGACGAACGTGTCCGGCGTGTCGGGATCACCGACGTCCGTGTTCCGTGCCATGCTGAACCAGCCGCGGCGGTAGTGCTTTTCGAGCATCGACGACTGATCCGCGACGTGGAGCATCTGGTACACCGCGGTGTCCAGGCTCGTGTCGATGGTGACGACGTCCGTGACGGTCGAATACTCCTTCGCGGCGTCGAGCGCGGTGTTGATCTCCAGCTGCGTCGGGGTGCCGGGGGCCACCGAGTCGTTGATCTGGAAGAGGTACATCGAGGAGATGCCGTTCTCGAACGCGATCTCCCCCGCCACGCAGAGCTTGTTGACCAGGTAGTTCTGCATCGTCAGCTTGGTCGTGTACTGGTAGAGCTGATCCGGATCGTACACACGGTGTCCCGTCGTGTAGTCCGTGGCCGGGCGGACGTAGTCGTACGTGCAGTAGTAGTTCGTCCCGAACGCCGGTCGCTTCCCGGTGCCCTGGGCCGTGTAGGGCAGCGTGATCGCGCCGAACAGCGTCGTGAAGGCGTTCGCAGCGGTCGCCCGGAACTGAATCGAGCTGGCGACACCCTTCTCCGGGAGGTAGTTCTCGAAGTCGTCCGGGCACCGGATCCGCACCGTGTTGCCCACGACGACCGCCATGTGCGAGAACTCCGGGCCGTACGCACTCGCAATCGAGGCCAGCGCGGCGTTGATGTCCGCGGCCACAATCGCCGGAGTCGTCGGAGCGCCCGGGGTCAAGGTCACGAGGACCTGGGTGCGGTTGTTGATGGACATCAGGAGCTTGTCGTTGGTGGCCGCCACGATGGTCGGCGGGAAGGCGACGAAATCCAACGTGGTCGCCGTCGCCTGCACCCAGGTAGTCACGTCCCAGTCGACATCGTTGGCGATGCCGACTTCGTAGTCCGTGTTCTTCGTGTAGTCCACACCGCCCGGGTACGAACCGAGGTAGTTGATGTCCGACAGCGGGGTAGAGGTGCCGGCATTGTCCAGCGCATCGACCAGCACGTCGACCGACACGTAGTCCAAGGTGTAGACCGCGGACGATGTGTACGCCGCGTCGAACACCTGGAGACGTGTGGTGGCTTGAACACCCGCGCCCACCGCGGGAGTCCACGCAGCGGTCGAGATCGTGGACGCACCGTCGAGCGCCGCGTTCGGGGAGATGAACACCTTCAGATCGGAAGTGGGCTCCGTCGAGGGCGACGTGAGGGTGATGATCTCATTCACCAGGCCCACCGCGTGGGTCGCCACCGCGGCGTAGGTCAGGCCGTAGATCGAGAAGAACGGCCCGAGCGCATTCGCCAGGGCGTAGTTGATGGCGTTGCAGATGTCCGTCGGAGTCGCGACCGCCTGAACACCGCCAACCAGCGGCACCAGGGCATCGAAGTTCAGAGTGACGGCGCGCTTCCCGTCGAGGGACAGGGTGAAGTAGGGGGTACCGGTCGCCAGGGAGACGTCCACCGTCGCGCCAGCCCACTCGGTGCCCACCAGGCGCGCAGCCAGGAACTGCCAGTCCGCGAGCCCCAAGGGGTTCCCGTTCATGTACAGCTGCGCGTTGTTCCTGGACCTGTTCGAGGTGTTCGCCAAGGTCCCCACATGGGGAGACCCCACGGACAGAGTCAGCACCTCCGCGTAGATCTTCCCGCGGGTGACCGGCTCATCCACACTGCGACGGGTGCGCGGAGCGATGGCGATGATCCCCAGCGTGCGCTCAGAAGTGACGGAAATCGCACCAGGGACAATCACTTCCGCGATGTACACGCCTGGATCGACATATTTCGAAATGCTGATTGCCATCGTAGAAAACCTCCCTGGAGGTGGTGAAAGGCCTCTGTCGTGAGGCTAGTATACCGTGGGAGCTGTCGGATTTTTTAAAACGAAGTCGAAGGACTGGAGAGCCTACTGGCCGAGCTTCAGGTAATTGACCCCGAAGTAGTCTCCCGTGGGAAAATCTTCCTTGTGGATGAGACCCTGGGACTGGACAAATGTTGCGGTACCGCGGTTCACCTGACGGTCGATGAAGTCCGCCGCAAAGACCGGAACAGCACCCCGGATCGAGTACAGGTAGGACTTCTGCTCACCGCCCTGGCGGGCCCGCTGGTACTCGCCGGCCCACGAGAACTTCCGGTCCAGCACGATCTGGTACCATTCAGGAGGGTCTATCGAATCGTCCAGGTACGACCGCCCTTGGAACTGAAAATACTGGCGATCCACGTAGAAGGTGAAAAAAGCTCTCACGAGATCCGCGAGCTGAGTCCTCGTGTTCATGTCGTCAGAGATCACGTCCAAGTTGATCGTCATCTTCCCGGCCACGCCGTAGCGCTGCACAGGGGACGCTGAGCCTGACGTGTGGTCGGTGTACAGGTCGATCTGCCCCTCGGAGTAGCCGAGCGCCAGGAGGCAGTCAGGCGTGCCTCCGATGATCTCCAGACCGTTCTTCGCCCCCGAAGCGCAAGGACCTCCAGAAACGATCTGGAGAAACCCGTTACCAGACTCCCGAGCCTGGGTGTACAGCGCCTGCGCGTTGATGGCTTGGATGACGTCCTGCACCGTGGCGTTGGCGATGTCCGGGAACAGGAAGTCCTTGAACTCGTAGGTCGACTCCACCGGATCGCCATCAAGGCCGAGAGGCCACGTCCGGATCCTGAGCGTCCAGCCATCCTGAAGGTTGAAGGGGCCCTCGCCACCTGTCAGCCGCGGAGCCTGCTGCCCGTCGCAAACGATGGTCGATCCCAGCCCGAGGACGAACTCCTTGTCGTTGGCGGAGGTGATGGCGATCATCGGGTACTTGTCCAGGGTGTTCCCGTAGGACATGATGAGGTTCATCACGGTTTCCATGCTCGACGAGGTGCTGCCGGCACCGATAGCGAACTTCTCGATGGCAGGGAACTCGCCCAGCTTCGCCCGGATGTCGTCCGACTTGGACTCGAAGAACCGGTACAGCTCCGCGGCGAAGGCGTCCTTCACCGTCTCGATCAGCTGACCGAAACGCGGCGGGTTGCGGGGGTCCCGTGGGATGGTCCCACGGTACTCGCGCGGTCCTGAGAAGTCGTTCTGCGGCACGGGCTACTCCTGCATGTTCCGAGTCTTACGGTCACACACGTCGCACAGCTCCCCCTCCGGGAGATCAGGAACATCCTGACCGCATCCAGGACAGGATCCAAACCCTTCGCGTGGGTCGGGTTCCTCCGCTCTCTCCATCTCGGGGGTCCACCGAGGAGGGGCGATCTCCTCGCGCCAGCCCCAGCCGGAAGGCTTCGAGGACGGCCAGCCCGGGAGCCGGCCTTCCTTCTTCAGCTCGTCTTCCATGTCCGCCAGAGCGTCGTAGTAATCCCCATCCGGAAATTCTTCAATATGATCGGACGCGATTTCCTTCGCGAGGTCCGGGTCGTCCGTGTGCTCCATCTCGACCTTGATCCCCTTCAGGATCTGCTCCATCGGGAGGTCCTCGTCGGGAACATCGTCGGCCTTGCCGCCGGGGATCAGGTCCTCCGAGTCCGGATCGTTCGACTCCACGTAGTCCGTGGCAAGCTCGTACAGGAGGGCCTCGATGTCGTCCACCTCGTAGCCGTTCTCCTCGGCCCACTCGTGGACCAGCTCGTCCTCGGGGTTCGGATTGTCCTTGAGGAACTCGACCAGCTCCTGCTTGATGTCCTTGTCCGATCCACCCTCGTCCGAGTCCTTCTCCTCCTCGGGCTTGTCCTCTTCCTTGGCCTGCACGAAAGACGCGAGCCGGCTGAAGCCATCGTCCGTGATCCCGCCAGCGTTGCGTCTCATGGTACCATCCCCCCAGGCGTGCCCGCGGCAGCCTTCTTGAACTCCTGAAGGGCAGCATCTTGGTACGCATACGCAAGATTGGCTGCCGCGTTATCAAAAGCGTCATAGATCTTTTGTCGAAGCTCCCCAAGAACAGTGCTGTACATGTCAGCGTAACCCTGCTTCAGCCCCTCCCAAACCGCAGGATCTGGAATCGAAAAACCTTCTGCGGAAACGGCTGCGCCCGCCCCGTCGATACCCTTCTGGAGACTTGCTTCAATCTCTTGGTTGGAAAGATCGTAAGCACTATCGAGAATCCCGATCACGTCGTTCTCCAGGGATGCCACGGGAGTGGAAAAAGCTCGAAGAAGGGCCACACCCGCCGGACCAGAGAGGATGTCCTCCACGGAGTCAGCCGGGCTCCAATCCTCCGGGTTGTAACCTTGCTGCGCCCTCTTCTGAAGGAACGCCTCCAGTCGCTGAGCTGCCTCTGGGGTGATGCCTTTTTTCATGACCTTCTCCTACCACACCAACTTCATCGGATCGACGTCATCGGTGATGCGCATCTTGAACGTCTGCGACACAAGGATGTACGCCATCGGGTCCGAGTTTTTCCAAGCCGTCGCCATGTACCTGTTGCCCACGCGAGCACCGTCGAGGAGCTGCATCAGGACCTCAGGCCCCTTGATCACCTCGCCCATGCTCCCGGCCGGGATCGCAGCGTCGAACATCGACAACCCCGCGGTCCACATCTCCAAGCCCTCTTCGATGGGCTGGTCGCCGTAGTCCTGCTTGCGGTGACCGGTCGACGGAGGCTCGCGCATGATGAGGATCCAAGGACCCTTCCGGTACACGCCGTTCACGTCGGGATTCGCCAGAGGGATCGTCGCGTACCGCGCACTGAGCATCTCGAACAACGGCGAGCGCGCCGCGGTCTCGGTACGGGTCAGGGTCGCCCGGAAGCGGATCATGCCCGTCTGCGCAACCTCCGCCGGCAGGTTCGACAGCGCCGCCCAGATCACCCCAGCGTCGAGCGAGTATTCCACCGTGATGGAGGAGTAGTCCGACTCCATCAGGTAGCACTGGACACTTGTACCCCACGTAGCCCCGAACACCGTCCTGGAGAAGGGCTTGTCAGCACTCTCGACGGTCCCCACGAGCGCACCGTCGACCAACTCCAGCTTCGAGGACTGGTAGTTCCGGGTGAGGCGGAGGTCCGTGAGCATGTTGTCCGGGTCCGAGGCCGACATCCACAGCGTGTTGTACCCGAACTTCAGGTACCCGGGCACCCTGCCGACCCCGTGGCAGGCCATGCACTTCCGGTCCGCCATCAGGTTGATCGTGTTGTAGCAGGCGCACACGGGCCCGGCAGGGGCCTCCTGCCACAACTCCATGCGGAGGCCGCCGAGGAGGATCTGCTCCTGGAGCAACGCGCGCTCTTTGCCCAGCTGCTGCTCGGCGAAGACTTGCGCGTGGATGTCCCGGCCCCAGTAGCCGACGGCCATGTTGGAGCCCGGGACCTTGCAGCCGCGCTGTGTGGTCTCAACCATGCTACACGCCCTCGATCAGCTCTTGGACGAGCGCCGCGAGAGGATCTGCGGCATCCTCTTCCTGGCCGGCGGAAGGCTCCTTCCTCTGAGATCCATCCATCGCGAAGCCCCTGTCCTCTTCGAGAACCTTCGGCGGCTCGATCCTCTCGGCCTTGGAGATCAGCTCCTGCCACAGACCGTCATCGACGAGACGCGCCAAGGATTCGTTCTCGGGCGCGGATTCGTCGAACAAATCGCATACCAATTCTTTTTCCATCAGGCGGCCTCGACCTTCGCGCTCTTCTGAAGGTTCTCATGCCACCAGAGCGGCTGGAGATTCGTGTAGTGGCACGCCTTCCGGAACTGTTCAGGATCGGTCAAGTCGAAGCTCGACAACGGCACGATGTGATCGATGTGCCAGCCATCCGTCGTGTGGTTCTGCCACGTCATGAGTTCGCCAGTCTCCGGGTGTGGGCGGAACTTGGACTCCAGGTACGTCTTCAGCTCCTCAACGGTGCAGCCGAGATCACGAACGGCGGAGCCGGTTTTCTTTCCTGAGCGCAGAGCATGGTTAATCCGAACCCGCAGAACACCCCTCAAGTGCGTAGCAGGATCGCTCTTCGCAGCAACCTTTGCGTACCGTCTCTTTCTTTCAGTCGGAGAGCACTGCATGTTGCGTTTCAACGCAGGATCTATACCCTCCAGGGTCTTTCCTTGCGTTCCCGGAGATCGATACCCTGGGTGCGCAGCCCGCCATTCCGCATTTTTCTCCCGATGCTCTTCTTTGTGAGCTTCACGCCATTCTTTATTCCGCTCCTGGAAATATTCTTTGTTCCGGAGATAGTAGCGCTGCTGAGACCCTCGCACTTCTTCTTTGTGCGCCTCGTAGTAGGCCCTCCGCTCCTCGTTGAGAACCTCACCCTTTTCCTCACGCCAGCGCTTCGCACGAGCCGCATTTCTGCGAGAAAGCTCCTCATCGCTCAGCTTCGGAGACCGGCGAGGCCTGTCCGCATTGGTATTGTAATATTGCCTTTTGCTCTTGGCCTGTACGCAGGTTTTGCAGAAATTCTGGATACCGTCTTGAGTACGCCGATTCACTCCGAATTGGGAGAGGTCCTTGGGTTCCCCGCACTTCCGGCACACTCGAAGGTCGTCTTTTTTCTGTTCGTCTTCCATGACCTCTAATGTAACCATCAAAAGAACGATGTCAAGAGACCCATAAGTACCAATCGAACAACTATTACATCGCAGCCCAAAGGTTTCGGAACAAAGATCCATAGGGAGCCGATGAAAGCATCATGCTGAACGCAAGGTCGCATCGCATCTCGATAGATATTGTGCCGCTGTTTACGAATTTGCGCTTCAGGTTGGGCACGCTCTTGTCCAGCTCGTCACGCAGTCGGTCCAGGAACGCCGCCAACGGAGTCGCGTGCTGAAGGACGAAACTATGCCCGGAGTCCGAGAACTGCGGAACGTCCGTATCGATGGAGAAGAGCGTCTGGCTCGTGATGCCTTGGAACAGAGCAGCCCGCAGGAGGATGTTCGAGTACAGCTCGATGGGGAAGTGATCGATGTGCCCCCAGACAGGGTACGGCTCGTACTCGTTTATTTTTGAAAGACCCATCTTGAGAAAAAGAATCAGCATCCCGTCAGTGTATCCGATGAAGCAGTATTTCTCCGGGAGGTTCGGCTTGACGGTCTTGTCGATCAGCAACCGGAGAGACGGGAGCAGGGACAGGATCCTCGGAGACACCACCTCGACGACCTGGGTGCGGTAGACCTCCTCGGAAAGGAGGGACTGTCGAGAGTGCCAGTTGAAGAGCAGCGCCTGCGGGTTGTCCGTCTCGTGAGGAACCTTGCCGAGATCGATGTAGTACCTGCCGGGAGCGGCCTTCTTGATCCTCGGCTCCAGCACGCTTAGCGTCGGGGGGTAGTACGACTCCTTGTAGATCGACATCCCGCCGACGTCGGTGATCTCCAGGTCGAGAACGCCGTTCGGCTCCCCTCCGGGTCCCGGGGTGGCGTCGATGTCGACAAGGGCCCCGGTCGAGTCTTGCAGCTCGATGTCCACCCGGCGAACCGAGTTCGTCCGAGCAAGCTCGATCATGCTCGCAACCGAAGGCTGCTCTACTCCCGGCTGGATGATCACGGTCTAGTCTCCCAGCACCAGCACGAAGACGCGGGCCTCCTGCGCCCCTGCGATGATCGTCAGCGCAGAGAGGCTCCCCATTGCGATCAGCAGGAAGCCGCCGGCTGACAAGGAGAAGACCTCCACGCCGCCGTTCATCGTGTACGTGATCGGCTGGTCCGTGCCGATGTACAGGAACTTCCCCGTCGCGATGGAGCCGAAGTTCACCACGCGCGTGCCCGCCGCGGGAACCACGTACTCGAACTGCGCGGTCTCGTTGTAGTTCAGCGAGAACCCCGTCGTCGAGGTAGCCGGCACCGTCGGAGCGCCGATCATCACTGGGTTGTTCGCTCCGCTGGGCGAGCCCGGGAACGTCATCTTGCCGAGAATGTTGAGAACCGCCATGGGAATCTCCTATCGTGTCTTTGCGAGTCCGTAGTTCAGCCCGATGGCAAGCGCAGCCGTTGCGATCACCCCGACGCTGAACCACAGGACCGGCGACTTGTACCACTTCTTCTCACGCGCGAGCTGCTCCTCGTAGTAGGCCTGCTGCTCCTGCGTGATCTTCAACTGCTCGTCGAACGCCATCTTCCACTTCGCGCTGATCTGCTCGGTGACAGAGCGCTCGTCCTTCATCAGCAGATTCAGATCCTCCATCCGAGAGACCTTCAGCTCCAGCGCAGCAACCTTCGTCCGGAGCAGCGGAAGCTCTGCGAGGTCCTGGAGCATCTTCGTCGCGACAGGCTCAGGGAACCAGAAGCCGGTCACACCCTTGTTCACGAGGACGACGCTGCCGCTGTCCTGCGCGTGCGCCGGCAGCGCCGCCAGGAGGACCACGAAGATCGTGAGAATGAACCACCGCATCAGTACCCCAGCTCCTTGAACCGCTTCAGCTTCTCCTCGGCAGAGAGTGTTGGGACCTCTGCTCGGGCAACAGCGATCTTCCCGTCCAGCTCCGTGACCTGGTTGGTGAGGTCCTCGATCTCGCCCTCGGCCGCGGTCTCCTTCGCCTTGATGCCGGTCTTCTGACCTTCGAGCTGGCTGATCTCACCCTGCAAGAAGGCGACCTTCTCCTTGCGCTTCTGGGTCTTCTCCGGGATGGGCGGAGGGCCTACCTGCCCCTTCGCGATGCGCGCACCCACGATGAGCGCGACGACCACCGCCAGGCCGGCGACGGCCCACTTCCAGTGGGCTTTCACCCACGCCCAGATCTTCCCCAGGGTCTTCATTTCACTTCGCCCTCAGGGCCTGCTGGGGGCTCCATAGGCTCTACCGAAGTGGACGCCCCGTTGCCGATCTTCGTATCGATCTTCTGCTGGAGGGTGGTCCCTCTCGCGAACGTGCGCGTGATGACGTTGTAGATCACCGACGACATCGTCCCCAAGGCACCACCCACCATCAGCTTCGACGCGAGGGTCTCCTGCGGGAGAACGAGCCCGCCGACCATGCCGAGCACCAACGGAATGAAGGGCATCAGCCGCATCCCCACGGTGGTCTGCGTGAAGAACTTCTTGAAGGCGAGCTTCAAGGACTGCACGATTCCGGCGACGATGACCGCGAGCCCGATGTACGGACCGTACTGAACCAGGATGTCGAGAAACTCTTGCATGGGGTCCTCCTCTAGGTGGCCTCGTTCAGCTCCTCGGAGTCGAACATGACCTTGCAGCGGAACGTAAAACCGCCGCCCGTGTTGTTGTACAGGTGCAGCGCCCTCGCGAGGTTCGCATCCTCGCGAACCGTGGTGCCGTCCCTCCACCGGTCCGGAGTGCAGATGCCCGTGTCCGTGTAGATCCGACGCGGAAGGGCGGATCCGGACGCGAGATTCACGACACCGCCCTGCTGGACGCCCGTCTCGTAGTTCGGCCCGAACACCGCGGCCGGCTGGGCGTAGCCTCCCCCGTAGAAGATCTTGCACACGACGTTGCCGCCGCCAGCGGGAACGAGGGGCCCGTCGTACAGAGGGGCCACCGTGATGGTCAGGTTCCTCAAGGGGTCGCTGTTGGGAGCATCCGTGATGCGGATTTCTTCTCCGTCCGCCAGCTCGACCTCGACCACCCTATGCCGCATTCTACCCATGAATCACCTCGCAAAGTAGACGAGTCCCGTCTGTCTCAGAGTACCACGAAACGACTTCGATTTTTTAAAGTGTGAAGAGGGCCGAAGAACTAGCTCCAGCGCTCTGCGTGGGTCGTCAGCGCCCAGTTCTTCACGGACTTGTAGAAGCCGTGGCCCTGGATGTACTCCAAGTCCGCCCGCGTGAGCGGCTGCCCGGCGTCGAGGTCCTTGATCTCCTCCAGCATGGGGCCCGCCGCGAGACGATCCTTCTCGGAGACGTCGTCG